TTACTGCTCTTCATTTAATTCACTTGGTTGATAAACAATGATGGCTGTATACTGTATCTCGTTAGTGCCTGGATGAGTTACAGTGCCCATTTCAATCCCGCATACAAACATCAATGGGTAGGTGCTTAGCCATGTATTCATCATTCGTTCCAACTCAGCTGATATGGACGACTCAAACATTTTCACAGCCAGATCAGAAGCATAGTTATTTACCTGCATGGCGTGTCATCCAGTACGGTGTTACAGGCTTCATCTCCATCATTTGATAAAGCTATTTTTTCATTGCTATCCGCAACCAAGGACTCTTCTTCCTTCTTCTCATCAATGAGCTTGTTGAACTCTTCTTCGCTTAATTCAAACAGTTCCAGTTCAAATGCAGTTGTAAGAATATAACCCATACCATCGGTTAAATGAACATTAAAATACGTTTGTGGTTGTTCACTGAAATCCCCATCCTCATAGTTGAAACCAATGACGGCCTTTTCATAGCCAGCTACAATACCTGCAAACCAAACGTTCGCTTTGGTCGTTGCTCCGGTAGGTGTTTGAACCTCATGAATATTAGTCGGTGCATGAACATACTTGCCAATCATACTTGCTACGATGGCTTCGGTTAATGTATCTGATTTTGCTTTAATAATTTGTGTCATGAGTACATTCCTCTCTTATCTTATTGGCGGTTCTTTGTGTTATAAGCTCTATACGTAGAATTTCCTACAAAGTTAAGAGTGGGGTTCGAGACTGAATCTAACTCTGACTTATTAGCATATAATGTTTCTGCATATGCTGGATGGCGCTGCTCAATTCCACGACTTGTTTTGAAACAAATGAATCTATTAATGGCTCACTAGCTTGAACTCCCACACCCAGAATGAATTTATGTTGTTTGAATGCTTGATGCATTACAACCACTTCCGTACACGAAAAGCCAGTCCTCTGGAGATTAACTAGAACAACATCCGCCTGATCAACCATCTTATCAACGATCAAGGCATACTCCCTGCCACTCAAGCTCGAAGAAGCTGAAGTATCAGGAAATGCCCAAGCAATCTCAGGAATATTCACAACGTCCTCCATCCGAAATCCCAATACTATAACACTAAGCATGCTATATCGCTCCAATCTTTGCACAATGATACATTTTCTATACGAAATAAAAAACACCCTGTTAAGGGTGTTGCTTGCTCATATGAAATATATGTAGGTGTTCAATCTAAGGTTATTATTCCGTAAGGCTATGCAATCTAGGCTATTAATTGCCACTATGTAATTAAAGCGCTTCGTATTTAATGCGAATCCCCTTCCATATTTGTGATATCCTCGCCTTGGATACCCCCATCAATGCTGCAATTTCTACAAATTCATACCCTGACGTTCGAAGTTTAAAAATCTCTTTCTCACGTTCATTCATGCCCATATTTTCCATGATATCGGTAAGAAATTCGAAGTTCTCATAAGCAAATCCGGTATGCCCCAACACCAGAGCCATATCTCCCCCATCACCTTCATCTCCACCATGATCCGTGGTTATAATCTGTGCCGCATTCACCACACTAAGGTTTTTCTCAGATGTACATTTACGATACATATCCTTGATTTTATTATCAATTAAGTGATCTACAAAGGTTGACATTTTGGCTTTATCAGCATCGTACTTCTCTAACGAATGAACCAGTTTGATCAAAATTTCTTGAGTAACATCCTCTTTCTCCATTCCAGCGAACGTTTTCCCTCGCAGCTTGTGACGACATTTCTCCTGTGCTTTGTTCAGGAACATATCAATATCCCCTATTTCAAATAAAGCATCAAACCCCATAGCAGTTGTAGCTGACATTATATTTCTCCTCCAGTAACAAAATAATGATCAGAACATAAACTCGTTTTACCAATCTTCCTTCGGCAACCTAAAAAGATCTTCCCTGCTTCTACTGAACATATGTAGTTATTGCTACTCCTTAAAGTCAGGTCATGTCTAATCTAACAGCACTTGAATACAACCTTCGTTTGATCCGCCTCCCTCTGTCATGAAGTTACATTAAGGATAACAAATACGAACTAATGTTCGCAACTTATTTTTACTTGTGTATCTCTCAGTCTCTTTTACACTCTTTATACGAAATAAGATGTGTAAGGTAAAGAGCTCCAGAATAAAACTAAAAAGACCAACACAGAGCGCACCACTGGAAAATACCAAAATGGTGGAATGTGTCGGTCTTGGTCTGACTTCATATTTCGTTCCAATTACCGAGAGTATGGTCTTCATCGCATAAAAAGAATACAGGCTTCATCAAGATTATTAATCTATCCAATCGCCATAAGGGTAGTATAAGGAAATATGTAGGATAATGTCAACAAAAAAATGGTTCCCTAGTACCTGATTGCGATTATTTGAGCAACCTTGTAGTTCTCAGGGCATGTTTATCTCATCGTTTTTCAGCAAAACCTCAATATCTTTATTCATTTTGAAAACCGTCACTTGCTCCGTAAACTCAGGGCCAAAGAACGTCGTTTCGACTTCTTCAATGCTTAACCCCATATGAATAAAGGAGAAGACAGGATTGAAATTTTCCTTCATCATGAGCGCAAGCTTCATTTTATAATCAGCGAAAACTTCGCTTTCATGTGAATGCATATGCTCCAGCATGAAGGTCTCCGGCTTGGTGAATTTTGCTGTAAACTTCAAGATGATGAAATGGTTCATGATGGAAACCCTGGTGTCTACCGGCCCGCGTTCTGTAATGTTTTTTCTAACTCTCGATGTAAGTTTGGCGAGCTCTCTTTCCAAGTCCTTTATTTCAATGTTTCCATCCCCCCCTTGCCTCAACTCCCGGCCTTGTACTGCCCCGAATACATGAATTCAACCTAATTTAATCAAAAGTCGTTATACAAGACAAGTTTCCTGTAAAATCATTAAACCAGCATCCACTCATCTTTAGATGAAAAAGGAATAGCCCCCAGATCTAGGCTGAGTTCTATCCCTTCTACATATGATTATTGTGTTATACGTCTCCTGAATCTTCCAGTTTCAATAAACTAAATGCTACCAGATGGAGAGCAGCCTGAGGACCATACTCGTGTTCAATCTGTTCCATTGCTTCTTCTGTTGCTCCCACCAGATCCTCCTTATCCGAAATCATTTCGGTGGTCACAATCTGCTCCTTATTCAGTGCGAAGGTCAGTCTGTACAGCATCAGTTTCCACCTCCCTGGAGACCAGCTCAATATTCCGAATATCCGTCAAATCAATGATATGTACCATTTCAGTAGTATCTTCAAGCGTAATCGATTTACCTTCATTTTTATGTTTAGTAAACAAACGACGGTACTCCTGCTTCACTTCATCTGCAGTTAGTGGAATTTCTCGAATGACCTTATCTGAATCCTTTTCTTTCTGTTGCAGTCGGGGATTATCCTCAATCCAGATAATTGATTTCTTTTTCCCGCTGCCTTTGAAATAAAAATGCGCTGTTAGTTCAATGTTCATTCTGTAATTCCTCCTCTTCACTACTCCCTCTATACGTAGAGCTCAAAATAAGGTTAATAAGAAAAAGGATAGTTTGGACTATCCTTGATATTTCTTTACAGCAATTCGATTCCCTAGTGAATCGTATATATAGCTAAATTTAGTCTGCATCGGCGTGGTTCCCATGGCGGTTATGGACTTGGCAACCATTCGGCCCTCCGTATCATATTGATAGATAACATCTAGCAACCCCGGCAACTGAACAAACGCCTTACCATCAAATCGGTAAACCTCACCAACGGGAATGACCATTAATGAATCATTCTCTGCATAATCATCTGTAGACGGTGGCAAAGTCCAAACCGGCTCTCTGACGGACTGCTCCGTGTAGTTGTCCGTGACCACTTGTCTTATAATTCTCCCCTGCTCGTCAAAAGCAAAATAAGTAAAAACATCTGCGTAATCCACTAAATCGCTATAAACTTCCCATGAATCTATGGAGCGAAGTTTGCTGCGCTCCTCTCTGGTCATGCTCACATGATCCTTGCCATCAACAATCATATCAGCACTATGGATATCGGGATGTATATAGTGATTGGCGCTAGGCTCTATATTGGAGAGTTTTATTCGTTCTTCTCGAGTCATAACAACTCTAATGTTACCATCAGTCAACATATCAGCATCATGCGTATCTGGATGAGTATAAACCACTGTTTTGGTTCCGTTAAGAATGATGGCTCCATTTTCTGTATGATTAGATAACCGATCCCCACCAGCTTTAACATAAGCGAGACCATCATAAGTATATAGTGTTGGTTCATTTTGATTCCCAATGTCCTTTTGTACCATATACACTCGTCCATTATCACCTTTGGTTGGAAGCTCAGACTTTAACTTAACCGAAGCTACATTACCGATAGAAAGTGCTTCCATTCTGTTATCCAAAGTCATATAAGAATCTCTGGCTTCTCTGACTTCACGTTCTACTTTTGCGGCTTTGCTGTAAGAAACAATATCCACGGAATTCCTCCTTTCTACCTTGTCGTCAGACCAGTGACCTCTATATCGAAGTGCGATACATCTGTTCCTAAATTTTTCAACGACATATGAAGTGTCGAAGTTTCGTCTATGTCCGCGTATGGAAGATCAATCATGTCATAGATACCCTCTATGAAATTCCCCGTAGAATACTGAGCATTGTTAAAATAAAGTACATCGGGGCTTGGTCCAGCACTGTTTAAAACTTGAACTTCTACATTGGTTTCCCTCGTTGGAACAACCCTGATCGTTTTGATCATAAATCGAGGGTGCTCCATAGGAATATGGATAAACGCCTTTGCTCCTCCATCAACATGCTCTACTTTTTGTACAAATGAAACGGGTAGCAGCACTTTTCTCATCTCCTCCATTAGCTCCCAGCTTCGATTCAAGTTCCTTCCCTCCTAACAGGAATATGTGTATCCGGATAACGGCGCGGACGCAGATGCTTCATTGATCCGATCCCGCTACCATCATAGGACCAATCCCCCCATGTTTTGCCCTGCAATGCCACTTGCCTAACAGGTATTTTGACTTTAATGCACCAGTCCATGCCTGGATCATTCTGCTTCACTTTTACACCTTTTATCGCATTTCTAATTACGCCTGTACCACTCGATTTAGTCGGTATTCTTTCGAGTAATATTTTGTTATTCTCGATAGCGCTTCCCGTCACTGTTCTCATGCCGTGTGCATACTGATCAGAAACGTATCCAATTAACGGGTCCTCATGTGTGTCCATCACTCTCCATGTGCCCCACCGATAGTTATCTGAGGATATAGCTTTGGTGAACAGATTGCCTACAGAAGTTATGATCTCTTTGCCCTCATAAGCCGATGGAGCAGATTCCAGATCGTAACCGTTCTGGTACAAGTCCTCTGACTTACTTAGTGTGAATAGAGTACCACTTGCGGCAGGACCTGCGATTTTCCCCTCAAGCACACTCATGTCCATTCACCGCCTAATCCATTAGAACTGAAACAGTGGCACCTGATAAGAAACTTTGACCACCAATAGACAGAGAATATACTTTATAGGTTTTAGTCCCTACCTTTATCTCATCCCCATGCGATACTCCCGCTGAAGGAACAGTAAAAATATCAATAAGCTCGCCCCTAGGACCTTCAACACCATTACACATAATCACTGGAGCCATATGATAGAGTGAACCCCAACCCGGGTTGACCGGCAGCATTACAGAATATGCATCATAGATGTTGTTCACCATTCGTTTATCTTTATCTCTTAACGTCTGTATGCCATTGTCACCGTTATAACTTAGCCCTACCCCTAGACTGGAGGAATCACTTTCTGCTGCATAACGATTCAGAATACCAAAATATCCAAGATTAGAAATACCAGTAACCGAGTTCACATCCCCCTGCAAATAGATAATGATACGATTCGGTTGCACTGAGACGTGATAATCAATTAAGAGATTTGTATCCACAGCTCTGGTATGACATAGAAAATCCTTTTTAATCTCTGATTTCCCGGCAGGAACGCTGCCATCCGATGCTACAACATCCTCTAACACACTGATAGTCAATTTATTTCCTGTCGTTTCTTTCGTATTTCCAACTTCAAGTCTAAAGAATAACTTATCTGAACCGCTTGTTCCAACGGATTTCAAAATGATTGCACTAGCCCTTTCATAGTAAACAGACCACGGTGAGCCCGTAATCGTTTTAAAGCCTTGAACAATATTTGCAAATAACTCATTCATTTTTACCTTGCCCGCAAAATTCGCCATTTGTATCAACACCTCCTATATTTGAAAAAGCAATGCTCTCTGTCCTCCACCAAGCAGCTTGGCGCCATGGAAAAACTTAGGTCTCCCATAGACCGGTACCTGGTTCGTATTGTAATAATATCGACCGGTATCTGCATTGGGGTAGTCCTGATCCATAACATGGAATACATAATATTTCCCGTCTTGTCCCAAATCGAGAATAGATCCGTCCGGGTGCTGCACACTGTTTTTAAATACAATAGAACGTATGCCTTTGAGTTCTCCTCTTGCACCCTCTAATGGATGATAGACCATAAAAGGCGTGACATAATACCTGGAACCAACACCTGGAGAAGGAATAGATTCTGTGCCAAAGTTGTAAAGAGTGTATTCAGTACCATTCCGCGAGGCCATCACTACACCTCTTGGTGTATCATATTGATCGGCAGCGTTGTTATCTGAATAGGCAAAAGGCATATGTGGGAATACACCGTAAAATTTACTCGCAATAGCCGGATCCTCCTTTTCTATCGCTTCGCATTTGCCCAGGAAAATCCGAACGGGATACGCTCTTTCAGGATAATTCAAGCTCTCCCCATGAATGAACACCATATCCTCATTTGTAATGACGGACCACTTGTAATTCACGTTGTACTGACCATTATGGCACATGAAGGGCGTTTCCAATAAAAATTTATCGATATCCGCAGGAGGATTTATAAATAGATCAGGCAAAGCAACACTGCCCCCTTGATTTTTCAGTCCCCAACGAACATTCACACCTCTGGCATGAGCCACCACACACATCGTAAACCGCATATATGAACTTTTCGTATTCGTTAATAGAACGTTTCCCCAATTCGCATAAGTCGTTTCGGCTGTATATAAAGTTTCCCAATACGGATCCAGTGCATTTTTAAGTGTGCTGGCCAGTGTCGTCGCAAAAACGCTCAAGGTGCAAGTAAACTCGTATCTTCTGATCATCGTCATCGATCACACCTCCTTCTCTATTTCGAACAGCAGCACTCTTTGCCCACCACCGAGAAGAAGGGGAGAATCAAAGAAGTAAGGTTGGCCAGCGTATGCCGTACCATTCGTTGCATAGAATTGCTGATTAGCAGCAGGATGTGCTTGATTCAATGCATGAAAAATATAATATCTTTCATCTCCCAGATCTAATATCGACCCATCGGGATATTTGCTGGCATCACGGAGAACTGCAGTTCGTATACCGTGAAATTCCCCTCTTGCCCCCTCTGTCTCATGCCATACGTAAAATGGTGAGATAAAGAATCGGCCACCCACACCTGGTGAAGGAACCTGCGAACTTGTGGCAAAATGATATAACGCATTAGGTGTCCCATTTCGAGACGAACGCATGTATCCTCGTCCTGTCCGGAACTTTAACTCATCATCATTGTCAATCATGCCATGGGGAAAGTGTGAAAAAATCCCTACACTATCATCTGCAATCAACGGATCTTCTTCTTCAAATGCCTTAATCTTTCCTAAATACATTCGGAAGGGATAGGCCACATTCAGGTTGGTCTGAGGTTCACCGTAGATAAAGATATAATTCTCGGAGATAAACAAATTCCATTTCCAATAGACATTTACTGCTGTATGTACGCGTTGATAGTCTCCAGAATAAACAGAATTATAGTCCATAGTGTGAAATGGGACTTCAGATATTGCACCAAGTTCCTTGTACAAATCAGGTATTATTGTTACTCCATTATTTTTTAGCCCTGTTCTTAAAACATAATTTTTTGAATATGCTCCCCGACTATTATCAGATGCATAAGTATAACTAGATGAATTCATAGAAATTGTGAAAAACAAATTAGAATCTCTTAAGTTTTTCGCGGTGATAGTTCCTTGATTAGCTATGCTGTTCAATCCAGTATTCCAAGATTTGGGCTGAGCATATGTATTAGTTGTACTATAAGTCCATTCCCAATGGATATCTCCATACAAATCCTGTGTTACTGTATCATAGAATGTCTTGATAAACGTCGAACAATAGGAGTAAAACTCGTAACGACGCAAAGCGCCCAAAAGTATATTTTCAGCCATACCCAGTCCCCCTATGCACCAAATCTCATTCTCATATCATTTAAAATATGTTCCTTGATTGCCGAGAGTAGAATAGCTTTGGTCATCTCACTTCTCTCAACTAATTCATGATTTATCTCTTTTTTTTCCTCGTTGCCTAAGAATGTATCAACTGCTTGATCAGTCTCTGCGATTTCCTGAATCTCATGTAATCCTTTTAATGAAGGCAAAAACTTATGCGCAACACTATCAAAAAGAATATGGCTTTCAAAAGCAAAAATCAGAGTCTCGATCTCTTCCGTACTAAATGGCTCTTCATGATTACCCACTAACTTATCCATAATGGCATGAAGTGCAAATTTTACATCCTGCACTGTTCTCGTCATATTAGATCACAACCTTTCTGATTTTTACATGTTTAATATTACCGCTGCCGTCATACTCAAAAATTTTCTGGACACCCTGACCGTCATAGATCACCGTCTCAGTTTTCACTGTGCCGTCGGCATTATAAATAAAAAGGTTTTTTTTCAACAGCTGCGGTGTTTCTTCGGCAGTGAATATTTCCTCCGACTCGACATCCCCATTCGGAAAATAACGATACACAACATCCAACTCTAGCCCTGTGCCTTCCAAAAAAGTTAGTCTTCGCCGCAGATCGGTATCATCAAACGTTGCGCCTCCTTGAAGTACATAATAATCAGCACCATTGTTAACTTCACGAAGTACTTTTCCGGCAACATCCCGTTGATATTCAATCGTTTTAACCTGCCCGCTACTTTCAGTAATTTCTTGCTTTTCAAGAAGACCCTCTGGAGTATAAAAGTGCTCAATTTTTCGATTGATCCCTCCATGAATCTGTTCCAGGTGTACCTTTCCGTCCGGATAATAAGTGTAGTCTGTTGTCGATGTCGTATTAATAATAGAACCTCTGCTAATGACAGTGACCCTTGCTTCCTTAGGCACATCGAAAGTAAATCGAATTACTGTATCACTGTATTCAATGTAGTCGTCTCCCACATCCATACGGATACCATCTAGAAAAACTTCGGTTGAATTCGCACCGATCACATACCTTGGAATCTGAAAATCTCTAACCATCGACAACCTACTGTTAGGAGAAGAAGTGTAATGAAAAACAGATTGATGTTCTATCGTTCCGCGACTCTCAGCGAGTTCAAGACGACTTTGCATGTTATCCAGCCGATCCTTCAGAGCATCATAAACGACTCCGTTTTTATCTTGGCGTGATTGATTGACCTCTTCCGAAAACTTCTCCAGCTTTGGTTTCATTTCGTTAATTTTAGTTTCATGTTTAGCCACATCGGAAACCTGATCAGCAACAGTCGTTTCAAGTTCTGACACTCGCCCTCCAAGCTCAGAAATATCCTGCTCGACCGAACCTTTGGTTAAAAAGTACCTGAAATCAAGAGTAGTAAGAGAGGTTGTAGGCGAAAGACCAATATCAAGCCCGCCGATAATAATCGCATCCAGAGGTTCTTTCTGATCTGTGCTATGCGAGAATGTTCCATTTTCATGCAAAAAAATATAATATGTTGTGTTCTCTGAAATATCGGAGATTATATAAGTTTGCGAGAACTGATCTACAATAATTTTGTTAATACTGGCTCGCCCTGCATGAATGGTTACCTGTACACTATTGCTGCTACTAAGATAAACCGGATGAGATACACCCAGATCCTGAATAGATTGCTTGCCAGATAATTCAACTGAATTCTCCAAGGTATCTAAACGATGATGGAGAGAAGACTCTGCTCCCCGGGCCTCATCTATCTCTGTTTCAACCAGAGTTAATCTCTTCTCCTGATCCTTGTGATACTGGGCAAGTATGTTAATATCTGATCTTGCCATGAGAACATCCTGTTGAGCATCCTCCAGCCTTGTAGCATGGGATTTAACCTGGATTTCAACATCATGCAAACGCTGATCATGATTCGTTATCATCAACTGGTTCTCATTCGCAGATTTTTCTATAACACTAATTCGCTCGCCAATATCTACTGCTGAGCCTCTGGCTTTATCTAATTCTGCAAGATAAGAATCAATCTCATCATGAGTTCGAATCCCAATATCCACTAACTCCTTATGGCTCTTCGCAGATGATGTACGAGACTGGTTAATCCTTACTGACATTTGACCACCTCCATTCTTGCCTTATTGTATCTATACGTTATTCAATAATGAAAATTAAACATATGTTGAGTACATCTGAAGGGAAAATTTAACCTGGGAAGTATATCTGTCCTGGGATTCTTCACGTTCCATCCGCAACCAAAACGAATATAACTCTCCCGGTAAAATCTTAAACGCAGTTACAGAATAGCTGAATGCTCCAGGCATTCCATCGACATCGGGTGCAATCTGTACCTTGTCCATCCCATTCATAAGCTTAAACGTTACGTCTCTAAACTCTCCGGAGGCCATCGGGTTTCTCGCATACATCCGCACTTCCTGTACTCTGGAACCCCCTGTTGTTAAATAACCAAGAAAACGATCGGTGTTGGGATACAGAAGCACATCAAATTCTTCACCCGTTTCCGCGTTAATTTCCTTATAATACATGTCTGGTGTAACCTCAAATAACATTAGATCACCCTTGTAAAGCTTCATGGAACCCTGTCCCAGATATTGATTTCCGTCGACGAGTTTAACTCTGAAACTGCCCTCTAAGGGATAAGGATAAGTATCCATATTAAACTGTACTTCCGTCGCACTGGATCGACATACTCTGCTTTCCAATACAATACCATTCGAATCAAGTAACTCCACTTGGGTACCACTGGTCAAATTATCCAAATACACCGATGTGCTTCTATTAATTCGAACCTGTTCCACAATCATGGGATGGTCACCTTCACCTTTTAAGTAAAGACCAATCTTGGGAGCACCTGCTAGCTCGATAGAACCTATGATATGCCATACTAGACCATCATCTGACCAGTATGCAGAATAATAGTTATACTCTCGCATTAAGCGAATCCAGGGATAGCTCTTCAAGAGCGGTGTTGGTAGAGATGTATCCAAAAATTCTTCAATCTCCATGAAATTGTGCTCATCGATGAAAACAACAACACCACCGTAGCAGCCTTCCGTTTCGGGGTTATAATTGTTTTTGACATCCATTACGAATTGTTTTAACGCAGTCAATGGCTTGTAAAACATATATATCGGATCACTACCATGTTTAAGTGTTAGATGACCCTGCCCCGTTTCGTATCGACTGTCATCGCCAGGTAACACTTCCCAGTTCGCATCCAGACTATGACTTGTAAAAGAATCTTCGTATATTTTTCCAGATTCCTTTAGTCTCGCGACTCCCATGCTTATCCTCCTCTCATTACGTAAACAGCCATATTCGCTTGCCGATTACACACATTTTAGGCCTTGATTTCCATACTTCAAGTAAACATTTAATCAGTGCTTCTACGCACTGATCTCCGCCACCACCTTCACAGTAAGGAATGACATAAACATCATCGCATATCCAGTTGGTCAGCTCCATCCAGTCCAGATTGGCATACTCGTAGCTGCGTGTCCCTTCTTCCTGCATGGAAGTAAACACCCATTTGAATTCATGCTTACCTTTGGGTACCGGATGTGAGAAGTTATAATACCCACCCTCCTTAGTGAAAGTTTGGATTAAGTTATTGTCGATGAAGAAATCAAGCTGACAATCAAAAGGCACAGGAACCCATACCCACCGTTCATACGCTTTGAAGTCCTGCAGCCGGAAGGTAGTCAGATATGGCTTGCCAGTCACTTCGCTAATCTTTCCTTGCTGATCCGTAGTGATCTCTACTTTATATTTACTATACGGTTTGGGTGATAGATCGTTTATTTCAAAACCACGAAAACCATGGCCATAATACTTTTCATCTAAAAACACTTTTCCATCTTCTCGGATGATTTTCACATGCATATTGCTATTATCGCAGCCCCCCATCCAGATCGGTTTGTTATTCCAGACCTCAAAGTGAGTTACTTCAGCCCAAGAAGGTGCAATTTTGATGATGTCCTCAATATGTAGTTTTCCTCCCCAGATCATGGCACCATCTCCCGGGCATCCTTGTACAAAGCGCACTTGAACTTCATACTTTCGCTTCTCATCTGAGGTATTTTCCACTTCGATTGTAATCATCTGGTCCTCTTGATTCGTCACATCTCGAGAGTGTAGCAATCGCCCTTCTTCATAGGTATCAATAACTATCTTCGTTCCTGAACATGCCCTGTTTGTATTCTTATATAATCGAATAACGTCGAGCCAAGCATGACTTCCACCATCTGGTGCTGTTGTGTCTGGTGGCGTCCAAGGCTCTGGCCCCGGGTGAGGGGAATTGCCTTCCGGGAACATGTTTCCATTAGCATCAGTACAGTAATTAGGCCAGCTCTCGTAAAAACTCCCCTCACTCAATGTAAAACCACCTGCACCAAGACCAGTCGCGCTTGTTGAGGTTTTATCTTTATGGAGTGTGTACACTACTTTATATTTGTGCTCCGGGATTAATGAAGAAGGACTGCTAATATATTCGCTAACTTTTTGACCATTTTTAACTTTTATTTGTATGGGATCGAACTTTCTGTTTGCTGTTAAATCATACCACTGCACATTCACATAAGTCGTTTGATCAGAAGAAACTGGGTTAAGAAGCTTATTTTGATTGACACCATCCGGATCATCCGTCTTTACCGTAAGGCCTTTGACGGCTGCATAATAGTAATTACTTTTTTTCCCCCGTTCATATCCATTAATAGTATCAGTAAGACCTATAATCAATGTGTATTGCCCTGGTTTATCTACTGTTATTGTTTTAGAATACTTTTCTGCTTTAGTCCAATGTGTTGTACCAAGTTGCTTGCTGTTATATCCCTCGTTGTCTCCAACATTTATGGTCCGATCAAGAAATGTTACTGCTTTATCAGTATTATTTTTAGGGTGATATGCTATTCTAAATCTTCCAGCAAGTGTACCTTCAGTCAAATGACATAAGTATTTAAGATCAATATCGAATGATTCAACACAATAGAAATCAAAAATTATCTTTTTGGTATCTGAGCCAAACAAACTATATTCAGGACTTTGAGGGTTGTTTCCAGAAACATCCAAAGAATAATAGTCTAATGTACCATTTGATTTGGAAATAGTCTCAGCGCCTATATATTGAGCACTTTTATTATTTAGCGTCCTCTTTACAAGCACCCTCTTTTTGGTCACTGGATAGACTGTCAACAACTCAGAATAATGTAAATCTCCAATTTTAGGGGCTGTAAATGTACGAACAATTGTCGAGCTTTGCTTTGTAGTACCCACTTCGTCCGAAGAAATAAAATCACCTTTATTGGTTGCATCAAACTTAGCAGCTCGTGGCGAATGTCCACCATATAATTTTTGTGCGTATTGGATGTTATCTGTTTTTGACCCCCAGGTATAACACTTCACTCCGTATGGATCTGTCGTTGCCCCACCTTGCTGATCACTTCCCGTACCTGTTCCACTGGAAGTTCCCGAACCGTTTCCAGAACCACCCTCTTCGTTATCTGGCGTATATTTTTTACCATCCCGGTATCTCCAGCGAAATTGATGGTTACCTGGTGGCAGAGGATACATACAATTGGTCCCTTCCAAGTCATTTGACTGGCTTCCAGTCCAAACCGAGATACCATCGATTTGAAGTTCAAGTTTTTCCCCTGGATCAAATTGCCCTCCATATTGCCAACAGATGTAACCCGAATTGTCCAAGTGAGCTTCGAAATCACATATAAAATCCTGATCATGTCCCTGTGCCCACATGACTCCATCACCGTTCACAATTTTTTTCCAAACCCAATTTCCAGAGAATCTTAATGATTCATGATATTGCCCTTCATCATTAAACAATTCTTCAAAAACCTTAAAATCTCTTGTGACCCCTGTGACCGGATTGTACGATGAATCCATCGCTGGGTAGATACGCATATGTTCTTGAATGCTAAATTTAGCACCGGGATTTAATTCTGCATTATATCGAATCGTATCCCCATTTCTTTCAGTTCTAGCACCTGCATCTGTTACATCCCATCCGCGTGTCACATCAACGTACGAACCTAACCTTGTTGTGGAACGATATGTATTTCCTGTATTGTTTCCATAGGTAAATAGTTTTTCCAAATTATCAATAAAAGGCTGTTCAGTGTAATAATCTCGAATATAAAATTGGATGATATTTAAACCTTCCTCTAAAGGAATTCGTATCTGCTCCCCCTGGCTATGCATCGTTGAATAGTATTCAAGCATGCCATTTACAGTCACCTCGAACGATTCCGTAGCTCGTAATTGGTGAGAATAACTAAACAAAAACCAACCCTCATCTTGCAAGTTCACTTCAGTTTGAGCAATCATATTCCCTTCTAGAGGTTCATCCAGCCTTAATACATTCCCTGATTTTACCCATGATGGACTGCCTGACATCTGCCATTGATAATTCCCAAGGCCCCGGCCATGGAGAGATTCTTTCCAATGATCAATCTCGTACGATGGACATACAACTTCAACTACTCCTTTTAGATCCACAGTGGTATCAGGGCCCGCTACAATTTCATATTCAATTTTGGCTTGATTGGTAGTTGTTTCGGAATATTCCTCATTGAGATTCCACTCTACACCGTGAACAGACTGAGCCTGACTATTATGACTGCTTTCTCCATGTTGAGTTCTGGATTTAAAAATATCATCAAAGAACAAATCATAATCTTTAATTGGATAAGATTCTTTGTCTATTCCCATGTAGTAAGCAAAAGAAACTGTAGCATCACATTCATTATCCAAATTCATTTTCATCGTCTTACTTCGCTCTTCATCTGTAATGAACTGAGCTTGAAAGTGGGCTTGTGCAATACTTTGTGATGATTTTACAACCCAATCACTGTCCCACTGCTCGCCATCCAGATCACGATCCAAAGGAGCAGGCGGCTTACGTGTATCCACAATTTCAACCACTTCAATATCCTTAATATAAATCCCATTGTTCTGCCACACTTCAGGCCGCATTTTGCGAATTAACCAGTCGAATTTGTACATTTGCCCCGGCTGTAATGTGAACGCTGCTTCCTGCCAGCTCGTATTTTCGCTCCATTCGCCACCAACCTGTTGCCCGTTAATATAGAACAACATGCCATTACCACGTTTAGCACTGACCATGTATTTAAACCGAATCTGACCATACCGTTTAACACGCCAGTTAAATGTGATCTTCGATGAATTGCCAATCTGCAGCAGGCCCAGATTAAGCTTCAATATCATTTCTGATCCAGACTGTTCATTTTTGCCTACAGAGTGCACAGTGCCCCATTCCTGATCCTCGGTCGATGAAACATATCTGAAGAAATCCGGAAATTTATTTGAAAATGGAACATCCTTTTTCATGGAGAACAAAGGAATTTCGTACACTTTGGCATCAAAATGATTGAAATAATTACCGCTAAAATGATGATAATACGGCGCAGGGCAGACCGGTAAAGAAACCCCATGATGGCTGCCGCCAGGCTTCTGGGCATTTTCCAGAATCTTGTGAATACAGTCTTTAATCATCTGCAATACACGCTGATACTGTGTTTTATCGGGCGGTTGCTGCTGTTCTACCCACCACTCGATTCGCCGGTACATATTCCATAACGCCTCACGACATCGTACACTTGCATACCATGTTTTATCCTTTAAATACTGCTCAATCATCTGATCAATGCTGTTCTCCAGCGCATCCAGCTGAACCGTTTGCCATCGCCCAATCTGGCCATAGCCTGGGTCTCCTAAAATGGGATTATTTTCTTCTCCATATCGATCCGTTTCACTTCTGGGTGCATTGGGACTCTGTGGCAGATGAGCAGGATGATTAGGATTACCCGGACTCTTATCCGCAACCTTTGCTCGCATATTAGCAAATAGTACACCTTTTTGTGATTTGGAGAACAAACCAAATGTATGTCCCACTCCAATCACCTCCCAATTACGCTATACGAAAAAAGGAGCACCGAGTTAATCGGTGCCCGTTAAATCATATTGTAATTTTGAATCCGTATAAATTTGCAGCCGGTTCTCCATTACTGATACCGATAACATATACCACTTCCCTTTTTCCCATTTAAAGGGCTGCATCGGAGATCCTACAGGCCGCACATTCCCTGCAACAACTTGATATAATTGCATGGGCGACCTCATATCCAAGTTATTCTCGCGATCTCCTCCATGTATCATAAACATCCAGTAGTTCTGATCATCAAGATATTTGAATAAGATACCAGCACCCTTGTCATCTGCATCGGAATCTACTTTGAAATTGACTGAGAATTTATAAGTGTCAGCCAGAAAATTGTTGCGATACCATCCACTCATTTCCGCTGTCTCATTCTTAGAGTAAAATTTCCCGAGAAGTTCATCTCGATCCCATATTCCTTTGCCAAATGATTTCCACTCATCGGTTTGAGATAGTTCCAAGGCATCCATATCTCTGGAGTATGGATAGTATACATTAAAGGGATCATGTGGATCATACTCTTCAGGTACACCCATGCCCCCTTCCCAATCCTCAGGATTCATTCCTCGCTCAAGCAGATCATCCGAATAATCAAACATGAGTCCTTGTGCCATCGTATCCATTATAGGGAGATATGCATCCTCTGATTCCTGATGAGCAAATAAATGTTCTGTCACCTTAAAGCTATCATTCGGCTCCGTTTTTGCAAGATGATAATATTCCATGAGATGCGCTGTTCTTTCCGGAAGAAATGCGTACAGCTCCTGCAGATATTCTGATCTTTTTTCTGGCCTCTCGGCAAAAATGAAACCGGTAATAATCTGGGCGCACCGTTCTTCGAATGAAGCCACCAATGATTCTGGCTCTTCAATCTCGGATAGTCTTGCATTAGCTAGACCGAAACGCGTTTCTTGTTCGATACTAGACACGCGTTCTTCGGTTATCGCTTCACTCGTCATTTCATGAAGTCTACCCGAATCTGACAATTTACTGCCAAATGTCTCTCCATCTTTAACAATATAACTTTGGTATGGAGCATTATCGGCGTAACTTGTTTCTTCATCAGAAGAGTCGGATAACCTTTCACTTCTCATTGCAAATAATCCATCGTATCCTTGACTTCTGCGCTCTACTCCCTCTCCGTTGAAGAGCTTATGTGAATATGCATAACGATCCATTTTCCCTGCAATGATCTGTTCCAGTTCTAAGGTCACTTTTCTAGGTACAGCCATTCCCTCGTGCAGTTGATGATTATCCGCATAATAACTCATTCTTGAACCCGTAACCAAGTTGCGATCAAGATGAGCTTCACGCTTCTCATTATCGCCAGTCACAATATGTATCACGTCGAATTGTTTGTACTGGAATCCAACAAGATCCGTACTCACTCTTGAGCCCTTACTTTCCTTATAGCTATCTAAAATAATGTTAATACTTTCTCCTTCAAGGAGCTTCATAGAGCCGCTGGTCATCTCGTGGGTATGAGCACTTCTCACACTTTTACTTGCGTAAAGTTTATCCATGAGATCCATCGACTTGAGCTCTTTGCTCAGATCCAGTATTTCAGTTATAACGGAACCTTTATTATTTTTTAAGCCAGCAAGATTTTCTTCCCAATAACCATATTGCGGTTTGTCAGCGAACCAGATTTCTTCCACTTTACCCTCTTGGGGCTTTTCCGAAAATAAAACTTCCTGCGTTTTTCCGTACTTCAGGTTAGTACCACCGACAAGTTCGATGGGTATATCTCCGTAATGAAGTCCAGTACCACCAATAGATTCAACTGGAATGTCACCATATTTCAGGTTAGTTCCACCGAGCGGCAGAATTAGATCAAGATTACCGTATTGAGGTTTGTCAGCAAGAAGTTGTTCCTCGAGTTGAACCGTTTTCTCCTTCTCACTCTCTGTCGTCTCTTCATTGAATGCTGTTCTTGTTTCTTTAGACCCTGTAAGTAACGATTCTTCCAACTCTACTGCCTTGTTATTTTTCATTGCATTTTCAATGGGTTCAACGAAATGAGTTTCTCTAATTTCATGATCTGCTAACCCGTATTCTTCATGCATCTGACCAAGGCGAAGCTTCACAACTTCCGTCTCCATTTCGTGTATCCAAGCCTCTTTGCTTACTTTTATGAAAAGAAGCTCTTCAGACAGATCAGACGATAACTCCATGTTCTTCGCGATGAACTGACTGTTCATTTCCCCATCATATGAGCTTGGCAGCGCTACTAACATCTCCATCATATTTGCATGTTGCAGAAATAATGCCCCAGCACTAAACTCATCTTGTAACAAACCTGCCTCGCTATGCTTCACTGTTTCGAATAACGAGATACCCATATCAGATTGCAGTACTTGTCGTTCTCCCGTTTCAAATGTAATATCAAATAAGGCATCTTTTGATTCATTAAAACTTAGGAAATATTCCACATCAGAGATGCCTTCTCTTGAAATAGAGTTACCTATAGAGTAATCATAATCGAGAACTGACGATCTCCATATCTCCGTACCTAACGGTTGTTCTAAAATCGTAATACCTTGCTCATGTTGAAGTGTACCTGCTGTATAGACATTGTTAAGGTACAACTGTCTAATGTTTGCTGCACCTGTAGCGTATTCCCGATAAATTACAGTTTCTCGGTCCTGATTCGAACCCAGCCAGTCCGTATTCTGCAAATATGCTTCAGAAAGGTTGGATTCTCCTGTTAGAGAATCTTCATGGAGCATCATCTGTCGCAATTCCAAACGACCTGGATTGTGTGCTTCAAGTACAATCCCAGATCGATCACGATCCACTTTACCCATGTTCAACTCAATCATACGATCACTATTACGGCTTCGAACATTCCCTGCGATTTCTTCACTAAGTCGTTCTCCATTATGATCGAGTCGCTGACCCGCAATTAATTCAGGCTCAGGTAAACCTTTCCTCTGAACATGACCTGTCTCATACGCAGGGTCATCCGGGAACTGGCCCACACCCGGAATCAAATATCCAAGCGGATCATCTGTCTCAATGGTAATCGGTCGTGTATTGTAATCTGCTCCATACGTGACCTCAGTAATTTCACCGTCCAGATTTTCTTTTACTTTAGTTCCTTCGAAATGATCTGTCTCCTTGGTAGCTCGATACTTCTCTACTTCTGCATAGGCGCTACTACTCTCATGGGACGAATCAGACATTTTTTTGGATGCCTCAGAGGTTACAGTATCTATATGGCTTTGATACGTATTTTTCATGCCCTCCAAATTAAAGGAAAGTAGTTCTGACTGATGATCACTTTTGTTAGCAATTAGAAAGCCACACTCTATCAGCGCATCGATACGCTGCTGAATATCTGCCAGGTATTGCTCATTAATATACAGAGCATGATGTGGATCATGAACAGCCTCTAATAGCATTTCCAGCAATACCGCTGGAGTATTGTTCATAATCTCTCCTACAATGAGCTCTTCATCAAGATATCCCGGATACGTTTTATTCCCCAGCCAACCTCCTCCAATGAACTTATCGAGAAGCTCGTCTCTAATTATTGCCGTACGTGCCTGCCCACGTATGGATTGAAGGACGGATTCCCTATTCATTTTCATAGTAGTTCGACTAAATTTAACCGGTTGATCAGTAAGAAACATATTCTTTTGTTGATTATTTTTATTATAACTGTTTAATATTTGGATCAAGGTATGTCTGGTTTGTTCTTTGTTGCCCGTAACTGCCACAGCCTCAGGCAGCCACAGTTCTTGCAAAGATTTACGTTCAGCTTCTGTGACTTCAAGCAACTGACTCTCAAATGATTTTTTTCGCTCTGCCTTTTCCTCGGATTCAGGAAGATAAAGCTCCCTGCCGCCTGTCTGTCCAATATAAAATTTTTCATTAACATAAGTGTCAAACTCACTTTTTCTTTCGCCTTTAGCGCTATCGCGAAGTAACTCCAGAGCCTTCGAAACCAAACGGTTTCCTATTTCAGCATCTCTTCTTACATCTGCTTCCCTTTTATATACACGTTTACTTTCGTGCAAGTTTCTAAATACAAATCCATACTCTATATGCTCACGGTAGGCCTGTTCCACTTGATCATCAATTAAACTGTGAACTACAAAAATACGTTTAGCTTCCAGTAGTTCATCATTCACGTGCAGCTGCTCCATAAAAATTCGCTGAGCTGTGGTTAAACCATTCACATTGACCATATCGGCTGTTTGACTGCGAACAGATCCAAAAAAATGACGTTCCACTTCCGTTATTACTGATATCTCTCTCGAGGTATCAATAATTCCTGATTGCGTTAATGTGGGATGATTGTCTGTAATTCTGTTAGCTTGGTGCCAAGACGTTTCACTGGCATAAAAGACCGAACCATTTCGCCCGTAGTCCCTGCTGCTTTTTCTTAAATTATGGCTTAAATAAGTGTTCGTCATGACTTCCCGTTTCCCCCGAAAATCGGCATGAAGAACCGTCGGGTACTGACGATCTTTTAATTTGGCTAGCACATTCTCATGCAGTACTGCTCCCTGCTCAATAGAACGTTTAGCTTGATTCAGATGTGAAAAAAATATATTCTCCTTGATTTCTCTCATAGCTTGCGAAACATGGGGACTGGTTGTCGCATGAAATGTTTTTTCCCGTATGCTAGAGCCTAACGTTTGCAAGAGTTCAACCTGCGCTGCCTCATATTCTCGATGTGCTGAGGGCAACGTCGAATCAATGTGAAGATATTTAATTTCCTGAAAGAGACGATTCACTGCTATGGATACATCAGGTGGAATAACGATTTCCTTGTCTGAATTCACCCTTTTAGCGTTGATTAGATTGCTATGCGTGTATGTATCTTTTTCTTGCTCCCTGAAACCTAGTAAGTTCTCATATATGAGCTTTACCTCTTGTTGACTTATCTTCTGAGACTGAACACTCTGCACTAGTTCTGTGTCTCTGAATTGATTTTGGATTGCCTCGAGTAAATATGGATTCTCCGTCTGGCGTCCTATTATTTTGTTTACAGTATGGTAAACCTCTGTTACTTCCATATCGGGATAAGCTTGCCGGACAGCATCTATCCATTGCTCGATTATCAGTTCAGATTGGATATCATGCTCTGCGCCAATCGCATAATCAGCAATCATGCCGAATTCACTAACTTTGAAGCTGATCTTACTAGGCTCCAATTTATCCAGATTGTTTACAAAGTTGCGAGTCAGTCCTAATTTCCTAAAAATTCTCAGTTCTTTATCGTTATCTACTCGCCAGCCTTCCGTCATCTCATCGTGGACAATGGAGTCTTTCCGTTCGTTAAACCGGTCACCTTGAGATGGATTATCCATCTCAAGGGCTTTAATTAAAGCAGAACGCTCCATATCCAACGAAAAATCCATAACGGTACCTTGCTTGATAGCCGAGTTTGATCCCTCCAATGAATGGTTCACGATCTCTGCTTTATCAGAATGTGATTCGCCCAAAACGATAAAACGTTCTTCACCTTCCAGATCTTTTCGGATAGCTTCCACCAAATCCTGATTAAACCCGTTTGAAATAGAGCGAGCCATATAAAAATCAAGCATGAGCACGCTCGGGTAACGACTATAGGGCATATATATAAATCGATAATCCTCCGGTCTGCTACCTGTAGTTCCAACAGTGAACAAGTAACCGAACTGAGTGGTCGTATAATCGATGACAGTAAAATTGAATTGGTTGACTACTTGACTCACTTCACGACCTCCTTCCGATAAAAAAAGGGAACCCCCTGAGTGGAGTCTCAGAACGTTCCCTCTTGCTGAATCTATACGACACAGCTTACATTCAGTTTAATTTAGGCTGTATAGCGAACTTCTTTCAGGATCGCCACACCCATGCGTTGGTTAGCCGATAGATTCATAAAATTTTGAGCCGTATCTGTGTCAAAATAACGATATACCTCTTGATTCCAGGTTTTCCCTTCAACATCAATAATCAACTCATCGAGATGCAGGATATTATGTTTGGTAACCGCAATGCAGTTATCAAATTGACCGCGATACCCTTCATATGGATGAACAACATAAATTGGAGACAAATGATATTTCGAAGTCCATTTTGAAGCCTGAAAGCCCTGCGGTTCCAATTCGAGACCAGTATCTCCTAATTCCGGATCTTGATAAGCTTTCCCTTTCGGTGGAGCCTGTGTAATAAAAGAAGGATAATGCTGCTGAAACTCAATGCCCGACTTGGTTTTTAACATCTGAAGTGTGTTGTTACCAGCAGAAGTATATTGCCCATAATAATAGGTCCCTGTCGACGCAATTTTAGAGATATCAGGCTCATCAATAACCGCACCAGCAGTCAGCATTACATTTCCATCCACATCATTCAGATTGTATTTAAACGGTTTAAGGGCACCGACGTACAGGAACGATTTTTTGTAATCCAGGAAGTTTACAGCCGGGTCGGCCACAAGAACCATAGCCAATCGGTTGTTCATAACATTTACATACATATATACAGGCTTTTCTTTATTTCGATCTGTCGGCGTGTAATTTTCCAGCGCCCATTGGTACAGTACAGGGTGACCTGTCAATTTGAATGTTGGACGAGTAGTGACTGGCAGCGCTGCTGGTTCACTGCCCTCCAAATCTTCAAGCAACTGAACAGTTAATGTACTATGTTCCTCGTAAGCTGGTACGGGAGCAACCTCACGTGGTACAAGCGCATGATTAATAAAGCTCACATAAAAATGTTTTGTAATTGGGGTTGTCTGCGTTCCAATCGTCATAATGCCCCGCAAAATTAATTCCTGGATGCGATTGTTACTGTCCTTCTCTTCGTAGAAGACTTTCCATTGATTTTGCTCTTGAGCTTCACCTGCAGTTGATTCGTAAGGATAATTTCCAAAGTCAGTAACTTCTTCCTTCAATTTAGTCAACAAGTCCTGAGAAGTAGTAATTGTTTCTACATATTTAAAATTTGTCATTTGTATTTTTCCTCCTATTTTATCTCTTTTAAGAATGCAATGGTGATGACATCTGGTGAAGGAGAATGCTTGAACAGATTAAGCGGGCTTTTAATGCTGAAAAATTTGTACACTTCTGTCCATGTTCCCAGCGACGGTTTGGAAGGGTCCTTCAGAATCTCGGTATCTACAATCAATTCATCGCGATTCACCAGATTATGGTCATAGATCGCAACCACACCGTCCATATACCCCCGATAACCTTCTGCCTGATGAACCAGATAGATTGGACTTGCATGATACTTTCCAGTCCACAGTGACTTTTGGAAGCCTGCCGAATCTACAATTAACTTGGAGAGACCTGAAGGAAGTTTCCCTACAGAAGGATAATTCGGCAGATGCGAGATAAATGCTGGATAATAGCGTTGGAACAACACGTTGCTTCTTGTTTTCAACATAGACATGGAATCCATACCATTAGAGGTGTACTCCCCATACTGGGCATAAACATCTGGATTAAGATCCGTCAGAATATCATTTTTGGTATAACCCGTCATATCCGTCCGAAGATCTCCCATTCCTACGGTTACGCCAAAATTCCCTCCGTGATCAAACTCATTAAACGGTACAATTTTACCTATGTATCCAAAACTTCGATAATAGCTGTGAATATTAGGGGAAGGGTCTCCTTCAAGTACCAGGACAACGCGATCGTTATTCACTGAAAGAGTATACGATACTAAATAATCCGGTCTTCTTTTTTTATTAGGAAGCCATGATGTTGTAGAATTACGACCATGGAAAAAACGTGCAGCCGGGCTAACAATTTCTGTTTTCTCGTCATAATCCAGTTTCCATTTCGTGGATGGTGGAACAAATGGTTTAAGTGCCTCAGGATCATTCCATACAAGATACATATAATGCGCTTTTAGCTGGTCAATGACAGTTGGTGATTTCCCCAATGTAATGCTATCCGGATCACAGATCCCGTCATACGTTTTACTTTCACTGCCTTGCTCATTTTTGCCTTCAAAACCTTCTCCATAGTAAACATTAATATAATTCCAATCATTAGCAGGCTGCTCAAGCATGACATAATAATCACGACTCTGGATGCCCGAAGGAACCGTAGGTGTTGCTTTGACAACCGTTTGGGCAGTTGCATAATTCAGAACATCAGCTGTGTAGTAGAGTTCATCAAATTTGTAGGTTTGTTTAACAGGTTCGTAATAACTATCAACAATACTGGCCCAATCCCAGTAAGGGGATGAATATTGTGATACTACTCTTCTGGTAAAGTTATACTGATACTTCCCCTTTGGAGTAAGCTGGATTGCATAAGCCCAATCCGTAGGCATCTCTGTAATGATCTCAAATTGATTCCATTCCGCAGATGGTTTTGTTGTTCCATCCAGATTGCCAATAACCTGGCGTACAAGATAAGCTCGGTACCCCTCAGAAACCGAACTATCCTGAACTACTGTTACTAGACATCCAGGAACATCCACATATACTGTTTCTTTCGTAAGATTATCCTGATAGCTGAATTGAACAACCTGAATTTTTCTTCCTGTCTTATAGTTTCCATAAGTTGTACCCACATTGGACGAGTTTGGATTAGGCTTGCCTTCAATTTTCTCATCGTAGTAAATCGACCCTACTTCCCAAAGACAACCATCTGCATCTAGTGCTGAATCCCCGGTGTGACTTTTAGCCCCTGTCCAATCCGGAATTTTGTACACCCCATATTGCTTTCCATCCGAATGAGCATACATGCCAACGATACCTTTATGATAATTCTTACTGTAGGTGACCCATTTCGCTCCATCAGACTCATACACCTTTTTCCAGCGATTAGCGTCAAGGCCACCTTCAGCTCTGGGAATATCAGCATTCACAATCTCATCCGCCAAAGTATTAATCAGTTTTTGTGCTTCCGATTCTCCGTCCAGATATGCGGCAAAATTCGTTAGCGGTTTTTGCAGTGCCATCGTCACCCTCCTTATTTCAAAAATTTGATGTTGTACCAGACCGTTTTGGCCTCAGGCACTACGCTTACGAAGTCGAACTTGATTGTGGTTCCAGCCGGGATCGGGTAAACAATACCGAAGCTGTTCCCCATCGATACCGATTCGGGAAGTTCCTTCGTATAAATCGTATTGCAAATTCTCTCTTTCCCGATGGTCAGTTCCCAATAATCACCCACGCAATATTGACTTGCTGCAAACGCAATGCTAAGGAACTCCGTGTCATACGCCAGAGTGAACGTATCCGACTTCGTGGTCTTCGCCGCTGGAATATCCAACATCTGTCCCCGAATGAACGGGATTGTTTTTTTGCTGAAGTGTGGGTACGGCAGCTCGCGCACTTTGTCGATGACGCCACCCGCGATATAGGATACGTTAAATGCCATGAAACCACCTCCTGTAGGTTATATACGATGTACATTTGTACCAGTTAAGCGTCCTTCGTCATCATAATTCAGAGCAATATTATAGGTAAACATGGCTTCTCCTTCTGCATCAAACGTTCGGGCCGTTACCTGGGTTAAACGGTAGTACCTGTAATATTCATAATCTGGATGGTCATAGCCTACACTTGAAGGAAAATCATCCTCGTCTTCTGACCCGAATTGGAGCCAGATGGATACCTTCCATTGGGATTCATAGATAAGATCTGCCCCAGTGACACGGTCCGGGTCCTTTATATGTTCTCGATACAAGGTTACAGAAGGCTCGCCTTCCAGCGGTGAAACGCTAGATGAATTTGTACTGCTGAATTTTCGAAGCTCTCGGTGAATCAAATCCAGCACGGGAAATACGATATTTTCGTTGACAATGCCCGCCATTACACCATCACTCCCTTTCTAGCCCACATCAAATCAATAACTTGAAGCATGCCACGATCCACCGTAAATGTGGTCTTGATACTCTTAATCGTATAAATGGCTCGTGTCGTCGTTGTTTTATCTGTCACGATGACATTATCCAGCAGATCAAGCGCCGGATTGGCAGGTATGGATACCTGCAATGTACGGCACATACGCTTCATATCAAAAAAAGCTCGCTCCGCCACTTGTCTTTTGGCTTCTACCGTTTTCGCCCACGGCACATTAAGCACCATAGTTCGAATTTCCCCTTTGAGCTCCAGCAGAATCTCCTTGTCTACAAAGCTGCTCTGTCCCTGATTTGCATCTACAACGACAATGTGACTCCGCCCTCTGGACCAATCGGTTGATTTGGTAATGGAAATCAGATTGTCATATTCAGAAAATTCGGCAACAACAGGTTTGTCGTAATTCAACCGTTCCAGGCGATAGGTTCCATAACGATCACAGTAACTGCGATAAGGAATTTCCGAGATCACTTCTTGCACCGCTTCTGTCACTTTGGTGGACCATTGTTCAAATGTTCTCCCATATTCCTCAGTGAACGGATTTAACCACCCGTTTGGAGTCAGAATGGTGCTTGCATCCTTCACTTCAAATTCGCCTTCCTGACCAGGTACAGGAACAATAACCCTGCCTGTTTTCTGGTTCACCTCGATCAGGTACGTCTCATCAATAACATAATCGGGATAAGAACGATCTTCACTGGTTGCTCTCCAGCCCACCAGACCTGCATGCTTGATGAGATCAAGCACAACCGTTGACTTCACCCAGGCTACCTTCTCAAATTCAACAGGCTGGGAAGCTGCAGGCGCAGCACTTGCAGCAGTAGGAGCTGTGATAGTCCAGCTTCCCGGGTCTGCCAGCATCTCCTGATAATACATCCACACTTTATCCACCCAGTTCGTCTCATCCTCACTCCAAACCATAGGCGCGATATCTCCACCCCTGTGGAAATAAAGGACATCCGCCTTGGAGGTTACTTTTTTGCCCTTGGATGCCAGAGCTCTGGACATGCGTTCTGCACCACGTTTCATCTGCTCCTGAATGCCACTATACTTCTTGTCAGGGATGCCATATCCGAGAATGAAACCGCCACTAGCTTCTCTGCCTCTGCCCTGCGTACCCATGACCGTCTCGTGTCTGCAGATGGCCAGCAGGAACTTGTGATCCGGGACACCGTAAGCTGCAGCTTGTACTTGTGCGGCTTGAATGATGGTTGAAGTCCTGTCCGTCTGAACAGCCGATGCCGGAACCGGATCGGGAACGTTATCTATATCATCAACTTCAGGATAAGCCTTCTTCTCTGAAATGACTTTTTCAATAACTCGTTTGTACATATCCCTCGCCGTAATCTCAAGTGTGGAATCCTCACCATTAATATCTACCTTATCAATCAATCCTGTAAAAACACGCATCATATGTTGACCATATCCCATATAGATGCGTATCGGTGTATTCTCACTCAGGACACCTACATGAAAACCATTGGCAAAATACGACCAGGGTGAAGGTGTTCCTTCTAGTTCGGGAAAATAAGCTGGATTGTAATCCGGGGAAAAGTAACCTCTAGGATTGGAAATTGTCAGTCTTGCTTCCCTTGCTTCAGCATCAAAAACATCATCAATCTCCGCTGCAATAATATTAGGAAGCACCTGAGTATCCATATAAACAAAAGATCCAACCTGGATTACATCCGTTTCCTGCCGGTTATTCATCACAAAGCTCTCATAGCTGTTCGTCTGATAATAACCTTCAGATGGGTCGAGTCCTTCCTCCGCCTTCTGATTTTTTAAAGGAGCTGGAAGCAGTTCCTGGATGCGAATATAGTCGATGGCAAGCTTCTTGAATTTATTGTTCGTCTTGCCTGCTGAACCCGATGAAGCAGCCGAATTGACTTTCCCGCCGTAGGTCACTTTAACCTGGATACGTTTGGACTTGGCTGGAATCACAATGTTTTTTAATTCCGTAAGTTTCGTCAGATCATAATCTCCGGAAAATGAGTTTATGTACGCATACGTCTTTCCATCAATGACTATCGTAAAAGAGTCACCTTCTGATCCACTAAAATTAGTACCTAATCCAATACTAAGCAGCCCTAATGTAGGCATGCTAAGCTTGGTAACATCGATCTCAAACTCTACCACTACCGCTTCTCCGCCAAATGTATACAGCAGCTTGCCACCAGAATCGGCCAAAGTCCAGCCGGATTCAATCTTGGCGTAATCGCCAAACTTCAGTCCAGTCTTGTACACACCCTTCTCGTACCAGTTGCGTTTGTCAAACTTCTCATTCAGCTTGATCTCTCCAGGATAGCCTCCAACATCTACTGGTCTAACGTCACGAAATGTGGTCTCTGCATTACCGTGTAATTTTCGCTTGCCTTCCAGATACAGCTTGGGATTAACCGCCTTCCCGCCTTCTCCGGTTTTGGTCGTTGGATTAACCCCCTCCCATATTTCAAAATGTAGATGTCGTCCTCGGCCAGCTGCTCGCTCAGCAGCAGAAACTTTATGCCCATTCGTATAGACACCGCCTGTATTGCCAAGCGTTCCAATAACGTCGCCTTGTGCTACTTCATCATCTACTGAACAAAGAATATCCTTGAGATGAAAATATTTTGTAATAATGCCACCAGCATGCCTTATATTCACGGCATTTCCCGCGCCCTCTGTCTTGCTTCTAGTTATTCGTACAACTTTGCCTGACCATGCAGACAAGATTGGAGTCCCTATCTCATCCCATAGATCAATTCCTCGGTGTGACCGACCATTCGATCTGGCAGCACCGAATTTATCTGTAACTTTAATCGTATTTATCGTCTTGCCCTTTACCGGAAAACAAATGTCCTGCGCGTTTACTTTTGTTGAACCGTTATATATACCGTTCGCCGTTTCATCTACCCATACGGATTGTGTATTCATGACCGGGACTGCTTCGGAAACTATATGTCTGAACTCCTCGGTTCGTCCCGGAATAAAAGCCAGCCTGTCCACTTCGACCCGAATGTTGGGAAGAGCATATTCACCGAGCTTTAATCGCTCAGATAGCACACGTAGAACTTCATCTGAAATTGGAATCATATGCACTCGCCTCCTCTACTTGAATCGTTCAATCGTCCATTTTATGAAGCGGTCCAGAAAAGCTGCAGCCTCGGCACGGGTCATCGCTGAATTACCCAAAAACCAAATTTCTTCGGGATCAATCCCGTTTACAGGCCGCCCCATATCGGTCACAACTGCCGCACCATCTAACTTTTTTTTCACGGGAATGCCCATAATCAGTGGATCATTGTTGGAGAATGTCTCATCCTCCATTTCGGACACAGCTACCTTCCAGAAGGAATCCTTGGTCTGCTCAACACGTTCACCCTTGTTTTGATAATATATAGCAGACTCCTTACCGACATCCGCAAATCTTTCACTTACACCTTTCTCATAAAAGAAATGAACCTCATCGCCTTCCGATAAAGGGCCATTAAACACAACCGTATGATTATCAATCTCGGTGTAACCTGGAACTGTATCTTTTTTGTTTTTCAACTCCACATCCACTTTTAGCTTCTTCGCCCCATACGGGTAATTCCCATTCAACCTGAAGACTCGTTGGCCTTGAAAAGCTGTAATTTTCTGATCGACACCCTTCGTAGGTGCTTCCATATCTGTGAATCGGGCATAAAACACTTTTCGCAATTTATTTATCAGATGGAATGCTTCTCCACGCTGAATGATTGCATTGGGAAAAAAACAATTGTTGTAGGATGGGTTGTCTGATTTTGCCTTAATATCCTCACTCTTGAATTTAAAAGCCCCGCCGCTCGTTTTGGTCCAATAATTAAACTTGCATGTAACACCATTGAGATTAAAAGGCAGAAACACCGAGCCTCCCGGGCTTACACAATATACATCTGTACGATACCCGATCGCCTTGGTGGCTATCTTGGTTACTGCCGCTGCATCTCCCATGCTATCCGCCCATATTTCAGAAGGAATACTGAGTCTGCGAAGAGGCTGTCCACCTGCATACATATACTCCTGATGACTCCGGCTAAAAGGATCATAGAAGTATGTTGTTGCAGCACCCAAAATAGCTCTCGGCAAACTACCAGTCCAGGAAACAGGCGGCCTTTTCCATTTTTCATCTAGCAGTGGTTCTCCATAGCTGCAAAATGACACAACCTGGCCTGCTTTTACACCTGTGTATAACTCAATATCCGTTAAATTTTTGTTGTTCTTCTCTGCTGATTTATAGATCGTCTGCACACCATCAATGAAAACATATAACGGATTATCATCAGTCGGCTCAATCAGAACCGGTAAACTAAACGAAGTTTGTCCCGATGTTGCCTTAATCTCTTCGTAAACAAAAGGCTTTCCCTCCTTAAACTTGTTGTAATTAATCCCGGCCACAAACACTTCACCATCTTCGAGCACCATATTGGTTGCTTCCATCACGTCGTTATAGAACCAGTCGCCTTCATTGACATCCACCCATTTACGCATGACATACACCTCCTGTATTTAGAATAGACAGAAAAAAGAGTAGGTTACCCTACTCTCGAATTGTTCGTTCTAACAGACGTTTGGTGCGCATCAGAAACGTAACAAATTCTGCTCTGGTAATGTAATCCTCCGGACGGAAGTACAAAATTGGCGTGCCGTCTAATTGCGTAACCACGGTCAAACCCAGATCACCCAAACGTTCAATGGAATTTCTGGCCCAATGATCTTTACCTTCTGTCGTCTGCAAATCCTGAAACTGCACCTTACTTTTGCGGTCATATCCATCCTTTTTGATGAGTGTCATGGTCAATTCGACCTTATATCCCTTTTGATCCTTGTCCATCGTATCCTGATGATAGAAGATCGGATCAACCTTAATGGACTCGACCACGCCCACATAGATATTTCCTTTTTCATCATAAAATTTATGTGTCCAACCCACGTACATCACATAATCGTGATAAGACTTTTTGTCTCGGAACAGTACATTAATAATTGCTTTATAAGAAGACACACCCATCTGATGAAAATGAGAAGGAGCATTAATCATTTTAATCTCTCTTACCTGAGGATTGGGTGAAGGGGATGAATATGGATCAATGATCCGCCCCTCCACGGGCTCAAATTTCATGCCCGTATCTACAAAGAGTGCTCTTTTGTATCGGTCATTCACTAGACCAAACGGGTCTCGTTGAGGCATAGCTGAATCCCTCCTTTTTTCATTCTGAATTGTTTATCTTGGACCATACATGCTTCCCATCCCTGCACCAACATTACCTGCCATACGATTTGATATCCCTGGCGTATTCTTTCTTAATGTTCGATCCAGAGCCGAAGTGAGCTTCTCCACATCTTTTGTGCTGCCTGTCATATTATCAATATTGACATGAACCGTGACATCTCCCGAACCCACCATTACACTTTTATGGGTGTTGCCAGCAGTCATATAATCAAAATAATCCAGCACTTTAAGGCCTGTTGGCAGATTAAACGTCGAGATGGGTTTGTCCATCTTTTTGCTGATTTCTGCCAGATTTTTGGACTGTTCGACCCCGATGGAGCTTAATTCCTTGAGAATCGTCATATATTCATCGGAATTGACATTGAATCCCCCGTTTTTCAGCAACTCGTTCCATTGCTGTTTGTATAAATCCATCTTGAGATTCATATCTCTAGCCCGAGCCTTGTTCAATGCGATCACTTCAGATGAATCTTCCTTGCCGCCATTAGCAGCCAATAGATCATACATGCGTTTATCGTAATCCATCTGAGTCAATTCCAGTTGATCGCTCATCTTACGCTTCAATTCATCAATCTTGCTGTTTTTCACACTGTTTAGTTCCAACTCGGATTGTGCTTTTTGTTGTTTCTTCTCATTGATCTCCATGCCAAGCTCATCTTTTTCCTTACCCTCAGCTAACTTATCGTATGTTTTCTGCAAGCTTGCAATAGCTTTGTCAAAAAATTTGATGTTCTCTTGTAAGTATTTCTCCATCAGTGCACGCATCTGACCAGAGTCCTCACGAACGCCACTAATCAGAAGTCGGGAACGTGTCACCTGGTAATTTGTTTCATTGTTACTGGTCGAGGTGCTAAGCTGACGGTTAACCTTGGCAATTAACTCATCAATACCGTCATGTTTTGGCTGAGCTAACGCGGCATTAGCAGCTGAGCCTACAATTCCCGCTCCGGGAATATATTGCATGGGTGCAGGTATGTATTGCATCTGTGGCTGGGTGTACTGAACCTGTGGCTGATTTCCTTTTTCAGGGGTTTTACCCGCCTCTTTATCCATCTGAAGTTGAGACTCTTTTTTCTCCTTCTCATAGTTGTATTCTTTTGCCAGCTTCTTCTCTACGGCCGAACCATCTTTCTCGGTCCATAAAGCTGTGAACCCATCTAAATAATCTCCAAACTTGTTATTGGTAGCACTGTTTCCAAAAAGAGAACTCATCGTTCCCGATACAACAGCATCCATGCCCAGATTGAAGCCTTTCCACACCTTGCCTACGAATGAGGATTCCTTCATATCTTTGAACTCTTTAGCCAGCTCTTCCTTATTCGTAGCCCGAATGTTTTGTTTCTCCGCTTCCGATTTCCCTATATTGCTTAGCGGGTCAACCAAACCCGAGATTACGTCCATGGCAACCATCGCTTGTCCAAGAGCGGGTACAGCTTTCAGTGGTCTTAACATGCGGGAACCAAATTTCACAAGTTTCGATAGTTTCCCTGGTGCTTTAATTCCTCTGGCTGCACGCTCCGCATTGATCTCATGCTCTGTAATTACTTTTCCATGTCTATCTTTTAAGATATCTCCATCCTTATTTCGCATAGGTGCATGTTTATTAAAAAAGGCTTTTCGATTACCCGTTTCACGCATATCCTTGACCCGCGAAAAGAGACCTCTCTTTTTAACTTTATTATCCTTCTTCCCGTAATCTACCCCATCCATAATGGCATCCTTCATGACATCTTTGATCAGATCTTCATGGCGGGCTACAAACGGCTTGATACCTGAATCTTTCTTCTCTTCCTTTCCGGACGAGGCTCCTGTACCAGGAGCAACCGTCATTCCTCCGTTCATCATCATTCCGAGCTGCAGTTTTTCAAGTTCTTTCAATTTAATGATATATGCAGAAGCATCAACCAAACCTTTTCTGAAAGAAACGTTTAACTCATTTACTTCATTTCTCAGCTTGGTCAGAGTTGCTTTCAATAGGTCAGACTGTTTGCGAAGCTTATTCAGATCAGACTCATAACGCTGGACATCTGTGGCACCAAATTGAAACTCGTTGTTCAGATGGTACAGCTTATTGCGAAGTTCAACCGTCTCCAGATCCATTTTATTCATCGTCATCAACCATAATCTGGATTGATGCTCAAGCTGCAGTATGGATGTCCCTGTATGATCGACTTCACGGCTTAGAAACTCAAGGTTTCGTTTCGTCTTTGCTATTTGGGCATCCAGTGTATCCATCTCTTCTCGGAGCAAAAAAAGCTCTCTAGCGACTCTTCTGACATTTTTCTCTGCCTCGTCCCGCTCTGATGCATGTAATGAGGCTGCCATACCATTGTTCTGAGCTACTGCTAAATCGTATTTTTCCTTGTGAACATCCCTGCTCTTCTCCGTCTTCGTCAGCTCTGATCGCTTATCTGCTGTCTTATCTGCCAGTTCAGTTCTTTGCTGATTAAACTGCTGTAGGCGATATTGCTGTTGCTTCATCTCCTGAACCACACCTGCACGCTGAATATCAAAACCACGGACTGGTGTTATCTTAGGCGACTGAGCATTATTGTCATAAATCAAGCTCTCGGATTCTTTTTTTCCATATCGCTTCTGTTTCGCTTGATCCATCACCTGACCAACCTTCTCCCATGCCACCTGAACGCCCACATCATCCATAATGCGGTTGAGCAGTTCCAGATGATTAACCATATCACTTGTTTGATTACCGATTAAACGCAGCACAGCATGCAAATGATTTCCGAATGCTGAAAATTCCGCTCTCAAACCTTGCATCACCCGATGTGTCGAAATTTGAAAAATCGTCTCCATTTTCTTTTGCTGCAGCTGTATTTCGTCTTTTGGCTCCATATGAGACGGTCGTGACTTATTGTCCACAGAAGTTTTTAACTGCTCTGCCAGAAGCTCAGTTCTAACTCGATTCGACGTGCCGGTAAGGTTATGCTCGACGCCTGAGCTAGTTTGAACGGATAAAGCAGCCTGACTGATCCAGTTCGCCAAACGATCTTCAATGCCCGTATCTGCTTCAGAGCTGGTTGATCCCCGTTCTGTTTGCTCGAGACTACTCATTAAGTCTTGAAGACTTATGTTAAGTAACGAGGAAGCATGTACTAACATATTCGTCATTTGAGATAGTTCTGTATTTTCGCTTGACCACATGGATGCCAGCGAACCAAGGCTCGTTGCCACTCCCTCCACGTCACGATGACCATTGGCATGCACCTTTGCGACTTCTGCTGCAAAGTTCACTGCTTCAGATGGATTGTTATATTGTCGTGAACCAATACGATAGGCCAGTCCGACATCCTCCTGATTCATACCGCGCTGCACAGCAATTTGCTGTAATTGATGTACTGTATCTTGTTCTGATTCCGATCCAGTCGCATGATGCTTTGCAGTAGATTGGATTGCAAAATTTTGCCCTGCTCTCTCTACCTGCTCCTCCAGCTGACGAGCAGACTCCAAAGACCGCTTGAGCATCTCTGGGGAGTATCCTTTTGCCTTGCCCATTGATAAATACTTCATCATCTGAGCTACGGAATCAACAAGTTCCTCCGGCTTGGTTGAAGAAAGCTTTTCTAGTTCATGAAATGCCCCACGATAGAAATGTTCAAGATCCTGTGCCAATGATTCAATCCATTGCCCCTGCATCGTATCCCTCATCACTTGAACATGATGGATCAACGTACTTATACCAGAAACAGGCTGCTGATTTAACACAATATCCATCCCCGACTCCAGCTTTAACTGTTCTGCAATCTGTTGTTTTAAAGAATTGGTTGTCTTTAGTTGTTCATTCATTCTCTTCACCGCCTTCTATGCATAAATCCCGTTCCACCTTCACAAAGGCAAAACGGGAAGTTTCAGTTCTATCCTCCAAGCGCTTGCGCAAGCAATCCGATATCCTCTTCCGATATTTCGGTGTACTCCTCATCCTCAAAAGTCCTCGTTTGTCTAACCGTACCATCTTCTCCAGCTTCCTCACCTCCAACACTACCGAACATGCGCAGAGGCGCTGTCATAAGTTCAACCTCGAATTGAATATATTTCTCGGCTGACTTACATAATTCCGCTACCTGAGGGAGTGTGTACTCCCAAATATCCCACTTGTTTAATCCACAATGCTTATGGAGGGTGAAAAAGATTTCTCCCCAGTGCACGGGTTCCTGTGTTTCCGTATCACGGATTTCGGTTCCCTCCAGCATCTCCCCCTCGGTGCGCTCTACTTTTTTAGACCGTTGAGTCCAATCATGAGATCAATCACTTTACGAGCGGTATTTAAGTCCAGGTACTCATCCAGGTATTCACGATTAATGATGTATTCCCCTTGATCATCCTTTGTTACAATGTGGGGGTAATTTTTGAAAGCAATGCCCAGTACATCAAACAAATCCTGCTGTCGCTGTTGATCAAGTTCATCATCATCCGTAGGTATAAAATTCAGAATAATGGCATCAATGTTTACTGTCTTTAACAATTTCATCAAACGTCGGGCATCCTTCAGGCTGCATGGCGGAATTCTGTATTTACGCCGATCCCTTAGTGTAACGATCTCATCATCTTCAAAAAAAGCTCGCTCTGCTGCCTCGATTTCTTCAGGTGTCACCTTTTTGTTCTCGGAATTATGCTTGAATCTGCTTGCCGCTTCTTCATTCAGGCGCTCCGCAAGCTCACGCTCAGCCCGTTCTTGATCCGTTTCCATCAGTCACACACTCCCTCAGTTCATTCTTATCCCCGAAAAGTAAAAATGCCTGACAAGGCAAGGCACTGTGAAGGGGAGAACACAGCCACCATTGAAATACCTTGCCAGGAACAACCAACACCAGTCTGAATTAAATTTTGCTTGTTGCGCTGAAGCGTTTAATGCTGCCGATTTTTCCATCCGGGCGTTCCGGATCGAGGATTTGCAAGGAGATTGCAGAAGCAGATGCCGCTGCACGTTGAGCATTAATACTGAACGTTCCTTTGGCACGGCACATATACAGCTCGGTTTCAACACCTGCAAATGTCCCGTCTTTTTGCTGGAATGTACCGTGATGAATGACAGAGATCGGGAATGGTACTTCATCCACCAGCAGATCAACCATGTCTACGACTTCATCACGTTTGTAATTCATTACGATTTCTTTATCAATATGTACAGCATTAAGAACTACAAGGCCGTTAGCTGCGTCATAGAAAAACTCGTCCGCTTTAACAGCTGAACCTTTGGATGGTAGTTGTTTCAGCAGTGTATTGGAATCCTTGAGACGAACAGCAATACCTGCATCTTTCTCATAAATGGTGCTTCCAAAGGCTGGCTTCACTTCAGCAAAACCGGAGTTGGCTGTGCCCGTTGTGGCAACCGCCTGTTCGTTCAGCACCCATACGTAGGACTTCACTTGCTCTTGAACGGTTGACCCCATCATCAACTGGATTGCATCCAGATCAAACTTGGCATCTGTAGCAGACACTTCAATGGATTTGGACTTCACGAGTACATCAATAGCGAACAGACCATCACCACCAAAAATATCTTCCAATTCCACGTTCAGATCAATTTTCAAATCCTGAAGTGTCCCCAAAGTAACGACTTCAATCGCTCCCATTGGGTCTGTTGGATAACGTTTAGCCATAAATGTGCCTACACCTTTAATAATCATTTTTTTTGCCATGAATTTGTCCACTCCTTCAATTGATATATAATTTATAGTTACGGAGACATGAATAGGCTATCGCCAAGTTGCACTATCATGGTCTGGAGATCCTTGCTGCAACCTGACAAGCTACTCATCCTCTCTGTGTTCCTAGTCTAGAACCAGATCATTATTCCCTAACACCTATATATAAAAAATGATCCCTCCATTACATCAGAGGGACAGGTCTATTCGGTAATTGATCAATAATGCCCGCAATTTGTTCCGCACGCTCGCGTAGTTCATATTCCTCAGCAGTTATCAGGTGAATATGTGAACAATATCGACCATGCTCGTAGATTCGCTCCGGCGTTATGAAGACCACATCCGCAATAGCTTCCATCGCATGCTTTTGCTTTTCATACTGATCCGGATCAGTCAACGAATCATAAACGACAAGATCCGGATACGCCGCCTCCACCGAGCTAGTTAATCGACTATCGTTTACCCAATATACAATGCGATTCTGGCCAAATAAGGCGCGTACATTCTGACCTGCCCGGGCAACGACAAAATGCGGGAGAAGGGAGTATGGGTACTCCAGATCATCAACCTGATAATATTCATCATTCGAGTTAATATAGATAATGTTATATCCGATTTCAGCAAGTGCCTTTAACAACCTCTGCGGACGTTTTGCAAATCGTTCACTATGAAAATCAATGGCTGGCAAATAAACAATGGTTGTATTCTTATAAGGCACATATGATTGGGAAAAATCATATTCCTGCTCAATAAATTGTTGTTGTACCTCCTCCATTGCAGCAGTTTCCCTTGTGCCAAACAATCGTCTAAACATTTTTTTCATCGTCCATTATCCCCCATCACCTGATTAATCTTCTTTATTGCATCCATCGCTCTGGCATCCCAACTATTGGCTCTGGCGACCTGTGTGCGGGCCCTGATTTTGGAGGTATCATTCTCATTAATTGCTTTCTCCAGCATCTTGCCGCAATTGTACCGATCCATAAAATAAGTCACATGAGCATATTTATGTACAATCTCTTCCATGCGGGTGGTCAGAACAGGTTTACCCGCTGCTAAATACTCGTAGTATTTGATCGGATCACATCCACGAATCATCTCTGTAAGCTTGAAGGGCACGATGCACACATCAAATTGAGCAATATATGCAGGCAGCACCCTGTAATCCTTATGTGGTAAACATGTAACATTGGGATGCAGAATTCTTTTTTGATACAACGCATTGTTACCAATTAGAACTACCTGATAACCGAGATCTGCAATTTGAGTAATAAGTGAATAATCGACCCAGGAAGCCATCGCTCCGTGGAACCCCACCACTCGTTTTCCTTCAGGTATTTTAGGAAAATCTGAAGGTCGAGTAAGCGTGGTCTGCGCTTTCTCAAAGTGTTCATAATCCGCACCATTCGGACACATAAAGATTGGCTTTCCTTCCTTTTGATGTGCTTCATACATAATCCTTGCGGTAGTTGAGATCAGGTCCGCCCGTTCAAAACATTTAGGGATATACTCCTTCCAAACGGCAAATTCATCTGCTGAATTATCTAAATAATCAAAAACGGTAAAATCGAATTGCTTTCCATCCGCATAGTCATATTGTGCAGGGCTAGAAAACCAGAGTACCTTCTTCCCTTTGATCAAATGATCATAATGGATTCCCCGTCTCACAAGAAACAAATCCTCATTTAGCTTCTCAATTGGACGCTCCTGAGCACGATACGTTTCCGGATTAATGAAAATTGCTCTTACACCAGGAATTCTGGAGAATGCCGTCATTAATTGTTGCGGACGCTGAAATAACAGATTCCAATCCAGGGCTGGGGGATAAATTATGGTCATTTCAATACTTTGGAATACCTGATCCGCTTTTGCTTTCTTCTTAGGACGCAGCCAATTCAGCAACGAGCTCAACTCCTTCCGCGTAGACATGCACAGGCCGTAATCCCGTGTCCACAAACAGATCAAAACCAAGTGCTCTGGCATGCTCACAGAACGCTGCATCCTCACCTGAAGTATGTTCGGCATATCGAACCCCGGCTGCAATAACCTCACGTTTGATCAGATACACCGCACCTGTCCAATCTACCGGGATCACACCTTTACTGAATTCCGGAACATGTCGTCCTTGAATAAGTGCATTATGTGCTTTGATCTGCGGATGATTTCGAATCAACATGGCACAGATATGCTTGTCGTTATTGATGAGTTGCTGCAGGCTATGTGGTGGAATTACGATGTCTGTATCTACAGAGAACAAGTACTCACAGTCAGACTTTAGAAACTCTTCCAATAACCGATTTCTAAGCTTTGCCAGATGCGCGTAGGAATATTGTCCCCGCAAGTGTCCATGGGCTGTTCCCATATCATGAGATACATAAGGGATATGATGATTCTGCAGGATGATTTCAGTCTGATCCTCACTATCGTTCAGAATATATTTGAATTGTTTCTGAACCGCCTGTTGATGTAGGGAGTGCAGATGCCTTTCGAGCACCCAAGCACGATTTCTCACAGGACTGCCAATGAATACGTTATTCACGGTTCATCCCCTCTCTCTTTTTTTACTTAGTGTAGACCGAATCTGTATTCTCTCTACATCTCGCTATCAAACACCTTTTCCAATAAATAGAGAGAGAAAAGCACATTCCTCCTATTCTAGAGTTAAAAGGTGTGAACAGGACAACTGCTCCTGCTTCGCCTTATAACGTTGGAGAAGAAGGTGAGGCTTTGCTAGGAAGCATAGATCTAATCCGCAGTTGGTATCAGAAAGCCGTTGACGGAGAGGCACATGCCACTATTCGATTCGGGGATGCGTCCAACACGATTTTGGCCCATGACGCCGTGTTAACCATGGACTTTATTAAATCTCATTATGGTTGGGTGAATGATCCTACATATTGTGGAATTACGTTACCGCATGCAAACGCGCGAGAGACCCTCGTTCATTGCTTGAGACAAGCAGATTACGTAGGATATTTAACACAGACGGAGCATTGGTATTTCAAACCGCTATTTGACATGTGTCTGGCATATTACAAGGTAGAGCCCCTTGAGACGTTCTATGCTTTTGAAAATAACTACATTGCCCGCTACCCGTTATTTTACGAGTTGTTCAGGACAATTCCCGTTCTCATTTGCGGAGCAAAAGCTGATGTATACCGAGAAGTGTTAGAGCGAAGATATGGCTGGGAACATATCGTAGGAACTGTGGATTGTGCCTCCTGGGCCCAGGTTGATACAGCCACTGTGGAGATGGAGAAACTTTATCAGCAATCCCCTTGGAAGCTCGCACTTGTATGCGCAGGTGCTCCTGGCAAAGTGCTCACGGTCAAAGCCAAGGATCTGAATACTGTAGGTGTGGATTTCGGCTCTGGTGCAGATGTTGCAATTCAGGCTGACAAGGAAAATCTTGACGCCTGGGAATATGATGGCTTTCCTGATTATTGGGAGGGAAGGCCTCAGAAAAGACCCTGATAAGGGTCTTTTTTTCTTTCTTTTTACGCTGATGTACGCCTGTCTCTTCTGACTCGGAGCTGTTGATAAAATAAAGTATCTGCCTTATTATTGATTAGATAACTCCTGAACTAACTTGAGATATACCTGCATACTGAGGAGCTCTGCTAAGATATTCGAACTGTTGGAGGGAAATAGAATGACGTACTCGAAGTCAAAAACTGAGACCGTAGCAAAGCATTTAAGGACACGATTTATGGAAGGGCATGTAGAGGGACACGAGATCGTCGTTGCTTTGATTAGTATGGTAAAAGCCGAAAAAATTGAATTGCACGAAGTTGCTCCGATCCTTCGTACCGTTTTTTTTGATCAACCTCAAGGCATTTGGGTAGCTCTCGAAAAAGCAAGTACACTGATGGATGATCAGTTAATTGATTCTATCCTTCAGGAAGTTAACGAGCAGGTTTAATTCTACATACTCCATTCTCATATTAGCGAAAAATTCACGTTCTATACATCCAAAGAATAGCAACCATCATTAACAACATGTTAGTTTTATTTCTCTCCGGCTTACTCTAATGATATGCGAAGCATAAATGACGCTACGTATGAATTGAAATCAGGGGAGGAGAAACCCATCGAGCCCATTAACAAAGCTATTCTATACCTAACCGTCATAGAAATGATGTTCGAAGTGCTTCAATACAATGAAGTAGATCAATCGGAGCTTGTAGATGCTCTGATAATGCTAGGATTTGATCCTATGGAAATTCTCTATGAGACGAATACGATTAGATCATTTCAGAAGATATGTAAAGCATTTTCCGAGCTTCATCTTACCGATGAAGAACTTACCACGTTTATTCAAACGTAATTCGTCACCCCTAGCTAGAACATACTCCCATCTTTAAACAACAGCAGCAGAACCCTGTCTCTAACGACGTAGGGTTCTGCTGTTTATTATTTATCGACTTAACATTGTACAACCGAATTCGTATAACGTTTAAGAGCTACTTCTGATCAAATATTCAAAATAATAAATGTAGCTTCGTTATGAACAGAAAGGTTGACTTGTGATCATGAATTTTACCTCACGAGGTGAAGAAACAAACTTGAATTCACTTCCGCTAGTTGGTATTCTGGATTTTCCCTCCGTACATTACCAATATGAGACAGAGCATCCCCAGAAGATTATTATTATTCAGAACTACTTCTTCCTTACAGATGCTCCTCACTTCAATGCCTGGTTAACAAACCAGATTGAACTTGCCAGAGTCAAGTGTTAATCACTTTGACTCGGCTTCCCATTGCCCTTACGTCTACGTTCATCAATAATTACTTTTAACATCAGTAGCTCTCCGTAAGTCAATGCTCTTTTCCGCACTTTTTCCACCCATGCCTGCTCATGGATAATTTGATCTTTATACGCATCACCAATATATTGGTTTAATTCTCTCCATGCCCATTCTGCATAATTCAATACTTGATTCATCTCATCATCCTCCGTTACTGTGTGCTCCACCAGCGAATTCAATTTTTTATGTACGTCCTGCTTAAACCTTTCATATTGTTCAGGTTCCTTGATCCATGGCAATGGACACTCCTTCCAGCCCACTACCTCCTTATGGGTGAAAAATATCTCTGGAAAACCTCTTTGTTGTATAAGATATACAGCCAAGTCGACCACTCGATTAAATGTATCCTCATGAATGCTTCCATCCTTTTCAATACACATCTCAATTCCTACAGTGCTATTGTTGGGATATGATCCCAACTTCTTCAGAGCCTCTTCGGTGTATGTCTTGCTTCCACAATGATAAGCAACCTCGTCATCTGGGAGACTGCAATAAATAGATGTACGATCAACTGAAAAATGAGCACTTGCGTAACGAGCTTTGGTACCCTTGCTCACATTCTGATGTGCAAGACCGGCAAAGTATTGGCTTATATTCCTAGCTGATGCCCCTGGAGAAGCTGTATAATGCATTACAATTCCACGTTTGGCTTTCAGCTTCAGCCCCGGCCGGCTATAGGGATTTAACGGAATATAGTCTTCAACTACATGAATCATTGCGAATCCCCCCGATCGCCACTTTGCTGATTATTACCCCGAAGTTTGAATAATGCCGAAGCGATAAATTTAGGAACAGGAAGACCCATTTTCCCCATATTCTCCAATATACTAATTCCTTCTGTGCCGATAATAAACATTAACATTGCATCACGCATAAAATCATTTGAATTTCCAGCTACAATATCGAGTTGATGAGCAATAATTACAAACACAAAAGTTAAAGATTTGCGTGCAAGTCCCCACCAGCCTACCCTGCTGGAAAGTTCCTTTTTGTACCAAGCAGCTAAAACTCCTGTAAAATAATCCAATCCCACGAAAATCGTCACTGCAATTAACAGATGATTGATTCCTCCTACCAAATAAACTACAGCAGATAATGCCCATCCAAACATAATCATAAATATCGTATCTTTCTGCACTGCCTTTCCCCCTTCATATCTGTTTGATGTCTAGGTTAGGCGGTTCACAGACTTCCTTCTCAACTTCCAATGAAACGTACCAAAAAACGATAAACTTTCGCAAAGCGAACAGCAAAAATCCCTCTCGCCCTAAAGGGCAGGAAGGATTTTAATAAATTCATTCTGTTTAGCTGTACGTCGAATGGTCTGTTGGTGTTACCGGGATACCGGTTTCCGCTGCTGTATGGTTCCGATGGCGGAACATGTCCTGAATACGGTCGAGGACGTATGGAGTAGAATCAATCAATTTTTCGAACAAGTGCGTCGAATTATCGAGTGGTACGATGTGCACGCCCTGTTTGCCTACAACCAGAAAGGCTATCGGACGGATAGATACACCACCGCCACTACCGCCGCCGAACGGAGAAGCAACCTTGGCAGAATGCGCATGCTCTGTTGAGCTGGATGAATCGCTTCCTCTTTCAGTATTTACGTTAAAATCACTTCCGCCTGCGGCAAAACCAAAGCCCACTTTACTGATCGGCAGAATAACGGTGCCATCCGGTGTTAGTAAAAGAACCAGTAGCTTGACTTAATTCATAAGCCTTTTATACACATTAAATCCCTAAAGAAAATTTACAGTTACCATTGGCTTATCATCAAAGTCATTCTTAGTCCAAATTACATTATGAATGATACTTTTGTAAGCTCGATTAAGTTCTTTAGGGTCTTTCGTTTTTGTTATCTGATTCAGGACATCATTAACGCTGATAAGCATATCTTCATTTTTAGCATTCAGTGAATTATCCAGTTGTGTCTTAATTACTCTATATTCTTCTTCAAGTTTATTGAGAATTTCATTTGCACGATTTAACCTCTCCAAGTACTTCTCTTTCGTGTATGTTCCATCTTCTAAAAAATCATGGATTCGCTCAATAGCATTTTCTTGTTTTTTAATTTCTTGAATTTTGGTTTGAGCTATGTCAGCTAAGTTGCTCATATCGGATGAACTTAAACCTTCAGCAATAGCATCTTCAATTTGTTTCTTTTTAATGATTAAAGCATTCAAAATGAAGTTTGTAACTACGTCTGACCTATCGCCTAAATTGCTGCATCTTTCACCAAACGGGTTTCGATGAGTACAAGATTTAAGCGTGTCATAACTTCTTCCTGTTCTTTTCTGGATAGACATCGTGTGATTGCATTTTCCACATATAACCAGTCCAGACAGGGCGTTTTTCCCAGAGCGACTTGCTTTTGGGGTTTTAATTTGAGAGCCAATTATAAACATTATCTTATCATGTTCGAGTTGAGTTTTAACTGCTGTATGACAATTATTATAAATGATCCATTCATCTTTAGGTTTATAAACTAAGTCTCCCGTGTTGGACATTTTTCGTTTTTTCCCAACAATCACTTTTCCGAGATGAACTTCATCGCACAGTATCCTTCTAACAACCGCTGGATTCCACATTCCATCTCTTGGAGATTTAATACCCATCTTATTGAGCTCCCATGCAATGTCTGTACTAGACCATCCACTCATACATTTCTCTACCATAAATCTGTATGTAGGGAGGTTTTCTTCTACAGGTTCAGCTCTTCCAGTTTGAGCGTTTCTAATATACGGGAACGGTGGAACTCCGTTACTCCATAAGCCCTGTTTTGCATTTCTCGCTTTACCTTGTCTGAAACGTCTAGATATTTGCTTATATTCCATTCGAGCCATCATGCCTTCGAATTCAGCCATAAGCATATCCGTGTCATTATTGTAATCGTATACTCTCTGAGGAGTAACCAAAAGTGTTTCTGATCTAGCAAATAATTTACTCAGTGTGGCTCTATCAACCTCATCACCACGACTCAGACGGTCAATGTGAATAACAAGTACAGCATCGAACATCCCTTGTTCAATATCACTCATCAATTCAGTCATTTTAGGTCTTAGTGAAATTGAATCTGCTGTCCCAACCTCAGCATATTCAACATAAGCCCAACTATTCTGTTCGCACATAGAAAGTAATTCAGCTCTGTGCTTTTCCAAATCTTTTTCTTCGTCACCGCGCGATTTACGCAGATAAACTGCTACGTGCTTAATTACGTATTGACTCAAACTACGACCTCCATTCCGGTTTATATATGAACATCACACATTTAGTCGCACAATCAATTATAGTACAAAAAAAGCCAAGTTGCCAAGTAGCAACATGACTTCTATAGTAATTATTTTCTTCTTTTGCTGTCCATTAAAATCTTAACAAACATCTTGCAATTCTCAACCGACGGCTCTCCATTTATAATTAAAGTTCCAAGGTTGGGAATGATATGTGTTTCGCTTCTCAATTTTTTCTCCAGATTTATCACCTCTATTATAACTTTTCCATTTTGGTCTACTTTATTCATTTTCATTTCCATATGTATTGATCGCTTCAGTAATGAAATCTTTTAAATAATAGTGCCATCTCGTTCTTGGTTTATATCCTCTAATCTCAATTCCAATTTCTTCGCAAATGGCTAGTGAAATACTACTTTTATTTACTTCTCATTTCTTTGAAGCTACTACAAACGTTATTTACTATCTCATCCTGAATAAATGCCTCTTTAGCAGCTTTCAGTATTGAGCAATTCCTTTTGTATCTGCTACATTCTTCGCATCTCTTAACAAAATCACCATACATCTGTTCGTCATCAAATATTCCTATGTATTCTACGGGAGTAAAAACCAATTCAACCCTAGGATTCTTTTTGTCATATAATATGCGCTGAGTCCTTGTTAAAATTCTACTGTCGTTATCATATGCTATCTTCTCTAGTGCATCGTTGTTGAGTTTGTAGATATTATTGTCATCCCTACCCTTGCGGTTAAAATAAATGATAGAATCCATGTACAAGTAGTGTGTTTTGGTGTACTCATAATCCCATTCTTGCTTGCTTACTTGGTCTGTAGCTGCCTCAATAATTTCTTTTTTAACTTTCTCACCTTCTTTACTAAGTATTCGTTTACCTGTAGGCACTCTAGATCTGGTTTTCGGATTCCATGTGTATTGGTTTATGTATAAGTCATTTATTGAAACTGGTAATGGTAGTCTCAGTTGCAATTTCATATCATGTTCAATAAGATTCAATTAATCATTCCTCTCCTGCAATTAATCTTTTAGCATGTACCGCTTTAATCAAACATTCATATGTATCGTGCACACATGCTCCAAATACATCTAAAACTTCTTCTCCCACAATAATATCTTCCTTACAACCGTAACAGGTCGAATACTTCACCTCCTTTTCTTGTGAATCTGGATAACGGATATCATGATAATCGCTATTAAATCTATCCATTTGATTTCTCAATTTTCTCATTCAGCAATTGATTAAGAACTGTTCCTACAACTTCTGTGTATTCTTCATTGGTCAACTTACGTCCAATAATTTGCTCAATCTTTTCTTTGCTAAGTTTGTTCTCCATCTATGCATTCTCCTTATTCTTGTACTTGTTATAACCTGTGATCCAAACATCTGTCTGATCTGTGGCTCTGAAACCGCCATTTCCGTCTGGGACCTGTCTTGGTTTTTTCTTATGGCTCGTTATTTCAATTAAATCTCCTTTCTCAATTTTCAACGCTTTATCTTTGACGTTAAATGTTTTCTTGTCCATTTTAAAGACACGTTCATCGCCATTACGAAGATTGTATAAGGTAAGCTTGGGACTGTATTTAAGATCTAAATCGGTAACTACACACCAACCCGATTCTATATCGGGAAATACAGCTTCGGAGTACCCTAGCATTTCTTTTTGGAACATCACTTCTTCGTTTGGCATAACTTTGGAGTAGTCATTTTCAGTGCGAATCCTATTTTCTTCATCAATTAGATCCGCTATCCTCTTAAGTTTAGTCTTCTCAACGTATGTTTTTTTATATTGAGATCTTCCACTTGAGAACTCTTTGTGCAATGTCACCAATAAACTAATGTCACCAAATTCTCTAAAGAACCCAAGACGAGTCAATATATCAGTTTGACGACTGTTGACCGATGTTTTTTCGTTTAAATCCACTAGCAATTCAACAAATGATGCATATGTATTTTTACTTAAGGATAATAGTTCTTCTGCAATCTTTTCATTAAGGTATTTAATAGATTTTAAACCTTTGTAGATAGTATTATCGCCCTCACTAAATGAGTAATCAGCGTTAGACTTTCCAAATTTTATTGGTGACACCTCAATACCTCTTGTTTTAGCATAGTTAATTATTTGACCCGTCTTTTCTATGTTGTCATTATTTATATTCAACATCACAGTAAGAAAGGCTAGAGGGTAGTAGTGTCTTAGATATCCATTTCCATAACCGATGTGAGAGTAAGGATTTGAGTGGTTATCGGAGAATCCATAACGCTGTGCATCATCTATGACCTGCAAAAAAGGCTCTAAGACAGCAAGCGCATCTTCTTCGGTCTCTCCGTAATCCATATTCATTTTTTGCACAAAACGCTTCCTTATCTCTGGCAGAAACTTCTCTGTTCCTTCTTTTTTACTCAATCCCCTTCGAACACTATCGCTTTCTGCCATTGTAAACTCGCAGAACTCTACTAGAAAGTTCATGATTTGTTCTTGATATACTAAGTATCCAATAGTACTCTTCAGAAAATTATTCAATGCTTCATGACCGTGATCTTTGAATATGCCATTTGCCAAAGCTTGTCTGTATGAGTCTCCTGATGGTCTAATTGCTCCATTGCCAATTGAGAATAGCTCAATATAACTAAACATATCATTTTGTTCTTCTATCTTATGTATTGTTTCTTCGCTTAGTAGATCTTTTAGATATGCTTGGGCAGAATTACTTTCCCATTGGAATATTCCCAAACCAGACTCTCGTATGGAATTCCAGACATCTTTATCATCAACATCCATATTGTCCGGTGTAAGCCGTTCAATTCCAGCTAGCTTACATGTCTCATTGATAATTTCATTGTTGTCCAAACCCAAAATATCCAACTTTACATAATTGAGTCCATCGAGTTCTTTCATATTGATCTGACTTACTGGATACTTACTTTCTTTTGTATAACAAAGACCAATGTTATCTTCGAGACTTACTGGAGAAACTATGTAGCCAGAAGGATGAGATCCTATGCTTACTATAACTCCTTGCACCAATTCAACATATTTGAATAATTCGGGATACATATCGAGATACTTCGGATCTACTCTATCGACCTTCTTATCGTCTTTGAATACTGATTTAGCAATGGCGTCTACTATCGCAAGATCCATACCTAGAGCCCTTCCAACTTCTCTAATTGCTCCTTTTAGTGCCACAGTGTTAAAGGTGATAATCTCTGAGAAATGAATACCGGGAATTGTTGCTACGTAATCAATAACATCTTGCCTTTTAGATGGAGGCCAGTCCAAGTCAATATCGGCAAGCGAGATACGCTCTGGATTCAAGAACCGGAAAAAGTTCAGCTTATGTTTGATACTATCCATCTCAGTAATTTTCAATAAATACGCAATCAAGCTTCCGTTAACTGATCCACGACCATATCCTTGATAAATATCATTACTATGCGCCCAATCAACTACATCTTTCTGTAGGAGCATATAGTCAATTGCTCCAACCTTTTTATATGTATCAAACTCTTCTCTAATCCGTTTAAAATATGTATCTTTTTTTACTTTGTCAAACTTATTAATTCCTCGTTCGATTACACCGACATTTATCTTTTCTTTAAACACTTTTTCTGAGTCGTCGTGCAGCTTAGGATACTTTGGCGACGAATCAATCTTAAATTCTTCGATCATATCAGCCATAACGTTTGTATTATGTATAGCTTCAAGATAAACATTTCTAGGTAAAGCCGATTGCTCCTCAAACATTTTGACAACTTCAGGATATGTTTTAAAGGTTAGATCGAATGCATCTTCATCTCCATATGTCGCACCCTTAGCCTTCATTAGAATCTTACGTGCATCAGCATGAGATCTGTTTAAGGCGTGAGTGTCTGTTCCTGCAATAAGCGGTATACCTGTTTCAATTGATAAACTGTGTAGATGCTGGTTGAATAGCTTTTGCTCTGGGTGAGTGTGATATTGAATCTCAAAAAACATTCTATGCTTATTGCTAACAAAGAAATCCATAAATTTGTTCATCATCTGCTTGTTGTCATTTTTAATAGCTCTCCATAACGGAGATGCTAGACAAGCAGATGTCATGATAATATTATCCGAAGTATTGAACAGTTCTTCAAAAGTAATCCTTGGATTATAATAATAATGTCCGTCATCTTTATTGTTCGAGAGTGAAGTCAGTTTGTTTAATTCCTGCGCTCCCTCAAGATTCTTTGCAATAAGCATGTAATGATAATTGTCGCGAATCAAACCACTTTCTTTGTCATTGTGCTCAGTGAGGTATACCTCATTCGCATGAATGTACTTCATACCTTTCTCTTCGATAGACTGCTTCTTCTTGACCCAATTAAAAACATTACCGTGTTCAGAGAAACATATTGTTTGCATGTTAGCTTTTTCTGCTTCATCGATGTATTGTTGATATTTAGTCACAGAGTCTATAGCCATTGACGTTGATGGATTGCTAGTATCTGAATGCAAATGATAAATTACATAGTTATCCGTATGATCATCTCCTTACTTGCACACTTTTATAGAATTTGTTTCATGTATTATATTTGTCTATTTGTGTTACATTATAATCACCTCCTCAAATCCTCCTATAAAGAGTCAATTATCCTTAATCTCATACTCTCTATAGGAGAACATTTCATCTATAAGTTATAGACACCTTCAACCTTCTTTGCTTCAGGTAGCTGAGATTCAATATCTCGTGCAGTAATTTCCATTAAGTTTTGACGTGACATCTTCTCGCGTCTCTTCATTAATCGAACCGCCTGATGTCTGATTGCCTTCTCGATAACATTTCTTACATATCTGGCATTACTAAAATGAATCCTCAGGTCTTTTTCATCTTGTATGATCTGTTTAAGTTTTAAACCTGCTTCATTTGTAAAGCTATAATCTTTCTCTGAAGACATCTTTAAAGCTATCAGCATTAATTCGTCTGTGGAATAATCATCAAAGTTAATCTGGATAGGAAATCTTGAGGGCAATCCGGTATTAATCTGAAGGAAATCGTCCATCTCGATAGGATATCCAGCCAATATGATGATTAGATCGTCACTCTTATCTTCCATAACTTTTACAAGTGTATCTATAGCCTCTTTACCAAAGTCTTTTTCTCCTCCACGAGCAAGACTATACGCTTCATCAATGAAAAGTATCCCACCCATAGCTTTTTTTACAAGGTCACGAGTCTTCAAGGCTGTATGACCAATGTACTCCCCCACTAAATCAGCACGTTCAACCTCAATCAAATGGCCTTTGCTTAGTACACCCATTTTGTTGAGCATTTTGGATATTATTCTTGCTACTGTAGTTTTTCCTGTGCCGGGATTACCTTTGAAGATCATATGGTAAACCTGTTTGCTGTTCTTCAATCCCTCATCGCTTCGGTACTTGTTGATTTGGATTAATGAATAAATCTCATATATCAGATCCTTGACTTTATCAAGCCCAATCATTTCTTCCATCTCATTAAAAATGTCTGCTGCGGATTCATTATTGTGATTACTTGTTAATGATATGTCCTCATTTTGCTCTAACGGCGCTCTGAGCCCACCATCAGCGTTGAATATAATATTGATCCTTGAATCATTAACAGTAATTTTCCTTAAACTTTCGTCCACAGTCATCACCTCGTTAAGACAGTATATGCTCCTGTGTTGGTGCAAAATGCTTATCTGATTTTATTGATTATGATATATGTATAGTAGGCCGAAGCCTACATTAAAATGAACCAAATAGTTCGTCCAGTTTGTCATCGTATACCTCTGAACTTTCCATTTGTTCCTCTTCGCTCTGCATGGAAAGTTCCGTATCCTCCTCAAAAGGGAGAGGCAATTCGTTTATGTTAAGGCTTGAACCAGTACCAAAAAACAATAGTCTCAATGCCCTCCTAACCACATCGCTTTTATCTTCGTGGGGAGGTAATCTTTTCCACGCTTCAATAAGATCCTCATCTTTATTGGGTCTAAGTCTTGCTCTAGCAGCTATTTCCATGATTTCTTTCCAATCTTTCCATATCCTCTAACTTGAGCGAGTTGATCCATCAAAATCTTGTTTGGAAGATCTAAGTATTCAAAAATAAATCGAGCGGCCCCACCAGCGATTAAGTAGATGTCAAAGTTGGTATTCAAACTTTCAATTTCATTTTTGATTTGTCTAGCTAACGATTTAAATGCTTTTTGAATTAGTGGAACTATATTGTGTCCAAGGTAATTACCTGAGATAACATAAGTGTCTAATTCGTATATAGCTGGAGTATGCCCAGTTAGTTTTTGTATGTAAGTTTGTAATAGCGTGTACGCTTTCTCTACCCCCACTAAAACACTTTTGGATTCTTTTAATATACTGGATTTGCTGAATCCTAGTAAATTCAAAGTGTAAAATCCCAGATCGACAGTTAGTATCTTTTGTTTGGCTGCTTTTACTTTAGCGATTTTGCCATCGTCACCTAATAGATAGTCCATTGTAACACCTAATCCTTGAGGAACTATCTTGCATTCTTCAATAACAGGCTGGACAGTAATGTTGTTTCCCTTACCTTTACGAATCTTATATTCACCCTGATCAGCCAATCCCAAAAGTTTTTGTTCAAATGGAGCTTTTTGTTTAAAGTAAAAGTCAATAGGAAGTCCACTTACTAATTTCACTTTTTCTTTTTTAGCTAAATACCCCAGAGTAGTCTTCATGACCACTTCACTTGTCTCAGCCTCGGCTTTATTATTATTGAGAGAGAAGTATTTAACATCACTGTATTCTACGGCAGCATTTCCTACGAACAACTCATCGTTGTAAATGAAGTGGTCTGATTTTATATTTTGTTCAAATAAGTCTTTAGCTTCCCCAGCTATAGTTGGTTGACGAAAGAACTTTCCTCCTCTCTCACCTTTAGTCCATTTAAATCCAAGGTCTAAATTTAATGTGTTATACAAAATGGTACAACCTCCTTTTGAAGTCATGTACACAGATATACCAGATTGAGATAGTCTGTTCCATTTGTGTACATTTGTGGCCTCTATAGATTGATTGTACCATTTATAATTGTTTATGTACAGTATTATCTTTGTATTTTAAATATCTACTTTACACCCCTGTATCACCCATGATCCTGTAAAATTGATGTTTCATCAGGAATTTGCCTTCAAAAAAGGCTGATATCTCAAGGATAATTCAGTTAGCCATTCTTCGTTATCACAATTTTCACTTCGAGTAACCAAAGCAAGATCAATCATTGAGGATATTTGCTCCCCAGTAAGTTCAACATCGTCTATTTCTACATCGCAGTAAAAATTCACTATCTCATGATACTTGTTTGGATTGGCAACAGCATTTAACTTGTTTTCTATGTATAATTCTAAGTTCACTTTAGCTTCAGGATACTCTTTCTTAATCATGTTGACTGCCTCATGGTATGTAAACTTTCTCAGATGATCTCCATCAAACTGAAAATTGATAATGAAACTATTGAAGTGAAGTCTTCTTAGTATGTAGTCATATGATACTGTTTTTTGATCGAAAATGTATTCCATGTTCAACTTCTTCTCTTTAAAAGCTGGATAGAATACTCTCAAATGCTTATCGAACAGCTTAAACAATTCTTTGTCATTTAGTTTTATCATATATATTTACCTTTCTATTAATATGGGTCATTCTCAGACTGATAATATTCTAAGCCATAGTTCATTTGCCATTCAATCAGTTTTGCTATGTATTTATCGTACTTTACTTTCTCAATCAATCCATTTTCAAATCTTACATTTAATATTTTAGTGTAATTTTGTATTGGAATAACGTATCTCTCCTACTTTCTATTTAACTTTTAAAGGCGTATAACAATCAGAACAAACAATCCATGTACAAGTATCTAGACGATTTGAAAACTGATACCATTTAGATGGCACAAACCATTCTTTAGTGGATATGAATCTAGCTATGGCTTCACAGTTACTACAATATAGAGAATCGGTGTTACTATGTATTCTTGCAGAAGGCTTGTATCCATATATGCCTAAATGCTTCTTTACTTTTTCACTCATGCTGACTCACGATTTTTGCGACACAGTATAGATCGCCTTTTCTAAATACATTTGCATATTCCATAGCTTCTGTTTTTGTATCAAATTCATCAATCCTATATCCAGAATCTAACCTATGTTCCCAAAATGAAATTACGATCCACTTATAATCTACATTTTCGTCCTCGTCTGACAATCTAATTGTTTTATCAAATTCACCCTGTCTGTAAGCCTCATTGTAGTAAGCTTGTCTGAGTGATTCCATTTCTTTTGAATAAAATAGCTCTTTAAGTGGTTGATTGTCCATTCTCAATTCCCTCCCCAAAATAATCATTAATTGCTTCCTCAATATAGCTTTTTCCAATATTCAATGAATAGTTAACATTAAAAACGGTTTGATATACTAATGGACATATTTTCTTTTTGATTTTTACATTGTGGCTGTGAATTACTCCTACTCTTTCGATCCACTCTGAATTATTCTTATAAATGATTTTATATGTAACATTATCACGTTCAATGTATTTAATGACTTTATTTCTGCTCAAAACGCTCCTCTTTTCTATGTAAAATATAAGTTTCATTTAAACTATGTATTAAGAAAATGCTGGAGCCAACTTAGTAATACTACGCTTATATGCCTGATGAACTGCCTGACGACTCACCTTTAACTCTTTGCCGATATCTGTTAATGCATCGCCCTCAAAAAAGTACTTAAATGAAACAACTTTTTCTTTTTCGGTTAAACTAGACTCAATTAAATTAGTTAGTTTATGATTAAACTCATCTTCTTCAACCTTGTCAAAATCGAGATGAGATTCATTTGATAAGACCTCCGCAATAGTCTTTTCACTGCTTTGATCTGCTTTCCCAAGAGGTGTATCTAAACTAATCGAATCAAATGAGCCTCGACACTTCATGTGCTTATAGCGTTCAGCTTTCACAAACTCCATCCATACAACTCGACCAGCATACGTAACAAACTTAATGTCCTTTGAGGTATCATATGTATCAAATGCAACAATCAAACCGTATAAACCCAAACTTACCAAGTCATCTAAATCGTCCGTGTACCCAGCTTTTTTCCATTTGTTTGCCAGTTTTACTGCGATACGAATATTATTGTTGATTACCTTATCCTTCAGCTCTTTACTGTCAGTTTCTTTTGCTACCAAAATCATTGCCTCATTATCAAAATTCGGGTCATACTGTTGTAGCATCATATTAAAATTCATTTTCTCTACCTATTGCATATGCAACTCTGGCACATGCCCTTATTATGTATTTGTGTTGACGATAATTTTTGTAAAACGTATAATGTAGTTACAATAGACTAAGGTTTAACCGGGAGCAGTCATTGCCTTAATTGGAGTGGCTGCTCTTTTTGATGAAGAAAGTGCTTCATTAAGACTATGTATTAACTAAATGTTGGTTCAGGCTTCGCTTCGACCTCAACACAGTCTGAATCGGACTCAACATCGATAATCAAAGAAGTATAGTTCTGATTCAATTTCATTAGCAAGAGCTCAAAATCGTTTAAGTGTCTAAGAGACTTCAAATCCTTTACTTCATGACGCTCAATGTCCCACCCTTTATCTTTACTGTCCTTCCAACGATGCAATCTGATGGATTGGTTCATCTCTTCATCTTTCTCACATTCAAAAATCAAGTTTGCATATTCGTAAGACCCCCAGTGTCTTTCTTCGCTGTACTCTACCTCTAATGTAACTTCAGCATATTCATAACTAACGCCATCATCATAATCAACTTCTAATTTATTCGTATCAATATTCTTACCTACAAAGTCCATCCAATGTTTGTACAGATCTGATACATTTAAATGCTTTACTTTTTCGTCTGTAGTCATAAGATTCTTGAAATTACTAAGAAGTTGTTTATTCTCAAGTGCTGAGTTTTGGAGTACATCTACCAGTACCGCATCCAATTTAGTTATGTATTGTGAATAGTCGTAAGTCTCAAGATAGGGAACCATTACCGATTTAACTTTATCCTCAATGATCTTTGTGACATCGCCGTATGAGCGGAATAGATTTTCAAGTGCATTTACTACACCTTTCTCCAGTTGTTGTTCAATCAACTTCTCTACAGTTCCATCCTCAAGCTTTCTAGTAATTGTATCTTTAATGCTATTTTCAAGTGTCATATATTATATCTCCCTTTTATTTGAAGTGTTTTATAAAGAATGATTAGGCCATCGCCAAACCGTCAATCAGACAGTCATACAGATCTTTCGGTCTTTCTACTTCGTCAAAATTCATTAGGTTAACTGCTCGAACAATCTCTTTCAAGTTCCGTAGGAGGAATTTATAGTCGCTTATATCTAGATTCTCTTCGTTACTTTCCCTAAGTTTACTGTCATCGATTACTGTTCTATCTATGTATACCTTGTTGTTAATGTAGTCATGCACAGCCACAAAGTCTTCTTCAATCTTTTCAATCGTGTGATTTAACACCTCAATTTGAGTTTGCTTTAGTACCATTACGTCGCCTATAGAGAATACATTTCTGCTGAACCCGATCATTCGACTAATCATGTCCAGTAACATTAGGGCTCGGCTCTCTTTTTTACTTAGCTCAGTATTTGAGATAGATGCTTTAATCAACGTGTTCTCAGTTAGTTCTGAGATATGTACAATGTTTTGATCCTTGCCCAATGTCTCTAATATTCCGCTTTCTATTTTGTTCCTCGATACAATCACTTTTAATTTGTAATGCTCTGCAATTTTAAATTTCTTCTCATGTTCGACAATTTGATCAAACGATAACCAAAATACTGGCTCAGAGCTAAAGTCGATCTGTTGTCCTTTTCTTTCTTCGATTTTATCCTCATCAATTTCGGGTTCACTTCGTCCACCAGATGATCCTTCACTTCCATACCAAGTAGAAATACCTTCTGCTTCTGGGGCTTTGTTATTAACCTCTTGAGTGAATTCAATCTCTTTATGATTTGATTCAGATTGTTTGGCTGCTTCTGATTTAATAAAAACCTCATATTGATTGACGCTTCTGATTTCTGGATTCTTTCTTTTAGCTAAGGCGATGCTATTAAGATATTTCGAATCATCCTTATTCTCAGTATCAAACACTAGGAATGACATCTCATTTTTCAATTTTCCCTTGTCTGCATTCCATGAGATAGCATCAATATGCTTCTCAATGTGTCTCTGCTCACCATGTAGAAAACCGTTATTGGCAAGCTCTTTGGTATACCCCGATACTTCCTTTAAGAATGCAGAGTATTTATCATCTCTAATGATGTCTTTGCGATCTGGAGAGGTTAGATTTAAGGTTTTGTCGTTGATATGTAAATCGCCTTTAACATAATAATAACTATCAAGTTTAGTTACCAACCTACCTTTATAAAACACTTTTAGGTCTTGACTGAATCCTGAGTTCAATGCAATCCAACCTTGAATATTGTCTGATTCAATCACACTAGAAAACACGCTGCCATCTGTGTCTGTCAAATTCTTTTTTGGTTGAAGTTTATCGTCACAATAGATATCTAATTCATGTATGTATTTTCCTAGCAATTCGATTCTTTCACGAATCAATGATGCTGATACTTCCGTAAAGTCAAAATTGTTCAGTATCAATTTGAAACCTTCATATGTATTGTCTGTCTCAGTTACTTCTATGTCTGTTTTGTTATTCTGAATCATCACACCAACATTAAAGATAATATGTTTATTCCCCGTAATCACTTCGATGTTGTCGCTCACAGTAATGTTACTGAAGAATCCCATCCCAAACGGCGACTCTGATCTTTGAATGTCTTCATCCCACTCTGACTCAGCTATTGAAAATAGAGCTTGTGAATTCGTTAGTGTCTGACCATTGTTTTCAATTGTGACTTTATTGTTGTAGTAATCTACTGTTACTCTAACTTCGGTTGCTTTGGCTCGTTGGGCGTTCTGAATATCTTCATCAAGGAACGACAGTTTATCTTTGAAAGTGCTCTGTCTTAACAGTTTCAATTGGTTAATCACGTTAACTTTTACTTGGACATTATTCAATTTGCCACTCTCTCCTTTATAAGTTGTTCAAATTAAGATCTGTAGTGCTTCAATAGTTCCTCAACTCTGTTGTGTGAATGTCTGGCTGCTTCATTTCTTGCTAATTTCCAAGTGTCTTCATCTATATTTTTGTCTCTAAGGTCTTCAACTATTTTATTCATAAGACGTTTAGCATTTTGATTTATGCTTCCATATTCAACGGCGTTTAATGGTATCGCACTCTGAGTCTTCTCATTGAACCCAGTGCAGATTCTTCTATCATAGACTTCAGTCTGATAGTAGTATTCAAGCCATTTGATAAATGCATATTCGTATCTCTCTTGATCTGCTGATTTTATGGCTAAAAAATCACTATAATGGTCGATAAATCTTCGCCTCTTTTCTCTTTGAAACAGGTTTTGTCAAGCATTAAGCACTCTAAATGTGAAAATAGTCGCTTCCTTTATGGAAATTTATCGTCATTCCAACCAAGCCAAACATTTTTACGGATTCGCCATTATTAAATGGAGCACCTTTGTAATATTCGTCTTTTCTAAAATAAGTGCCACTATCAATCTTCCAATCTTTTATGCATAGATACTTTTGTTTCATAGAGTAGCTCCTCCTTTTTTCTGTCTATATGAAACAGGTAATTTATCAAAACGCTTTCCTTAGCACATCATAGTGACTTTTGTCAAACTTGGTGTTATACTTTACATACAAAATGATAAGGAGTGGTTGTTATATGCCAGCACCGAAACAATTTGTTAACGGCAAATGGGTACATGGTGGAGCAGCTCAACAGCACATTATAAAGAAAAACGGTGGCTGGGATCAGCATCACGAAGAGCTTATCGAAACAGCCATTAAAGATTTCGCTAAAGAGCAAGTTAGTCAGATGAACGAGAAAGCTAAGAAACCTAGATTAAAACGAGCCAAATAGTTTCTCTCCCCCCTAGTTGTATTGAGGGGGATTTTCTATATAAAACTAGACTTTGATTAACTCTTCTTAAGGATTTCCGTCCATCTAATCTACTTTCCGTATTTTAGAAGTAACATAAGACACCAGACTACAGGCCATAATAAAGTAACTCCAAGTACATTTTTCCATGTAAATCCTTTTAAATTGCGATCTTTCCAGATAGCATACAGTAAAGTGAACGTTCCTATGTAAAGATATAATGGGATAATCCAGCCAAATAGTAATGTTAGCAGACTACTCCACCTTCTTTGCTTTGATTGTAATCTCGAATTCATAATCAGTTTCGTCTTCATCAGCAATACCTTCTAACAGGTCATTGGGGTAGACCATAAATCTTCCTTTGGTGAATCTGGCTTTTTCATGGCTCTTTGGTTTCCTTCCTGTGATAATAGCGTAGTCTTCTTTGCTCACATCCCAAACAAATGATTCATAATCTCCACTTGGCTTACCTTTAAACGTAAATGTTTTTTCTTTCATCTTTAGACCTCCAATAATTCAGGATTATCATGTATGTTTCCTATCTTATGTGGCATCCATTCAATGTCATAACCAGTCCAACCACCATTACCCGCATTAGCTAAATACATACTTAATGGCACTGCCTTATATTTTGATTGGTTTATGTCATAGCATATGACTTTTGCTTCGCGTTCCTTGATTGCCCAATTGGGAGAGAGGATGTCTCCCTCAAATAAATCTTCATTACTCACAACATCCGCCCTCCCAATACTTTTGCCTACTGTTAAAGGATCAACCTTGTACCAATATTCAGTACAGAAATATTGTTCATCCCATTCAACAATGTCTCCAACAATCGCATCGTCACCGATTAAGTACCCGCAGATCCATTCCCCTGTTTCAATGTGTTTACCACGATGTTTATTGTTTGTCATCAATACATCCTCCTTCAATTAGCTCAAAGCATTCTTCCAATTCAATTTCTCCGTTAAAATTTATCTTTCCTACGTAAACATCTCTTCCTTTTGAGTCTGTCGCAAAATACTCTTCTGCTTCTTCGTAAAGTTCTGCCTGTAATTCTTCATCTTCTTGAACTTCACAAGTAATATTCCCGCGATTAAATTCTTGAAACGACTCTATGCATCTAACCATAATCTGATTCATTTTATTTACCTCCAGATAAATTAGATATTCACTGACTCCCCAAACTAATTACTGCTTCCCATTCGCCCTTACGTTCAGAGTCAGTCATTCCACAGTTATTCATTGAAGCATAGTGTGATCCTATCCATCTCACATTTAACATGTCTGAAGAATAACGTTTGCCAGTGTTTGATATGACGGTGAATCCATGTACGCTGTACTGAGCTGCTTGTAGTAGATTCATATTTTCACCTCTAGTAATTTCCTGTTGCAATGGCATAGGCCACACTTCTTTTTAATACTTGAACATCCTTGATTATGTTTTCTTCATGAAGGATCTCGTTTTGTAATTCTTTAATTCTTTTTCCGCACATCTCTTTTACATTCTCAGAGCGCGTAATGAGTTGCTTGTATTTAAGTGCAGCAATCTCAGCTTCATTTTTAGCTTTGGAATATTTAATCTTCTTGCGTTTTGCCAGTTCTGTTCTATGTATTTTTCTGAATTCTTTTTTGTATAACTCTTCAACCCTGTCTCGAAACGTAATCTTCTTATGTTCTTTTTCAATATCTCTTTCGATTGGATACACCGTAGTAATTTTCACAGGATCTAATCCAATATGGATAGCAACTGTATGATTAAAGACATACATGTGAGAATCAACTCCAAATTGATCTGGTACAATTCCAATGTATTCAGAACTTTTCAATAGCGATCTGACATAATCCGTAGCCATCTTTTTGTTTTTGCTGTATTCAGGGAATCTTTCTTGCATTCTTTCGAAGCCATGAGTAGACAGTTCAATAGTTTTAGGGTATTCCATTTGGATCATCTCCTTAAGTGTCGTTTATATATTGTTATATGCAGTGTATTTCTTGATGAAAGACGGCTTTTATCTAAACCACTACTTTACCTTCCAACCGATCATAAGCAGCCTTTACTCGTTCAGAAACTTCTATGTATGTATTCTTATCTTGATACAAATCAATAACTTCACCATTCTCAACAATAAATCGATTGTAATAATATTGAATGTGCTTAGTACTTCCCTCAACTTTTACGACTTGTCCCAATGTTACACACTTCTTAATCTTATACTTTACTTCCTCAAAAGAATCGCAACTCAGATAGCTCTTCATGCACAGTTGGCTGTACTTTTCAATTACACTTGATTTAATTTTCATATGTATTTTCGTTCCTCCTATTTTTCATACCGTTCATCAATATATGTATAACAAAACTCTCGTTCTTGATCATATTTGCCTAACTCATAGCACATCTTCCTATGCGAGTCTCGAACTTTCTCAAATGATTTACTCCAAAACAAATAGTTGATTAACTTGCTTATCATATGTATCCATCACCCTTTCAGCGACATAATTAGTATAGTTGTGAAATTGAATAATGCATGGCTAAAGATTGGAATCAATAAGTTGTTACTCTTCTGGTAATACCAGCACCAGATGAATCCTACAAATACGTAGCCGATAAATCCACTTAGATTAAAATGTGGTATCGCGAACACTATTGAGCTTAACAGCGCAGAAAGCCTGAAACTAAATTTGCTGCTAAGTTTCTTGAATATTATTCCTCGACATATGTACTCTTCGATGATGGGACTTATTGTTACACTATAGATGTAAAGCACGGGAATATTGACGGGCAAACTTATTACCGTTGCTGTCCCAAAGTATTGACTTGTCAAGGAGTTGATAATATTGAATCCTATAAAAGCAAAACAAGTTGAGTAGAATATATTTTCTATATTATTTATGTGTTTAAAATTTTCCAATTCAAGCTTTATCCGATCTTTATTCTTAATTATAAACCATAACAAAATTGCTGGTGGTAGAACAATTAGAGCCAGTTTTAAAATTATCAATCACCTTCTCAACCATCTGATCCCTCCTAAAAGAAAAAGTACAGGTTCTTTATGACCTGTACTTAGTTTATCATCTATTATGTTATTTGTCTAGTATTATCTTTGTGTTTTAATTTTCTTTATTAGATGTTTTGTTTTAATCTTATACACTGTTTTATCACCTGTTACTTCTACGGTTTCTTCGGTGCATATATCCCAGTCATTCTCATCGTAAGAAGGAAAATATGAATCGCCTTTGAATGTATGCTGAATCAAGTTGATGTACATCTCATCTACTAATGGAATAAATTGTTCATATAATGATGATCCTCCTATAATAAAGGATTCTATATCCGACTTATCTATGTATTGTAGAACATCTTCAATGTTATTTACTACAATGCAGCCCTCTGATTTAAAATTGAGGTCAGAAGTAAGAACTATATTTGTCCGATTAGGCAGCACATTCCCTATTGATTCGTAAGTGTTTCTACCCATTACAATATTTTTAAACATAGTCTTTTCCTTAAAGTACTTCAGATCCCAAGGTATATACCATGGAAGTTTTCCATTATTGCCAATCAGCCTATTCTCGTCCATTGCTACAATGATTGATAATTTGCTCATACTGCAATTGGAGCTTTAATGCCCGGATGATGCTGATAGTTCTCAAACTCGAAATCTTCAAACTTGTAATCAAAAATAGAATCCGGCTTGCGTTTGATTACCAGCTTAGGTAAAGCATAAGGTTCACGCTCCAGTTGAGTTTTAACCTGATCTACGTGGTTGGAGTAGATGTGAACATCCCCTCCAGACCATATGAAATCACCCACCTCAAGATCACATTGCTGGGCAATCATATGAGTCAAGAGTGCATAACTCGCGATGTTAAACGGCAACCCGAGGAACGTATCCACGGAACGCATCGTAAGCATACATGATAATTTACCCTCTGCAACGTAAAACTGAAACGCAAAATGACAAGGTGGAAGCTTCATATTGTTGATCTCAGCCACATTCCATGCACTGACAAGGTGACGACGAGAATCTGGATTATTTTTAATCGAGTCAACTACTGCTGCAATTTGATCAACTTTGTCTCCGTTTGGAGTCTCCCATGTTCTCCACTGTGACCCATAAACTGGCCCCAAATCACCATTTTCGTCCGCCCAGTCCTCCCAGATATTCACACCGTTTTCTTTCAGATAAGATATATTGGTATCGCCACTCAAAAACCACAACAGTTCATGAATAACCGACTTGAGATGAATTCGTTTGGTTGTTACCAGCGGAAATCCTTCGGAGAGATCATAGCGGAGTTGTCTGCCAAATACAGATTGTGTTCCTGTTCCGGTACGGTCTCCCTTATGCACACCGTTGTTCAGAATATCCTGTAATAAATCCAGATAGTTTTTCATTTAAGATGCGCACCCTTCACAGGCAATGTAGTTATCTCCTACCTTTTTACTGATGGCAATAACTTTGCCCAGCTTGATATCCGACTCATCTGTAAACTCCAGATCTGCAATACGTGCAACGATAAGTTCAGCAGCTTCCTCCTTACTTGTTGCCTCTTGGCTGAACTCGGATTTTTCGCCTGTTGATACAACCTCATATAAATACGTATATCTCATCATTGTATATTCTCCTTTTATTTTCTTATGTTGTCTTTTGCTGTTTCTCTTTATGTTCAAATGAAAAGGCAGTGGATTAACCACCGCCCATATGTATTAGTTAAATCGCAGTGTTCCCAAATCAATCTGACGCTTGATTTCTTTCTCAATCTTTGGCTCTGGTGCTTCCCATCCATCGGGTTTAATTACTTTACCAACTTCGTTATAGTGTGGCTTTCCGTCTGGGAAAATTTTAGATAGGTTTGCATTATGGACAATATCGAAAATCTCATCTGGAATAACTGATGCTTCTACAAGTCCACCTTCGGCAAAGTATTTGATGTCAATCAGAGCATCAACTTGTCCAATTAGTCGATCTTCAGGAAATGGTTTGGTTAGTTGCTTATCGTATGTATCATAAATTGAACTGATTAGATTATTTGTGAATTCACGAAATTTATCTTTGTCTCCATCAGAAGATGCATAGAGTAACTCAACCACTTCTTCCATGATAAAATTGGCTCTATTTGTAACCAACTTATCATCTAATGCTGTAGGTGTTTCTGGTGCTGGACAGTTAAATGCTTTTTGGAACTCTCGTACTTTCATAAAATCAGTTTTAATATTAATTGAATTTGTCATATTTATGTGCCTATCTCCCTTTTACAAATCATCGAATCCGTTATCATCGCCAACTTTACCATAGTTGCGAGATTTTGCTTCAAAGAAATCAGTTTTTGTTGAGTTTAAAGCTTCATCTGAAAATGGCTTGATCCATGGCATACAATTCACATCTACACCTTCATATAACTTCTCCATGCCCATTAACTTCAGACGTTTATTTGCTGTATATTTGATATAATCGCTCAACTCATCCAGATCAATACTTTGAATGTTTTTGAGAGTATAGTGACCCCAATTTGTTTCAAGTTTAACTGCTTGATCAATCGTATCATAGACATACTCAATGTTCTCAGGTGTGTCCAGTTCAGGGAAGTCTGCTAACAATTGCTTGTACACTTCCGCAAAGAAATAACAATGCTGATTCTCATCTCTTTGAATATACGAGACCATCTGACTTGTTGCCATCATCTTCTGGTCACGAGCTAGATTGTAGAAGAAGGCGAATGTGCTATAGAAGAAGATGCCTTCAAGAATTAAATCAGCAACCATTGACTTAAAGAACGTTTGTGGATTGGGGTTGTCACGGAATTCCTGATAGATATCTGAAATGAATTGGTTTCGTTCTAGTAATACAGGATCATGTTTCCAATACTCAAAGATTTCTTTCTGTTCTTGATCAGATACAATTGAAGAAAGCACATAGGAATAAGACTGATTATGTACAACTTCTTGCTGTCCAATGATTGCTGAGATTGCTTCCAACGATGAATCTGTAAAATACCTTTTAACATCACCTACAAACATCGTCTGCATTGAGTCCAATACTGCAAGCAGAGAGATGTTGATTTTGAATGTGTCTTGTTCTACTTTGCTAAGTTGAGCGAACTGCGAAGCATCCTTGGACATTGGAATCTCATCTGCAATCCAATGATTAAGTAACAAAACTTTGTATAGTTTATACATGTGAGGCATTCGGATATCGTTCCAGTTAAGGATACCCGAATTTTCCCCCTCGATAATACGTGTAGATTTATTTGGTGCTTCCGTGTTGAAGATTTTCTGAATTTTCAATTACGTATTCTCCTTATATTTAACTAGCGCATGACTCGTAGCCTTAAACTGTTAAAGCTCTACTTCTAACATAATAAGTAGTTTTCATGCCAACTCTCCATGCATGAAGATGAAGTTCTAAGAAATCAGTTGCTTTGATGTCCGGTCGAACGTAGAAGTTGAAGCTTTGTCCCTGATCTACATGACGCTGACGGGCAGCCGCCATATTAACGGAAGCATGTTGATCCACCATGAACGCCGTTTGGTAATAAGGGCTTGTTTTTTCGGACAGATCGGGAGCGGGATTAGCAATCTTATATGTGGTCTTTTCTTCATATGAAATTAATTCATATAGTGGATCAATCGATGCGGTTGAGCCAGCAATGATTGATGTAGATCCATTTGGGGCAATGGCGAACAGCCAAGCATTACGGATACCGTTTTGCTGTACTTCGGCTTGCAGTTCTTTCCACTGATCAGTAGTTACATATTGCCCTTCACGATCACCCGACACATAGTCTCGCTTAGCAAAGTACTCTCCTGTGTCCCAGTCAGAACCTTTAAATTTAGGATAGTGTCCTTTTTCTTTGGACAGTTCCATGCTGGCTTTTACAAGTAGATAATTAATCTTTTCATATAAGTTATCGTTATACGTTACGGCTTCTTCAGACTCCCAACTAATACCTTCGAGAGCAAGCAGATGATGCAGTCCGAATGTTCCTAATCCAACAGCTCTATACTGTGCATTCGTGTATTGTGCTTGCAGTACATCAATATTGTTGATGTCGATAACATTATCTAGCATACGAGTTTGAATTGGGACAAGCCGCTCAAGAACATTATCTAGCACTGCTTTAGACAAGTTAATGGAGTTAAGATTACATACCACAAAGTCGCCGGGAATTTTAGAGATAATGATACGCGTTTGACCGTCTTTGGTTACCAACTCTTCTTTTTCAACTACAGTAGGAGATTGATTTTGCATAATCTCTGTACAAAGATTCGAGGAAAATATCATTCCATGTACACCGTTAGTGTTTGCGCGATTCACTGTATCACGATAGAACATATACGGTGTTCCGGTCTCTAATTGAGATTTAAGTACACGCTTCATGATGTCAATCGCCTGAACAGTGATTCTCTGTAGTAGAGGATGGTTTACTGCTTCTTCATATTTTTCTCTGAAGGTTCCTTTGCCTAATTCCTCGTCATAGAAGTCTTCCAATCCAAGTGATCGTCCATTGCTATCTTTCCATCCCATAATAGACTTTACTTCATGTGGACAGAACAAACTCCATTCTCCTCGACTCCCTACCCTTTCCATGAACAAGTCGGGAAGACAGACGCCATGGAAGATATCGTGTGCTCTCATTCGTTCATCGCCATTATTGAGTTTCAGATCAAGAAAAGCTAGAATGTCACGATGAAATACATCCAAATACACCGCAATCGCACCTTTGCGTGTACCGAGCTGATCTACACTAACCGCCGTATTGTTCAATTGACGAATCCAAGGTACTACACCCGAGCTTGTATTTTTGTGTCCTCGAATATCAGAGCCTCTTGCTCTAACCTTGCCAAGATAGACTCCAATTCCTCCACCTGTTTTACTTAGTCGTGCTACATCAGTATTTGAATCAAAAATGCCTTCCAACGAGTCATCTACAGTGTCAATGAAGCAGCTAGACAATTGACCAGCAACTTTTTTACCTGCATTGGACATTGTTGGTGTAGCAGCAGTCATATACAGGTTACTCATTGCCCAGTAGGATTCTTTGACTAGATCCATACGCTTATCTTCAGGTTCTTGATGCATTAGATACATCGCAATAACCATATATCTTTGTTGTGGCAACTCCATTAGCTTCCCATCAAAGTCATGTGTTAAATAACGCTCTGTAAGGGTGAGTAATCCAATATAATCGAATAGTAGATCATATTCTGGATTAATGTACTCTCCCAGCTCTTCAATCTGTTCCTTTGTATAACAGGTGAGAAGTTCTTCTCTGAAGATTCCTTTTTCAACAAGCGTTTGAATCAGAGGATAAAATGAACCGTATGGCTCATCAACATATGATTTATATTTTCGATTGTTTGCGGCCTTTTTATAGAGCTTTGTCAGTAGCCCTCTTGCAGCAACAAACTTCCAGTTCGGTTCTTCTTTTGTAATCAAGTCTAGAGCTGTCATCGAGAATGCTTCACTGATCTCTTCTGCTGTTACCTCATCACGTCTTAGTTTACTATTAACACCTTTGACTAACTTCTCCTTGTCTAAGTCAAATCCACTCATTACTCTGTCTGCATACGTCTTAATTCTATTCTCATCAAAAGCTAGTTGTCTGTTATTCGGTTTGTTTACTAATCGGGGCATTAAAATCCTCACTTTCAAATGTTTATATCTTTGTAAAAGAATTATTTCATTAAATCATATGTATTATTTATGTGTACATCTCTTCAACTTCTACTACAATAATTCTGTCTCCAATGTTCAAAACATGATTTTGTTTAAAGAATCTAGTCATTGCGTATTCAACTGCAACCTGTTTCATCACATGAGTTGTAACTGGACTATCTCCTGCCATTTCATAACAATCTTCCTCGTCTACATTCACGCAAAATTCTAAATCTTCATACTGCTCTCCAAAGTCGTGTTGCAAATATACATTATACTGCACTATCATCACCTCCTTGAATTAATCGTCCCAGAACTCAATCAATTCTATAATGAAATTTACCAATAGTTAAACTGTATCTACCAAGATATATATTGACATATGACTCTCTTTCATTATCGCCCCATTCATCGTTGGCGTTGAAGTTCATACCAATAAGAAGGGTTCCTCTGTCGTAACAATGCTTCTCAATTCGCCATCCATATTTAGAATACATTTTTTCACCTTCTATGCATTTTATTTAACTGTCTCTGGTGTGGAATACTACTCGACTAAACTCATTCCAAGCATTACTCCACACCTCTTCACCATACTTATCAAACTCATCGAATTGCTTTTTTCCTATTTTCTTTTTCATTGTTTTGCTAACATAAGCATCTTCATGCAACAAGGGTTCATTATCTGTGCCAATGTCATCTTTAAAACATTCAATCAGCACTCTGGATAAGCTAAGTGTTGCTTCGTTTAGTTGAATTACTTCTCCACTCCTTACTGCTCTCTTTTTCTCTTTTCATTTCGAGATAAGTTTTAACTTGAAAGTATTCTTTAACGCTTGTTTCCATCTTACTACTGCTGAGATGTTGTCGATCAATAGCCATATTCAAAGCATCCAAGCTCTTGTTTAACATATCTAGTGATTTTTGAAGCCGAGTATTTCTATTCATCTTCAACACCTCTTCTTTGTTGTTGTTTACTCTCTTAGTATAAGTTGATAATCACGTTTTGTAAAGTATTATCTTTGTCTTTTAAAGATGTTTATTTGTTTATTCAATCCCTAGGCGGTAGGTTGAATTTAATAATACCAAACAAAGTATCGTTTGCGCTTCCGGTAAAGTTATCCAATACGTGCTCACTCACTTTGTCTATGTGTTCAACAATTAGTACATTGTACTTTTGATCGTAGTGCATACCGCCCAATCTAAATACAACCGGAATGCTTAATGAAGAAGCTGCTGTTGTAATTGCCTGAACCAATTCTGATTCGTGCTTTTCTCTAATGGTATTGTATGTTCCGTTCGACAGAGTAATTGTATATGGAGTACCGTCTACACTAAATGTAAATGTATTGTTGCTTGCTGTGATTGTAACTTGATTATGGATATCTACAGATCCCCATGCTTGCTGTCCGTATGTAGCTATAATTCCCATCTCCTCTAATATTCTAATGGTTTAATTCTTTGTGAAAGGTACACTTCATTTACTTATCAGTATCTATTTCAATTTTCCATCCACACTTACATGAACGAAAGAATGTATTGTCATCTATATTTAATACACCTTCCCCGTTCCCAACCTTATCATTTCCACATACCTTACAGTTTGAATACTTATCTATCAATTCTGCTGCTTTTAATAGGTTCATATTTTCTCCTATAGTTGATATCGTTTAACTGTTTCTTTAACATGGGTGACTTCAAATGTGTCAAATCCTGCGAGCCTTACTTGTTCGGCAATGATATCTGGAGAAGGCAATTCCTCATGTTGTGTCACGATTGTATCTGCCTCTTCTCCATTCAAAGCAACATCTTCGGCGTTCATCATTTCAAGAAGAAGATATTCGTAAGTTTCTTCGTCAAAGAGTCTCATACAGTCCCTCCTACTCGTTACGAGCAATTCCAGCATTAGCCCAGAATACAGCCTGTTCAAGATTTGTCATTGCCAAGGATTTCTCACGACTATATGGGACTGATTCTTCTAGCATATATGCCAGTTCCTTTGCTGCATTGCGAATCTGCTCATACTTCTGAGGTTGTCCTTCTTTTGGGGAATGGTAAGAAAAGTTGTTTTCAATAGTAACGTTGTATCTATTTTTTGTAAAGAAAGCTACTTCACCCACAATCATGTGTCTAAACCTATAGGTAAAATCGTTATAGATGTGTTCAAAGTTCCCATTTGGAATACTCTCAACTTCACCAATTAAGTTTCCTGTACCTAGTTCAACGCATTTAATCATTTATATTTCTCCTTTAATTGTTTTGATAAAATTTGACTTTCATGAACATTTTCACTTCTAAAAACCCTTATGTATCAATACTTTTCTGACTCAAGCAAAGCTAAAATCTCATGATAAGCAGTCATTCGTCCAAATCTCCTTCCATGACTACATCCCATCTCATAGCAATCATCGAAGTTCCCACCTGCCCATTCCTCAGGGTTGTAATCTTCTTCAATGTCCTTATTGATGTCATCGATATACTCTTGTAGTACATCAATCTTATTTCTTAGTACTTCAACAATATCCATATACACCTCTCCTTAGCTGTTCAACATCTCAGCAATCTCATTAAGTTCAAGTTCTACTTTCTTATCATCAGACAAAAGTTTATCAAGCTTCGACTCCATAAGTTTAAGTTTTTGTTCTTCATCTTTACTATTAATGAAATCGAGTTTAGATTTTAAATCTCCGATCCAATCAGCAATATTGTATCCACTGATAATGTATTGATCTAAAAGTTCCAATTCAATAGCTGAAGCAGCATACGAGTTAAGTTTAACTAGTAAAGAGATGAGTTGTTCTTTAGTCAAAGTTTGAATGTTAATTCTCACTCCATCTAACTCAATAGAACAATTAGTTACAGGAGTAAACTTTTTAGATTTACTTACTGATTTCTTCTTTTCTTCAATCTGCTTTTTCAATTCAAGAATCTTGGAATCATTTAAATTTGCCATTAATTTTCATCTCCGTTTTCGTGTAGTTTTCCATTTGTGAGATATTTGTTCCTGTATCTTGCTTGAAACTTATTCCAAATCTCTTCTAATGTTCCTCTGTAAAGTATATTTTCTTTTGTTTCATATCCGCTTCCCCATCTGGATGGTACTCTTGTCTTAGTTGCAATAACATAGTTCTCGCTTTCGCGATTCTCTCTTTTCACTTCTGCCATACCGTCTTTATGGTTCTCGATGTAAACAGATGTGCCGTAAAACCAAGCACCTTCTTTCTCTTTTACCTTATCGATGAATCTGTTTTTATCATAAATAATATATTCATCTTTACTTTCATCGTAAGGAGAGTAATGACTACTTTTTTCTAACAAATCGAACATTTCTGCGTAATCATCAGTGCACTCTTCTGTGATAACTTCAATGATTCGATCTCCTAGAGATTTTATATTCAATAGATATAAATCTTCTTTTTTGCGATAGTTGATTGTCTTTTTCGCAAAGATGTATTGTTTACCCTTGTTGACGTTCACGGTATAGCTACTCTGGCGAACATCTTCGGGGCTGACCCATTTTGTGTCCCAATATTCAAACCTACCCATATATACAAACTCTCGATTATCCTTGGTTCGATAAGTTGCTCCAATAATTAATTCTTTAGATTTTATATAACTTTTCTCATGTAGGATATTATTATACTTAGATATTTCTTTATAGTCTGGAGATTCTACGGGTAAAAGTACAAGGTCTTTACCATCCCATCCGTAAATGAATTCACCCTCAAGTCCCTTACCTTTAATTGAGTTGGCATTTTCTAGTATGTATAACAAGTTCTCAATTGTAATTTCAAACTCAAAACCTCTTGGATCATATACACGCACATACGCTTGACGATGGTTCCAGTCAGATACATAATCTCCAACTTTCTTATTCAACACAAATCCAGATGTTGGGATATTCTCGTGGTCAACAGGGTCAATTTTCTTATCTCGCCAATTCTCCCATGAAGTCTCTTTGCGAACCTTTCCTTTTACATCATAATAAGTAACGTAAGCCAACGTTTTGGTATATGTATTTTCTCTATTCTGAAATCCTACTTTAATTTTCTGTGGTACGAATATGTTCGTTTTTATTGTTAGAACCTCCCCAATTTCCTCATTTACCCTGTTCAATAACTCTAATTATTTCAAAATATTTCTCGTTATCTCCCTTGTGATACTGCCCCTTACTAATCCAATCGCTACTAAACTTACCGTACTTTTTCTCATTGTAGAGCCACTTCATTTCAGTAATCGCTTCTTTAAAATTACTCAAACCTGCAAACAAAATGAGGACTGGAAACAATAATGTGGTCATTATAATTGCTTTTTTACTTGAAAACTGGTGCAACATTACTCTGTGCTCGTTATAAAAGTACTCATATGTTGTATTCCACTTTCTCTTCCTGTTGGGGAAAAGATGATTATGCTGTTTCTTAGTGATCTCGAATTTTTTATAGCCGCGCTCTTGAGGATCATCATATGTATATTCTTTTTTACTCAAGTATTTATAAGCCTCCTTTCCTATGAAATACGCCTTTCATTGAGAATTCATAATTCGATTGAGATCGAAAAAACCCCCGACTAGAAAGAAAATAACATAATACCCTGCAACAGTAATTGTAATTCCAAATAGCTCATCCAAACCGCTTATGCAAATTTCATCAAATCCGACCAGCGATAAGACCCATGCCAATATTAGAGCACTAACACACTTCAGATAATTATCCTCCTTTTAATTGATAATCTATATTTACCGACAGATATTAAGATATTTATTGATAAACTCAATCAGCATGTCCACATCTTGTTCTGTTGTTTGTTCATTAATTATAAATTTATCAACGTTAATATATTTACTGTAATCTCCACCACCATGATATTCATCAGCAACAAGAATCTTCAACTGCAAGTTGTCTGTAATCTGTAGTAGATGGATGTCACTGCCTTCTGAGATTGGGAAATCAATTTCATATTTATCAATTTTATTTTCATTAATGTATTCATTTATGGAATACAAAACATCATCACATTGATCCTCATTAAAGTAAGAATTATATCCGGGCATTTTATTTCTAAAGTAGGCACTAAGTCTATTGTTTAACTCAGTTCGATTTCGCTCAACTACCCCATCCATTGATGCAACTAAACCTACTTTTTCAGCCTCTCTCACATAGTACCAGTCAGCATATTTTGTCATTTATTAATTCCCTTCATTATAAAATCTCACATTTATCAACTTTCTTTGTTAACTTCAACGCTGATAGATAGTTGGCTTGCGACAATATCAGTCAAGTTGTCAGTCAAAACTTTAGACACTCGCTGTTTAAAAGCATCTCTTGACCAGTGGTCACTTCTAAATGAACCGTAGAGTTCTTGCTTAACAACATCTTCAATCGTTCGTTCAATATGAGCAACCTTGTTAATCTTGCTGATCTCTATTTGGACGGTTTCTTTTATGATTTGGAGAATATCATCTTTAGTGATTCCTAATTCATTATGTATGTAGTTCTTTACAGCATTGTATTCTGCTCTAAATTCTTTAGGTGGTTTGCTAGGAACAGTCTGATTTTTTCTATCTACCGGGTTTTCATTCATTCTTTAATTCTCCTTTTCTCCGTCAAATATATCTTTCATAAGCTCTATAAGTGTTCAGTTAATTTTCTTCTGACTCTTCAAGCTCATCAATCTGTATGTTCAATTGATCAATCTCAATGTCCAATTCAGCTACAGTCGCAGCCATTAGTGCAATTTGTTGTGTTAGCCTATCCCTTTTTTCAACTTTACTGCCCAGTTCTTCAATGAGATCGTCGTATTCTTTCATATTGGACACTCCTTCTCAAATTGCTTGAGTAAATTGGGGAGATAAACTCCCCTCTTATTATTTTACCCCTTCTGTCTTGGTTGTTGGCAGTTGAATCATTGGAGTATTTGAACCACTTACATATGGAAGTGCTCCATCCCATTTCTTAATTGTCTCGTATTGAACGAGTTGATTAGAGAGTGATTGCTGAAGCTCATTATTTGCTTTAGCTTGACCCTCCGCCTCGATTAAGAGTTTGTCTGCATTACCTTGTGCTTCTACTCGTTTGCGGTCTGCTTCTTTCTTGGCAATCTCTAGCTCAGTAGTCTTACGCTCTAGTTCCTGAGAAGCTTCGACTCGCTTATCAATTGCTTCCTGAGTCTTAGCATCTGGTTGAGGAACACCTACGGTTACGTTTGATACGATAAAGCCCAGTTCTTTAACGTCATCAGCGAAACGTTGTTGAACATCTACTCCTGCTTCAGATGACTTCTCACCATAAACATCAATTACAGTAAACTTAGAAATACCTTTACGAGCTGCGTCACGGAAACGTGTTTTCAGATATGTATCCTCAATTTCTTGAATACCAATTGGCCCAAATGTATTAAAAATAGATGATACCTTGCTTGGCTCTACTTGATAGTTATAGGCAAAATCGATTGTGATGTTTTTACCGTCAGACGTAGCAATTTGAATATCTTTGTATTCAACGGTTTGAATTCGAATAGGATACTTTGTTACTTTGTCAAAAGCTCCAACCAATTTCCATCCTTGGCTGAGAGTACTATCCTTTACTCCTCCATTTGGTGAATATACGACACCAACATATCCATTGGGAATTCTTGTTACAAAGAAACTCAATAGCGCTACTCCCAGAATAATTACCAATCCAACTGCAATTGCCCCTACTTTAAATGTCTTTAGTTTCTTCATTTGCATTCTCCTCTTGTTTAAATTCATTGTATTTGTTAATGATTCTGCTTCCTACTTTATTGAACACAGGGAACATGAGCGTCCACAAGCCAAAGCCTAGGATGAAGATTAAAATGAGTCCTCCAATGAACGGCATTCTTTTCCTCCTCTATGGATGAATCCAAGCACAAATCTCATCTGCACGAAGTAGTTCACAAAGTTGATTTAGATTACACTTTCGTTTAACTGCATCCCACATAAGACCCTTATATCCAAACTCTTTCTCGCAAAATTCTACAGCTTCATCTACTTCCGTAAACGATTCTTCTCCGTTCTCCAAATCAATAATCAACATATTTTCAAATCTCCCCAGTGTATAATTTGTTAATCTCCAACTGATCGTGAATAATATCTAATGCTTCCTGTAGGCCAAGAATTTCGCCTTCGTATGCTACGGGATCTGACTCTTTATAATAGTTAAGCGTAATCTCAATCTCTTCTTTGATCTTCTCAATCAATGCATCCATATATGTATGCCTCCTTTCTAGAAACGAACAGTTGGATAAGGATCGTATATATCTTTCTTTCTGCTTTGATACAAGTTCCAGTTAATAAACTCTTCAGACAGTTTACGGCTCTTCATCTCTTCCAGATTGGCAATCTCAATATTGATTTGTCGCTGCTTTGTTCGTAGAACTTCAAGTTTCTTCGTAATATCGAGGTAGCTCAACTCAGGATACATTTACTTACCTCCTTCATTTAATCTCTTCAAGATACTTTTCATTGCTTCTCCAAAAATTAACGCAGACTCTTTTGTGGATTTCATTGCTTTATTCATCTGTAAGACCAATTCGTTCATCTCTCAATCTCCCTTCTCTGTGAAACCACTATTTTATAAACTTTCAATTCGCTTATTAGCTATTTCTATGTATTTTTCTTCTGTTTCAAATCCAATAAATGCTCTATTATTCTTTAAAGCTGCCACTGCAGTCGTTCCGCTTCCCATGCAATTATCTAGAACAACTTCGCCCTCATTTGAATAGGTTTTAATCAAGTATTCAAACAGTGCTACAGGTTTTTGTGTGGGATGCAAAGCTTCTTTTTGCTTATCGGTAGCAAACACCTGAACGCTCCTTGGATATCTTTCAGTGCTACCACCGCCACTAATGCCAATTTTAGTCTTGCCGTAATTACTTCCGTCCTCTTGATGCTTAGTGTAGGAGTGTACCGGAGTATGTCCTGTTGTTTTCTGAGGATTGTATGTAGGAAGATTCTTGTAGAACACTAGTACATTTTCATGGGCCTTCATAGGCATTTTCTTGGCATTTAAATGTCCAGTAGCAGTTGTTTTCTCCCAAATCCATTCATACTTGAGCATCTTTAAATTGCTGCAGCCAAGGATCTTATCAAATGGTGTTTGTGCGGTCAGTACAATAGCTCCGTTGTCTTTTATGATTCTGCAGTATTGTTCCCATAAGAGTTCCAAATTGATAATGGAGTCCCATTTGTTCTGTGTAGTACCGTAAGGCAAATCACAAAGGATCATGTCAATTGACTTTTCAGGTAAGAGAGCCATACCTTCAAGACAATCCATTTGGTAAATTCTATTAAGCTCAATACTACCTAATAGTTCTTTGTTCAAATAATCATCCTTCCTTTTTTTCATCAAACTTGTATTTTATTTAAACTCAGCACTACCAGTTTTATCCTATATCAAATATCACAGTACCTTGGCATGTATTACTTGATAAGGTCTTCTCCCTATGAATAATGATTGAAAATATTCCACACAATCCTTCATAGAATTACCTTTATATCTGTAAGTACAGTTCGTTGTTAAATCCTCAATTTCAACTTCCACTTTTACAGGTTTACTGACAATCATGTTCTGACCCCTTTCTTTATGAAACAGTTCTTTTACCTAGATATCTGGATTAAGAAAGCCTTATATATCAAGGATTTTTAATTGTCCTGATCCGTCTTTCCATTAATCTATCCTTCAGATCATAAAATTTGTTCATCCTGTCATATTCTTTATGTCGCTCTATATATCTGACTACAAATTCCGGTCTTTCATATGCTACTGGCCTACTAAATACGACTCTGCCAAAAATAAATTCTTGTGCTTCATTGTCCATATGATCACCTATCTATGTATTAAAAAGTTGTACATCCTTTGCGATATCTCTTGCCTTTATATTTGAATCGAGCGATGAATGTACGAACTAGAATCAACCCTTCATTTACTCGCTCAATCACAATTACACCTTTTTCAGTCATCCATCTTAATTTGCCTTGTACATTTGGAATGGAGGATATCATCTTAATGAGATATCCCACTCCAACATTGCTTTGTTCACATCTTACTCTTGCGTGTTCCGAAACCTTGATTCTTACCTTTTGGTTGCTCATATGTATTACCGTTTATTAGACTTGCGTTGAGTACGTTGCTTCTTAAACTTTGTCAACACAGATCCTTCCTTCCGACCATTTTCTGCTGGCTTAACATATTGGAACGTGAAGCCTTTTTTAGCTGCTTGTTGTTTGGCTGCATTAACAGCACCAAGGTAGTCTGTAGGAAGGTTGTCGATTACCACGTTTTGATTGTTGTTAGTTGCGATTCCGTAAAATTTCATATGTATATTTCTCCATTCGTGTATGTATTATTTTATTGTTTAATTAATTCTCTGTAATCTTCAATGAACAATTGGCATGTCTTAATCACTTTCTTCTTTGGTCGATACTGAGTCCAAACGTTCATATTAAGTGAACCTACAGCTTCAACCTCGGTAAATACTGGTACTTGGTCATAATACTCTTCATCTGTTTTAAACTTCATCAACTGTAAACCTCCACAATCAATCTTTACTGTGTTATTGGTCTTACCCATCAGTTTCTTGTCTGAGATGAACAAGTCTTTAATTAAGAATGTTCCGGGCTTGAAGTTGTTGCCTGAGTATCTAAAAAACTCTGTGAGATAGTTGATTAGATTTTCATTAACACTGTCAGCACTAAACTCTAAGTCGTAATATAAGGTGTTATCAGGTACAAAATCTTTCAAATGATTATTCAACTCATCTTTTAGTTTTTGCAGATTCTCTTTCTTTAGACTTAATCCTCCAGCACCGGGATGACCTCCAGTATGTTCAGTACTATTACACTGATCCAGTAAATCTAACATTGAAAAATCATCTAAGCCACGGAAGCTTCCAGCGTATGTATACTCATCTTCACCATCACCTATTACAATTGCGGGTCTGCTAAATTTCTTTAATAGTTCTTGCGCTACTAGTCCGTTCAATCCCTTACCGATGGTTGTATCGTAGATGATAGCCACTTTATCTTCATCTTTAATGCTGTCTTTATGCCTCTCTAATGCTTCAGCTTGAACTACTTTACGATGTTCGTTTAGTTTGATTAACTCTTTAACATATCCTTTTGTTTCTGGTGTAGCTTTGTCACACATCAGAAAGTCAATTGCCAACTTAATATTGTCTGCCCTCGTTGCTGCTGTGACTGCTGGACTTGCACCATACAGAAAGTCTGTTGATGTGAGATTCTTTAAGTCTGAGTTCATTGCTTCGAACAATAATTTCAAGCCTTCATGTCGCAACCCTTTCAGTGACACTTTTGCAAAATATCTATTTTCCATTTCCATCATCGACATCATGTCTGCCATCAAAGTGAATCCCGGTAAGTCGCTCAATTCAAGCGCATGTCGTGTATCCATATAGTCGTCTAATACTTGACACACTTTATAAACCAACAGTCCACCTGAAGCATTTTTATTCGGGTATTTGCAATCCTCTTGTTGTGGATTCACTAGAATACAGTGTGGATTTTCGATATCAATTGAGTGATGATCGATAACCAGACAATCAATACCTTTATCAACCAGAAACTTAAGGGGTTCTATATCATTACTGCTACTGTCTACTGCTATGTATAAATCTGTATCATCTTCAATCTGTTCAATGACGAACTTGGAACCGTGTCCTTGGCTGCGTTCAACATATTTGATCTGAACATTATCAGTGAACCTCAACAAAATTTTATATAGTATTACTGCTGAAGAAATCCCGTCAAAATCGACGTCAGCAAAAATTACAATCTTCTCACCGTTCTTAATCGCTCTCACAATCCGTTCAACCAATTTATCTATATTCTTTAGTAGATACGGACTGTGTACCACATTAGAGAGTGGATTAAGAAACTCATCAATATTTTCAATTCCGTTTATCTTGGCTAACTTTGAATATGTATTATCGTATGGTTCAAACGGAATTTTAGGTTGCTTTTGTTTCCATGCTATGGCAAAATCACTCCTTTGTCCGAATTTATTGAATAACTATTTTGAATTTTTCAGGCAATGTAATATTCTCACTATTATTCATCCAACTACTCGTCAACCACTTGTCTACCAATCCTGTCTGTTTGTTGATGATTTTGATATTTACTTTTCTCAAATCAATCACTCTCCGTTTCAGGTTAATTGGATAGCATGTCGATCTAGCTTATTTGTTCTTGTGAAAGAGCAGTTTCATTTAAACCTTTTATTGATGTACTTGAAAGCAATCATCCACAATAGAAATGTGGTTGCACCATACATTGCCGACAATTCAAAGACATGTGATGAATATGACTCAAGTACAGGTTTAGCGAGATTGTTCATCGTAACCAATCCAGCAAATAGAGCAAAACTAGCAATTATATTTTTCAAGTGAATTTCTCCTTTAGTAGAGTCTATAGTTTTCTGTTTCATGTCTGTATCCATACTTCTTAAATACATCTGATATAACATCTGCGGCTTGTAGCCTCAGTTCTAACAATTCAATCCCTGTCCCACACTCTATGTGGTTATCTTTTCTTTTCTTGAGTTCTTCTAGTTGCCACTCGTATTTCTTAATTTTCTTCTCGATACCTTCATTGACTTGTTTCATTCTGAAGGTATAGATTAATGTATCTTTCGCACAAAGGTACAATTTTCTTGAAATGCTCTTATTCTTCTGCATGTAGTACTGAATCATCCATTTGTATGTAGCTTCTTTTGCTTTTTTCATATCTTCAAGTTTGCTATTTACTTCACTTGTCTCATTATTAAGTCGAGTCAACGTATTGTCATAGTCTTCTTGTAGCTGTTTAACAGTACGATAACTTCGTTGTCCATAAAACCTCTCATATGGATTAAAATGAACAAGTTGAGCATCGTCCATCATTACGCAATACATTGAAGACGATGAGCTAGTTTTTACAGTTACATTCTTGTTGCTTAATTCTTGTTTGAAAAATGAATCCAGTAACTTACCTATGTATTCTGTAAGATCATGGGTGTCCATCTTTCTCTGCCCATCTTCGTAAACACTCATGATTTTGAAAAGTGAATCCTTTCTGCTGATAACTTCAGAAGCTTTCTCAAAAAACAACTGAGGATTATTGGCTGCCTGTTCAAGTAATGTTCTTTGTCTTCGGAGTCTATCTTGTTCAATGTCTATTCGTTCGATGAAATCCAGATGCGTTCTAATCACTTTTTCACCACCTTTTCGGTTACCACTTAACACTTGGCAATCTATGTAGTTTTCTAACATATCTTTTTACTAACCAGTAACTAATTGGATCGCGAATCTTCATTCCTTTATTTTCAAATTTAATGATACCTACATGAAAATAACACTTATGTTCTTCATTCTCAAAGAACTTCGGATAATGTCTTAATGGAGTCCATTCATACTTATTCCAGTTCTCCTTGAATTGTTGATAGTTTGCCCATCCACAGCTTTCCGTGCTGCTCTTAGTCATCGAAATGTGAGTCAACCATGGAATAAATGGAATCGCAATTAGTACATAAATGACCAAGAAGCTTGTAATAATCATTTCAAATTCTCCTTTTCAATGAAAGTATATTTTTACTTAGATTTCAATTGCGCCAGCATTTGAAACATGAAGTGCTCTAACGTATGTGCCATCACTGTTTTCACGGGTATTCCTGTAAAGCTTGGCTACTTTAATCACTTCTTCTTTATCCAAGTATATTCTACCTTGGAAAACATCATTGATAAGTTGTCCCTTGTTATTCAAGTATCCCTTATCTCGAACTCCTATGACATAAATCTCTTCTATGCTATTTGTGATATGCATCTATGTATTCTCCTTTTGGTTTAATTAATTTAGTTCAGGCACAAGAGTATAAAATGTGTCGAAATTATCGATCCTGGCATAATCAATAAATCCATCCGGGAACATAAGTTTGTATCTTGGAATAGATCGTGATTTCATCGACCCATTAACAGTAACTACTCCTACAATGACTGGACTTCCTCCATGTGTATGATGAGACTCTTTGAGTGACCAAAGCGCATTATTAACCTCATACCCATGTTTCTCAGCAATATCTTTTCCTAGTAACGGCTCTTTGGGGACTACCCTGACAATGCCTTCATTCATTCGTCTTCCTCCTATTCATAATAAAAGTTTTCCAAAATGTTTACTCAGCCAATTCGAGTGAGAATTTAACTTGGTCTTGCGTTACCCAGCCAGTTGCATTCTGATTAACATTGTGACAAAAATACAGATCAACAGGGAGATAGTCATCGCTTGCAGGCTTTGTGTCTAATATCCATAACATATCTTCTTCTTCCCAATTGTAGCAATCTAATTGGTCGTCTTTTACCCAGCAGATTCCGTCCAGAACAAGTTTGTTTTCTTCATTGTGTCGGATATTAGGTTTATAAAAACTTACGCCCTTTTCGCTAATTTCAGTCAACATATTTGTCCCTCCTTATCTTAGTAAAACTCTTCTTTTATTAAATCACTGCAATGAGTCAATAATTGTCTGAACAAATTCATCAAGCTCATATGCTGTTTCTGTGTCATTTGTTTTCTCAGCAATCTCATTCAACTTGTTTGCTACTGCTATAAGAAACTCATTATCTGCTCGCAATTCTATCTCTCCTATTCCTTATGAAATTCAAATTTCAAATAGATTTTTACTTCTCTGTCAAACTGACTGTGATTTGACCAGTAGAGTATGTTGAATCTTGATTGATGATCAAATTTGATAACCCGTGTTCATCACGTAACTCTTTCGCAATTCCAAATATCTTCTCATCGAGCAATTCAGTAAATTTTTCAATGTCCAATTATTATCGCCTCCTCGGTACTGTGTTGTTATTCAGTTTCACTCAAAGGTTTATCAGGATAAAATCTATCATCTTCGCTATGAGTATCACAGGCATTTACAGGAATGAAGCTGTCTTTATTATCAGAGCCACTTACGCGTCCATAGATATGTCCCGTATATATTGCTTGCTTGTCGCAATTAATGTGGTCGCAAGTTTTCATTTTTGTGTCTCTCCCTTAGTATTATTTTTTATAAACTCGCAACTTTTCTTCCAAGTCCCCAAATGTAGTAGATGTTTTAATTACAGCCAACCGAATCTCTTCTAAAAGCTCGACAGGAATATTGGCATGATCTAAAACCGTCAACGCCCAAGAAAGATGGTGTGAGGCGTTCTGCATGTGAACCAGTGACTGGTATGCATAATCATCAAGTTTTCCGTTTTCTTTGAACGCTTCATAGTTTGGTTGATGAGCAGTGTAACTTCCGAATTCTGCTTGTTTATTCATTTCTCATAACTCCTTGGTTTTTATATAATACAAAATTTGTTTAATTATTTTTGTGTTTTACTTGATTTTGTAAAATTCTTTTTTACAGCACATCCAGAATGAATGGTTCTCATTTCCGTTGTCGTCTTCTATGTATGTTTCCTCATCTATCGCAGCACAATCGTCGTATCTTTTTAACCTCAGCTCGTACATTCCCCCAACAGTGACTGGAACATTTCTAAGCTTGTCTACGATTTTAACATAGGTGGCTTCCTCCTCATTTGTTGTTGGCACTAAATCAGATTCGCTTATCTCAACATACATTCGACCATCCCTTTCGATCTGATATTCATATTATAACTCTATAACAACATAAGTCAAGTATTATATTTGTGTTTATTATTTTGAATGAAAACTATATTTTATCAACTCACACATCAGTCAAAATATCCATCATCTTTTCAATAGTTTCATCATTCAAACCATTGACCTCTTTCCAATCATTCACTAAGAACTTTAATGGTGGACACTCTAGATCCCACCAAGATAGAAAGCTAAGCTGTTCAAGTTGCTTTACAGTAAACATTTAACACCCCTTATAATTAGTTTCATTTGGAAAATGTGCAAATACAATCATCCAAAAACGTATTGAATTGTTCTTTGCCCTTATCAACAGGCGACATCTTGTCTGCAAATATATCTTTATTATCATACACATAATAGACTCGTCTACCCTTAATCTGCCTCAATTGATTTAAAACAAACTCTTCATCCTTACCTTTATCCCACAAAAACACTAAATCAATATCAATCCCTAAATCTTTGAGAAGTTTAACCTGAACAGGAGACAGTCTATCTCCCTCTATGGATACAGAGTTTTTAATTCCCCATCCCCATAAGGTCATTGCTGTTTTTGCACCCTCAACAATGTACACTTTTTTCTTATCTTGAATATGAGCTCTAGATCTGTGTAAATTAAATAGTTCAATAGCTTTGCTACAAGGGTAAATATACGAATATTTTTTATGGGCAAGTAATTCTTTATCTTGACCGACATATCTACCTTTAACGCCTATTAATTTCCCCATTGAGTTATGAATAGGTATACTCACTCTGTTCGTGGGTAAATGGTATCCAATACCAAACTCTCTTTGGGTATGAACATCTATTCCTTCACCAATCCAATCGTACCACCCATCTAAAATGAATTCATTTAAAACTCTGTCGTCTAGAACTGGATTGCTTGTCACTTCATAGATTTTAGGACGTTGCTTTTGTATATCCCTAAGCCACCAATTCCAATCGGTCTTCGGTTTCTCGTTAGGAAAGTTTGTTTCAGTGTGTTCATAACCTAGAGAGTTACATATGTAAGTTTTAATTTGATACAGTTTAGACCTGACTTCATCGAAGTTTTTACATTCGTATAAAACAAATCCAACCAGAGCATATATGTCTCCACTTATACCTTCTCCAACCAGTTCTGTATGAAGTGTCTCATTCAGGTAAATCTGTGCTCCCCGTGGATTTTTCGATCCGGGTAGTCTAGCTGTGACTAGATCGTCTCCGCTGCGTCCTGATTTAATCTTTATATCTAAACAGCCCAACTCTTCTAATAGCTGCCCAATTGTGCCTTCATCATATATTCGTTCTTTTAATAGTTTGAGCGAGTCAGACACATAACCTCCCCCTGTTAGTAATTATGATCATCGTAAACCGTTGTGAATCCAACTTCATACCATGTATTGATTCCAAAGTAAGGTTTTAACACCAATACCTTTTGCCCAGTTTTGTTATCTGCTCCACGTCTATTCTTTCCATAGAATAGCAAGTAATATTGATGTCCCTTATCTCGTTTAAGAGGTTTATCTATGTATGTTTGAGTAAAATCATCCCACTGATTTACTAATAACTCATGTTTACCACCTTCGTATTCATCATCCCACATAAACCTGCCCAAAATTAACACAGATGCTTCGTTCTTGATTTTCTTTGCATCTCCTAAAGCATATTCATTGAGGAATCTCATCTTTAATGCTGTGTCTGCGAGTTGGACATTGATCCATACAGCTAGGTTCAACCCGCCACCATTAGGACGTGCAAGTTTATATATCTCCTTCATGTCTTCCACAAAACGTTCCCAACGAGCCATGCTTGCATCGCCTTCAGATGGCTTACCTGTATCTATGATGATCCGCTTAAGTCCTCTTGCTGCATAATGTTTAACAAGTTTTTTCACATCGTCCATGATGTAATTTTCCATGAAGACAAAAGTAATTAATTTTTCATCCCCGTCACACAGATCTTTTACCCATCTTACGGCCTTACGAAGTCTTTCTTTTTCATCATCACTAAATCCGCCTTCATTAAGTTTTTGCCTATCGACATATTCTTTCGTTCCTACACCCATCGCTGTAACAATTAACGCTTTTTTAAACTCAGAGATCGACTGCTCATTTGCTATAACTAAAAGTTTTTCTTTGTGCTGAATACATGACATGATAACTTTGTTTACAGTAAGACTCGTCTTACCACTACCACCGAATCCACCATACATATAAACATGCCCATAATCCCATCCAGTGGTAATCTTAGTCATTCGCTTACTCTCATAGAATGGTAACCCAACCGTAGGATTCTCATCCCAGTCTGCAATTTCTTCGTCTAATCCTTCTAGCAAAAAATGCTCATCATATTTGTTATCACCGTCAATCCCTAATTGAAGAATCTTATCATTCCAATATGTATGTAATTGCTCTTTGGTCATCTTTTTGTAGTTGTACTTACCCTCATCCGTAATGACTCTTTCTCCAAAGTATTCAATCAGTTTATTGATCAGATTGTACTTTTTCACTTCGCCATAGTAAGCATCTAAATTATCCTCTTTGTCTCTTACCTCCGAAGATAGTTCGTGTATTGTTTCGAATCCTCCATATTTTTCATAGGTGGTAGAAGTATTTGTTTCGGCAACTACCTGTGAGACTGATATGTCGTCAAAAACCTTGATTCCTTTTTCAGAAAGCTTTCTTCCCAATGTAAAAAAGAATCCGTAGGCCGTGTTCATAAACGATTTATAATTTAGCTTTTCTTCAGAATAAAAATTATAGTTATCAGGATTTCTCCAGAACAAACCAGTTAGGTATCCTTCGGCTGCAACGATTTCTCTACTTAATCTCTCTTTGATACTTGACACTTAATCCCCCCTATAAGAAGTCTGAAATATCATTACTGTTTGTCTTTTTAGGAGTGTAAGATATCTCTTCAATAATCGTAACTTCTTTGTTTAGCTTTTGCTCTTGAACTTGTCTTTCTCTATTTCTACGTCTTACAAATGCTTCGTTTAATTTACCAATCATTATGCTTATACAGTAATTTATTGATTTAACATCATTTGAACCGTCTAGTTTGTTCTTTAAGCTATTTCTAATCGTAAGTTCTGATAGGACATAGGCATCTAACATAAGTGAGAAATCTGGGCCAGTTCTCCACTTTCTAATTCTTTCTCCATTTTTAGTTTCGAATCCAGCCCTCAAATCTTTAAGCCTAGTAATATTTGATTTCGGGATTACAGTTAAATCATGAAGTTTTTCTATGTATTTGCATAATACATCCCAATTTTCATTTTCAATTTTGGTGTCTTCTACTTTCTTTTGAAACAAAGTAGCACATTTCTTATGAACTTTATTTTTCTTACTGTATGTTTCACCTTTCTTGCGTATTTTTTTACCATCAGGATCAAATTTATCTTTTGCATATTTATGTTGTGTTTCCACTATAGTCATACTATCATCTAACATTGAGAATTCATTGCAATATTTGCACTTAACTGGTCTAGCCAGTTTAATCACCTCCTTAGAATACAAAACTTTCGAACTCAGGTAATCTTAGCAAGTTGTTTTTGGTGTATCCTCGGTGTTTAACTACACACTTAATGACAGGATCAATGTAAACTGTATCCTCTGTCTCTTTCTTTTTAAGTTGCTGGAATACTCTATATCCCGCTTTTCTCTCGTTTGTACCAACAGCTAAACTCATTACTCCTACTATTCGTTTACCATCAGATAAAAGCCATCCAAATTCATTTTTCTTGTATCCAGCAATGTAGTATTCGCCTACCTCATACGCAATTACCTTCAACCATTTATCAGATCGCTTATCAACTTCATATTTTGAGCTGATATCCTTCAAAACTACTCCTTCAAGTTTTTGCTGCTTAGCGAGGTTGAAGTACTTAATTCCATTTCCTCTTATATAGATCGATTTCGCATAGTAATCATTGTTTACGAAGGCATTAGATAGTATTTCTTTGCGCTCTATAAGAGGTTTGGAAATCACACTTTCACCTTCAAAGTTGATGATATCGAAAGCACAGAATGCAACCCTATGCTTACTCTTCTTTGCCATGAACCGTTCCATGACAAATTCAAAGTTCGGCTTACCATCTGAATCAGTAACGATCAGTTCTCCATCAAGCGTTGTTCCTTTTTGAATTGGTATGTTTTCAACCAACTCAGGGAACTTGGCAGTAACATCATTGTTATGTCTTGTGTAGACTTTTACCTTATCCCTGTAATCGATGATAAGGCGTATGCCATCGAGTTTAAGCTCTGTTAAGTGCAAATCACTATCGAATGGCAAGTTGTTTGGTGCTTTGTATAGTAACATTGGAGAAGTAAACATATTAATCACCCATTTAAGTATATCAAACGGGATTATACAGTTTCATCGGTAATATATGTATAGTTTTATATACTACACTTACTCACTTTTCTCCATAACTTCGTGATCCTTATTTTCTTTATCTTTATTATTATAGTGTTTTAATATATCGTCTACTGTTTTAAACTCTACTTCCACTTACAATCAATCCAATCTTTGTTTATTAATTTTCTTCGCATTCATTTATTTCTACAAATCGCTTTGTGCCATCATCTGTATGACCGAAAAACATGTTTGCTGGTCTAGCCCATACAAGGTCATCCTCACCAATGTAGACAACTAGCACCTCTCTGGTTTCAGTGTGTCTTGCTAGTCTTATAAGTTTGTATAATCCACCCTTATAATGTCTAAATGACTGACCCTTGTTTTCCTCGAAACTCAACAAAATCACCTCCCTTATGATCTTCCATTCTCCGTATATCTTCCATTTCCTTATCCTATATTCTGATGAAACTGTACTTTTACTTAGAACTTCTCTCAGAACGTTTTTTTATATCATTGCTCTACCCACTTGTGCTTCAGTGCACCTTTACGCTTCAATCGCAACGCATTTTCACTTGGCTTGACAAACTCTTTCATCATAGACATCTTTCCATACTTGTCGTATTGCCAGCCATCCTTACCTGTACCTCTGCAATCGGGACAAGCGTAACCTGTATCCCAAATGCTTGCTCGTTCAACCCCTCCGCCGTTGCACCATTTGCAGTCCGGAAGGATCGAGAGGAGATAATCTTCCGACTCCTTGAAAAGTTCCCATTGTGTATACCAGTACTTTTTTAATTCTTTTTTTGTTTTGCGTGATGTCAATTGAATATCCCCGTTATTACGTTCATAATACTTCCAGTGTTTATCTATGTATGTGGTATTATTGATAATTAGCTCCTCCTTTAATTTTATGTTACCATACATATTTTTATTCTTCAAGTATTATTTTTGTCTTATTAAATAATCTTCAGTTCCATGTCCAATGCTAACGCTAACTTAATTAACACCTCAATACTGGGAACATTATCATCCTCAGTTAAATCGACAATTGATTTTTCACTAACTTGAGCTTTCAGTGCGAGATCTGTATTACTAATCCCCTCGTCTGTTTGTTTTCTCAATATAGCCACACATAGTTTGGCAGACAGTGCGATCATCTTCTTTCTAACTTCTGAATCATAATCAAGCGATTCTTTAATTTCAGTCCATCTTTTAAGGTTTTTAACTTCCACTCTTCATCCTCATTTCTATATGAATTCAACCTTTTATAGATATCTTCTTTAAAGTACTAAACGGATTCTTTTCTTGCTCTGTTGAAATGCGTTCTGAACCGATCTAAAACCCAATCTCGGTCATAATGATTATCGTCAGCGACTTCATTACATGTCTGCAATACTTCATCTACAAGTTCGTCGATACGCTCTATAGCTTTTTTGTATAGTTTTTTATCGTCATCCAAACCAGCCACTCCCTACTTTTTGTCTTTAATCTTCAAGTTTCTATGTAACTCCAAATCAAGAGCTCCAAATACTTCTGATTCAATCTCATATTTCTTAGGCAATAAATCTTTGGGAGACCAATTTGAATAAACGTTTCTCATATGATCGCCAAAAATCGAATACATTTTCCACCCGAAACGTTCCATCTTTGCCATTGAGCCATAGTCAATCTTAACAATTGCAGGGAAAACATCTACGTCTTGTTCCTCCTTAATCCTCTTGGCTAGTTTGTATGAAGTTTTAGTAATTAAAGCCTTATTCCCTCTGCTCATATTCTGATTGACCAGAAGTTCCATGACTGGCTTCCACTTGTCGTTGTCATACTCTTGTCTAATTTCTTCCCATAATTCATCATCTTCATCACTGTGCCAATCCCACGAATCCGCTTTGAGCTTCTTGAATAAATGGTAATGCTGCATATTATCTCCTCATCTCTTGAATAATGCTTAATTTATCTTCTGTCTACCAAATAAATTGTATGGCCTATTTTCTCCAATTCATCTTTCATATGTATCGCGAACTTCTCTGCAATCGCTCCAGACATACCATATGAACCACTCAACCATATAGCATACTCATCCTTGATTACTACATCTACCGCTGTCGACCATCCCCAAGGTTGCTTGCTGTTACCCAGAGCAAATGACATTTCTTGAGGTAGATTGCTCACTAGCTTATCAACTTCTTCTTCTGTTATCTTTCTATCTGAAATCAAATCAATGCTCCAACCCATATTCGCCTAATCTCCTTTCTGTAAAAGTAAACTTTCATTTGATTATTTCAACAGAGATTTGGCATAAGATAAGCTTTCCACCACATTTCCTGCTCGTTCTCCTGCTAGTACTTTTTCAAATTGATCAGTAATCCATTTTAACGCATCCTTAAGTTCATCTACGCGCGGCTGAACTTCATGTGTTTCACTTACTGAAAATGACTTTAGATCTTCCACAGCTTCACCCCCGTAAAACCTATTTGCGTATCGATTTCAGTACCTCTTCTTCAGACCATCCCAACTTATAAAGAGTCAATGCTCCTATTGCTGCATCCATGTCACCATAAGTTACAATTGCTATTTCTTTTGCGAAATCGTACTCTAGCTCATGTGTCCCCGTTAAAAATTCTAATACATCTGCCTGTTTTTCATTCAAACTCATTTATACTCTCCCCTATTCTATGTAAAAGAAAGATTTTAAATAAACTTAAAGTCACTCATTTTGAATGTGAAACCGCCATATGAGCTGCTAAGTTGTTTTGTTACGGCATCGTCAAACTCCACCAAATACAAGTCTTCAGAATTGCTTGTTCGGATCGGACTCCCTTTTATCGTTCCTGATTTACCAATAGCATCTTTCCAAACTGTTGAATCGTTAATTATAACTCTTTTGTTCATCCCTACCTCACCCTTTTCTCCGTGAAAGGAAAATTTCATATTGATTCTTAATGTTTTTTGTCTTTAGGTAGCGCCAATACAACCAAAATACCAACTACAAATGTCAGTGCCATCACTTTCAGCATTTGAGACTCAAATGTATCAGAAGGATATACTGATCCCATATATATCTCTTGCTCCAACTCTTCTAAAAAACGTTCATTCAGTCGAAATAACTCCGCACCAAATATATAAAGTAGTCCTTCAATAGTGATTAATCCAGCTAAAACAATGAGTCCTATCGACTTTGCTTTACTCATTTCAAACCTCACTCTCCAAGAATTGTACGTTTCATATTAACTAGCTAAATAGAGCTCCTTTTGTGACTTCAACCAATAAAGACTTGGTTAACTCATAAGGTAAGTTTAAAAAGTCGAGTCCTTTCTTTTTTGCGATTTCTTTTGCTTCGCTTACCACTGCCTCGCTTCTAGCGGCATCAAGAAAGTCATGACCTTCCCATGTAATTCTTGTTGGAGTAAAAGTAGTTTCTTTACCGAGAGAATGAAAATCTTGAGTTTCAATTAAGCCAAAATCCCTAGTAAGCCATACATTATGCCAAAAATGATAATCCTCAACTTCTGCAAAGTATTCTTCAAAATTTTCCTCCCATCCTTCTTCGATACATTTAAGTATATTAATTATCAGTTCCATATCTCTTTTCATGTTTGTCTCCCCGTTTCCATAAAGTATTTGTTTCATCTCAATATAATTTTTGCCCTTTGCCCACTGTCATTTTCCAAGCGCTGATACATGGATACTCAAGTTCTTGACTCTCTGTAAAGCATTCATTGCATTCTCCAGCCTTATAAATCTCGCATTTCTCACTAACTATTCTTCTCAATAGTTTTTTCGAAATTACCCTTGCTGTAGGGCCACTTATGTATCTGTCATCAGTATGAACAGTAATGTATTTTGGATCTAATGTCAGTTCATGTGCTTTCTTCTTTGGCATAGTCTAACTCCTTTCTCCAAGAAAGTCATATTTTACAGAGTTTTTATATATACCTTTTAACTCGTAATTCAAATTCTTCTAGAGCAAGCTTACGCTCATGAGGATCTCGCCAATCATTAATCATACTAAGTTCTTCGCTGATTGATTTTTGTACAGCCGCTTTTATATCGTCATCTAATCTGCTTTGGTACTTCATCTGTACATCAGCAATACACAGAATCGACCAATTGTCTTGAAAATACCAACTGTCTCTATACTCAGCTATAGCAGCATCGACACTTAATCCCGATTTTAACGATTCTTCAAAATCCATATAAAAATCCTGAGCTGTGTCATTATCTTCTATTTTAGAACCCCACGCACCCATCTTTTACATCTCCCCTTTTTATCAAACTCACATTTCATTCAACCAGTTCCCATCGTTCATTTGAGGAGTTAAAAATCAATTCCTCTGTTGTGTACCATGTTTTCCCTTCGTTTTCTGAATCAACTAGAACATTACCTTCTTTTTTAAACCAAGTGCCATCATTGTCTTTTACTATGTGTCCCAAACTCATCATACTGAAGGCTTCAAAGATATTCATATGACTCTCCTTATAAAAGATTCGTGTTATTGTCTTGCTTCATATACATAGACCCAATTCGGATAATCATATCCAAGTCCATGAATACTAATCCTACTTCTATTTAAGATGTTGTCATTGTAAAGCGTTGATAGCATCTTACCGAGCTCCTTGCATTTATTTGCTCCGAATGGCTGGATTGCATGTTTAGGATTGAACTCATCTATGTATGCATCCACAAATTTAACATCTAAAATGTTAACTGGGCCATTCTTCTCAACATAATCCTTAATCCATTCTTCTTTGATAATAGTTCCTTTCTTTTTCAATTTATCACCTCTTTATGAAACTACTCTTTCACTTGAACTTCTAAAACACAATTATCCTGTCGTTAAAATATACTCCGATCTCACCATCTTCGAATTTTAAAGATACAAAACCACCTGTCTTATCAATTTCAACCACAACGCCTTCGTAATTCGCTAAATGACCCATAACAGGTCTGGCGGTAGCTCCCATATGTATCACTTTATCGTTATAATCTCTAAGCATATTCCTGTCTCCTTATAACCATATCCTACCTGTTCCCCATCAATGTAGCGTTTTAATTCATCAAAAAAGTGCTCAGCGGAGTCGAACTCGTTATAGCCAATTCTGGCTGCTATTGCATCTGCAAACTCGTTAGTACTTGTATCGATCCCTTGATCAGACATCCATTTATAAAGTTCGCTCATTAGTTTGTGTTCCTTATTTTTAACTGCCATATACTGTTCAAAAGTTTTCATAATTCCTTTGGTGACCTTCAAGAAATCTACCTCCTTTCTTCATGAAAGACTAATTTTACTTACTCATATTCATTGCAATCCAAGATAAACTAAGTTGGTTAATCCCTCCTTTCTTTTATTAATGAAGTTAACTTCATTGTTTAATTTAAAGAGAATCCCAAACATCCCCAATTCTTTCTTTCATTTGCTCCTGTTTAATTTTTTCAATCTCTTTTCTTAAACTGATTGCTTTTTTGTGCACTTCAGAGTAGTGATTGAGTTCTTCTTTTATATCCTTACTCAATTCGAACCCGTAAGAGAATCTGACCTTTCCGCCTTTTCTATTGAAATTATTGTCTATTCCCCTAGCTGCTCCATATTCTGAATCATGAACTGTAATCATTTTGTGATTGGCAAATATAGTGCCGAGTTCTCCATAAATGTACCGACATTCCTCATCTAAAAACTCAGGTATACGATGCTCACTATAATGCGTATACGTATGACTATTTTCCTTCAGATGCCACCATAGCACTTCCTTTTCAATGTGTTTTTCTACCACATCTGAAACGTTAGACACTAGAGTTTGAACATCTTTTTTCAGCAATCTCAATTTTTCTTCTCCTAGCTCCGCAGCCTTCTCAGCATGTTCAATAACTAGTTTTTTAGACTCTGTATTATACAAATCTCTAAAAAAAGAGATAAGTTTTTCTTTAAATATTCCCTGTATTTTTTTTAATTCAACTTTTAAACCTTCGACTTCTGCATTTTTAGTTTGGATTTCTTCATTAAAGTTTCTCATGGTTTCGCCCCCTACATATTATCAATTAATTATTCAACAAATATGTCTCCATTTCCTGCTGTCATTCCATTTATATCATACTATTATTATATTATCTTTGTGTATTAAAGTCAACACCCTTCTATTTTAATTGTGTTATATCAATTCTTAAATATTCAGTCAGAATCAGAGTTACATCTACCTTCACTTTACTCCACAGCAAAACCATCTTATGAGTGTAACCTCTAATTGAATATTCTACATTTAGACTGTCGCTTGTCTTCGCTGCTTCAATGATTTTAATACCATTACTTTTAAAGTAGTTTTTCAACTTATATATCTCGACAGTTACTTTTCCCTGTATCTCATCGAGGTGATTAGTGTACACAGACTTCATCCTCATATCTGAATCGGATATTTTCTTCTTATCGTTTTCAATTATGGTCATTAGATATGGAAGTTCAACATATCTTTTCACAGCTTCTAACTCCTCATGCGTCTGTCTCAAACGGATCTCCACCTTCAATGATTTTTACAGAAACCAAGTCATCAAAATTGAGAAGTTCATAGCCTGTTTCTGTTTCCAATTTTATTCTCTTTCCCGAAGCACTAACGGACGCTACTATACCCTTAATTATCCTATTACCATACTCATTAAAAATTTCAATGTCTGTCTCCAAAGTATAACTTAACGACATACGCAAGTTAAGAGAAATAATCTCAACTTCGTCTTCGTGTAAAGTTGGTCTTGTTGTAACATTATCCTTGGATCGATGCTCAATAATTCTTTCTTTATGTTGTGGCAACATCATGCGACTTGATTCCCATAGTCCATTTGCTTGCAATTTTTTACTCATCTGTAGTGTCCTCCAATTTTATTTGATCTGTCTATGGCTTGACCAGCAGAGGTAATAGAACTTGCTCTGAGTATAGCTATATCTCCATAACGATCTTTGATATCATCCATTACTTTATCTATGGCTCTCTTCTGTTCTTGATCATCAAATAATGACATTTGATATGTCTCAGCATTAGAAAGATTGGACAATGATATCCCCACTCGTCTCACAGGTTGACCATCCCAATGTTGCCGAAAGATCTGTTTAGCTATCTTACATACATCTACGGTTATATTAGTGGGATCTGGCAATTTGACCTGTCTGCTAAATCCAGTTGGATGATCAAAGTCTGCACCCGATAAACTCATAGTAACTACGCTGCCCATCAATCCCTTTTTCCGCGCGCGTCTGCAAACTTCCGTACATATATCTTGTATTAAAACATCGATCTCCCACTGTTCTGTATAGTCTCTAGGGAGCGTCATGCCATTGCCAATATCCTTTTGCACACTATGGGTATTTATGGTTACAGGAGAGTCATCAAGTCCATTTGCCACTCTCCAAATAACCTCACCATTTACACCCCATTTGCTTCTCAGTTTTGACAGTGGAGTATTCGCAAGTTGTTTTATTGTACGAACTCCCATTTTCCACAAATGTTTTTCCATTCTCGATCCAATACCCCACATGTCACGAATTGGCTTATCTCCTATGTGCTGATGAAGTTCTTCTTTTCTAAGAAAGAATACTCCACCTTCTATTTTCTTCGCGATCATATCGCAGCAAAGTTTACTCATCACTTTGTTGGTCGAGATACCAGCTCTCGCATATACACCCGTTTCATTGTAAATCTTATCTTGAATTTGTCTTGCTAAATCAATTGGGTCATTACCGAAAAGATGTAGAGATCCGGTCACATCACAAAACAGCTCATCGATGCTATAAGGCTCAACTAAATCGGTAAACTCCTCAATAATGCTCATAATTTGAGTCGAAACCTCTATATATTCTTGCATATGTGGTCTCACAATGATCAACTCAGGACACTTTTGAAGTGATTGCCATAATGGTTCAGCGGTTGACACACCTTTTGCTTTAGCTAGAGGACATGCAGCAAGTATTATTCCCGAACGTCTTGCTGGATCTCCTGCAACCGCCAATGGTTTGTTTTTGTACTGTGGCATTTTAGCCTTTTCAACACTGGCGTAAAACGACTGCATGTCAATTAACATAATTGTCCGTTCTTTCTTCGCCATTACTATCACTCCCATAATTAAATAAGAACGTCTGTTTGTATATGTATTATACACCGAACAGACGTTCTTTATGCAACAGGAAATTTTTGTAGTTCGATTAAACATTAAATTGTATAATACAAAAGGTATTCTATTTCACATAACAAGGGAGAGTTAAAATGAAGGACAAGTTAAAGGGACTAGTAATAGGTATCTTGATCGGTTCCACAATTACAGGAGCAACTGCTTTTGCAGCAAGTGGAACATCGGTTAAGGCAGTGATTCAGAAGATTAACTTATATGTAGATGGGACAAAGAAAACAACGGCAAACGTAATTACATACAATAACACTACATATGTGCCAGTTAGAAGCATGAGCAGTGCATTGGGGCAAAACGTAGCTTTACGCGATAATAACCTTTATATTGGGAAGATTCCTAAGTTAAACATTACGGAGAAAGAAGCAGTAAAACTTGTTAAGAACAAATATGGCTATAATAGTTCATATTTAATCGTTGAAGTTGATAATGAAGTAGATAATCAATATGTAGTTCATGTTTATGAAATAGTTATTGATGATGAGAAAACTGGCGAAGGTCATACAGCAACATATGGCTGGTATTATGTCGATAAATCAAGCGGGAAAATATCATCAATGTTCTAAACAAAAAAAGGGCTCTTTAATGAGTCCTCTCTCTTTAAAACTTGTCTTTCATCAAGTTATTTCTCTGTAATTCCTTTAATAAAACCTCCATATGTAGTGATGGTTTCTAGTGTAACCTCAATATCATAAGTTTCGTTTTTAACTGGATTAAATGAATCAGATGGATCTAGAATCCAACCATACTTATGTCCATCTGAGTTTTTAAACATCATTATATCTCCCTTTTGTGTGCTGATTGTTTCTATGTATGTCTGATTAAAAACTATCTTTCTGTCTTTTTCGCAACCAGTAAGCATTATCATTGCTGCTACCAATAATAAAACACAAATTCTATTCTTCATTTTTTATCTCCTCTATCCGTTAAACCCATATGTAATGTCTAGTTCAAAGTCATATTGCGGCCTCAAATTGTATAATGTCTTACCTACTTTTCTAATATATCTACAGCAATTGCCCGTACCGCCTTTTGTCCCATCCCAAGTTGAAACGATAATCCTGCTCTTATCTACCATATACTCATTACGTTTCTGCATCTTTGCTACATGATAATCACCAATGGGTACACCTTCGACTTTATATTCGGGCAACTCGTCCACATAAACAACCTCATCGGCTACTTCAATCATCTTTTTATACCAGTGTTGAGTCTCACGATCAGTCCATTTAATTGCTTGGTTCTTAAAAGGAACAGCTACAACATTTTTGATACTTGAATGTACTGTGTTTTTTAATCCCTGAACAGTCCAAAATGCTATCTGGTCAAAACCGATTGCTCCACCAGATACAAATCTTTCGATTCCATCATTCTTAATCAGCTCTATCAGAACTGGTTTTAACTTTTTACTTATGTATTTGGATCTTTCATCTGCGAGACTGTAGCAATTCCCTAGCTTATTCGGTCTATGTCCTGTAAATGAAACAGTTTTACGTTCTAGTTCTTCCTCTGCTTTCCTTTCCTCTCGTCTTCTATACATTTCTTCTTTTCCTTCAGGAGAATTTAAGTATACGAAATCAACTATTTCCCTCAGCCCCTTTTAAATAACATTGAATCTTTGTAGTACCGCAATCAAAATAAAGGAGATCATCATTACATAAAAATATGCCTTATGTGAGAACTTTGACTTGTTTGTAAAACTTATAAAGCGACTAGGAAGATATACTAATGCCATCATTCCCAACATACTCAATGCTGTATTAAAGTAGTTAGCCAGAATAATTTAAATCTCCTTTCTCTTCGAAATGTTCATTTGATCAATTCAATCGTAATACTTATAGTGCATAATTACCTCCCGATAAATAAGTATTCCAAACAATCGTCTTACAACTACATCTTCTCCGGTATAAACTTTTTTTGTTTTTATTTTATTAATTACATAATACTCCCCATGATCCAAGTCTAAGTAATCAGTCATCACGAAATTTTTCAATGACCGCTTAACATAAACAGGTTCATGATAAGGGAATATGTTTCGTTCACGGTATGTAGTTGTTAAATTGACCAACAATAAATTCACCTTCTACGGCTGTCCTATATTCAAGTTTATATTTTTCCTGTCCAAGTATGAACTGTCCTTTTTCATTAATGTAACCTGCTCCCATGGCATATCTCCTTAAAATATGTATTTCAAATAGATTCTAATAATATACTAAACTCTTTAGATAATTCGGTCTCGCTGCCGTAAATGTTTTCGTATTGAAGTAGTAACTCAGATCCAGTAGCTTTAATTTTAGCTAAAAGGATTCTCGTCTCAGTCAATTCTCTAATTGTCCGACTAATTAGCATGTCATCATCGTTTGGAGATGCAGGAATACTCAGCCTACCTTTGCCGTTTATAAATCTCGTTAGTGCTGAGTCTGCTGAATGTAGATTAACGGGTGAATAGAATTGCTCATCAAATTCCGCTTTGTTCATTTTCAACCTCCTCCCCACTGTCCAAATCATTCAATTCACAACTTGAATCAACATAAAGATCAAAGCTCCGCAAGAAAACTGCTTCTGCATCGGTCAATTCTTCGTCCTCTTCTAATCTATCGTGTAACTCATTGGCTAGATCAAATAGGGAGTTCATCATTCCATCAAAACATTGATAGTTGTAATCTTCTTTCTCCTTCATTAGCAGCTCTTCCTGTTCTTTGTTCATAGTTTCATCCTCCTAATTATATGTATTTATTTATTGTGAATCCTTTGCACTCATTAATCTCATAGTTATCTTCGAAAGTATACTGAATGTTATTGTCTGGATTGCTACATGTCTCAAAGCAGCCATATTCTTCTTGTTGAGATGAGTCTCCGCATTCATGCCAAAAATATTTACACTTTAGACAGACGCTGTCAGTATTTACTTTCATTAAGTTTCTCCTTATAAAAATAGTGTTCTTCTCCATTTGCATGAGTCCATCGATATATCCATCCGTCTTTTTCTAGCAAACCGATAACTTTATTAAATGACGTATACTCACTGAAACGGCAAAGTATTTGCTCCCTATTATCAGTTGAAAATCTCCAAACTTCATCATCTAAGAAAACCGTGGCTGAAGTCTGTTTTGGTTTATTTTGTATGTCTAACTCATTGGCTACTAACAACAATTCCTTGGAGAGACTTCTCAAAGTTTCTGATGACCAATGACTTTGGCTAAACCGCAATTCATTAAATAGGTAGGGTAGATTATATAAGCTTTCGTCAGCGCGCTGTTTACTTATTTTCCCTCGTACGAAGTCACCATTAAAATCAGTAATACTGTTATTTGTAAACATAATGTCTCCTTCCCATTGTTAGTGAAACACGCATTTCATTATCAAATTTCTTTTTGTTCAAATATAACAGAATTATTTCTTTCAACCTTTGCAATGAAGTATTTATTAACGAATTGACTCCATCCATCACCGTAAACCACGACACCTTCTAAATAAGGATTTTTTTCTTTAACCTCACCCTTATCTATAAAGAATTTCCCTTCGTTTTGGTTGTAGTAGTGAACCCAATCTCCTTTAGATAGAATGGTAGTATCCACACAGTTATATTCTCTCATTTCCCTCTCCCTTTCTCACTGAAATAGACCTTTTACAAGATCGTATAACTTGCCTCTAGGTTGCTTTCAGTTAGTTTAATAACTTCGTCAGAATGTTTGCCATGCTGATCGCAGTATACTATTGCCCCGTCCCCATGTCTCCTTGTCACATACCACTCATCGTCTTGTGCGTAATCCACCCTTGCAACTTCTCCCGTAGGAAGTAAATCTAGTAGCCCAGATAAAGTCAACATCAAAATTATTCACTCCTTCTCAATCTCCCATTAATTATCTCCTGATACTCCACTATTAGTTCGTCTGGATTTTCAAAATACTTTATAGAATCAGTGTCATGTAAATCCACAATCAATTGCTCCTCTGAGGCATTGGCAAAATATCTTTCAATTGATTTCTTCATCTCTTCGGCATTTAACTTCATTGTTTTCCTCTCTTCCTATCGCTGACAAAAGTTCCTTTAGGAGCAATTTCAATTTGAACAATAAAGTCTCTCTTTTCTAAATACTTAATATCAAGTTTGCTCCAGTATCCAATCAATCCATCAACGACAGGAGATACATATGCCACGATACCTAATTTATTTAGCACTCTTTCACACTTTTCATAATCTTCTGAAAGTCTAACTATGTATTCCATGTTAACCTCCTTTTTAGTTTCCCACAAAACAATCTTGAATACTTTCCCGCACTTGTTTTTTCAAGTCTATACCTGAGTCTTCGTCCCACTGGTTTATGTAAATACATTTCCAACCAATGAGGTATTTTCTTTTCTCAAAAATCTTTAACTTTTGAACATTTTTATAGTAAGTCGTCTGACCTTTCGTATCTGTGACTACCTTAACATCGTTGATTTTCACCATGTATCTCTTGCCATCTTCATTCCAGTATTTTTTATACATTTCGCTCCCCCTCTTGTCACTGCATTCGCAATAACCATGTGATTACATTTTTTATCGACTCATCATTTTCACTCAACTCATAATCATATTGATTCTGTTTTAAAAATTGAATCACTCTATTAGTGTTAAATCCGTCACTATATGTATCCTTAGTTTGATCTCCGCTGCTTGGTGGTTGAATTGTGGTCTTAGATTCATCTCTCATGTTATCTCTATGATGTTCCTCTACCATGGATTCAGGTATTAAGTATCCCCTGCAAATTGGACATCTATCGAGATCTACACTGAATTTTTCACCACAACCGATAGAACTAGAGAAATGCATGAAATTCCTTTTTGGTACTCCAATACATTGATACATTGCTCATTCTCCTCCTTTCTTTTTGGCGGTATAAAAATATTCTTCATAGATAAATTTAAACGCTGCCTCTTCTTGATCTATAAGGCTCTCTTCGCCATCTATACCGTATCCCGCATTACATCCTTGAGCGAAAAAATAACGGAGCATTTCTTTCAAACTGTCCCTCTTTATATATGGCATAAATCATGGCTCCCATCTATATAGTTCATAGTCGTTATCGACCAATTCATAGTAATCAGAACTATGATCACCTGATAATTTCTCATTTAGGATATCAACTATCATATTCCCATAATATTCACTTACATTTTCACAAATTAAATTGTCATTTTCTGACTCTCTATTAAAGTTATCTTTGCAAATGATCTTCATTTTAACTCCTCCAGCACTTCTTCAATATTTTTAAAGTTGCCCCATACCTCATCATAGTAATAGTTAACATTTCCATCTATACTATCGACCGATATTTTGCAACAATCCTTCCCCTCTTCGTCACAGTAATTGTTCCATCGTACATTTACTTCTGGGCTGCCACTGTGCTTCTGAAAATATGTAACCATATATGTGGGAAGTCTACTTATTTGAACAATCATAATTATTTCGCCTCTTCCTATGAAACGTGCCTTTTACTTAGACTATGATTGCAAATCATCTACTCGAACTAAGCCCCACTTCTCTTCGTCCTCTGGCGTTGCTTCTCGTATGAATGTCGCTTCAACATGAGGACATAAGCATCCACCTTCTCCTCGTACAATCATTTCAATCAGGTTATCTGCACACCATGAACCTTTATTGTATCTGAACTCAATATCTTCATCCTTCCAATGCTCTGGCACGTTTATTACCATCCTGACAGTAAAATCCATTACAACTGTTCTACTCCGAATTACACATTCGGAAGTATGCGACTCTCCAATCAAGCTATGGCAATAAAAACAACGATCAGGCTTACCTGCTGGTCTTGCTGCATATTCGGTTACAATCCAGTCTTCTCTTTTCATTTAGATACCTCCAATTTTGATGAAACAGATCTTTTATGTAATTCCTTAATGCTTATCTCTTAGCTCAGGAAATAGGAATATAATAACGTCTATAACTTCAACTTTCTTTCTTGTGACATCAATAGTTGAATGCAACTTAGGCGATCTATTTCTTGCTGCAACACTAATGCTCAGTTCCTCTGCTAATCCCAACATTCTCTCTATTCTGTTCCCTTGCTGCACTCTATGTATCACATCCTTTCATAAGAAAAACGGCGATGTAACAACTCGTTAAAGTCATTATATCACCGTTTTCACCAAATGTATAGTATTATCTTTGTGTTTTAAGAGATTCTAATGTGTTTTTTATCTGTTACAAGAACCGCACCGTCGACTTCTACCCCATTCTTAACATCCTTAAGCAAAGCCTTACTGTCGATTTTAGGATCTTGAGCAGTCTTGTATTTATCAGGAATCTTCTTGGGATCAATAATATTGATTGAAGGTGGGTTAGTCTGTAGTTTAACCTTAAACGTACCAGCATTGACCTTATCGATATTGCTAACCTCAAGTGTGGTCTGCATATAATTCTTCAGCCCATCAAATTTGTTCTGTAGATATTTGCGCTTCTTCTCAAGTCGCTTTTCTTCATTCTTGAAAGCCTCAATATCGCCCTCAATATTCTTCATAAACTTAACAATGTTCTCAACCTTTACGCTAACTTCATCTTCAATCGACTCCAGAGTCTCAATGTACATTTGCAAATCATCTTCAGTCAGATCCTCGTCATCCCATGCTGTATCAACAAAGTCATTAAAGCGTCTGTACTGTTCACCAAGCTCATAAAGTTTACTCATTAAACATTCTCCTCTTTTGTGTATATGTTATGGTCAGTTCTCTAAATCAGTACTTCATGTATCTGTAATCTTTTATCGTATTGAGTTTTAGTTAATTCATACAGAACATAGTAATTGGGGGTATCAATAACATATCCAGTAACTAAATAGTATCTCAACTTTCCACCTTCGGGCACAATAACATGACTATTCAATTCGGTAGAAATCATTCGCTCCGTAAGACCTCTTGAAGTCATACCCTTAATTTCTTCCTTGGTTAAATGATTAACAAATTTCATATTTAATCACACTTCTTACTATGTATTTTTCATAAAATCTATGTTTCATTAAATCTCGCTTTCTAACTTATCCAACTCTGACACAGCTCGTTTAATTTGCTTATTTAAACTTTCAATGCGCTCATTTAATTCTGCCTTTTCTTTTGCGATTACTATTTCAAATGCTTCTGTACTATACGCTTGATCGTTATAAATAACCCAATCATTACGTAGTTCCGAACCAGACATAACACAACTTCCTTCTTCAAACTGTTGTTTATAGAAGAGAAACTGTTCTTCAATCGATTTACTATCCATCTCTTTGGCTCTGATTATAATAACATTCACCATCCTTCCTCAAATTCCAGATGTTCTTGAACAGTTTGATAATCTTTGTATAGTTGAGGATCTTCTTTAGCTGCTATACTGTAAATTACACTGTAGTTATGTTCACAGTCTCTAAACACTCGACCATCTCCATCCCATTTATCGTAAATGTATGAAGAAATGTTGTCATATATTTTATAGTCTAAATCTGATTCGGTTACGAAATCACTCAAACCAGACTCCGCATAACTATACCCATCAGTCCAATCATTCCGATTCGCCTCTAGACAGTGAGCTAATCTTAAATATTTATTTCTGTCTATGATTGCTTCATTAAGTTCCTTCCAAGAATCTGTGAGCTCAAGATCGTATTTAGCTAATAACAAAGCCAACATTTTATTGTACTCTTTTTCCTTTTCTTCCTTCTCCTTTTTAACCCTCGCTTGTTTCATTTTATAGACCTCATCGTTCCAGATCTTTTTAATCTGATCAATCAAGGATTTTTTCAGTTCCTCTAATCTATTTTCTGAATATTGGGTTGGAATCTGCTTTCTAATTTCTGTAGGGAAATTGTAATATAATTCAGTCGTTTGTCTTGATCGTCCAGTTTTATAGCCATAGTAACTATTCCTGATGCCAACTTGCTTTAATAAATCAAAAACTTTGGTTTCAGTTTCTTTGTTACTTTTTACCCTTTCAACGTTCTTAAGATGGATGTCTTTATCTGTATCTGCAATTGCACAAATAAAACTAATCATTTTCTCAAGAGCATCATTTTTATTCTCATCAAAAAATACATATGTATAATGCCAGTTTTCTTTATAGTTTACTCCGTTGAGTAATCCTCCTTGTTGGACGAGCTTATCAATGTCGGAGCTATTCCATTCAACTCTGAGAATTGGCTTATCATTATACCAACCATCTCGATGCTCTGATCGTCTTACACAGAATTCGCTAAGTTTGAGTGGTACAAGATGCTTGATTTTCGCCAATCCTGTTGACTCCTCCAACTTCTTAAACTTTGAAGTTGTTAGATCCTTCATTTTCTCAATTTCTTGAACGATCTCATCAAAATTCTTCTCAATACTTGATGATTCCCATACTCCCACTCACATTTCTCCTCTTCTCAGTAAAATTTACATTTTATAAAGTATTCTATGTATTAGTCTAGTGATTGCATTTGACTATTCAATCTATCGATTTGTTCTTGAATGTATCTTTTATGAGCTTCTTTTTGTTGGGCTTCAGAATCATTTTGATCTCCATTCCAATTATCTTGAAGTCTCCACATGTCTTTTTCGTACCCATCAAATGAATCTGCTGCCACGGTCTCATGTCTTTTTACGATGACACTGGGAACATACCAATCGCACCCTACTCCGCAACATTTATGTCTATAATCAAATCCAGTATCAGTTTCTTCGCAAGTACAATAGCTGCCACGCATATCGTCACTCAATTCGATCGTATAAATAAAGTTTAGTTCTTTATTCCATTCGTAGGGATCGCTATCTCCATCACCCTTTTCGAAAAAGTTAATAACTATTCTTTCGGGCTCATAATATGAATAATATCCTTCAGGAGGATCATAGAATACGAACGAAAAATCATATTTATCACATTCTTCAAACAATTGTTTCAATTTTTCATTTAGCTGTTCTATGGTGCGATAATATCCCGCCACTTTTGAATTGTCTAAGTCTTTACACTCAACCATGAATTTTTTCAGTTTGGTGAAGAATAATTCCATCTAAACATACCCCTCACAATATTATTTGTTGTATTAGCAATATGATCCAATCTTCCGTCTAACCGTGAATCCTCGTGTTTCTAAATACTCATTCAATTCGCGCGCGCTAATGTTTCCATTATATTTACTCTCAATATCATCAATCAAAATGTCTACTGCCTTGTCTGGCTTCTTAAATGGTTCTGTTGGTTCTGACACTAATATGTATTTGGTTATTCCACCGTCTAATTCTTCACTATGTATTTTATATCCACGAACATACAACTCTTGAATACGTGCATTGTATCGTAAAGCAATCTTATTTAGTTCTACATTGGTTACACCAGAATCTCCAGCTCGTTTTAAGGCAGCAATAATCTTATCCCTCTGAGTCTCGGTTCTTTTTTTTGTCTCTTGGTTCATCTATACTCCTTTCTTTGATCTTGCTTCTTTAAGGCGTTCAGCAGCAGCCTGTTTCTGTTCTTCCGTCCACGCTCTACCACCACTCTTGGCACGAAATGACACTTGCCCATATTCACCTTTAAAATAATGGCCTCCATGCTCGTCTACACGCAACAGTTCCAATCCAGCCTTTTTGATCTTTGTAATTGTTTTAGGCGAACAGCTATAAACTTCCCACTCATTTGTTTCATCATTACATACACATACCGTTTCTCTTTCCTCTGCCGTATAACTCAATCGACATCAACTCCCTGTTCCTTCAAATAGTCTTCAGCTTCAATTATGTAGTCCATCAACTCTTCATATCTATTGCCTGTCATACTAGCACCTTCTTTGATACCTCTACTGCAAATTGTACAGAGTTCAGAATCTAACTCATTAGCAGCTATGACGAGATTTTTTAATATATTTATCAATTTATTGTCGAGTATTATACCTCTTTCGAAGTTCAATTCTCGCCCTGTAGGAGAAAGCAAACTTTCCAAGGCTTTGGTGTAACTATTGGATTCTTCCTTAGTAAAATCTCTCACTCAAATCAACTCCCACAACAATAATCTCTTCTGTTGAACATCTTCAAAACAATTCATCAGGTTCTTCCTTTGCATTCGTGTTATTTTTAGAACTAAAATAATCTTCCCCGGAAACCTCTCTTCCCGTTGATTGTCTGCATCTCAAACATCTACTTAGAGATTCTGACTCATAGATTTCTCCATCACACTTAGCGCATTTGTCTGTCAATATTGCAACGCTCCTTTTTGATCAAAGTTTCATTTCATACCTTTTTATAATTAATATAAATACTACTTTTTTCCGATATAGTTACTATTAATCAGAGAGTGGTGAGCTAATGTTAGATAGTTTAAACGATATTGATTTACAGTCTTTAATTTCCTACCTTTCACCTGTATTAATTCTAATTACTTCTGGAATTTTACTGTTGTTGGCAAACAAACATGAAAGAATTTTATTTACTCCAAAAAGAAACCTTTATAGGGTAATAACTAAAATTCTTATCTTATCGATGGTCGGTACTGTATTGGCTACAGTATTAGTTCTATTTGCCACAACATTAGTGAACGATGATACTTTTAAAGTCACATTGACCTATTTGCTAATTGTTTTTATAGTGTACTTTGTAGTCATGGCTTTGGTTAATGGATGGGTAGAGAAGAACGTTAAGGTCTACCACTGGGTCTACCTTGAAAAGTATGATTGCAAACCACTACTAATACACAAAGTAACTTTCAATAACAAGTTAATGCTTTCATCAGCACCATCTCCCCAAGACAAGCTTGATCAAGGTTTAATAATTATTGAGGATGTATCCATTCTAGATAATCAAGAAATCCATTTTATAGGGCCGAAGAAAAGAAACTTTATCTTAACCAACAGACCAAAAACAGAAGATTTATTGCAGGCGATAGACAATTGCAGACCTTAAATAAATTAGAGGGAGATCAGTGGTCTTCCTCTTTATATCTGCGTCAAATGCTGATTTTATTAAAATATTATCGTTCCCAAGACTCTTTAACCCGTTCAATTTGGAGATTTTCTTCATCTTTAATGTCAAAGTCTAGCCTTGCACATTTTTCAACCTCAACATATTCCTGTTTAAACTCATACTTTCCATCACAACAAGGGCAGCGCAACCAAACTTTCTGCCCATCATTATCAGAATCAAATAGATTCAACACTCCATTTTCGAGAATCTTATATTGAGTAGTCATTGTTTCTTCTACATATAAAATCAATTCAATATCTTCCCACTCATTTTCATAAAGCTCAATACATTCTGGGTCAGTACATTTAAGCTTTTCCAATTTAAACTTACCTCATTTCTCAGTAAATGATCGATTTTACTTGCTTACGTATGGAGCATCCTCAAAATACTCTTTTTCGATACTGGTTAACTCAATCTGTTGTTGTGGGGCTAGCATTGAAATAACTTCTAACAACATTTCATATCTATGTATAAGTCTAATCCTGTCAATGCATTCATGTTCACGATGCGCACAACTTGTTTTACTATAAAGTTGTTCGTAGTATCTATTTTTTTGTTTAGCTAGGTAATACAAATAATCGTACACTTATATAACTCCTTTCAATCCTTATGGTCATATATGTATTCAAGTTCAAACTCCACATCTAACGCCTCTAATAAATTCCTTACAACATCCATGTCAACATCTGTATATGTGCCAATCAACTTCTCATTAACAATCAACTCTGTTCCATAATCGCCACAACAACCGTCTGAGCAGTTATAGTAATATTCTCGAACCACAATTTTGTTCAGCCTTATCACACCCTTTACGTTAAACGTTTCTATTAAAAGAAATGTACATAGTCTTTCCAATTGTACTTTTCGCTTGTATTTCGTTCATCAAAACATGGTGGACGTAGCTTCATAATAATTACACTAACATCATAAGCATTATCCCAAAGAGTTTTATCAATATAGACTTCCTGATATCTCAATCCTCTGCAATTATCGCTATACTTTTTGGCTTGGTATGTTCCTAAAACTGTTTTAACATAATCCTTTTTGCGTCTGATGATTGTTTTTTCGGGTAGATATCTAATCAGCTCGTTCATCTTTGATTCGGCTTTTAGTTGATCGTCTGAAAATATCATCGTGCTAACATGCGTAGCATTCATGCCTATACTTTCCCTTCTTTCTCTGTGAAATATCAATTTTACTTAGATCTTTTTAGTTTTCTTAATCTATTTACAATGCCTTCGCTACTAACTGTATAGCTACCTCCCATAATCAACATATAACAATAGACGACAACATGAGCCAAAATGATAGGAAAAATCAACAGTAATACAAACCATACCCACATACCTTGAAAGCTAAGTTTAAGGACACTCTCTTTCAAAAGCGATGATGCTGCTACGGAAATGATTACCAAAATATAGTTTAGATAATTATTTTTAAGATGTGATTTCATTTTATACTCCCCATTCTAAATAAATTCTTTATTTTACTGAAACATAACTTTGTAGCTGTTCAATTAAGCGTACTACGTCATCTTTTTCTAGACATACTTCTGTTAAAAACTCAGAATCTTTGTAGTTGGAGAAGGATACATGTGATGCTTCTGTATCAACCTCAAAGTAAATCCCCTTACGAGGTAACTCAAAATAACAGCTATATCTATTGTTCATTGGTTAGCCCTCCTCCGTTCTTAAAGTAAATCCATCAATCGTTTTTAACAATCTACTATGAACTGCCTACTCATATGTACTAATAGCTTTCTCAATGTCGTTCAATATCTTTTTTATTTCTTCGGCATTCTTTCCAAAAATTGAACCACCGCTTGATTTAATCTCAAACCTGAAGTTGTCCTTGTTCGTCTCTGGTTCAACTGGAACAGTGTTGTATATCAACGTACCTTTTGAAAATGTCTTTTTAGTGTAGCTGTCACAATAATCTTCTCTAAGTTCTGTCAGACCTTTACATCCTCTAATTTGTTTAACACTTTTCTTTGATCTGATCCAGCAATGACCGAGCGTTTTAAACTTATGAACCTCTAAGAGTAATCCATCTCTAATTCGCCATATGTCCTTAATTGCGTGTGATTGTATTTTTTCCATATTCATCAATCCGTTTCTGAATTTTCTTTTTAATTCGGGTGCTTTTTGTTTTCTTCATGCGTCTATTCAAATCAGGATTTTTTACAGTTTCTTTCTTGGTCCATTTTGGGCTAAATGGTGTTTCAATCATTTCAGTTTCAACAATCGAACTTTGATTACCTACTGTCAAATTAATCCCCTTTTCAGAAGTAATGTGAACATCACCATTCGAGTGAATTTTAAAGTTCCCCAGTTCGATACTGTCCTTACTAATCTTAATGCCCTTTTCTTCCTCAAACACTTCCGCTGCTAATGGTTTAACTGGAGTACTAAATTTGCTTGCTACCTTTTTAATGAATTCTTTAAATTTACTCATTCGTTCTCTCCTTGTTATATGAATTTAATCTAATAAATTTTTGTTAATATCAAACTTGTAATATGATAGGATAGTCAGTCTCATATCCCTCAATACAGACATTCTTTCAACCATTCTATTAATATCTTGAACATTACCTTTTGCTATCACATAGAAGGCATATGCCTCATCAAACGTAACTGGGTAATCATTAGATATCTCATTTGCAATGTTAACTCCAACTTCATCAAACATCGCTTCCATGTGCAACCTCCTTTTTAAACGTAATTTCAATATCTTTATTCTTAATAATTGAAACGATTGTCATCCCTCTGATTTTACTTCCTACGGAAATATTATTGAGATTATCTTTCCAATCTCTAATCTCAAGTCCATCTCCGATCCATACAAACCCGTATGTACTGCTATTTTCGTCAAAGGTGATGAACACGTAGTTACCAAGCTCAGTTACTAGTACGTCTCCATGTTCTGCATGAGTTTCTGCTTTGACTCTCTTGTCGACGATTTCCACTCAATTGTCCCCTTAACTAGAATTTGCTGTCCTTATAACAGACATTACACTTAACAAAAGCGGTCGTTCCCCAGTGCTCATATTCTTCATCATGGTTTGTTTCATAGTGATCTTCAGAAACAATCTCGCAATCTGTACTCCCACAATTTAGGCAAGTGATCTGAAATCCATTCTCCATCTTATGTTTCCTTCCTATGAAATACAGCTTTTACTATGACTCAAGGCGTTCAATTAACTCCTGCACCTTGAGTCCATATTCAGTCCTGCTTGCTTTTGCTGATTCAATAACTTTGTTAATGTCACTCTGTTTAGAGACGATCTGTCTGACCATCTCATCTACAGAGGTTTCACTTATGCATTTGACTGTTTTAAGCCTATTCACAAACTACTCTGTCTTTCTGATATTGCTGATTTTTCAGTTCTACCGCTTGCGCAAACATTGCACGACACATAATATGTGACAAGTGCTCATCAGAGGTATCTCCAGCCAAATAAGCATATGCATGAATCAACATGTGATTGATGTGATCTCTTACTTCAATGTTCATCCAATTATCTGCACCATATTTATCTGCTCCATACTTCAAGACTTTCGTCATCTCAAACATTGCAGCAGGATTGAGTAGATCAAACCGATAAAGGACTTGTGACTGCTTACCACCAAGTTCGTTGGTGACTGTTGGAGCATCCTTCCCTACTCCTTTAACTACTTCGCTCATATATGTATTCATCCTCTACTAATCAATAATTCTTACTCTTACGTTCTTCTTTCTTCCGAACTCTAATGCTTCTTTTTCACTTTTAAAGTACACGTCGATTTTGTGATTTTTAATCGCGCCACCCTTATCTTGCACAACTCTTTCTCCAACTCCATCTATATAAACCTTTGTTCCTTCAGGCAATACATGCCAGTCTGCTGCAATCGTTACACCTTCTTTGGTCATAGCTCCACTTGCTGTCTTTCCGTATTCGGGGTGACCCTTACTCTTACCTGTGCTATTTTCGTGATTTGAATAGGCGGTTAACTCAAAATACATCCAATCATAATCATCGTCACTTTTTTTGCTTGTAGTTGCTTTTACTTGCTTAACTTCCAATTTAGCTACCTTCTTAGACTCAACCGACTTTTCAACTTTAACACTCTCAATCTTAGTCGTGTTTTTCGCTTCTCGTGCTTGATTGACACCCTCATATCCAACTTGACCAATATTACCAATGGACAGTGCCAACAATAGAGATAGGAGTACTTCCAACGTATCACCTTCCTGATATTTGATTATAGTAAAGCCCCACTATTTTAAGTGAGGCCATATGTATGACTGTTTCTAATTTCCCGCAAACTCTCCGTAATGTTTTGCTCTCATCTTTTTAGCAAATTCGTCTGCTACCTTTAAGTCATCAAACTTACCAACAATAGTATTGATTCCTTCAATTTGAATTTGTACAGTCCATTTTCTTGTTCTTTTACACCAATACACATTTCTAATGCCAGATTTACTATTCCTATTTGCTTGTGGACGATTACACATATTTTGTTTCTTATTAACTACTCTCATATTTGCAATCCTATTGTCTAGAGTGTCATGGTTAATATGATCGACATACATCAATGGGTCTTTGACATCCATAAGAAGTCTATGTAAATGAACTGTCTTTTGTTTTCTATTGCCTAGTTCGTCTCTAACCGTTTCAGTTGCTTTGACATAATAAGACTTGGTTTTATTGTCCCATTTCAAATGCCATGATAAGTTGAGTTTTTCAATTTCACTCAACTTATCGACATTAAATACCGTTTCTAGGTGGACACCTTTCTTATTCTTAAGTTTCATATAGACAAGGTTATCTTCAATTCTATAATCGTTTCTAATTTCTTAATTATCCCTTTCTATATTTATATGATATCTGTCTTTGATTCAAACTCTATGTATTAGATTGATTTTACGAAATCTAGCGCTTCTTGAAGTTTTTCTGTATCAGTAATTGTTCTAAAATTAGGAACACCAAGGATATCTTTAAATTTTGGCACAATCTTTTCTGTTTTATCATTAGAACTGAAACGATCAACCTCTGTTTGAATGGCATTGATTAGGTCGTCGGCTGAAGCTTTTGCTTCCTCTTTCTCTGCAAACTCTTGAGCTTTTTGTTCCTGCACTGTTTCTTGCTCTTCCTCAATTTTCACAATATTCTTTCTAGATTCTGCATCCATTTGACCCTTTACAGCTTCTTCGTAGATTCGCATAAACTCTTTAGAGCTATAGGGAACAGGTTCTGATGGAAGATTAACATATCGTCCACCACCAATTGATACAAATTCATTTGGTCTAAACAGCATCATAACCTGAGTCTCATGGAAAGCGCTTGCCTTATCTTTTCCTTTTTTGTCTTTGATATTTTCATCTAATTCATTTCCGTCTTTGTCTAAAATCACAGTATCATTATAGAGTGTACAAATCAGGCTCGCTTGCGATTCGAACACTTTCTTGCCAGTAGCAGACATCATCATATCAATAGATGTAAACTTATTACCATTGCGAAGCGTGGTTTCTCTTTCTTTAGACCAAGCAAGTGACATTGTTCCATACCCTGAATTTTCCAATGTATCAAACTGCTTATTCATTTCTGCTGTAAGAAGGGTGTATCCATTATCGGTAGTTTTGTCGCTAATTTCTTTCAAGGAGGTATATCTTGACCCATTTCTCTTGTTAAAGTCTCTAATAACCCACTCTTCCGCTGCTGCCATAGCTTTATCGGCAGTATCTACACCAAGTAGTTTAACAATCTTATTTGTACTCGCTTCCTCAACAAGATCCTTAACAACTGTACTTCGGAAATATTCCCATTGATCTGCTGGAGTTTTACCTTTAGCATGAATAGGAACAACGTTCTTCAGACTCCATGTTTCCCATCCTTTTTCAAATGATAGCAACATGTAATCATCTGGATTGTCGTAGTGAAGTTCAGTTACTTCCTTCCAAAGCCGCGTTTTGCCCGACTTATAATTTCCAACAATAAGCGAACGAATTCCATGTAGAGCTACCTTTGGTACATTGTTGATTACTGCGTCTCTCAATCCCATAAATTAAACATCTCTCCTTAGAGTTATATATTATTTTTTATTGTTGTTTCTATTGATATGGGGTGCAATTACACACCCCACTTGTAATGCTCAGTTCTTATGCAAATGGATCATCAACTTTGTTGCTATTGCTGCTAGAAAAAGGATCTTTATCTGTTTGACTAAACGGGTCGTCTGAATTACTAACACTATTGAATGGATCATTACTTGTCAAAGCTACTGTTTTTCTCAATTCTTCTTCAGTTAAAAGTTCACGCATCAAACTACTCTGAACATAGCTGATTACTTCCAAACCTTTTTTATCTCCATTGGTTACGCGCTCTTGGCGAGTTACTTTCTCTCTACTATCGACTTGGCTAAACGGATCGTCAGTTCCAATTTCTTCAACAACATCTACATAAGCAAATGTTGCACGGTTATTGTCTTGACCAATAACTTCAATGAAATCATAAGTGTTTAGTGACGCAAAGGCATCAGCCATCGAGATTCCTTGTTCTACCTTCTTCTGATAGACCATCATCTCAACATCTTTTGGTTCAGATCTCTCCACTCCATTTGTCAAAACGACTGCGTTCACTTTCGTATCACCAGTTTCACTATCTTGATATGTAGTATTGATACCAATCTGCATGTTAAAACGATTTACTTCAATAAAATCAGGTGATTGGAAATCACAAACATAGTTGATAGTATTTTTATCGACTTTAATTTCTTTGACCTCTCCATCGATAATCACTTTGCCTTCCTCGTTAATCGGATTAATAAAACTGATTTGTCTTGAGATACCTTTGATTACTTTTCCGTCTTCGGCTTCAAACTCGTATGGGATATATTTCCCCTTAACTTCCACCCAACAATCTTTCTCTACGATCTCTTTAAACTTTTCAATTCTATCCCATTCAGGCTCAATGAGATGATATGTATTATCTGGATAGCCTTCTTTATTGAATCTTTTATTCCATTCTACTTTTGCGGACTTGCCATGTTGTCTACTATATGGATACGCATATGGCTTTTCTTTTCCTGTGACTTTAACTTTTAATTCATTGCTCAGTGCCGTTTCAACAATAAATTGAAATACTTTCTTTTTTCCATCTTCTTCAGTTGAATAGAATGGAATGTCTTCCCAATTATCTGTATTCTTATCTTTTTCTTTAATGGGTTTTACTTTGCCGACGAAATGAAATCCACTATTAAATTCTTTTCCACCATGATTGTTGTTTACCTTGATTTTGTAGTCTGCCATTGATTAATATTATCTCCCTTTGTGTATATGTATTTTTTGATTGTTGTCTCTCTGGTTATTCATTTACATTGGAGGACTTCTCAATCTGCTTGTCATATGCTTCACCACCTTTTCAAAGTGAAATTGCTGCCTCTATATAATCACGCATAGCGTGTTATTTTCGGTTGAATGGGTCTCATCGGACTCGAACCGATATTATCTGATTTATGAGATCAGAGCCTTAACCAATTAGACGAAAGACCCAACTTAACTTCTTGATGAAACTATTATTTGATTAACTTGTTTGGCTTACTTACTCAGTATAAGTTTAGTTTTTATATCCGTCAAGTATTATTTTTGTATTTTATTGTTAACCGGGAAATCCCGGCTACATAAACTGCATTGTAAATCGGTCAAATCTAATTTCTGGATTGTTCAAATGAAGATTATAAATGGTCGTCGTATCATTACAATTAAACCTATCCATCTGCCATTTTGAAATAGGCTCTTGAAACAAGCGCTCTAAGGCAGTTTTATCATTAATATTATATGTATCATTAAACTCTTCGAAAGAGGCAAAGCGAGTTCTTTTAATCATGTCTTTTCTGTAGTCATACAAAAAAGAGTGCATAAACCCAGAAGATTTATCTTTGCATTTATCAATAAAAAAATCTAGATTACCTTGGAAAAGAAACGTAACCATGTTTAAAAAATCTCCAGCCTTCTTGTCAACACCTAGTAGATCAATTATTTGCTGCATATACTCAAACCCTCTCGTGATAAAAATGTATTTTCTGGGTGTAAATTATCTTATGTAACTATCATAATCCATGTTTATACACTTGACAATCACTGTAAGTAGCCGACTTAAATCTGTTGACAGATGCATAATTATGGATTTACAGTCAAATTGATGTCGTACTTTGTCGAATATGATAACAGAAGAACTTATGTTCGTATTTATTATACAACAATCCTATATATTATAAAAGCTTTGGTTTACGTGGTTTACTATGTATAGCTGCTTATCTGCCAAACAGCTTTTTAATGTACTCTTTTACAAGACTCTCTCTTGGTTTGGAAATCGTTATGTACTTCTCTTTATCAGTATCGAAGTATACTTTTCCATTGTCATAATCTACGCTCTTCATTTTGGTTAAGTTCCCAAGCACACCTTTATCGGTCATGATCATACCATGTCTTTCACTCATTAAATCAAAGAATGCATTATTGTTTGTACAATAGACGTACTCTCCATTTTCCGTATATATAACCACTCTATAATCTTTCTTTGTAAACATTTCTTTCTTACAATCTATAACATCATCAACTTCAATCCATTCGGCCTCATCCTTAATGTTTTTACCGTCTCTCCTCTGCACCATAATTCTATCTCTAAACAATGCATTCACCTCATTTAAAATCAGCTCCCCATCCCTACAAGAAGAACAGGGAGCTTAATTTGTTACTTCATTTCTTCTGGTACTGGTTCATTATGAATCACAGTCCAGCTTGCGACATTGGCACCTACTGTCGCTACTGTCATAAATAAAAATCCTAGGGCAGTTACACCCATTCTAATCATTTTTGATTTAATCATTCTTTTCACCTCCCTTCAAGCGAATGAGCAGGAGGGACTGAACTAATAGAGCCGCACAAATTAGATAGTCATTTAACAAAAAACTCACTATTATCATGCCTATAGATATCAACTTTAAGTACTTAAAATGCTCCTTGAGAATCTTAGTTTGGTTCTCGATGTTCGACGGTGCGAAGATTGCCACCAACCCTAAACTTAATAAATTCATAAGCAGTGTGTAGTCACTTAAAAGATATCCAAACTTCGCAATAAGAGCGATTAAAATGGTTGAAATAACAAGACATACTTCAGGTTTTTTAGCGTGATACCCACCAGAAACCATCCTTAAAGATGAGAAAGCAACTAAGCATATTATTACTTCGCTAACGATATTTAGTAATAAGCCGATAATCAATAATAGTACTACAGGCGCAATGTTTGATATTAAGAATTTGATACCGTATCTCGTTATGCCTAATGGTGGCATTTCATCTGGAAATTTTTCAACCAGCCTAGTTGATATTCGTGTGGCGAAGCTATCAATCATACATTCCACTCTTTTCTTTTTTAATATCTATGTACATTAAATTTATTAAACACACTCCCCAGAACAAAATAGTCAGATATATATTTTCAACTGTTTTCACATTGTACAACAGCGCCATAATTACAATGGCAATGAGTGTGCTAAAAATGTTAATTTTATTTAACTTAATTTTGAAACTATAATCGTAGGACATAGTACTGAACCAGATTCTTTTATGTCTTAGGATAAGTGTAAGAACTATTAAAAATCCATTTGCTAACAGTTGCACTAGTGAGCCAAACTCACTTGATGCTTGTGTAAAGTTTAATCCTGAACTAAGCATAAACAATGCAACAACTGAGAACTGAGCCACTATTTGTGCCACAAAACCATAACATGCCAACTTGAAACTCTCCCATAATTTTATTCTAAAATAGAAAGTTAATGATAATACCAATAAGGCAAAACATAGCACTGGAACAAATCCTAAAATTGTCTCATACCCTTTAAGAAAGAAAGTTCCTATTGAAATTATTAAATTAGTTACTAGAATCTCTTTCCAGTAGTCTTTAAAGCTGATCTTGAAACAGCCAAATGCAAACATAAATATTGTTATTCCATCCATTAGACTCATTAGCGCATACACGATATCGTTCTTCATCTTACTGTCTCCATCCTGTTATGTAGTATTTAGTACACAAAGATAATATGTATTTCTTGATTTAAATATAACATGGTCTCTATCAAGAGTCAACAGTTAAAACAACAAAAAAAGAATAAAGTTTGCACTCTATTCTTTAAAGGTTGTACACTTTTTTAATTGTTGGAACATTCAAGAATTCTGACTTCATGGAACCGTAATGATACAGGCCATTTTTATCCTTTTTAATGTTGTAATGATCACAAACAATACTGTATTCTTCTTCTTCTAGCTTCCCACGTTCAACGTATAGATCCTTTGCCATCTTAAGCATTCCGCTATTTCGAACATTTACAATAGTTAGAAGGGGTAAGTTGTGCCACTCAGCAATCTTAGATAGTCTCATTGTTACTAAGTAAATTGATGCTGGTTCTTCAACGCCTTGTTTGATACTAGAATTCACAGCGGATCTAATAATATAGTCGTTATCAATCAAATTATTGTGAGTAACTTTTGTACTGGGTACTAAGTTGCCATTGTTCTTAATATATTTATCTTCTTTATTTGCTATCCTGAGGATATTATACAGATATCCTGTTATAGTTATCTCTCTGATTTCTTGACCATTACGAGATTCGTTAAATAATTTTATCTTATATTTATCTATTTCATCTGTCTCAGTTATATGTTCCATTTTCATACTGAGTAATTCACTATTCTCTCGTCCCATTATACCTTCAAACAATGATTGAACCACGGCTTTATCTTGAAAGTTTAAGCAGCCTTCTACTACGTTTTCTATATCCTCTTCAGTAAATAAAGTTTGTCGACTATCATCCACAAACTGACTATACCATTCAAAAGATGTTACCGCATTTAGTGGATTAATATTATCTTTACGTAAGTCTTGTTCTATGGCCCAACCTATGTAGTTGTTGATAATACTTCCAGCCTGTTGCAAAGATGATACTTTTGTAGACTTTAATAAATATAGAAATTGCGATATTTCTTGAAGATTAAAATCATATAGATCTTTATCAAGCTTTTTTTCCATTATAGAAACTCTTTTTAATACTCGACCATATGCCTTTTTAGTAGCTTCGCTTAAATTTTGAAGATATCTGTCTTTTTGTTCTTTATTAAAAAATTCATCATCATATATTTTATTCACTCTTATCGCCTCCAAAAACATTTACAAAATAATCAAAAAGTTTCTCACGAATTCTTTTGTTGCCCGTAAGAGATTTCTTTGCATTCAAAAGTGGCACAAATTCATCAGCATTTTTACTAATAGTATCAATATACTTCTCTATTTCATCAAAATCAATTTCATTGTCTTGCATATATCGAGACAATACAATGTAGCCAATAAACATTAGTGGATGACCCATGAACTCGTTTTTTCTTTCATTGATGTTCTTTGAAAACTCATTGGGGTAACTACCTGCAAGATAAACAAAAAACTCGTTTAGATACTTTGATATCTTTATGACATCTAATTGTCTTTCAATTGTATAGGAACGATCAATTGCATATGACATAATATCAAAAGTTGTTAGATCTCCAGCTAAATAACTAACTGTGCTGCCTGAAGCAATTTGCTTTCCGATTTCAGATTTACGCTGAAGGTCTGCTACTACTTTATCAGACATTCTTTCTTGTGCTAATTCTTTTCTTCTTTCTTTATTTAAAACATTGATTGTATTTAACTGACTAAAGAAACGTTTTGCAGTCTCTTCGTCATAAACTCTTATTGATAATATTTCGTGTAATTCAATGTCTGGATTAATACTGAGAGCAGCGATAAACCCTTGTAATCGATGAAAACCATCGAGAATAGATACAATTGCACCATCATTTATGGTTAATGATTTAGAGTTAGTGTCATAACTAACAGGCTCAACTTCAGTTGAGTACACGTTCAAAGTAATCATGTCCTCAAAGTATTGATTTTCAGACACTTTGGATGCAATTCTTTTCACACTAGTCTTATTAACGATTGGTGTTTTGACTATTCCACCTGATTTATTTTCTTTATATGTTACTCCACGTTGAGTCTCTTCCTCATAAATTATGAGCTGGCTCTCAACCATTTTTACTAATTCTTTAATATTGATTTTAGTAACATAGCTATCGAACTTAATTTCAATAACCTCTTTAATTGTGAGCGGTAAATATAATTTATATTGATCTTTATCTTTTAATGTACGTTCAGCATCTCTTATTTCTCTTACACCAAAATACGTTTCTGGATTGGGATTTGAATTGTCTGCATCATGCATTGCAGATACTATACCTATCAAGTAGTGTGCATCAAATTCAGATATCACTTCTTCATTCTGGGAGATTTTTTGCACCATACCAAAAGGTACATTATAATCAGCAAGTTTTAAATTAAGCTCATATTGTTTTTGTCTGGAATTTTGAATCAACTTTAAATTTTCTAATACTTCTTTTTCAATAATGTTACGATCTACTTTCATATGTACTCACCTCTAACAAACATTATAGCACATATAGTTAAAAATAATACATGTACCAATATCAAAGTGCTATAATTTCGAGGAAAAATGTTAAGAAACTATTATGAATATACTACACAATTCAACCCATTGCAAAATAAGAAAAAGCCTCAATTAGAGACTTTTATCATTTAACCATTTATGTAAATCTAAATTTGTTTTTACTACTTTATTCTCCTGTATGTCGTAAATTCTATAACCATTAAACAAAAAATTATTTAGCTCATGTGGTTTTTCCGTTCCTAAATTGAGACACTTCCAAGTTTCAACTTTCAACTCTTTATCATAATCTATAAGCTTCATTAACCAGTATCTCTTCATGCTCCACCTACCTTAACAATAGTATGTAAATTATATTTGTGTTAATGGTATGTGACAAGCGGTAATAAATTACAACGAAAGAGATAACTGTAGTGCCTTGTTAATTGCATTCCCAAAGTGTCTAGGTAGTTCGGCAATCTTAAAATCAAGCTGATCTTTTGATACAGTCATTATCTGTTCCAACAAAATGATACTATCGTCATATAGCCCAATCTCTTCTTTTTCTACTTTTACATGTGTAGGCATAGGCTTTTTAACTCTGCTTGTTACTGGTGCAACAATTACTACTGGACTATATTTGTTACCCATATCATTTCCTAATACTACACATGGTCTCTCTCCGCTCTGTACACTTCCTTTGTTTCTACCTAAGTTCACATTCCACATATCTAAGCGCTTTACGTCTTTCATCATTCGCTCCATTGCTACCGCCATCTCAAACACTCCTTATTAATTATCTTCTTAATCTATATGTACCACATTCAATGTGTTTTTAAACTACAAGTTCTATATAAGTATTATAGTTGTATTATAAAATTAAAACAATACGGAACGTTTGTTCTGTCAAGAACTTTTAGTAGCCGACTAAAATATAACTTGCTTCGGCGAATAACCTATTGACTTTTAGGATATATATGGTATTAAGACTAATCAAATCAATTTGAGGTGTGTAAATGAAAAGAAAAGATGGATGGAACGTCGATGATGATAATTTATTAGCTAGCACGGTACTAATGTACATCGAATCTGGCAAGACTCAGTTGAAAGCCTTTGAGGATGTAGGATTAAAACTTAGTAGAACCTCTGCTGCCTGTGGGTTCAGGTGGAATTCAACTGTAAGGCATAGATATATCAAAAGTATTGCTGAGGCAAAGACTCATAAAATAAAAAGAAATTATAAAAAGACGTATTCAAACGAAGAGCTGTCAATTGATAGTATTATCTCATGCCTTCTGGCTCTTAAGGATGATCTACAGCGCGCTGAGATAGAGAAGAGTATAATTAGTAAGAAGATACAGAACGTATCATTAGAAATCAATGCTAGACGTTCTGAAAGGCATTTAGATGCTTTGGCAAATAAAGAAGCCCTTTCATTATTATTGTCTAAAGCTGCTGAGCTTGGGCTGTTTGAACATAACAAAAAACCCGCCATTTAATTGGTGGGTTTTAGTATTTGTCTCTATGTGAAACCTACATTTGATTAAATATTGCTAATCCCTCTGAAGTTTATTGGGGTATATCCAACTGGATTCATCAAGTTGAAATTCATACAAGACTTCTTCTTGCCCATCATTAATTATTTTACATATGTCTTTTTTCTCAGGTAAGCTATGAATATAATGCACTTTCTCATTACTTAATGTACTGTATTCTACTTTCACTTCGATGATTTCAACAGTATCACCAACATGTGCATTAATTGGAACAGTAGGTATGAAAATCTCAATACCCTTTTCAAATACACCGATATCGACTTTAAAGTTTCCAAGGTTCCCTTCCGAAGTTTTAGTCTGTAAAAACACTCTACAGTCCAGTATCACTTCGGGATTGCCATAATGTGATAGCTTGAGGAAACTGGTGTTAAATGCATCAGATGCGCCCGTCATTGTATTTAGACTATCAACTAACTTTCTATAGCCTTCTGTCTCAATTATTCTACTGTTTTCATGTGTTTTAACATTCTTCAGTCGCAAATTACTGTTAAAGTCATGAAGTACAATGTATGAACGGTTGTCTCTTTTAAGTCGATCCTCTTCTTTCTTTTTTTGAACTAATTCGTCTTCTTTGTCTTTTTTCCTCTGAATATGCTGTTGATAAAGAGCAATACAAACCGCTGAAATTAAACCGACATAGTTAGCAAAGAATCCCAACCAAGCGTTTTCATCTGCATTCACTCCCGGTGCTTGCCATGAAAACAAAGCATAATTCAATACAACTGGCAACCCTATAATCAATAGAATTAAGTAAACAAACCGCTTCAAAAAATCACCATTCCTCTTTCTCAAAAATACGTTAAACTTGCATTTTACTCAGAATCGATCTTTGTCCATCGCGTTTGATTGCCCATCTTGTTGTAATCCATATCAAACAATCTTTTTGCACCAGCTAATTTATCATGCCACAAACCTTCTATAAGTGAATAGGAGCCATCATCGAAGCATTTTTGGATTTCAATATCGTATCGTTCTCCTAATACTTCCGAATCCACCCTGGTTATTATTGCTTTATAAAAGAAATCCTCATCATCAAAACTAACTATTTTCTCCCATTTCATAACCCACCCTCCCTCTCCTCATGAAACATGCCTTTTACTTGCTTAATCACAGAATTCAAATCTGAACATAAAAAATTCATCATGTTCATACTGTTTGTATTGATTGTCTTTGGTTGCAATCACATGCTGATTATTGAGGTCATCAATGATCTCAATGCCGTACTCCTTAACTTGAAATTCATATTCCTTTCCAAGTGTAAACTCTTCATCGCGTCTATCATGAACATATTTGACTTTCATCTTACTACTCCTCTCGTTACTCCCCAGAATGCTTATTCACCGTTATCGAATAATGGTATATCTCAATATCCTCTGCAATGAACTCTCTTCGTTGAGCTGCTAACAACGTCTCATACATGTTCTGTCGTCCTACAGGATTGTCGGTATGTATATATATCTTATCTGCCCTCAATCCATGCTCACAGAAATACTTAACCAAGTCATATCCATTGGGTAACTCTACACCATCTACATCCTCGCCCAGATCGTGGTCTAATGTAAGAATAGCCACCTTTCTAGTCTCAAGTATATGTATGGCTTCATAATATGTACGAGCGACCACGAAGCCTTCTGGACAGTCTCTGAGGTCATCTACGTAGAGGTTAATCTTATCTGTCATGGTCGCACATCCTTCCATATACAATCATCTTATCTCCATATCTCTACGATCAATGTATTGCTTGTAGTCACGTACATATAACTTATTGTCTGAGGCATCATAGAAATACTCTATATTTTCATTCAGAAAATTTTTTTCCACATATATAATTGAATAAAAACCAACATATAAGCTACTATCGTTAAAGTCTTTCACAACCGAAATAACTTTATCTGTCTCAACTTCATCTTTCCTTGGCATTCGATTCTCATCTCCTTCCCTATAAACACATCTTTTATCGTTTTACAATGTAGCATCATAGAACTCTGATATAGATACATTGACGTGTTCCTGAAATTTACCAAACGTTTCTTTAAAGTGTTTCATGAGATAAACTTGTGATTTATTAAATATTTCGTCTTCAGTTAACTCTTCATCAGAAGGAACCATAATTCCCCCTTCATATTCTTTAGAGGGTATTTCGTAAGTAACAACATAATAGTATCTTGCATCCCCCTTAAACTCAGAAGATCTATCTTCTGGTATAGGCGAGTATTCCCACATAAAACTTCCTCCTTCATGCTTTATGTTCGTTATAAAATAGCCATTTGATCAGATCTTTACCAACTGTTACCCAAAAGATTATAGGATTTAAGAATTATTCCTAACACCCCACAACCAAAACCTCCCAGTAAGGTAAACCCTATGCATAGTCCATATGCAAATTTAAAACCCTCATCTTGTATGTTCCTAAAATTCTTAATTAACAGCAATCCTATGATTAAGGATATGCATGTCACAAATACCCATATCAATTGAGTAATAATATGCACTCCCCTATCTTTACGAAATAGTTATTTTACTTACTGTTATTCTTTATGTAATCGTCAATAGCTTCATTTACCCTCTTTTTGTGTTGATTTTTTCAATTAATAGATACTAAAGGGATCTGGAGATGAAAGCAGAATATACGCAAATACGGTAATAAGCAGAACATATCCCGCAACACCAAAGTACTTCTTCTTTTTAAACGATACAATGATTCCAATCAGTCCAATAATTATTGCAACTAAAGACCAAGCATCATTTAACATAAGCATTGAAATCCCCCCAAATTATTGTTTAATTTTAATTTTTTGTTTTATTTACAAGCCTATTAGACCTACGCTTAATAAAACGAAACCCACACCACAAAGAATTACGTCTTTCGCCATGTAGCTGTAAAATCTACCAAAGAAACTGATGAAGAAGGAGATAAAATTCAATCCAAACATTGCTAGACCTATCACACATAGACTAATGAATACATAGTCCATCTACTCACCCCAATTTCAAAATGAAGGTTATTCAAACAACTCTAAACTGTCTTTGTATTCTTTTCTCTTTTTCTTACTATACTTCAGATCAATATTGTATTTACTGCGAAAATGTTGATCATAGTCTTCTGCTTGTTCTTTGGAGGCACAATACTCCGATTCCATTTCAAATTGAGTTCCGTCATCATTTTTTACTTGTACACACCATAACCGGATGTTCCGATCAAACCAAACGTCTGTCCATGTCGGCATTTGATCATTCATATTAATTTTCTCCTTGAATAAGGTTCATTTTCAATAACTGAGACGTGAAGCCTTTCGCTCTTTTTAGGCCAGCTTCGTTTTTATCACCAGTCACAGCATTCAATGAAGATATCTCAAGTAAAGCGCCATAAGTGTGGAATTCATCCCACTTCTTTCTTGTATTCTTTACGCTTCTGATGCCATATTCAGCAAAGTCATAATCGCTCTCTATTGAGCTCAATTTAAGTTTAATGTATTTTGGAAAATTGGAAATAAACTCTCTAGCCGATTCTTCGCTTTCAAATCCTTGTAAAGTAACTGCCCCATTTAACTCAACAGCTTCTAATATTGCCTTTTCTGTTTCATCTATTTCATTCTGATAGCCCCTCGATGTAATTTTACTATATGGTTTCATGCTACCTCTCCTCCTTCTATTAAGTTCGAATGAAATAAACCTTTCACAATCTTATGTATATCACCACTATATTGATACTTTTATTATATAGTAGCAATGAAATATACACTACTTGGAATTGTTCAATAGTACGTCTATAGCTTTAAATCCCAACTTCGACACGGGTGCCTGTTTCCCGTTTTCAAATTCAGCAGACATTGAAATGTTGTTCAGTCTCTTTACTTTGATTGGATTGACGTAAGTGGCTCTATCCGATTTCACAAAATATCCCTTTACGTTTAAGTGTCTGATCAATTCAGAGTTGCTTAACATCTGATAATCATTTTCCTCTGTAGTCACTTTAAGAACCGATCCATTTATTCCACCTCTAGTAACATAGAAAATATCAGAAACATTTACGGTTTTAACTTCATTTGTCGCAGTATCAATTACAGGGACTATCATATAGGTTCACCTCATGTTAAGTTTATGTAATTATGTTCCATCACGGCGTTGCTCGTTACAGTACTTTATCTCTTTTAACTAACTCAATCTTACCACAATATATAATAATATGTCAATATTATCTTTGTGTAATAAAAAAAGACGGAGGGTTACCCTCTCGCCTTCGAATATGTATTATGATCTCTGCTATATATTTCAGCAGCCTCTTTTAAGCTCATCCACCTACCATCATGGTCTTGTACCCACATAGATCCGTCTGGAAGACGTTTGCCTCGTTTATACACTGTAGTAGTAAGCCTCCCCTGTCTGAGCGATACGCACATCTACAGCTTGTTTTAGATCCATGGTCAGAGAGTACACTCTGTCCATGAGGATGTGAGCAATAGTATTTTTACAGCGCCCTTGTTCTTCTACTGTTTCGATTACCTCATTGTTTACGATGATATTGTATGTGTTCATTTTATTATCTCCTTTATTATTATATATTATTTTTGTATTTAATAATTTCCTTAGAAAGACTTATTTCATCAGCCTATTCATAATTTCATTCGACTTCTTTATGGCAGCATTCATTTTTTCTGTTTGTTCTTTGGATGGAATACAATTGCCTTTTCCACACCAAGGAGTTTTAATTGAGGGATTGCACTGACACATTGATTAAATTCAACTCCCTTCGAAATACTTCTTTTATTCCGACCTCATGCCTTTTGACAAAACATCATGAATTATTATTATTTTATCTTTTAAAAAAAGTATCAAGTGCCTCTAATACTTGCAAGAAGCCCCCATCGTTTACGAATTCCTCTTCGAGTAGCGCCACACCCCATCTATCAAACGTCTCTGGAAAGTCAGCTCTTAAACAATACTGAAAGTCTGTCCTGTGATATGGCTCAATTAGTTGAATATATAAATCACTACTCTTCAAAACGGTAACACCTTGTCTTGTCCACTTTTCTGTCATATTGTACTTTGATGATAAGATCTTAAGGTAGTCCATTGCTTCCCTCCCCCATTAAGATGAAAGAATCCTTTTACCAAAACCTGTGCTATTTCATTCATTAAATGAAACTATATATTTAGGATTATTTTTCAAGCTATTGACATATCCATAACATGATTCTTTATCAAGATAATACTCCTCTAATTCTGGAATCCTAAAGCCAGAGCCGCTATCCCATACATTTACTACCCAATCCTCTTCTGCATTTGAGAATTTGATCGATACATTCAATTCTCTTTTCATATGTCATCTCCTTATGAAATAATCTATTTACGCACTCTCAAATCTTATCCTAAGATCACAAAACTATTAGTGTCTTCAATAAATATCGCACCAATTTTTAACCAGAATCGTTTAGATGAATCAATTGCTTCTCCAGTTAGGATACTTATATTTTTAATTGATTTTAGATTTTTAATCACTGTTCTACCATATCCCTTTTTTTCATACTCCTCATAAATTTCGAGGTTAGATATAAATAGAGTGCCATCTTTAATTTTATAGTGAATTGTTCCAATTTCAGTGCGGATGCTATCCACAAAAATCTTATAGAATCCTTTGATTCCTGAGTATGGTTTTAGATACATCATTACTCATTCCCTCTTCTGAGTTCTCCGTTTTATTTACAGTTTCATTTTCTTATGAAATATTCATTTCATTTACTACAAATTACTCACTTAGAAGCTCCTTATACTGAGCTATGGCTCTATCATATACAATTAATTTACTAATGCATGTATCGATAAAAACTGCATTGCCTTGAAGCCCATCAGATTCATATAAAACTTCACTGTTGTCTACTTTACTTTGCAAACTTTCTATCTTATTACGAACGCTGTTCAAATGGTCATTCAATTTAAGGAGCGTATTCTGTTTTTCTGTTCTCATAATCATTAGATTAATTCTGATACGTTTTTCCATTCTATTTTCTACTCCCTCATGAAAGGATCATTTTACTTCCACCAATCTTTACCGTACTCTTTTTCTAAATGAGCACCAAATTTTATGTACATATCTTCAATTTCCTGAAATGAATTATCGTCTCTTGTCTCAGGCATACTTTTTAATTCATGGTATCTTTCGCTAATCAGATTATACAAAATTACTTTTTCTCTAAAGATCAATTCCATCACATTTCAACTCCCTATAAAATTATAGTATCATTCAAACTGCAACTTGCTCCCGTGTAATAATAATGACATCATCATCTTCGCACAATTCCTTAAACATGTCTCGCTGCTCTTCAGTTGGAAATCCATATGTATTCTCAGTAATCTTACCAAAAATTTTCTCAATGACAACCACTTGGTACATTGTGATCACCTCTTCTATTTGATAATCTTATTGTACATCATATTTATTGAATTGTAAAGTATTATCTTTGTCTTTTAAATAAAAAAGAGATGCTTTTTAGGCATCTTTAATTATAGTGTATTTATTATTGTGTTTTTATAAACTCTATATAATGCTTCTTACATCTGTCTCTCATAAAAACTTTCTTTCTACAACTTTTCAAAATGCAAACATTGTAATCGTACTTAGTTAGATCCTCTTTAGACTTGAACATAGCCACCTTCACCTTCTTGACTGGAGCATTTCGTTTAGGGGTTTTAGATAACTTTTTCTCTAAAGAGACCAACCTACGTTCTTCGCATACTAAGCACAGATCTGATTCAGTATCATTGCTCCTATAGTTGCTACAAGAGCTCTTTGAACATTTGATGAGAATATTATCCATGATGTCCACCATCCAGTAAGTTCTAAGTTGTCTACATAATTATTCTAACACTGAATGATCTTCTGGGTAAAATTAATCTTTCTTAGGGAGTTTCCTTTTCCTTTTTATGTATTTAGCGTAGTCATATCTAATCCATAAATAAATTTTATAATATCTTTCATATAGAAACGAACTATGTGTATCAACGTTATACCAATTATTAAATGAAAGCTCACCCTTACTGGAGTTGCAAATTGCACAAGCAGGAACACAATTTTTCAAATCATTACGCCCATCATTGATTAAATGATCTTTATGTAAATCTTTCTTAGTTTCTAATTTATTTTGCTCCCATGTCTTTCCGCAATACGCACATCTGAAATTGAAATATTGTCGGCATTCATCCCACTCTTTAGGTGTTATTTCGTGTTTTTTATTCTCTCTTTTGCCTCTATAGTATCGAGATTTGTCTGGATTCTTTCTCTGCCAGCTTAAATAATAACCGTCTAGTCTTTGTTGTTTTGCATGTTCTCTCTCAGACTGTCTCCATTTTTCACTCGTGTTTCTTTGATGTTTATTATACTTCCTTTTACGCTTCAGATAGTAATCTCTATTTTCCCAGTGCCATTTCATTTGTTTTAAATTTGCACAGCTAACACAACAAGGATTTAGCCCATCAATTTGATTACCTTTATTTTGATAGAAAAATTCTTTAGTTGATGGGAGATATGTGTTGCATCTATTGCATTTTTTATGATTAATATAATTAATTATTTTATGTGTTTCATTCCACTTCTTACTCCTTCTCTCTTCTGTACGTAGATCTTTTTCTTGTTTACTCATAGCCATAGCTGTATGTATATTCTCCTATCTTTGTTTGTTCTCATATGCTCTAATCTTCTCAACAGCTTCAATATATCTACTCATGTAAATTGGTGAGACTCCAAGAGATCCTATTTTAACTGCCTCTTCATGATCTTTTATATTTTCTTTGAGTTTTTGATCGAGTAGCTCCATTAAATCTTCATGACTCATCTCTAGTAGCTCCTTCAGTAGCCCCATCGTTATCGTCTCCCTCTTCTAAAATCTCGTTACATATATCTACGCACTCATCACATATGTATACATTTGATCCAGTAACCAACTTAAAAACCTCATTTTGACTCTTCCCACAAAACGAACAGTGAAGAACTGGCTTACCTTGAAGTTTCAATAGCTGATCATACTTCTGCGCTTTATCAACAATAGTATAAATTGTCTTTTCATCGATATTCATCTTCGTGTCTTCCCTTCTATTTGAAATTCAACTTTCATAACGACTTAGCCACATTTCAAATTCATACTTCTCTGGATTGAACGCTCGATCTATCTCTCGTTCTGAGCGAACAGGACGAAATCCAAAATCCAAATACTGATAAGGTTTGTAACAATAAAGATTATTTTTAAGACGTAAAAAAGTGAAGCCATTACTGTTAGTGAATGTATTTTTATCGAAACACTCCAGACAGAATTCTCTAGTCCTATGACTGACTCCTATACCAATATTATCAGTCACTCCTTCTTTATAACCTTTGACTTTTAAAGTATTACAAACTTCACATTTTTCTATTTCTACAATTTGAAACATTGGCTTCATCTCCTTGTAAAATAACTGTTTTATCAGTTTATTTATAAAAACTTAACAGACAAAATTAAATCTGTTAGAATCTTTTATAAATACATAATCTGGGGGATCAATGTGGTAAAAAAGAAAAACATACTTGGCATCATTTTAATTTTAGGTTGTATAACATTAATTTCATCATCACTATATTCAGAATACAAAATAAATAAACTAGAAAATTCGTTTGAGAATGAACTTGATGCTTATGTTAATCTGAATCTAACGCCAGCAATTAATTACTTTGAAGAATATAGATTAGAAGGTGATTATTTAAACACATTCATACTTACTCTCAATAAAGACTTTGATGTACTTAGTCTTAAAGAGAAGTGGGATTTTTTAAAGCCGTTAATGAATGATTATGACAGTCAAAGAGAACGCCTCTTGAACGTTCATAATCTTTGGGAGGGCAGTCTAAAGTTAGGGATTTCTAATCAGTCAGATATAATTGTAAAGACTTCAAATGGTGAATATGAATACTCTTCCGTCGATTCTCTAAGAGAACCAACCGGAAAACTTCATTTGAGTTCTGATTTCGAAGAACCGATTAATAATTTTGCCAAAGTAGTTGAGCAAGGGTTCAGAAGCCCTCCACCCCCTGGAAACCAAATTGGACATGGCATGAGCCAAATAGAAGTCCAGCGTCTACTAGGTGACCCTGATTCAATTAATCGAAAGATGGCTGGCGATATAATAATTGATCACTGGTATTACGGAGGAACTTATATTCTCTTTCAAGATGGCATAGTAAAGCAAATGTCGACTCATCATATTTACAAGTAATTCAATCGTACATTATCAAGCGGAACTCATTGTGGAGTATTGTAACTACAATCGAAAATCCGCTTTTTATTTCGTTTTACCAGGTGAAAGTGAAATCCTGCATTCACTTAAATTTATTAACACGAATAACCTCTGCCATTTTTAAGATGAGTTTTGTATTCATCGTCTACATCATTGAGTGAATCAATAAAACTCCGTACTCTTGCCACAGCTACCTTACGTTTTTCTAGTTTCAGTCTATACTCAGGATTGTTTTTGCAAGTGTAGTACTCATCCAGTTCTGATTTTGAGAAATTCGGAATCCAATTGATAGCCTGACCGCACAAGAACGTTCTTGTTTCCCACCGTTGGCCATTGGTATGTATCCTTATTGTCTTACTTAATATGTCTCTTTCAATTTCTTCACCAACAACTGTAGAATCTCCGCAAACTGGACACTTGCTTTCTTTCAAGTGTTTCAGCATTTATTATTCATCTCCCTCTTCTAAATGAAAACTGTAGTTACTCAGAATCATCTATATTATTTCTTACAAACTCTTTAATCTCTCCAAGTATTTCGTATTGCCAACGAGAAAAATCATATTGTTCCCCATAGCGCTCACAAGCTTCAGCTTTAGCAATTACTACTTTACCTTCCCATTGATCAAATCTGTGAATGGTTTGCCAATCATTAAATACTCTAATGACTGTATTCACTCTCTCCCTATTACTATTCCACCAGTCAATGTCGGTGTCAGTATCCAGTTCCTCAATAAGTTTAAATATCAACTTCAATCCTCCATTTCAAAATGAAATCGTTGTTTCATATTATCTTTATGTAATTAACTTTCCAGCACATTGTTTCCTCTGCTTCATACCCAAATTATACATCTGACTATATATATTGTCAATATTATCTTTGTGTTTTAAGCAGGGTATCAAACTTTCGCTAGTATACCCAACACCACTCCAAATCTAATTGTTTTATTCTCACTCCACAAAATGAACAGATCGCTAAATATAACCCCGTATAGCTTCATCTGTTCCACATGAGAAGCTGTTATAGATTCGTTAAATAGATCGCTCAAAGTTTTTACGGGATTTTCTTGAAACTCTTGATATATTGTATCAGTTACAATAGAATTACTTTGATATAATTTTCTGAATTGATACAATACTCTATGGATATTCAGCTCTGAATAATCATCATCTAGACGCAAATAAAACTCATCAATCACTTCATGAGTCTTCAGTATTGTCAGGATGTTTGATTTTAATATTGTAGCCTTTTCGCTGATCTCTAAGAGATCAAACAATGATTCTATTGTCATAGATGAATCTCCTTATGTATGTTTTACTTTGCTGCCTTGGAGGTCATTTAACTTTTGTGCTTCATGATACTTAACAGTTCAGTTTAATCAACTGCTAGTTAAGCACTCTCTATAATGAGGGTGCTTTTGTTATGCCTATTTTCTGTTACCCAAACGGTAACACACATATTAATTTAAACCAAATACTGTCTGTTGTCAACTGAATTTGTATAAAGGGGGATTCTCTATGGTTTCTCGTAGATTGAAGATTCATTTAGGAAACTTACTTGATAGCAAAGATATTTCAGCTAGGGAGCTATCAAGACGCACAGGCGTTCGTCATGTGACGATAAGTAAGATTATCAATGGTGAAGCTATATACATATCGATTGAAAATATCGAAAAGATCTGCATTGAGTTAGATATTGACGTTAATGAGATAATGTCCATGATTAAAGAAGATGAATAGGAGCACGTTAATTTGGCTTGTAGGTAATTGTTTGGCTCTCATAGCTTACCTGTTATATGTTCTTACAGATTTAATTGAGTATGTATATTTTGTTTTGACTTGCGCACTAATTCTTTTAATCCTCTCCATATACTCAATAATCAAAAAGAAATAAAAAAGGAGCTGCTTAAATATGCAGACTCCTCTTCTTTATGTACAAGTACTTTAAATTGATTTTTTATTTCTAATCCAAACCAGCACCTTTTCACTTACTTCGGTGTCAAACCATCCCCATTCGGCTGCTAAGTGCTTGATGTCACTGGGCAACTGTTCGTGAATATTCTTAATAGTATCTTCAGACGGTACTCTGTTATAGGTGTCTACATAGCAATCGTTAATCACAGAGTTCCTATCGTGTGCTTCCATATCCTTCATTCATGCATCTCCATTCTTTATCAAAGTAACATTTCGTAAAGATTCATTCTGTGGATGTCATCCAATCTGATTTGACCCAGTTGATGATTCTTTCCAGTCTTTCTAAAGTAAATATCTTATTCAAGGGATTGTACCATTCAATAAAATCTCTATCATGTTTACTTGAATTACACTCTCTACAAGCTGGAGCACAGTTGTCAATAAAATTATTACCATCGTGATTAACGTGATCTTTATGTAACTGCTGTCCAAAATTGTTAAGATGCACAAAATAATCAAATCCACAATATGCACAAGACCATTCAAAATAATCTAAGCAAGCTTCCCATTCTTCTTTTGTTATTTCATGTTTATGCTTCTTGGAACTATAGAGCTTTAATTTATCAGGATTTTTCCTCTGCCAATCTTTTTCTTTTCCCGCTGCTTTTCTTTTTTTGTTACTTTCCTTGATGGTCGAAATACTCTTATCTGATAAATTTGAATTATAATATTTCATCTTCGTCAGGTAGTATTCTCTATTTCCCCCTTGCCAATCAACCTGCCTATTAATCCTACAGACTTTACAAACCGGATCATAATAAATCCAGTTTCCTCTTCTTTTTGAGTATTTCTTTTGCGAGTAAAATTCATTCAAAAGTTTTTCCTCTTTACAATCTTTGCATTCTTTGGCTTCAGAAAAATTTATAATCCTCAATGCCTCCTTCATCTAAATTTGTAATCGTAATGATATTAAAATTTCATTCAGATACATAGAAACTAGCAAAACCCATTAACTCATCAATAGAATATACATCAGACAGCACAACATTTTGGCGCTGACCATTTTTCCAAACTTCCACCTTCGCCCATTCAATTTTTTCGACAATTTCTTTCATATGTACTAATTCATGTTTGACACTTACCAACCCGTAGTCTTTAGAAAAAATAAGAAAACTCACAATTTCCATCGTTATCGCCTCCATATAATATTATCTCATGAACCTAAAGTTCAATGGAATACCCAATCTGTCTTCAATTGTTCTGATCCTTTTCTTCAGATTTATTCTTTCTTCCCAGTTTAAGTTGTCATTCATTAGATAATCTTCCTTGAGACTTTTCAGTAGATCTCTTGCACTCAATCCTAACACCTCTCTATGTATTATCATCTCTATCTAATGATAATTATACAACAATAAATATACATATGCAAGTATTATTTTAGTGTTAATGATGATAAAAGTCTTGTTTGCGAACAAAAAAGAGCCCCATCAGGACTCTTAGTCTATATGTGATCGATCACTCTTAATCTTGATAAAGGAAACTTGGATCTGCCCACATCCGTGATGGTGAGCTGAGTTCACGTTGTTCAATACTTTCAGGAGTTTGAATGTGCCCATATAAAGTACCCTGAATAGTTTCTCCCGGTTCCACAAGTGAAATATCTGCCCAAATAGTATTATTCAGAGTTGGATCTTCGGGGAAAACGTCTTTATCATTGTTTAGTTTACTTTCCTTATCTATTGCAATAATTGCTTCATTCTTTGTTTCCCAGCTTGAAATAACTTTATTGAAGTTTCCCAATACTACAAAGTAATCAGATTCGTTAGTGAATTCATATTTAATTTTGCTTCCCAAAGATATCATCTCCTATAACAATTGTATGACAAGTATAGAGCATACCCCAAACAAAGACAATGTGGTTAGTTTAAGCGACATGAAAGACTGGTTTTATTTGGTCTCTATGACACCATTTTTTATCACATACTTCTTCGTGTCTTGAATTTCAGTATGAGTATTATCAACTACTTTGCTACTGTTAAGGATCTGGGAAATGAATCTCAGTTTATGTTCTAAATCGGACTTTTCTTTTTTTAGTTTACTATTTAACTTGGTTTTGTTGTTCAGTTGAGCATCTTTTCCTTCAAGTAGAACTTCTTTCAACTTAAGTTGATTCTTTAAATCGTTAACTTCTAATCTTAACTCATTGATTTGAGACATAAGATTAGATTCTATTTTAACATCTCTCAAGACAGTCTCTAGATGAGTTGTTAAAGCCAAAACTACGTCAGAGTGCTGTTGTGTCGAATTGTTCTCCGAAGGCGTGAGACTTTCGTATGAAGGTTCCAGATAAATCACATTATGTTTAACTATATAGTCCTGTAGAGAACCATATTTCCTTTTAATTTGATAATACTTCTGTTGAACATTATTTGCATTTCTGTTTAATTTTCCTGCTGCTATCCTTATTGCATTCATTTTTGTCTTACCTTTTCCCACTTCTTCATTGACCGTTTGATTAAGAACGTACAAGTCATTGTCAGTCCAATTTCCAAGGATTTCAGTTTTAATCTCTTGTGGTGCTTCCTCTTCCACTTGAAGTAAGTAATCACGTACCTTGATAGCAACTTTGCTATCTCTCAAAAGCATCCCAATTCTTAATACGGCCTTCTTGGTTAGCAGTTTAACAATGTGTTGCCCCGGTGACAAGGCTTTTGACAAGGTGTCAAAACCCTCTTGCTTACTTGAAATTGTCCTCACATTGTCTTTCTTAAATTCAGCATTATGTCTAGAAAGTATCTGTGCTACAACGCTGTAGTCTACCTCATAAAATTCTGAAGCCATTTTCACAGTCATGCTTTCTCCATCGGGAAGAAGTATTACCTTCTTAACTTTATCAAGCATGCTAACCTTGTTTATGTATTGTTCTCTAAAGTTTGTATTCTTGTTTTCAATAAACTGATCATGATCCAACTGTAATGCTTCATTCATTTTTAAAACCTCCGATATTATTTTAATGTTTGTAAATAGAAATCAAATCTTCGAGCTTCAAAATCTCTGCCTTTTGCAAAGGCTGTTTCCCGTTGATGAACAATGAAAACAAAGAATTACTAATTCCTAGTTTCTTTGCAATGAATGACTTCTTAATTCCATAATCATCAATAACTTTTTGTGTTCTTTCTTTGAGCGTCATGTGTCCACCTCCTTAAAATATATTTTAATTGTTATTCAAAAAAAATTGGTCAAATAAGCATTTCATTTAGATAAGTATTCATTAAACACTGTAATACTCGACTTCTAAAATTAAATCAATCATATCTTCAATGTCATCAGCAGCCTTTTCGTTAACTGTGATCCGATTTTTATTGATCTCAATTGTGCAGTTATTTGTATGTATTGTACATGTAGGAGAGATTGCAAATGAATGTTCATCCCCAATTACTTCGTATTTCACCCCTTCAGCATCAAGTTTCTTAGTGACTTGTTTAACAAATTTATCAATCTTCATTATTTTCATACTCCATTCATTATGAATTTATAATTATACGATATTCTGTATTTAAATATCATCAATTGCGAGTGTTATACTTTTGATTTCGGATATTCATACAATTGAATCTAAGTAAAGCAAGAATTTTATTAGAAAATCATCTTCCGTAAAACATTCAACTCTAATTAAAACAAGGAACCATGTAACCGTTGATGTGATCGAAAGTTGCTTCAATGTCACTCATTTTAATTGCTTGTTTGCCCCATGCATCAACCCTAAGCAATTCACCTTTATCATCAATTAGCCAGATATAAGTTTCCATGTCAGCATGTACGGCATATGTTTTACTTTTAAAATTAACCACTTGATTAAGTTCGAAGTCCATCTTTTATTCCCCCATTATTTGCTTATATGATTAAGATTTGTTAAACATCCATCAAACAAAACATATGTATCTAAAGTGTTGATCCACAATTCTACAATTCGTTCTGGGATTGATGTATTGGTCTCACTCAATACATCCGTTGTGTTAATTCCATATTCCGCTTCTAAACTCAGTAATTCATCGAGCGCCTTGGATGGCTGAACTTTAAAATTATCAGGTCGTATTACTGTCTTGAATTTATCAATCATATTTTATCCCCTTATTTCTAAGTGAAATCACTCATTTATCAAGAATATTTAATCAATTCCAATGTTTCTTTACTTATTTTCACTTTTGTTAGTGACTGCAATATATTGTAACCACAAGATTCACAATCAAAGTATTTTTCATTTAAATCATTATCCGTTTTGATTTTCATTTTTATTTTGCAATTAGGACATTGCATATTAGCAATTTCCCCTCTTATATTTGAGTACCGATTTCTTTCCTAGATCAAATGTATCGAAGTTGCCAATAAAATTCTTCTCTCCAGTACCCCAGTTTATCGAATAAGCCTGAAAAGATGATCCATCTTCATATACCTGACCAACTACAACATCTTTCTTTTTGATAAGCATTATTATTCCTCCATTATCCTTATGAAATGAGTAATTCATTTAATTACGGTACAAAGTTTCTCGTTCGAATACGTTGTTTATGTATTGCTTAACTTGTTAATGTAATTATAATCTCTATTTTTATTATTGTAAAGTATTATTTTAGTGTTTAATACTACTCATAATTAACTTATAAGTAGTCTCTCTCTTTGATTAAATCCGCATTTTCTTTAATCCACTTCTTTGCTTTAGCCAACGTCTGATGGCTGTCCGACTGGCTTTTAAATCGTTCAACAGCCTTAATATTCCAATGGATGGGCTCCACATCCCATTCATGCTTAGATCCACCATTGTAAATAACGAAACCCATGTACTCATATAGACCATCGAACTTAGTCTTTTCCAAGTAAACCCCTCCTTGTAAAGATTATTATATCATTTCATGTACGCCGGTACTTGTTTGCCTTGAAGTTCACACTCTTCACGGAAGCGCTGCTTCCACTTTTCGCTACTTTCCTTGCGCATTGCATCTAGTCGAGCAGTTTCTTTTGCTGCGAACTCTGCACAGAGGCGTTCATGATTGGCACGTTCTTCCGCGAGTCGAACATTGATTGCCTCGATTCGAGCCGCTTCTTTCTGTGCTTTCGCTTCTTTGATTCCTTTGAATAATTTAAACATATGTATCGTCTCCTTATTTGTTAACTTGATAATGTAATCATAACACCTAGTTACATTGTTGTCTAGTATTATCTTTGTATTTTATAAATTAAATCACCTCCTGTTGTCCCCATTTTAAACGTGTGTATCCGTGTTGGTCTTTTTCCTTTGTCATTACCATGTTCAAAATATCGAAATCGACACCAAACCGCTCATATAATTCATCATCGTTTACATCATCATTTTTCATAAACAGATTCAACTTTTCCTTACTTAAAATTAACTTTAGTAGATTACTTTCTATGCTATTTTCATAAGTTATATAGTGTATTTCTTTATTGTCCGATTCTGAATCAAAACGCACAAACCTAGCTGTAAACTGGTGCAGACTTGCCCCATTCCACGCCAATTCTGGAACAATGATTTTGTTTACGTAATTGATGCTTATACTGCTAGACATTGATTGTTGAGTACAAACCATAATAGGGTTGATACATTTTTTCATTTCAATTATCATTTCTTTCCTCTGCTTCAGACTCATATCCTCACCAGTGACAATAAATAGTTTTCGTTCTGGGAATATCTCTTTAATATGTCTCGCATAACTATATACTGTCTTTTTAAATCTACATCCGATTACAACTGGTTCATTGTTCCATTTCTCAAGTTTGTTAAATACATTCTTAAACTTAGAGGAGTATCCGCTACCTCTATATTCCTTAAAAAGGTGCGGAGCGCTGCAACTTCTGATAAGCATATTTAACTGTTGTAATATTTCTAACATTCTATCTTTTCTGCTGTTACCTGTCCTATTTACGCTTCTCGCCATTTCATAAAACTCTTCTATAATCTTTTTATATAAATCATATTCGTGATTGTTGAAACTGCATGTATCTTGAAAAATGTTAGCAATTGATCTTCCTGTAATTTCTTCAAATGTTCTAGTAATAATCGTTGAATCAATTAAAGCTTTTAGTACATCCGAATTATATATGTGCTGCGTAGCCTGTGATACTCCAAACACAGTTATTTTTTCGGGTATATGACTTTCTTTAAATAACTTCTGCCCCTTGTGATACTGAGGATAGGGTTTCAGATAGTGTACATTTAATTCTGTTTTTAGTTCCTTAGTCTTCTTGTCTTCTACATATATTTCTTCACATCGATTCAAAAAATTAACCGAGGAATTATAAAGCAACTGAAATTGTGGAAAAGCCTCACCTATTGAATTTCTGACACTTGTACCAGTTGTTAATAGTTTGTATTTTGCATTTTTAAATACGTTCAAAGTGGCCTTCGTTCTTTTACTTGTCATGGTGGCTATGCTGTCACTTTCATCAAGCACTAGACCTATTTTACGCCCACTTAAGCGGATAAACTTCTTAATCTGTCTCTGATACTTAGTAACCATATTAAACGTTACTAGTACTATGTCAGATGGTTTAATAGATGAGATACTTTGCAAAGAGTCTACTTTAACAAATGGAATACCATAACTTGTAAGTATAGTTTCAAAAGTGCCCGTAATTGCAATAGCTGGAGCAACTATAAACATATTTCTCACATTGTTGTGCTGTAAGTGATACTGAGAATAGGCAACGGCTGCAAGAGATTTACCGCCTCCACAATCCCACTGTAAAAGCCCATATCGCTTTTGTAGCATCCTTCCCATATCATCACATTGTATACTATTAAACTTGATTACACGGTCATTTAGAGAGTCGTTTAGTTCATATTCATTTAGCCATTTAGAGATATATTTATCTTGCGACATTGTTTTAAATGGCTCTGCTTGTTTCTTGTAAGCATTAATTTTTCTTTGTTGTAGTTTCTTAAATTTCCGTTCTTCAAAAGGGTAGTCCTCATTGAGAATCATATCTACAAACGATGCTTCTTTTACTTTCTCCATTTTAGATAGTTGCAATTTCGTTTTGTGAGAATAGGCTTTATATTTTAATCCTGACGCTGTTTTAACAAGTTCAATTTCATCCATCTCTTTTATATGTTGATTCTTAATTATACGTTTTAGATATGACAATACTTTGTTTGGTGTTAGTCTCACTTTTACCCATTCATCGTACTTCATTGATTCAGGTTGTCTTTGTTTCGCTAACTGATTAACTTTTTCTAAGCACTTAGCATATTTGTTCCTGATTTTGGAATTACGCTTAATATCAAATAATAATTTTTTCACCTCATCCTGATAATTACTATCATCGCTTCCGCTTCTTAATGATTCTAACAAAACCTTTTGCTTAATCTTCTCCTTCTCTTTCACAATTGGTTCTATGTATGACTTATAAATGCAATCACTAGTAGTTTCGCTTATGTTTTGAATTGATGAAATAGTACTTTCATAGGGTCTATTATTTGAAATGTATTGACTCTTCTTTTGAAAAAAAACAATCTTAGTTCGAAAATTGTTTACTCCAACATTCTCAAAAGAGTTGGAAGGTAATTCAGTTTGATAGATGAAGTTGAATTTTTCATTTAATGTCTTGATCATTCCAGCATCTGAAAAATCATCAACTATAAATGAGACAGGGACAATCAAAGCAAGTATCCCTGAAGGTTTAAGTAGTTCATAAGATTTTAAACAGTAATATAATTGACTTAAGTATTCTACATTGTTATATGACCATTTCAAGTTAAAAGGAGGATTTCCCAATACAATGTCAAACTTGATTTGTGGCTCATAATTTCTAATATCGTCATGCGACATGTTAACATCAGGGTAAAGGTGCTTAGCTACTTTAAATGCCTTGATATCAAGTTCATTCCCGTATACATTATTATGATTCGGTAACCAGTTAAAAAAGTTACCCATTCCACAAGTAATATCTGCAAACAGATCATCTCTGGAAGGCTTTAGACAGTCAATGAGGAATTTAGATAGAAGATGAGGCGTAAAGAATTGCCCCACCTCCAGATCCTTCTTGGCCTCAGTATATTCATGAAAATTATGGTAATCCGAAAAGTTCAATCCGTGTAGGCCACCATTACCTGTATATGTATCAAAAATGTTTTGTTCCGTTATTCCATATTTTTCAGTCAAACCGTTATCAATTAGGTGAATTATTTTATCATTTATATTTTCTCTCTTATTAGATGGAACAGTAATATTTTTAATCTGATAAGCCACTTGTTTAACCCCCTACTCTATATCACACAGCTACTTTTTTGTATCCACAATATTCAGATGCAAAGCGCGCGGCTTCTTGATTGCCGATAAACTCAATATCCAATTTCCCATTTTTAAAGAACTTGATTGTCTTTACTTTTTTCATTTCTTGTGTTGTATAACGTTCATAGTTTTCCAATTTCAATAAATTTTGATATCCACAATACTTGTCTTTTAATTCTTCATTAATTGTAAGTAATCCACTATCGAATAATTGTAATGATGCGAGAATTTTTGATACCCGATCTTCATTTAATTCATACCTTTTCCAAATCGAATCATAATGGGCAAAATATCCGTCAAGATTTAGTTTATTACCTTTAATTAATATTTTTTCTCCATATTTGAATATTTCTTTGGTGTTATCTTTAATTTCTTTTTCAGCTTTTTCAGTGAATGAGCATCCTTCTAATTGAATAAAGATATTGTCTAAGACATCTTGAAAATCACTTTCAAAATCCAATTTTTTGATTATTTTCTCACTATCAATTGTTACTTTATATTTGTTTATGAAGTGATAACAGATATTCCTAATGAAACTTTCTTTGATTTTTTTTAAACTATTTTCATATTCGTAAGAACTCATTACGCCATGAAAGGAACCATGTGGAACTTTATTTAGCTCACTATAGAAATTTTCATAAGCCACTATAAGGGCTTTATAGTTTGTTTCTTGTTCTTGGCAAAATTTATAGTCATCATCAGAAACTCTCTGATCATTAGTTATCTCAATCTCATCAAATTTTGAAAAGATATCATCAAATGTTTCTGTGTTGTTTGCTAGTTCTTCGTTGTTCATAGGCTTTTCCTCCTGTGTTACGCTATTTTCTTTTAAATTAGAATCAACAGTATTATTTTCTTGTTTATGAGGAGTTTCAGCATCCTCTTTATGTGGTACACCTTGTAAGTCGTTTGTATTTACTTTAAGCGACTCAGCAAATGTAATTGTTTCAGGCGATTGTTTTGCCCACCACTTGCCTCCATTAAAGCGAGACCAGCGAAATCCATTAGACTTAAGTTCTTCAATTACTTCAGGATCTGGCTTCTCAGTAAAGGAAATTTCAATACCATTCTTTTCTTCATTCAAAACGACAGAAACAGCTTTTAATTCTTCGTTGCCATTTTCGTTTACCGTTTCATTGCCTTCCTCACTACTCTCATTTTGTTGAGTTGTTTCAATTGCGGGAACACTTGATACGGACTGTTTACGTGTAGTCTTTTTGTAGACTGTTTTTTCAACATATTCAGTAACTTCAACAAACTCAATAACAGCAATATGCCCTTTACCCAACAAGCTATTAATTTTATCAACGGAAAGACTCCAAGACTTATCAATGCTTTTAGATGGTTTATTGTTTTTCCCTAACTTTGCAAAAGTGTGATATTTATTAAACTGTTGATCAATGTGAATTAATGTGTATCTGTTTCCTTTACTCGCTCCATGTGTGTAACCAACTTTCATTGCAAATGTAAACCCTTCTTTGATATCTGCTTCAGTAACTTCATTAACAGATTTTTCAACCACTTGAATTGTTTTAACAGGAACTTTAACAATCTCAGGTTTAAGAGCATCGCAGTCGCTCAAAGCTTTTTCAATACGTTTGATCAAAGAACTAACTTTTTCTTCTTTTTGTTGGGATGCAGATTTCTCTTTGTTTTCCCAATCATATGTATTAGTAGCATATACGCCGTTACCTTTTGCAATAATTTGACCATCTTTCTCAATGTGCCAACTTGCTCCCTTAGGATTGGCAAATGCAAATGTTGGATATGTTTCGATTACTGTATAAGATGGTTCAACGTTAGCTTTTTCTATTTCTTTTTCAATAAGTACTGCACATGAGGCTTTTTCATTCTCTGTGGATGCTGCGTCATTCATCATAGCCGTTAATTTCTCAATACGAGAGTTTGCAACATATGATTGCTTATTGTAGTCATATTTTCTTACTTCGCGACCAGAGTCAGAAAGATTATATTTGCATACATCGACTAACAATACATATCCATTCTTAGTTGCGACACCAGACCAAGAAGCAGGAGAATAATAGTCAACCATTGAATCCGATTCATCTTGTTTGTATCCGAAAACCTGCCAACCTGAGTCCACCAATTTGTACATAATGTTAACCTTTGCTTCTTGTTTGTCTAAGTAATGCATCCGAATCACCTCATCTATTTGATACCTTAATTATAACTTATATCAGTGTAGTTGTACAGTATTATTTTTGTGTATTAAACTAAAAAAAGAGATTCCTAAGTGGAATCCCTGAGTAATAACTATTTAACTTTGACTGTCCATATCTCTACTTCTTCATCATCATTTAATGGTTCAACATATGTTACCTCAACCTGCTTATCTTGATACTGTTTACGCAATACATTAGTAAATGACTTGTCCTCTTTAGTTGTAGCAATATCTGTCACCTGTAACACCCAGAAACGTCCATCCTGATCCTTGGTGGTGTGAGCCACATAGTAGCCACTACCCTTCATGTAGTAAACCTTCTCGACCTTCATAGTCGCTTGCTTAACCTTTTGGTTGACCCCATTTGCCATACTTACACTGGACACCATTAGAGACAATACTAACACCATCAACATTACAGTAAACTTTTTCATTCAATACACATCCATTCTTATATTATTTTAGTCTATTTATTAATTGAATTTATAAGTTCAAGGTGCTGGCTGAAGGATAATCCTGCTGACGAACGTTTAGTCTGATTCTGTGAATTTACTCTTTGCTCTGGCTGCTTAAACGCTGCATATGGATTAGTTTTATGTACTGGATGTATGTAATAGATTCTTAGCATGTAATTACCTCCTTTTTGCTGTTGATTGTGATTAGTGGTGAGATAGACAATGAAGATTTGATATCAGCCATATATCTAGAATCGAAACTTGTGTATTTAGATTGCTTAACAGTTATATGTTGATTAGAAGTGATTGTAGTAAGAGATATTGCATCGATATCAAAATCAATCCATCCATCATAAACCGCTACCTCTTGGTAAGGTAGAATAATCTCAACCCAGTTAGTCCGCTTACGCTTAGGTTTATGAGTTATGTATAACGCATTCTCGTACTGTGCGTAGCGATCAACCTTGACAGACTCGATAACTGTATGAGTTAGTTGCGGAAAACCAAACTCAGAGAACTTTACGATACTTACTTTGTGTCCCAATTCAAGTTTGTTGATAATTTCTTGCTGATCTTCTGTCACATGAGTAGTATTTGCTTGCATGAATTCAGTCAGCATATCAGCCATAGGAGAGCTGGAGAATTCAGCCTTAACAGCTTCAATCAATTCATCAGTAACAGTAACATTGTTGTCAGCCAAATCAAGATGAAATCCCAATTTCACAGAACCTTTCTGTGCATCAGACAAGTTGTTGTATTTGTCGTCAAATTTGCGAATTTGGTTAGCGAGTAACTCAGAAAGATAATCCACTTTGTAATCCATGTCCATTTGGTTGAAGTTTGTCATTATAATTACCACCTTATTATTTATTATTTTTGTGTTGTTATTTATATTAACGAAGGATTAGTGCCCCTACGATTGTTTTACTCTTCAACGCTTGCTTACGTGCCCATTGGGACTTCATAATTGCCAGTTTAGTCTGACTCATTTGATTTCAACTCCTTGTTTCGTTTTCCTTTACCTTATATACTTATTATACATCATAAATATATAAATGTACAGTATTATCTTAGTGTTTTAACACAAATAAGCCACCTTTTTTATGGGTGACCTAAATGAGTTATAGATTAGAATTGAATTAAGGAATAATTAAACCAAATGACAGACACAACGGGTTTTGTTGTGGATGAAGGTGAAGCGACAGCCATGGAGTGAAACGGAATGGATCTCGCCACCTATTATTAGGTGTAAGATGAGATTCAATATGATTAATTACACTTTCCTTATGTATCAACGATTTTTTATGTTTTACTACATCAAAAATAATCAATTATGTACTTTCATTTTCCACGTTTTGGACGCAAAAAAATTCAAAAACCCTTATGTATCAACGGTTTCAAGCATGTTATTACCTATTAAAAACCCTTATATAAAGGATTATTCCACGATTTGGACGCAAGCTACACGTCAAAAGCCTGATATTTAGCCAAAATCCAGCATCTCTTGTTGTAATTTGGATTGATTTGACCGTCCTCCAATTTCCGTCTTCTGTCTTTGTTCGTTCTGTCATTATTATTTAAACTATAAGGTAAATCATTCTTCAAGAAGTACATGTTTAACTGATCACAATCCTTCTGTAGTCTGCCACGTCCATCTCTTAAATCAATTCTTTTGATTAATTCAGCTTGATCATCCTTGTATAAGCGCTTTCCTACAATACAATCCAGATAATCCGATATTGTAGCTTTGTTAACTGTATCATCTAATACACTATGATTCACTTGTCCTAGCTTATCTTTCATATAGTTGATGTATCCTTCCTCTTTGTTAAGTAAGTTATTGTATAAATTTTGATCATAGCATTCTTTAAAGTATCTTATTTCATTTACTACCTTCTCATATCCAACCACGTTTTTTGCTGCTTTGTCGTAGATAAGAGGATTATTGCTTCTGCGATATTTTTTAATATACTCAGCAGATCCAGTTTCAAGTAAATATTTCGCTGGAACAATTGTACGTTCACACTGCACCATCTTCTTATTCATCATCTTGTTAGACATGTCTTTGATTATGATAGTAACCTTATCTCGACCATCTATAATGCGCTTTCTGCCTAAACATTGAATAAGAGTATCCACATCTTCAATATCAGCAATAACATATTTGATTTGTCTATCTTTGAGGTTAATACCATTATCCAATGTGGATGTAGTAAATAAGAATTTCTCTTCAAACATTTCATTAGCAAGCATGTGACTGATTTTTTCTTTGTCTATTTTCTTCCCTACACCAGATACTGTTTTCTCAGCACAAACAAAGAGTGAATCCTTAAACAACAAATGTAAGTCCGCTGCTCTAGTTGCTGACTTAGTAAAACAAATCACCTTCTGATTCTTAGGAATCGCATGTAGAAACTTTTCTAACACCTTATCGTTTCTATAGAAAATCAATTCCTTAATGTGACTATAATCATGAGGAACATTGTAACTTCTGTATTGGATACCCTTATGCTTGAAGTATTCAATAGAAGAATCTGCTGTAGCTGACATAAAGATTTTAGTTTTGTTGGTATCAGCCAAAATCATATTGAACGAGTCTTCAGTATTGAAATTAAACTTTGACTCCGTTAAGAAATAATGAAACTCATCAGATACAATATATTGATACTTGCTACTGAATACCCTACTCTTCTTGCGTAAAGCACTCTCAATAGTTTGATAAAGAAAGATATCAATCGTATCTCCTTTATTATCTTGTTCAATCTCTCGTTGAAATTGTTCACTTAGTCGTGTTCGGTTAAGTAAGAATAATATCTTGGTTCCTTCACGTTTAGCCTTCTCATATAGAGTGTTCTTGATGAAGTATGACTTACCCACACCTGTACCAGCTTCAATCGTGATAATCTCACCTTGCTGCCATTGTTCAACTTCATTGCCTATGATGTCTGTTACTGTGAGTCTCTTTTTGCGAGCAATAACTTTAGTCCTCCTTCCGTGATAAGTGATATAAATCATATATGTAAAACTCTATAACAGAGTGGAAGCGTATATTCTTTAATGAATATGTAATATGTTATTATTGTGTTAAATGACAAGGGAAAAGACTATTCCCCTTTGACTATGCTTAACAACTTAACGGTGTACTCTTCTAGAAATATTCTAATTTGCTCCTGTGCTAAAACCTCATTTGAAATAGATCCATGTTTATATGCTTCCATTACACCCAGTAAATCATCAACTGTATATCCTACTGCATTATTGTATGCTTCAGTATTGTTAGGTGTAATGACATCGTTGATAATAGTTTGTTTAAGCTGCTTATCTTTGTTGTATAAGTTATCAAAGCTATTCATATGTAACTCCTCCTCATTAATTGTATTGGCTACTACATTGCCAAGTGTAATCATACGTATTATACCCCATTCATATGTAAATGTAATTTGGATTGTTCGTGTGAATGAAACCAGTAGCCACAGTTAGAACACCGTGACTACCTTGATATATGTATTGCTTATGATAAGACTGACAATGGTATGACGCTTATTGAACCCTTGAACCTTATACTTATATGCTTGCCTACCTTCATCCCATTCATGCGTTATAGTCTTTGGATGCTTAAGGATGAACAGTAAACGTTCAAAAGTGAAGTTTCTATCTGGTTGAGATAGTCGTTGTTCAGCATGTGATGATAATATGATATGTCTCTGTGATGCTAGTTGTGGTATAAGTGTTAGTAATGTATCAGTTGATAATGGTTCATGTATCATGATGTTCACCCCCAATAGTGGATTGCTTATTCGATAATCTAATTATACCATTTAACTATATAAATTGAAAGTATTATCTTTGTATTTTTAATTGAGATGAGATTATGAAGTGGACAAGTGAAAAGTAAAATTGATAATGGAAAATTGGATTCGAGATTCGGATTAGGAATTGCCGAGATTGAAATTTGGATGAGATTATACATATGACAAGTAAGACTGATAGCAGATAGATAGATGAGTATATGAGATGAGTAGGATAATATGTGGGTGATAAGTGGAACATTGTGATGAGAGATAGGCTAAGGTGAGAGTGATGAGATGAATGGATAAGTTATAGTGATAGTGATAGTGGAGATAGTTGATAGGTAATATAGTAGACAAATATCAATTAGATTATAATAAGTCATGATTTATGCAAACACTGTTACCCAGCGATTCAGATACCCCCATAGGGTATATAATAAGCGAGATGGAAATTTAGAATTTTTTTGAGTTTTCGAATATTTTTTTGAAAATTATATTGACAAATAGGCAGCATACTAGATCAGTTGCAGATATGTTGGTGAGTGGTTCTATCAGTAATACAATGTATCTTATATACCTGATAGAACCATAGGTGGGGGGTACATTTACACCCAGAAAGTAATAATATCTGGAAAATAATCCGCTAGCACTTCTCTATGGGTCATCAAGTTATTTTGAATTACACATTTTCAGCCTAATTTTCATGCACTCTCAATCGTACTCCCAATCGTAAAACTATAGATTTATCAACGTTTTAATATGTTTACTGTCTATCATATTGGCTGAATATTAGTCCCCATTTGCCCTAAATACTCATTTTCCCCTTATTCTATAAGCCTTTTACGATTCGAAGCATACATTTCAGCTATTATTATTCTTATTTTCCCTTGATACATATATGTTTTTGCGTTGATTGTATATCAATCTACGATGCTATACTTTTAATACAAAAAAGCCCACTGGACTCTTTCATCCAATGGGCTCAATTTTTCATATATTTAATTAATCTCTCTTAGCAGGTTGCACAGATGAGTATTGCGTCTCTTACTTTCTACTTTTCTGATGGCAAAATTTAGTGTCTCTGCCTGAGTTAAGAATATACACTTAGATACACTTCTCGTTATTGCTGTATAAATCAAGTTGGCACTAATCTGAAACTTATTGGATCTATCCACTACTATTAATGTTGCTTCACTAGAACTTCCTTGACTCTTATGTATCGTTAATGCCCAAGCAGATAGTAATTGAGCTGCTAAACCTATGTCTAATCTAACCAGTTGATCATCAAACTGAATTATAATTCCTTTTCTTTCACTCTCCGCTAATTCATCGTCGCTATTCTTTTTATCATCTTCCAGCTTTATATCGATCACTTTCCCTGAATCTCCATTTACTATATCTGTTCCTTCTTCAGACATGTTTGCTATCTGGTACATATTAACTGTATTAAGGATGTAGTCTCCAACTCTAATTAAACCATCATATCCATATTCATGTTGTTTCTTTGTTGAATCAAATGGATTGACTTGCTCTTGTATGTGCTTATTTAATTCTACGGTTCCTAACTTCCCTTTCTTAGTTGGAGATAGTACCATAATATCTTCAGGCTTATAAGTATTCAACAACAAATTATAATAGTGTTTATATCCCTTTTCAATCTGTACCTGATCAACACAGTGCAGTAAAAAGTCATTTCCAAACAACTGCTTGCCTTCAAAGTCATTATTTACAATTTGTTTACCTTCTCTTATCTTAGTGGCAACATCAAGGATGCCTCCATCACCTTGTCTAAACACGATGTCCAATTTAGTCATTGGAATTGCTCCGCTTACAATAGCATCGTGAAGAAAGTTTCCTGCCTGTACAGATAATAACTGAAAATCATCACCAACGAATAATATTCTTGTATTCGGATTTTTAATCTTAGAGAGTAATGATGATAGTATAAATACATCGGTCATACCGGATTCATCAATAATCACAAAGTCTTCATGGATCTCTAACATCATCTCTTCTTCCTTATCCATACCAAAACCAATTCTTCTATGTATAGTTTGAGCATTTACTCCTGTGTAGGTACGAGTAACTTTCGCTGCTTTTGCAGATGGGGATAGTAATACATATGTGAGTCCTAATTTATTTAGCAAATCTACAAGGAACTTTTGAAGCTTACTTTTTCCTGTTCCTGCGTACCCAATAAGTAAGTTGACTGAATATTTCTGAATACTTCTAAAGAAATCCTTTTGTTGATATGTAAGTCCTTTGGGTATATCTTCCTTATACGTTGCTTCAATCTCCAGAATGTACTTATCAGGATCAAAGTTTAGTGAAATTCCATTTTCCAACATTTCCGCTAATCGTTTCGCTATATACTTTTCAGCGTTGTAAGTTCTAGTAAGAGAAACTTTGTCATCTACAAATACTAATCCATCTGTATCATATAGAAAATTCTCAATCATTACTTCAGCAAGTTCTAGTTTCTCAGAAGCGTTTCTCAGCAACTCATCTTTTAACATATATGTGTGTCCTTGTTGTTGGTTGTCATCAATGGTGAATCTTATCCCATATTTGATTCTATGTGGATCATCTTTCTTGAAACCCATTAACTGTGCTATCTTATCAGCTCTTTTAAATCCAAATCCAGATAATTGAGTAAGCTCATATGGGTTGTCTTCAATTTTCTGGATGGCTAATTCCTTTGATCCAAATGTTTTCTCAAGTTTTAAAATAATGTCATATGTTATGCCGTACTTTCCCAATCGACTCAATACATCTCTATAGGCTATATTCTCAAGAATTCTATCTCTTATCTTGTTATATGTCTTTGATCCAAACTGTTTAACTTTCTCATATTCAAATTTATTATCTACAATCAGCTTAACAATATCCTCGTTTGGATAGGTCTTATATACTTCCTTTAACTGTAGATCCGTCATAAGTGTCGCTAAAAACGCCTTCTGACCCTCCATTGTCTCAGGAACATCCTGATATATCGATAACACGTTATAACTTGCTCCATATTTTGCATCAACTTTTTCAAGTTCAATTTGAGCTTCATACTCCACACCTAATTCTAGTCGTTGCATGACCCCTTTAACGCTAAGATTCCCGTATGAGTTTAAAAGCACATTTGGGCTATTTGTGTTACATGAGTATATCCTAAAATCATTTTTGTTATCTGCTTCTTTTCTTGGGAACATCATTTTCTCTGGTGTTAACTTCAATTCAATAATACTCAATTACTCATCTCTCCTTTATTTTGAATGAACTCTTGTGCCTCTCTTTTTATTTGGGACAATGTTCCATGATTTTGTTTCATAATCAAATCAATGAGTTCTTGCTTAGTAAGTTGCTCAAGAACAGAGTCATCAATTTTATCCTCTATTCTCAAACTTATACTGTTTGAATAGTCTTCGTTTATATGGCGGTAGTAAGTCTCAGTCGTAGAGATATTTGAGTGATTAAGATGTTTCTTTGCCTCTTCTAAAGTACCAAAGCTCGCAGCCACGTTTCTGAAACTGTGAAACTTGACATTTCTATCAGAAGAGATATTCATTTTTTCTTTCAACTTGTTCATCATTGTCTGTATAGTATTGTTGGATAAATGAAATATCTTATTGTCCTTGTATTTGTGATAGTATTTCTGGTCTTTGATTTTCAAGAGTTCATTGTACAGATCAACCGATATCGGCATTGTATGTCTTTTATTTCCCTTCCCTATAGTTGTAACTAAATAGTTTTCTGCATTAGGATTCTTTTTTATGTCATCCCACTCTAGCGACAAAATCGAACTTTTTCTAAAACTAGTAGTGTAAGCAGTTCTAATTAGAGCAGATTTTTCTTGTCCTTGTTTTCTGTCATCATGAACAATTCTAGCCATTTCTTCTGCTTCATTCAGATATAGTGGGCCAGTGTGTTCTGAATCATCAGAAAGCATATCGACTTTTACATGCTTCGAGTTGATGGGATACTCGTTTATCTCCAGAAACTCATATAAACTTTGGATCGGAGCTATGTAATTGTTTATGGTGATATTGGTGTACTCAGCTTCATGATCTTTTAGATGCTTTTGATATCGAATCATATCCGCATTGCGAACTTTCAAATCATCAACGGTCAAATATTCTATGTCTTTGTTGACATTGTGCAACCATAAAAAGAAATTTCGAATACTCCTCTCATAGTTTTTTTGTGTGTGTTTGCTCTCGAACTTGCCTATGAAAGTCATAATGTCTTCATAAACTCTTCTACTATACAACTGAATTACATTTGCTTCGCTTTTCATAAAGCATTCCTCCTTCGACCTCTTGATTTCATTATATATGATAAGCATTTAAAACACAACGATAATACTTGACAAAGTTTAAATATAAACTTATATTGTATCTACGGACATCAAATCCGAATAAACGAAGGCTACTAAGCCGAAAGGGAAGACTTAATGAGAAAAGGAAAACAGGGAAATCATTCAACTATCACGTGGGAGGATCGATACTACGATGGATACGGCGATGACTGGGATTATTATGATGAAAGAATGGTATCAGAGTATATGAAACAAGGAATTGATGATTGTATCGAATACATAGAAGTGGCAGTAGATCAAGAAGTCTTGTGGTTGAAAAACAATACACATAGATAATACATATTATAAAATAAAAAATCAGCAAAGGGTGTTTGAATGGCATTGGATAAGCAAGTCTACATATATAGCGTTGACACAAGCGCTTTCTTCACAAGAAAGGAAAGCTTACTTCGTAAAGAAATCAACAAAGCAAAATTAAAAAAAGAAACAGAGAAAGTTAAAGAGCTTGATAAGAGTTTTCGTAATATCATCGATTCTAATGTACATTTAAAACGTAAACTTAATCCAAATAGTTTATCCATAGCCAATAAAGTCTCATTATTTGAGTCCTCACTCACAAGAACGCTGGGACTTAAAGAAAACAATACATACGAAGATGTAATTATTGTAGAGACACACTACTACAGCATCTTTGACAGTCTCATTGAGAACGGCTTTACTCTTAATGATGAAGAGTATGTACCATTTACAGCTTCAGCAGGACAAATTAGAACTAAAAAAACCGTATTTATGAAAAAAAACACTTGGGATGAGGTTAAGCAAACTCTGATGTGTGGTCTCTCAGAGGACAGAATTAACAATCATTACGATATTAGCAAGAATGATAAAAGACTATACGGTGTAAGTATAAATAAATACTTGGCATATTTAGCGCTATGCTCAAGCGCAACTGACTTATGGGAAGGATTCAACATAGATCGTTCAATTGTTGTAGATGATTTCGAAACTTCGATCAATACAACAGTTGATTATGTAGATGATGTCACCTACACAGTTAGTCGCAGAAAAATGGATGTACCCATAAATCATACCGATGGTTGCGGAATGATTTTACCGAAGAAAAGTAAAAAAGCATTCATGGTTCGCCTACCATGGGTTAAAGGATTGCTAGTCCCATTCCCCTTCAATAAATTCGTCGATGAGAAGAATAGGTTCTTGATAGACATTTATGGTAAGAAACACGATGTAATTAAAGAAAAAATAGAGGTTATTTTTACCAAGAGTCAATTTAAGATGTGGAAGTATTATCAAAGCTGGGATGAATATAAGTCTCTATATAAGCAACACAATTGTCATGCAAGCTTAACCAATACAGAAGAGGATGAATTAAGCTCAGCGCGACTTTGCTATCAAATGTTGCAAACTCTGACCCTTATCTCCGAAGAAGAATTAGATAAATTAGTATCAGTTACGCGTAATGAAATTCAAGAAACGGTCAGCAATCCAGAGGAAATGCTCAACTTATTGGGGGCAACTAAGGGAAAGTTTGAAGATAAAAACAATTTACAACAATCATTATACATATATCCTGAACTTTTATTGGACCCACATGTAAAAAACAAACTTAAGGAAGCAAAAGCTAGTTTGATGAGGAAGGTGTATACAGGAAAAGTTAAGGTCGATGGTTGTTACACTTTTATCGCTCCAGACTTGTATGCTTTTTGTGAGTATTTATTTGAGGGAAATAGCAATCCAATGGGTATCTTGAAGAATGGAGAAGTGTCATGCGTTGCAATTCAGAATGGCGAGAAAGTTGATTGTTTGCGGAGCCCTCATCTTTATAAGGAGCATGCTGTTAGATTAAATGTTAAAAATGATCAAACTCAAGAATGGTTCATTAGCAAAAGCGTTCATACCTCTATTCACGATCCCATCAGTAAAATACTTATGTTTGATTGTGATGGTGATAAGGTAACAGTAAGCAATGATAATACATTAGTAAGTGTTGCCGAAAGGAATATGGCAGACGTTGTACCTCTGTACTATGACATGAAAAAAGCGCCAGCAGAAAAAATCAACAGAAATAGCATAAAGCAGAATCTAAAAAGAGCCTTTAGTGGCAACATTGGTATCATTAGTAATGATATAACGAAACTCTGGAATAGCGATTCCGTAGATATTGATCTTGTTAAAATTAGAACGATGGAAAATAACTTTGAAATTGACGCTGCTAAGACAAACTATAAGCCAGTTCGACCAAAGCATATCAAGCAATTATTTAAACCATTCAATAAAATGAAAATGCCACACTTCTTTTCTTATGAAAAATACAGACTCAAACCACAGGACAGAAAAAACAAGAAATCTAAGCGAACCACTGAGCCTTGGACTAACACTACAACAGTTAACAGACTTAAAGGGATGTTTCCAGATGTCCGTATTAGATTTAAAACAGTGTCCGACAAGTATGAGTTCGACTATAAGAACATGATACACCAAGAAAGAACAAAGGATGATTTATACTACACCATACTAGATAAGTATAAAGAGTTAAATGATATTAAGTGGATGCTGTCTTCTAGAAATAAAAGTAGTGACATTAACAATGCCGACCACCTCCCTGTTTATAGCTACATAAGAAATGAGCTTTTGAAAATACATAATGATCCATACTATATTGCAGATGTAATTATTGAATATCTCTATAGTGGATCAAACACAGGATATAAAACAACTCTTTGGTCTAGTTTCGGAGACATAATTGTCGATAATCTTAAAAAAAATCTTGAGTCTAGGATAAAAACATGTGAAAGATGCAATACAGTTTTTTCAAATGTACGAGACAAGAGCACAAACTCTAGGAAGTATTGTGATTCATGCTCTTTGGATGTAAGAAAAGATAAAGTTAGAGAAAATGTGAAAAATTTAAGAAATAAGAAGAATATCATATAATTATTTTTGTGTAATCATTTCAAAGAACCACTATTTCTGACAAACCCTTGATACATAAGGGTTTTCTGAAAAACACGACTATTTTAGATGGGTGTTTTAGGGAGGGTATGCTATTGCAGCTTAATGACAAGTAATAGAAGTTTTAACTGGCATACTTTCACCAAAAAAACAATTACAAGGGAGATATTTAAATGAATAAATCAGGATTGGTAAACGCAGTAGCAGAAAAAACAGGATTGACTAAAAAAGATACGGAACAAGTTATTAACGAAACTCTAGCAGCTATTACTGAAACTCTAGCAAATGGAGATAAGGTTCAACTCATTGGATTCGGTAATTTTGAAGTTCGCGACACAAAAGAACGTAACGGTGTAAATCCGAAACTCTTGAAAGAGCTAAAAGAACAAGGCGTAGATGAAGCGACCGCAAAAGCACAGGCAAGTGTATATATCCCTGCCTCCAAGAAACCCGCCTTCAAAGCCGCGAAAGCACTAAAAGATACTGTAAAAGAGTAATTCCATACAATATCATATAATTTTAACAATAAAAAAATACATAAATATACTTATCGGATGGGAGAGGTAATTCCTCTCTCCTATCCTCTTTCTATTACAATAAAATAATTTGGGGGCAATATAATATGGCAAAGAACAAGGATAGTAAAACAGTTAATCGTACGGGTACGTTTGATATGGATAAAATGCAAATCGTAGCCGAAAGTAAGGATGGATTTCAAACATATGACCTAAAGGCTCTACTTCAAGAATTTGATGGTGAGCAACTTTCTTTCACCCTTGCTTCAGATTTTAACCCGAGTCATTTAGTTAAAGAATAAGGGGTGATTAAATGACTACAACCCCAGAAAAGCTTCTTGAAATTGGGATTAAAAAGAGAAATGGAGATATTGTAGATAGTTGGTCTTCCCTTGCAGAAAACTTTGGTGACGGAATGTTTTCTGATGGTGAACAATATCGTTTATGGGTTAAGAATCGACTCAGGAATGAAGATAGAAATAAAAATAAAACTTTGTCTATTAAAGAAGACTTTAAAGAGTCTATTGAGATCAACAAAGATGGTTCACAAAGCAGCATTAAGCTCATCAAAATGTCTATTGAAGACTCTAAAGATGTAAATTATCTACTAAAGGCACACGGCTATGATACTGACCTGTGGGAGCTGACTTCTGCACGTTCGAATATTTGGAATTCATATTCTAAAAAAGATGGAATTATGCAACTATACTCCAGTAAAATATCCGTCAAGCCTAAGAAAGATGAACTATCGCTTGAGTCAATTCGTTCTGTATTCAAAGAAATGTCAGATATGTACGTTCGACCTTCACACAATCCTGTTCGTTATAACAAGAATGGTATGATGCTCGAAGTCTCCATTGCTGATATTCATCTTGGAAAACTAGCTTGGATGGGTGATTCAAATGATACATATAATTGGGAAATTGCGAGAGAGCGATTCTTCCATATCATTAATGATGTTCTAACTAGGACACAGACTTATAAATTCGAGAAGATTCTATTCTGTTGGAGCAATGATTTCTTCCATTACGATGGTTTAACTAAGACTACAACTGGCGGAACTCCTCAAGACACTGATTTAAAATTCGCACAAATGTATAAAATCGGAACCCAGATGTTGATTGAAGCAGTTGATTTGTTATCACAGTTTGCCCCAGTAGAAACTTTCTATGTCGGAGCCAATCATGATAAGTTGACAAGTTATGTCGCAACTGAGCATCTTGCTGCATGGTTTAGGAATGATACAAATGTAAAAGTGGACACTGACCCTAAGATTAGGAAATATATTGAATTCGGTAAATGCCTAATTCAATTTTCCCATGGACACGCTGAGGGTAAGCGAATTGGCGAAGTGATGCCCGTAGAAGCCAGAGAAGCGTGGGGAAGAACTGTTTATCATGAGGTTCATGCTGGACATTATCACTCAGAAAGAACTGTTACAAAAGATAATGGAGTAATTGTTCGCTATCTGAATTCACCTACTGGAGCTGACACTTGGCATTACGAGTCAGGATACGTTGGGGCATTAAAGGTTGGTCAATCGTTTATTTGGGACAAAGAATTGGGTCTGATGGATGCAATCTATACAACCGTAGAATAGATATAATTGGGTGACTCATTCTAGGGTGCACTCCTACTACCCTCCTATTTAATTTGTTTAGGAGGACGTAATCATTAAAAAGAATTATCGTATTGGTGAAATTGGTTACACAAACAATGGACAGAAAATGATAATAGTCTCATATAACAATGCGAAGAGTATTGGAGTAATGTTCGATGATGGATTCGTTTTGGAAGATGTATATTACGTAAATTTCAAAAGGGGAAGTATTACAAACCCGTACACTCCAAGTTTGTGTGGTGTTGGATTTATGGGATATGGAGAATTTGATTCAAATTACAAAGCTCACAATATATGGCGAGGGATGATAGAGAGATGTTACGGTACTAATAAGACTCGCGTAAAAGATACATCGTACTCTGATTGTAATGTTTCATCCGACTGGCATAATTATCAAAATTTCGCAAGATGGTATAACGACAATTACTATCAAATTGATGGACAAGTGATGATGCTAGATAAAGATATATTAACTAAGGATAACAAAACATACTCGGAAAATCATTGTATAATTGCACCAAATTCTATAAATATGCTGATCAACGGAAGAACAAGAACGGATAGTGGTGATACACCACTGGGTGTTTCGTATCATAAAAAAACAAAAAAATATCAAGCTAGTTGCAATAAAAACGGAAAACCGATTTATCTTGGGATATACGATACGCCACAAGAAGCACATACAGTATATAAACAATACAAAGAAAAATTAATTAAAGATATTGCCATCTCACTGCAAAGTAAAATTCCAGATAAACTATTTTCTTCTCTTATGGAATATGTAGTGTGATCTCAATTCTTATCACCTATAACATTAGATTGTAAACTATAAAAGAATACATAAATCGACTACCTGATTAAGTAAAGAATCGGGTTTTTTCTTATTTATTTTTACATGGGGAGATCCTGCCATAAGGTTCTTTAAACCGGACGCTCCCTCCTACCCCATGGTTTTTTAATCTACCTCAAGGAAGGTGAAATATGGGAGACACGAAAAAGACATGTGCATCTTGTAAAAGAAATATCACTATTTCGTCTAATTTTTATAAATCATACAGTAAATTCGATGCCGACAATCATATGCAAATCTGTCGCAAGTGTCTACGTGAAAGCATCGATTACAATAATATTCAGACAGTTAAAGACACTCTAACACAGATAAACCGCCCATACATTCACTCTATCTGGATTTCATCATCAGAAGAGGCTAAAAATAAGAATCAAGATCATTTTGGATTGTACATTAAAACAATTCAGATGAAAGATTTTCGAGATTTGACATGGAAAGATAGTGATGATGTTGAGGCGACTAAAAAAGCTTCCTCTTCTCCCACTCCCTCGAAAGAAAAAGAATCAGTTAATGATGAACTAAAAATTGAGCAGATTGAATCCGAACTACAAGACAATAATCGCCTCGATGTTATCAAAATGCTTGGTTATGACCCTTTTGAATTTGAAAATGATAGAGATAGAAGACACCTTTATAATAAGTTAGTCGATTTTCTTGATGAGGGAACATTGGAAGACGGCTTTAAATTACCTACAGTTATTGAAATTGTTAAAACTTTTAATCAACTCGATAAGATAAACAACACCATATCAAACATGACCACAGATGTTCAATCACTAACAACAAATGCAGGAACAATCAAATCACTCATCGACGCCAAAGATAAACTATACAAATCTGTACTTGCACTTGCCAAAGATAATGGAATTTCTGTAAACCACAATAACAATAAGAGCAAAGGTTCAGGAACGCTTAGCGGTATTATCAAGCAACTTCAGGAAAAAGGATTTGAGGAATCTAGCGTCAACTTATTCGATATAGAGACTTGTGCAGGGATGAGTCAAGTTGCTGATATTAGTAATGAAAGCATCTTCAAACAGCTTCAATTTGATGAAAATGACTACTCTGCAATGCTAATAGAGCAAAGAGAAATTATAGGTGATCTGAGTGGGAAAGTAACCAAATACGAAGAGGAAATAAGAGTTTTGAAAAAAGAACTTCTAAAGTTAACAGAGAAAAACATTTGACAATTACAGAATGAGGAAAGAATCTCCCTGTAATATTGGGGGTGATATGCTCTATGGATAATAAAAATATGTCTACACGTAAAATTGAAGGCTACTTAAAACTAGCTCAGATTATTCAATGGGGACGATAGCAAGAATCCTGTACGTTTTGTTGAGAGATTTTTCGGCATGGAGCTATTGGACTATCAAAAGTATGTATTTATGCAAAGCTGGTCTACTCCATTTGTATTGTGGTGCATGGGTCGTTCGAGTGGTAAAACCACTTTGGGTTCCCCGTTTATTATGGCAAAATCATTGCTAATTCCTAATTTTGAAGGATATATACTTGCTGGTGTAGGTTCACAATCTCAAGAAATGTTCATGAAGATTGAAAAGATTGCAAAACGCGAAATCGCCTCTTTTACTGGACTCACTGATATATTCTACAATGAGACAGTGAAGAGCTCTGCTAATACGGATGGATTCACTCACAATCCCGCATCATTCTCGTATAAGCTCTATAACGGTAGTGTTATAAGATCTCTAAATGGTTCCTTTGATAATAACAGGAGTAAGCGTAGTAATTTAAACTTTTACGATGAATCTGGCTTTGCCCCTGATGAGTTATTTACTACTTCTGAGCCATTTACCACACAAAATAGTGACTTTAGACTAGGTGGAGATGTAGACGTTACTCTCCTACCTAAACAATTCCCCAATCAACTGATATACGCCTCCTCTGCATCCTCTACTGACACATACTTCTATAGAAAGTATAAAGATTTTGCTAAGAAGATGTTTCTGGGTGACAAGCGCTATTTTGTTGCAGATATTAGCAGCGATGTTGTTATTAGCGCGACCTACAACGGCATTCTATACCCAGTATCCCTCCTCTCGCAAGAAAAAGTAGATACAGCCATGAGAGACAATAAAGAAAAAGCTATGCGTGAGTATAAAAACATTTTCACAACCGAGGGCTCCGATCAGCAAATTATTAAACGAGCAGCTATCATACGAAATTCCAAAGTGAGTGTTCCCGTGCTTGCAAATGAGGGGAAGAAAAAATTCGTGCTTGCTGTTGACCCTGCAAGACAACACGATAATTCGATCTGTACCCCTGCTGAGTTCTATTTTGATGAGAATGTTGGTTGGAAGATGAGTTTAAGTAACTCGGTAAGCTTTGTAGATATCGCCAAGAAGAAGAAGACACCAATGAAAACACCGGATCAAATCAAACATTTCAAAAACTTATTGCTAGATTATAATGGCAAGCAAGCTGCTGATTATGAAAATGTTATGCAAGTACTCATTGACTCTGGTGCAGGTGGATCTGGCGTTTCCTCTTGGGCTGATGGACTATTGGACGACTGGATTGATGAGCGAGGAGTTACCCATAAAGGACTAATCGACTCGAAGCACGATGAATACAAGATACATAATAGTAAATATCCAAACGCAAGCGAGATTTTAACTCTGGTTTCTCCTCAGAAATTCAAGAAAGACATGTTTGATGCGCTAATTGAAATGATGAGCTTAGATTTAATTACATTTACAGAGACGTACGACAACAAGGGATTTTTGACTCTTGTTGATGAAGATGGGGAAAGTAAACAATATAAACTTTCTTCAGATGAAGAAATAGCATTGGTTAATGTAGATATTGCTAAAGAAGAACTCGTAAGTATCTACTCCTTCAAGAGCACAAACGGCAGTGTAAGATATGATCTTCCTCCTGATAAATTAAATAAAATCGGGGATGACAGAGCTTATACAATTGCGATGTTGGCGTGGTATTTGCGGAATCTTAGACGTGAAAGTATTACTAAGAAAACTACAGAAAAAGTTGATTGGGCTAATGCACCATCTTTCATTTCTGCTGTTAATTTTTAAAGTATGGAGGTGAAAAATGTCCACATCCAGTGAAGACTTTGAGGTTGTTTATGCATCAAAGCCTGATGATGATACTGTTGTTTTAACTTCTCAAGACAAAGGAAAAGTTTGGCTTGAACAGGCCATGTTTCAATTTGGGAATAATTATAATCAGTATTCTTCTTTTCTTAATGAAAATTCGCTCAATCGAACTCAAATTACTCCTGAAGAATTAGATATGCTTGCAGATAATGCGCAGAACGATTTAGAGAAGATTAAGAAGATTAATTCTATTATTCGTTTTTACATCAATAAGGACGATCTAATTGGCCTAGTTTATGAAACGATAGAAAGTAATATAAACACAGATTATAGATTGTCTTTTCCAGAAGTTGACGGTGAAATAGACAGCTCAAAAAGGGCAAAAGATATCATCGAAAAGTTCAATTCACAGATAAATCTAAAACATCTGATGCGCAAGTCCATTCCACTTGCTTATTCCGAGGGCAATTACCCTATGTATTTGCGTTCTAAGAACAATAGTTATGTAGTCGATCATTATCCGCTAGGAGTCGTAGAGGTTAGTGATTACGAGATTGATGGCGAACCTGTTTTATTAATTAATATGACCGAACTTAAATCAAGATTACAAAAAACAAACAAGAAAAGTAAAAAAGGTAAGAGTCTTTTCTTTGATAAGCTTGAGGATGAAATTAAGAACAATTATCCTCCAGAAGTCTATAAAGGTCTCCAAGAAAAAGATACATATGTCAAACTAGATATTAAGAAGTCTGGAATTATTCGTTTGAACAACATGAACAGAAAGTATGGTCTAACCTCAATTTTTCGCGCGCTAAAATCCTCTCTCATGCTTGAAACATTTGAGCGTACAGATCGAATAAATGCTAAAGCAAAAGCCAAGAAGATCATCTTTCAAAAACTCCACAAAGAAATATTGGGTCAAGATTACAATAAACAGGCATTTGAAGAAATGGCATATGCACACACCAACCTTATGTCTGCTTGGAAAAATGAGACAGTAGTTTATACTGGAGCTGCCTTTGTTGAGGACGTTAAATATGTCGAACCTAAGACGGAAAATATCAATATTGAGAATGTAAATTATCATCGTAACAAGCAGATGACTTCATTAGGTATTAACTTCCTTAATGTTGGCTCAGGACAATCTTACACCACAGCAAATATCTCAATTACTGAACTGATGAAGACCATAAATAAAATATCAGAGCAGTTAGAAGATATTCTTGAAAAATGGTACAAAGTAGTCCTTGAGACCAACGGCATCTCTCTAGAACATTGTCCTTCCATTAGGTTAATTGATTCCGAAGAGTTAAATAAAGAATTAAAACTTAAACTTGCAGAGTTGTTATATAGTAAATTCAACTCCTCTTATGAGACTGCTTATGGCCTTTTGGGAATTAACGTTGAAGATGAAAAACAACGAAGAATTAAAGAGAACGATGAGAATTATGATGACATATTCACGCCTCGTTTAACCGCCTATACCAATTCAGGCGATAAATCTTCTGGCAGACCTGTTAACAATAAAGATCCAGATAAGCAATTGCAAGATCAAGATAGGAGAAATTCATGATTGATCAGATTGTAACTTGTCCCTGCTGTAAACATAAGTTTCCAACTAATGATCTGATGCACCCTGTGCCCAAAGTAGACGAAAATAATATTGATTTAATTAAAGAAATTTCTAAAACTTTCAATATTGAATTAGCTGAAGGAGGTGATAAGAAAGAAAATGGAAACAATTAAGTTCACAAGCCAATTTAAATTAGAAATTAGTGAGTCTGGGGCAGACACCCTAGATGGAAAATTTATTATTTGCGATTTCAACCCAAATGATAATGATGTTGCTCTCACTCGTGACACCATCGACACATGGATTTCAACGCTAATTAACAAGCCGCTTGTTGGGAAAATAATTACGACCACAAACGGAGCTGATTTTTCTGGACACAACATGAAAATTGTAGAAAAGGTTGATGACAACGGCGATAAGTATCAAGAAGTTGAATTTGACACATCTGCATTTGGCAGTTTCTACAAAGTTGAAATCGAAACTATCGATGATATTGAGTACATAGTTGCTTACGCAAAGATATGGAAGAGATTTAGTCAGGCTTGCGAAGTGATTACAAATAGGATGTCTTCTGGGGATGGTATTAAAACGTCTTGGGAAATTCAATCACTGGAAAGTCATTATGAAACTATAGATGGAAAACAGATCAAATATATCGACAACGGTAATTTTATTGGTCATGCCCTACTCGGTTCTACAATTAGACCCGCCTACCCTTCTAGTGGACTTCTTAATGTCGCCTCGCAAGATACAGATAATGAGCTATCCAAAGCTCTAGTAAATGATATATCCGAACACATAAAAAAGGAGGAAAATGAATTGCCTAAAAAAGTAGTCCATGTCTCTGCGCTTACTACTAGGGACTTGCATCAAAAAGTTTATCAAGCTTTAAACCCGAAGGGCTGGAATAGTAATCCTTACTACAGCATTTGGGAGATATACCCTGAAGAACATAGAATTCTGGCTTATGATATCGAACGAGAATCAGAAGATGATTATTTGGTCGTCAATTATACAGTCGATGAAGATACCGTTGTTCTTGGTGAGATCAAAAATACGAAATTAAGTACTTTGATTGCAGAAAAGACTAATGTAAATATTAGCGTGGATTTAAATGAAGCAGCTAAATTGATTGCAGATAAAGAAACGACTAACAAAGAATTAAGCGAGTCGATTAAAGAACTTACTTCGGAGGTCGAATCTAAAACAGAAGCATTAGTTGAAGCGGCTTCAAAAATTACCGAGCTTGAAAGTGAAGTTAGTGAGCTTAAGCCTTATAAAGAAAAAGTGGAAGCCGCTGAACTTGAACAGCGTGAAGCAGAAACAGCTAGTAAAAAAGAAGAGCTCAAGACCCTTGCATCAACAGGCAATTACATCTCTAGCGAAGAGATTGAAACTTCAGAATTGATTGCAGAATTAATCGCTAATCTTGATGAAAAGGGTATTAAAGCTCTGATTGCAGAACGTATGATGCAGAAACTAGCTAAAGATCCTAAGCATATCGATGTTTCAACTGCCACAAGCACCAAAGCTAATATTCTTAATGATGATGAAGCACTTGATCACAGCAAAGTTATGGCTTCATTCTTTAACAACTAAAACATATATTTGGAGGATTTAATAAATGCTAAGACGACTAGAAGTACATGTACATAAAGCAGCAGACGCTACATTCCAAGCAGCTACACCAACAGTCCGAGGACGACTTGCTCAGAAGGATTTTTCCACAAAAACTATTGTGTCTCCAACATCACAAGAAGGTCTCTATTGGGTGAACAAAGATAACTACCCTACTGGCCTCCTAAGTCTCGAAGGAGAGCTTTCAGATTATGATGTTCGTTTAGAGAATGTCAAAGCTGGCGAATTTGTTGTACTTGAAAAACCACTTCCGGGCGAAGTGTATGCTACCGACCAAATCGCACTAACTGGACTTGCAGAAGGAGACTACCTCGAAGTTGAAACGTCAGGAGATAATGCTGGGCAACTAAAGAAAAGTGCGGCTACATCGCAATTTAAGTTTCGAGGCACGAAGGTTGATAACGGTCACACACTCGGACGAGTAGAAATTCTATAATACATACTATTGGAGGAAAACAACAATATGCTACATACTGAAATTGCAAGTTTGATGAATGAAAAAGGTAAAATGTACGAATGGGCGTCAAAAGTGGATTACAAGAAATCACTTTCTGCCGAAGATAAAGACATCTCTCAAGTTGTTGATGCTTGGGCAAGAAACATTGGCGAAAAAGGATCTGATCCAAATCTAGAACTCTCAAATTTTATTGTTAAAATTGTAAATCCAGAGATTTACGATGTTCCAGATGAGTTGCTCGATGCTATGTTTGACCGTGGTTCTATTGGTGAGTTTGATGATTACAAAATGAACGAAAATCCAAAAAACACACTTGTTGCTCACGATGCAGCTAAAGGTGGTAACGTAGAGAAATCATACATTGATGTTAAAGCGGCTGCCCCAGTTTGGAAACATAAGCAAGTTGAGACTGAAATTTCTTACGCAGACCTACGTAGAAATGGATTTAAAACAGTAGCTAATTTAACTGTATTTGCGAAAGAAGCTCTTCAGAATAAGATGTTCTTTGATATCTTCTCTCAAGTCGATGCTGCAATTGCTGGTGGTGAGCAACTAATTAATGCTGGTGGTTCAAATTTGACAACTACGGCTATGGATCAATTGTCTCTATATTTGATTGATCGAGGAGAAAATCCATTCACAGTTTCTTTGTCCAAGTACGCTCAACAAATTGCGCGTATGAGCGGTCATGCCCCATACATGAGCGAAGAAATGAAAAATAACTTTAACCGTTATGGCCTTGTAGACTTCTACAATGGTGTTCGTGTTGGTCAAATTTCTGGAGCTAAACGTACTGGTGACGACATGCAGCTCCTACCTGATAAGCGCGTGTTTGGTATTGCAGGTAAAATCGGTGCACTAGACATGCGCGGACAAGTTCGTGTCTATGAAACATTCGACAACCAACGTGAACAAGTACAGCTTAAAATTACTGGATTTGAGTTTGGTACTGCAATCAATAAAATTGATAAGATTGCCAAAATCGTTTTAACATAAAAATAATAATATTGGCGGTGGAGAGTAAATTCTTTACCGCCTTTTCTTTTTGGGAGTGAATTAATATGGATGTAGTTGATAGTTCAATTATTGATGTTCTAAATTATTCGGATAGTTGTGTAGTGGTCTCCACTCACATTAAACCTGATGGCTATTTGTTTGACCCTGCTATTGATGATCACCCCTTTGCATTACAACTTTCATTTGCCGAGATCAGAGGAATCAACAGCCAATCGAATCTCTTTCGTGAGGGCTTTTTGAGATTTCGAGAAACCGAACAAAAGAGTATCTATGAAAAACTTGGAATTAGGAATTATGAGTCTATCCTGACTGACGAAGATATCAGACATAGTATCCTAAATCCAACTAAAGATGGACTTGAACGATTCTTGAAAATTCAATCATCTTCTATGTTTGAGCGTATTAGAGGCATGCTTGTACAGTTAGAAAATTCGAATAAGTATGATATCTCGACTCGTGTGAAAAATGTCATTACGGAACGATACAAAGAACTGTATAACGGGAAGAAAATTACTGAAATTGTCATTAGGCCTACTGCATATGAAACTGCGAAGGTTGAAGAAAATGACTCAAATAGTAAAGTGAATGAACTTGAGTCACAAATTGCAGAACTTAAGAAATTGTTGGAGCTTTCTATTAAAAAAGATAGTGATAAAAACGATATCGCAAATGAAGAACCTAAGACGACTCGAAAAACTCGAAATCAGAGTAGTGAGTAGAGGTGTAGCACATGCCAACTCCTTTTGATACTTTATTCAACACCTTCTTTAGCATGATTGAAAAGGACTTAGACTTCTTTAGCTACAGCAACGTAAGTAACGATGAAGCAATGGTTATTGCAAGATCTCGTGCTAGGGACTATCTTCTGGAAGCTGCTACGAAAATAAAGCTGACCACTAGTTCAGATATTGATTTCAACGTAGATGTCAACAATGAAACAATGTGCGACGATTTAACTATGACAGAGATTAATCTCTTAGCTTCGCTCATGAAGGAAAAATACTTTGAGCGTGATTTTTCTTTACTTAAAGCATTTCAGATACAATTTAGCCCTAAAGATTTACAGGTATTTAGTCCAGCCAATGAGAGAAAAACCTTTATGGATATGTTCGAATCAATTAAGCGTGATAATGCTGTACTGATGGACAATTACTCTTCTAGGGACAGATCGACGGGTAAGCTAAAAACAATTGACTATCAAGCTTATCAATTCGAGTGATAATTATGGATATCAACTATTTTCTGAAAATAAACAATGCTTTTGCGATAGAAAATAAAAGGGATATCGCTATCAATCGAACTCGAAATCAGATTTCAAGAAACTTCAATAGCAATGTTCAGACTATTAATGTCGAGATAAATGATGAGCCTCGCACAATATCGATAAGTTCAAGCACCAAAAACAACATATTAACTATATCTACGAGCCCTGATCAAAATGACCTTTTACCGGGAGATAGTGTTAGATGGGATAAAGAAATTTGGCTGGTTACTGAAAAGAAACCCAACAACATTTTTATTTCTCAGGCAATAATGGAAAAATGTAATTTTGACCTTAAATGGATTGATTCCGAAGGCTCTATACAAACTTACCCTTCTGTTCTATATTTTAATGCCCGTTCCAATTTTGGTACGGAAGAAGATAAGACTATGAATCTTCCCGCAGGTCGTCGACAAATCACTATACAATCCAATGAGCATACAGTCAAAATCAGGCGTGATGTAAGGTTTATTGTAGGCAACGAAGCATTCAAGGTAATCGATACGGACTTTATGTCTGATGATGGACTTGTCAATTTAAGTTTACAATCAGATCAAATTGATCCAGTCAAAGACAATCTTGAATTGGGTATTGCTGATTACCATAAGTTGAGCAAGTATGAGTTGCTTATCCTCAATGACAATCCACTGTCTTTAAGCATCAATCAAACCGCTAGAATCAATGTCCGAGTAATGAGAAATGGATCAGAAATAAGTGATCCGCAAATTGTATACTCTAGTTCGAATACTGATTTGATTAGTGTGGATGAGCAAGGAATCATTACTATCCATGAATCAGGCGAAACAAATGTTACTGTTTCAGCTTATGGCATTGAGAAACAACTGAATATTTATGTAGCACCCACCATCCATTATGATTATGCAGCTACAATAGACGGAGCAAATGATATTTACTTAAACCGTGAGTCTACTTATGTAGCTAGTTTTTATAATAATGGAATTAAAATTTCTGATGAAAGTTCATTTTCATTAACAAATTTGGATGGCTCCCCTACTCTCCTCGCATCAATATCCTCGCAAGATCCTATAGCAAATACATGTACAGTCAAGGCAAACAGTAACCGTAAATTGGGTACTGTTATTTTGCATGTCAAAAATGCTAATGGACTGTCCAACGGACAAAGAGAAATAAAAATTAAATCACTAATATAAAGGAGTGTGTTCATGGGTCAAAGTATTGTTCGCTTTGGTGAACTGAAACCAGAGAATTACACAGAGGGTTTGAATAACGCATGGATTACCTTCTCTGCTCTCCCCTACTCGCGTCAACATTCATCTGGTATTGACGGTGACATTGTAATCAGTGCTACGCCAACCGTAGAAATCGTTGATGTTGACTTGGATGTAGCAATCAATTCACAATATGAATTCGCTTATTCAATTGGGACAGATAACAAATTGAAGATGGCTTTTGATAAGACTAAGTATAGTAAAGCATCGGCAATCGAAACGCTCAAATGCATCAGCATCACTTATGAATTGGGACATCTTGAAGCAAACGGTGGACTATATGTGGCGATTGCCAGAAACAGTCTAGGGGAAGAAGTGCATCGTACTGTTCCACAGACACTAGATCAGCTAAAGAACGTTATTTCAACTTTTGATGACACACGTTCAGTTGACGTGAGTGGATTCTTGAGTTATCAAATTGTACGGGATTATCGGGTTACTTAACCTCTAAGGAGGTGTACACATGTCAAGGTTTGAAAGTTTGGCTAGGGATAAGATTACGGTGATTGAGGAAATTGCCTCATCGCAAGAAATTTTAAAAGCTTTAGTACATAATGAAGGCAATTTCTTAGACAAAGAAGACGTCGATGTTGACTCAGTTATGTACAAACATATCTTCCCTTATAGATTTATTCCGAAAACTTCAGAGAAAATGAAGACCTATATAACCATCTCATTCGGTAGGTATAAAAATGTTGAAGGGTCATTTAAATCTGGGATAGTAAAGTTCAATGTTTTCACTCATCAGGATCTTTTCTGTACAGACTACGGAACATTGAGAACCGACTACATAATTATGAAATTAGATGAGTTGTTCAATAAGAATAAGAAGTTAGGTATTGGCAAAGCAGAGTTCTATGACATGGATGAATTGAGTGTCAATACTGATTATCATGGATCTTATGTTGCCTATAAAACATATGATTTTAATTGAAGGATATTGCTATGGATGAACAAGACATCAAGTTTAAACTTCTTGGTAATAGGAGTGTCACTATAGAGGGTGCTGGAAATATATATATTCCATCCATAAGAGATATTTTTGACTTAAACATGTCTATTTACAATGAATACCTTTCAGCCTTACTCATAGATAAGTCTGCCTTAGAAGCGGAGGTTGATGAAGACATTTCAAATTTTGATGTGTTTATAGTCAACTGCTATCACAATTATTCCTTCAAAGAAGTTTCATTTAAAGCACTAAATTTATTCTTTAAGTCAGAGCCGTCTATCGCTATGGAAGGCGATGATGTATTTGTAAAAATATCTGAAGGCAGAATAGACAGAAACAACTTCTCTCTGTTGCAAAAAGTACTAATGCTTGGTAATAACGTCAAACTATCATCTCCTGAATCAGAATATAAGCCAGCAAATTCCAAAGCCAGAAAAATGATAGAAATGATTATGAAGAACAAGAAAAACAAGCCGCCACCAAAAGAAAAGATGGATCTGTTTAGTATAGTATCGGGATTGATCTGGAAGGACAACGGTCAGAGTATCGACAGTATCTTAGATATGAATATCTTCCAAATTTACAACGGCCTACATACAACCGATAAGATCGAAAATATCTCCCATACTGTGACTGCGCTATATGCTGGCACTATTGATGGCAAAAAAATTAAACTGTCCGATATGCATTGGGCGAATAAGATGGAGTGATTATAATAAATGTCTACACCAAATGTATGGGCAATTCGTGAAGTGGCATTAGCAACCTTCTACGATAAGAAAACAAAAAAAGCAAAGATTCAACTCACAAACTTGAAGACATCTGGTATTGAAAACACCGCTGATATTTCATATGCGATGGGCGGTCAAGGTAATAACAAAATTGTAGGATTTTCTGGTAACCGTGGCGGTAGAATTGCATTGCAGGATGCCGTGTTTACAAATGAAGTTATTGCCATGATGACTGGTAATGATATTAAAAAAGGTGAAACACCAGTTAAATATCGCGATGTGCTCAAAGTAATGAATGATAAAGCAACACTTACATATACTCCGGCAACTCCTGTATTGGGAGCTGATGTCTTGAACTCCGTTTACACTTTAAACCCTGATCAGACACATGAGGAAGAAATTGTGGTCACATCAACTTCTACTGCTGGAACAGGTGAATATGCGATTGTTGGCAAGGAGTTGACATTTAATGTTGGTGAATTTGCCGATGGTACAGAAATTGTTGCTTACTACACTACTCAAAGTGGTGCATCTGCTAAGACTATTACTGTTTCCTCAGATAAATTTGCTGGTACATATGAAGTAGTATTGGATTGCTTGGTTCGTAATGTGATTGATAAACAAGACTATGCTGCTCAGATCCATATCTCCGATGCAAAAATGGAAGACAACTGGAATCTTGATATGGCTGCTGAGGGAGACCCTTCTGTCTTTGATATTCCAATGGAGATTCTCAAGCCAGTTGATAAAAAAGAGCTATATACTATGACGATTTATGATGCAGAAGAAATGGTTTAATTATTTTAGGGGCTGAGTCTAATTGGCTTAGCCCTATTTTTTTCTAGGAGTAAACATGAAAACAATTACAATAGCTGCACCAGTACGAAATAGAGAATGGATTCTTCCCCAATATTTATTGAAGATTTTTGAGATCAATTACCCCAAATCTTTAATCGATCTACATTTCGTTGTTAATGATAGTTTAGACAAAACATTTGAATTTCTGACAGAATTTAAAAAAGACAATAAAGGCTTGTACAATAACATTAGAATCGATGTAATTAACAATAATTCACCCGAAGATGAACGAGAGTTTTCGGTAAGAAACAAATACATATATAGAAGTTTGAGCAACTTAAAGAATTACATTATGAGCAAAGTTCGAACCGATAAATTGATTTTTATCGATACAGATATCCTTGTAAAACCTGATGTTATTACTAAGTTACTCAAGCATGGGAAAAAGATCATATCGGGATTGATTTACAATGGATATTTGACCAATAAAGATAAGCCATATCTATATCCAAATATTATGCAGTTGGATGATAATGGTCAATATCGGCATATAACAAACTATCATGTTAAGACTGCTCCTGCCCTACTCTGTTCTAAGCTGCAACGAGTGGACTTAACGGGAGCAGTCATTTTATTGGATAAATCAGTTTATAAGTCTATAAAATACGGATTTCATCCACAAGGCGAAGACGCATATTTTTGTAAGATGGCTCAAGACAATGGCTTTGAGCTTTTTTGTGATTTGTTTGCCTATAGTCAGCACATTATGTCTGAACAACAATTAAGGGAGTTTATGAATGAAGCAAAAAACAATACTCTACTTCCCCGTCCTTAACTGGGAATTTTTAAAACAACGTCCACAACAGATACTTTCACAGTTTGCACGTAACGGATGGACAGTTTACTTTTGCAATAACACTCAATCCGAGAAGCCTATTGAACAGGTTGAACCTAACATTTATGTAATCCATAATTTCGAATCCTTCATGAAAGATGTCAAACACGGGAAGTATAAAATCGATGTGGCTTATGCTACATGGGCAAAATCAGCCGAACACTTTGATAAGGTGAATGCAAAAATCAACATTTACGATAGTATCGACGAGTTTCCAGATTGGGAAATGTATGAAGAGTTTGCCGTAAACAGTGCAGACATAATGCTTACTTCAAGTCAGAGACTGTATGATATCAGAAGCAAAATGCACGACAATGTTCATCTTGTTCGCAATGCAGCTCCATCTGAATATATCAATAAACCATCTAATAAACCTAAGGAATATGAAGATATCGATGGCCCCATTGTTGCGTTTGTTGGTGCTTTAGGTTCGTGGACGAGTACATATTTGATTAAGAAAGTAGCTGAGAAATACCCTACTGTGTTTGTAGGATTGGAGTTTGGTAAGCAGTGTCCCTCAAATGTCATCAATCTAGGATGTAAGAATCATGATGAGCTATACGATTATTACGCTCAAGCAGATGTTTGCCTCATCCCCTTCAATACAAAAACAAATATTACTCAATCCGCCTCTCCGGTTAAGATGTATGAACACTTGGCTGCTGGAACAATTACTGTAGCAACAAAATGGCATGAAACAGATCTCTATCCATCGGCAGTGCTTACCGCAGAAAATGATGAGGACTTTCTCGCTAAGGTTGATGAAGCAATTGCCAAATCTAAAGTAGAAGGATTTAGAGATGAAGCTAAACGGATTGCATCGGAAAACACTTGGGAAGTGCGTTTCAAACAAATTGAAAAAGCTATTGAGGATTATACACTGAAAAGTGGTGTTGTGATTGGGTCTTAAAGTTTTATTTACGAACAATTCATCTCTGATCAAATATGGAATTGCTTCAGGCTTTAAAAATCTTGGACATGAAGTACATATTATGGATGGCAAATATCAATTATGGGACAAGGATAAGGAAACTCAGGTTGAACTTATTAAGAAATACATAGAGAACAATCATGTAGATATCGTATTTTCTGAGTGTTTCGCCAACTTTGCTGAAGGCATATTTGAACACACAAAAGAAAAGGGAATATTCCATGCATTTTGGGCAATTGAGGACACACCTTTTGATCATTGGATTGGTGATTATTGGTCTGATTATGCTGATTATATTTTTACAACAACTGCTGAGTGTCTTCCTAACTACTGGAACAAAGGTAAACAAGCTGAGTTGATGTTGTTTGGATGTAATCCTGACTTTCATAAGCGAGTTGATTCAGGAATACAAAGAGATATTGTGCTTATTGCAAATAACTATGAGCGCAGATTTGAACAAACTCGAAAGTTCATCATGCCAGTTGTTGAGCGTGGTTATGATGTGAGCATCTTTGGTAATGAGTGGTGGATGGATGAAGACCGCGAGGCAAATTTGCTAAGTCACCCTTCCACCTACAAGGGATACGGTGCATACGAAGATCTCCCCTACTTGTATTCAACAAGCAAGATAATTCTAGGACAAAATTTAGATGATAAGTCAATTACTCAAACGTCAATGAGACCTGCGGAAAGCTTAGGAATTGGAGGAGGTATTCTGATCTCCCCTTTTACTCCTGCTCAGCAATATCTATTCCATGATCATGTCTATTTGCCTAGGAATACTGATGAGATGTTATTAATGGTTGATGAAGTATTGGGTATGACAGATATACAACGTGAACAGAAGGCTAAAAAAGCACAAGAATTCGTGTACAAGTACCACAATTATAACTTGAGAGCTGAACAAGTGATCAATGCTTATCATGGCTACAAGCCATAAAGGGAGATGAATAAATGGCAAAATCAAATAAACTTACGATGGCAAAACTTAATGCTGTCGATAGTAAGAATAATCAGCGCAAAACAATCTATGTGACATCTGAGAACTATGAAGTAAACGTGCATACATATTTTCGTGAGTCGTTGATGGAAGATGCAGTAACAGAGTACATTGCTCTAGTTGAAGAATTGCGAACTCAGACAGAGCTAGACGATGTGTTAATTCGTGGAACATTGAGTTTATTTAACGTGTTAGTGATGAAAAAATTTACCGATCTCCCATTTCCTAAGCAAATGGACTTGGGAAGTCTGATTAGCATTTCACGAAAATTTATGGACAACGGGATTACTAATGAAGTAATCAACTCATTCCCTAAAGAAGAGCTGGACAAACTTGAACAAAGATTTAAAGCAGCTCAGCAGCAAGCAGCTAAAGTAATTGCTGAAATGGCTGTAGCTTCAGTTGCTCAAGCTCAGGAAATCTCAGATGCAGGTTAAGACACAACAGGATTTAATTAAGTTTCTACAAAAGTTGAATCAACCTATTGCAAAAGCATTGAGTGATGATGTAGCTAGGACAGTTAAGCAGACCATGAAAGAAAAAGTTAAAGAAGAAGTCTATGACGTGTATGAACCAACAATGTATTCACGTACTGGAGTATTGGGTAGTGAGGAAAGTATGAAGTCTGAATTGATTAATGAAACAACTCTAGTAGTTGAAAATGTACGTTCAGATGGAGACAGGAATGTTGCTGAAGTCGTGGAGAGCGGCCAGAATTATCAATTTGGATTTGAGTATGCAGGAGTACCACGTCCATTTACTGAGGCAACACGTGAAGAGTTGAGAAATACTGGTGCTCACAAAGCGGCTATGTATAAAGGTTTGAAATCTCAAGGAATTACACTGAAATAATAAAACACAGGGAGCGTGTTATTTATGGCATTGGAAAGTTACGATCAATATACATAAGGATGATGTTAATTGAGTAAAAAAGAAGTTAAGCAAAACACATTGCGTGAACCAGCTAAGAAACAAGCAGAAGTAACTGAGGAAATGTGGCTACAAGTAAATGAGGATTATAGATTAATTGTAGATGAATTTATCTCCGTACAAGATCTCTCCCCTGCTTCAAGAAAGCAATATACAAGTGTGCTTCGACAATTTGGTTGGTATCTTTTTAGTTCAATGAATGACAAGCCATTTTATAAGATCACTAAACGTGATTTCTTGCGGTATCTAAGTTTCATACGTGACAATCGTAAAATGTCCTCCTCAGCAATTAGTTTGAGAAAATCTGTTGTATCTAGTCTTTGCAACCACATTGAAAATATTATCGCAGACGAAGAAGAGAATTATAAAGGTTTTAGAAACTTTACTCGTGGACTCCCTGCTATCGCGCGGAATAGAGTTTATGAGAAGGTTAAAGTTACCAAAGATGAATATGACTCAATGATGAAGATTCTTGAAGAAGATCAAAACTGGCTAGGTATGGCATGGCTTGCTACAGCTTTCCTTGTAGGTGCTAGACGTTCAGAGATCATTCAGTTCAAGTCGGAAATCATGGACTATAAAGTTCCTGAAGGCCAGAACTATGTACTATCTCACGTAGTTCGCGGTAAGGGCCCTAGCACCGATGGTAAACCACTCGAATATATGGTTCCATTAGAGGTTTTACCATATTGGCAAAAGTGGATTGATACACGAGGTTACGAAAGCGAATTTGTTTTTACAACTAGATATGGCAATGAGATAAAAGCGATGTCTTCTGCATGGGCTAATGATTTCTGTACCAATGTTTTATCAGACATGTTAGAGCGTAGAATCAATGTACATATATTTAAAAACTCATGTATCACATATTTGCTAGAATCTGGCGTGCCGATGCATTTGGTATCTAAATATGTCGCCCACCACAATGATATTTCAACAACACAGATTTATGACTTGAGAGATTTCGAAGAAGAAAAGAATCAGATTTTCTAATTTAAACACTGTAAAATTACCATTTCATTTTGATTTTAAGGGAGCTAAAAATGAAAATATACAATCATCAACTTGAGAAATTAATTGTCTTCCTCCACTCGCTTGAGTTGGAACGGAAAGATTCTCGTATGAGAACACGCTTTAAGAATTTACTGATAGATAAACTGCAAACAGTTATGGATGAAACAGTTGAAATCAATAAGCAATACATAGCGCATGATGAAAATAATCAACCAATTAAGGAGAACGGTGATTATCTAATCAAAGATAATGTGAAGCGTGTAGCCGATATCAATGAGTTAATGAATGAAGCATATGAGGTTCCACAGGATATCAACAACAGAGAAATGTTATTGTCCATTAAAGATAGTGTTCTCAACCATTCCCCCGCTACATTTAAAGGTGATGAAGCAGACACCTATGATATGGTGTGTGAGTTGGTTGAACAAATTGAATACGAGTAAACATTAGGAAGCGATCATTTGAATCGCTTCTTTTTTATTTCTCTTTTAACACTAGAAGCAAAAAGGAAGTGATTTAAGTAATATGAGTCAAGATTTGCGTATCCTCATAGACAGTTCAATCAATGTCGGAAGTTCCATTAAGAACATAAATAACGATATCAAGGCTTTAGGGTCTCACCCCTCCCTCAAATCCTTAAATTTGAAAGTGGATATTGATAAGTCATTCGTTAAAGCAATGAATGAGTTTGTCTCGGCAACTAAAGTGTTGAGTAATGCACTCGAACAGCAACAAAAAGTTGTAAATGAATCAGTTAAGACAACTAAATTGTTAGATGGATCAATTGAAAAAGTAACACAGAAACAATTAGCTAATGGAACAATTATTACTCAGACAACGAAGAAGATTAATGAAGAAACTCAAGCCTATAATGAGCAGAAGAAAACACTACAACAGCTTGAGAAAGAATTAGATGGTTATTCTCTAGCAAGAACCAGAGCCAATAAAAATAAGTTAGGCGAAATCAATAGTACTACTAATACATATAAAAATCAGGCTGGTCAACAGGTCAATGTTAATGTTGATCGAGATGGAAATGTAAAGAACTATAGTCAAGTGACAGACTATCTAAAACAACAGCAAGAGGCGTTGCAAAAAGAGCAAGCGATTAATAGGCAACGTGAACAAGTAGCACAACAGGAATATGCAACCCGTAAGGCTTTAGCAGATAAGAATCTCAAAGAAGAAGAACAACGTAATCAACAATTTATAAATCAACTTAGAAATAGATTTGCTGAAGAGCAGCGTATTGCTCGTGATCGTAATGCATTAGACAGAGCACATTCAGCGGCAATCACGGAAGGATTAAATAGACAAAAAGCTGTTGCTGATATGCAAGCGAAAATTACTGCCGCTCAAACAAGATTTAAAGGCAATTCTTCTGCTGTTGCTGAGTTAAATGCATTAAATGCTCAGTTGAGCAATGTGTCCAAGGTGAGTAATTATAAGAATGCTTTGACAGAGTTGCAGACAAAACTTACACAGATTACTACTCAGGCAAAATTGGCTGGGAACGAGACTAATACATTGGCGCAACGTTTTGGTGCAGTGGCTTCTAAGCTGGCTATGTGGGCAGGTGCTACTTCGTCATTATACATGGTGACAAGAGCGTTAAGAGATATGGTTAGTGTGGTTATTCAAGTAGATAGCCAAATGACACAATTAAAACGTGTAATGGATGAATCTACTGACTTTGAAGGCATGTTGAGTCGCAGTATTCAGTTGGCGAATGAGTTAGGTAGAAGTATTACTGAAGTAAATGAGAATGCTATTGGATTTGCACGTATGGGATTCGATGAAGATCAAACGATGAACCTTGCGAAGACATCAACATTGCTACAAAACATTTCTGAATTAACACCACAAGAGGCAGTAGATACATTAACAGCAGCTATGACCATTTTTAATATTGAGGCAAGTAAGAGTATTGAAATTGCGAATAAGTTAAATGAGATTAAATTCGGTCTCCTCGTGTAGCAATGCACGTAGACAAACCTTTTCTGATTGACTTGGATATCCCACCGGGACAACAAGGGGCAAGTTTAAATACAGCCTGAACGACTGAGTGAAAAGGCTCCACTATTTAGTGGATGAAGCGACAGTCTGCACTCTGTAGTAATACAGAGAGAAGTACTCAAGTGTAAAGACACTTTTAGAAGAAGTACTTCCGCTACGAATATCGTAGTCAGTAGGACAATAATTGTCTGAAAGTAACAGATATAGCGATAACAATTTCGCAGTAACAACTCAAAACTTAGCCACATCAATGACCAGAGCTGGAGCAAGTGCAAATACATTCGGTGGGGTCATTACCCAAGCCGCCTAATCGAGTGATCGGTTAGTGAACAGTCAGCCATATCGGGAAACGTCTAGGGATAGAAAATTCCGAGGAAAGAACTTTATAAATTCGAATTAAATTGTATTAGTCATGTAGTAATGGAGGTTATTGCATGGAAGTAAAATGTGCACAATGTAGTGTGAAGTTAATCCGTAGACCTCACGAAATTAAAAGAAATAAAAATCACTTTTGTAATCCCCAATGTCACGGATTATGGAACTCAGCCAATAAATTAGGCAAGAACAATCCTATCTATAAGCAGCAAAAAGTTAACTGTGGAAACTGCAATGTAGGGTTTACTGTTCCAAAGTATAAGTATAATGATCTTCAATCTGGAAAAGTAAAAAATCTATTCTGTAAAAAGAGCTGTCTTCAAAAATGGCAATCTATGAACTTTACAAAGAAAGCAAAGAAAAAGAGTTGTTTGCATTGTAAGAATGATTTTTTAACTAAAAATGAGAAAATAAAATTTTGTTCTCTAGGCTGTTCCTCATTGTATCGAATGGTCGTCGTAGACTTAAACTGTGATTTATGTGGAACAGCGATAGTAAGAAAACCATCAATGATACATGACAATAATTTTTGCTCGGTCACCTGTAGATCAAAATGGAACTCAAAGACTAAAAAGTTACATGTAAAAAAAGAATGTGTAATTTGCAAGAATACATATAAAGTTAAAAATAATCAAAAAGATAGAAATAAATGTTGCTCAAAGAAATGCTTGAATATTTGGATAAGCACAGTATATTCAAAAACTGAAGAAGCACAGCAACATTTAATCAAAGGTGGGATCAAATCCACAATGTTAAAAAATTTCTCTGAAACTAAACCAGAAAAAGCAGTTAGAGAATATTTAGATTCCAATCACGTTACTTATGAGACTCAAAAATCAATGTATGATAAGTTCGTTGTAGATTTCTATCTTCCCAAAGAAAAGATAGTCATAGAAGTTTTAGGTGATTATTGGCACGCTAATCCCACCAAATACGGAAAAACAGATAATCTTATCCCCTTAACACCCAAGCAAGAAAGACAAATAAACAAAGATAAAGCTAGAAAGGCATATCTAGAAACATGTGGACACAAAGTTATTATGGCATGGGAATGTGACATTTATGAAGATATAAAAGGAACACTTAAAGAAATTATATAAACACTTGACTATTATATTTAATCGAATTTATAAAGTTATCCGTAACGACTAAGTAGTTATAATGGTGACATTATAATTCTACGCTGACTATCTTCCACCACCTCCTACGGAAGATAAAGATAGAGTCTGGTCTGCATCTATAATCCATTAAGTGATTACTTAATAAAGAAAATGCAGAGGCAAGCAGAAATGACTTGCCCCCTCTTTTACTTAGAGGAGTAACAAATCGGTATCAATGGAAGAACTTTTAGGACATACTACAGCAATTGCAACAGCCACTAGAGAATCAGGATCAGTGATCGGTAAACTTGTTGCCGCCTAATATGGGAACATATTAGTGAAAATCTCTTCTAATTGACTTGGAAACCCTAACGTGAGAACGTGGGTGACAAGGGGCAAGTTTAAATACAGCCTGAACGACTAAGTGTAGAGATGTCCAGAACGGACAAAGCGATAGTCTGCACATCTATGGAAACATAGAGAGGAATGCTCAAGTGTAAAGACACTTTTGGAAGAAGTATTCCCGCTATACTTTTAGTATAGTCAGTAAGATAGATAATCTATCTGAAAGTAACAGATTGAACTCACTGAAATCAATTTATTCTCGCATTACAACTATGAATAAGTCTGAAGATGTGCTAAACGCTGCTGGTGTCTCTATGAAAAATCTTAATGGTGAAACTCGCGATGTTTCCGACATCATGGATGAACTAGCAAGCAAATGGAATGGCCTATCTAAAGAAACACAACAAAATACAGCAGTTAATCTGGCTGGACGATATCAGCTCACCAGATTTTTGGCACTTATGCAAAATTACAATATTTCCCTTTCCGCTACAGAAACCGCACTTCACTCTCAAGGATCTGCTACACGAGAAAATGAAAAATACATGCAATCCCTTGAGGCACGAATCCAAAAAATGAAAACTGCATGGGAAACACTATCTATTGCCTTCGGTGAAGCCGTAATTTCAGATACAATCATCACCCTCACCTCTCTCTTCGCCAGCATGTTGAATGGTACTGCATCTCTAGTTAAAGAGTTTGGAGCACTACCTGTTGTACTTGGTGCTGTGGGTGTTGGCATTGCAATATTACGCCCTAAACTTGCAGCTTTAATTTGGGATTTCACCAAAACAAATATTACTATGCTTGCCACTTCCCCTGCTTCTGCTGCTGCATCTTTGGGTATGAAAACTTTGGCAGGTGCAGCTACTGTTGCTAGAGGTGCTGTGACAGCCCTGAAATTCGCACTTAAAGCCCTCCTTGCCTCAACGATTATTGGTGGTGCATTCGTATTGCTTGGCTCTGCTCTCGAATGGATAGTGGGTAAATTCTCGGATGCAACAACCGCTACTGAAGACTTTTCTGACAAAACCGAAGAGTTGAATCAGAAACAATATGATTTAGCTAATCTTAAAGCCCTTTCCAAAGAGTATAATGAACTGTCCAAAAAGACTGAGTTGAGCTTTCAAGAAAAGTCACGCTTAGCACAAGTCGAGAGCGAATTGTCTAGTAAATATAACATAACCACTAAAAGCGTTGATGGACAAACAAAGTCACTACAAGAAAATAATAAAGCAATTCAAACACAGATTGACTTACGGGAAGATGAATTAAAGGCTGCTAGGCTTGCTGCCGAAATTGAGTATAATTCCAATGCCGATAAGATTGATAAGGATATTAAGCGAGAGAAAGATGCATTAATTGAAAGAGAAAAAGCTTACGATGATGCACTTGCTAAATATGAAGCAAACAAAAAAGAGTGGGCCAAATATGATCCCGTTACACAAAGTTATGAATATGGAATGGGCAAGAGTGCTAATGAGAGTCTAGCTGCTAATTTAAAAAAAGAGTCTAAACTTCTAACTGATTCTAAAACTTCTCTTCAAACAGCAATGAATGCAAAGGTATTGGCTTACAAAAGCGCTTCTCAATCATTCATTGATGAACAAGAAGCCAACAATGTTAAAGTTAAAGGCTTAACTCGTCAATTTATGGACATTTATGCCCGTGCTGCTGCTGAGAGTGGTGTTTCAGATGATAAGCTGAAAAGCAATTTGGGCGAAGTATTTCGTTCTATCCAAGGTAAAGACTTGGCGAATGCAGAAGAAGGCATCAATCTTCTTAAGCAAATGCCGGGGATTATGAATCTAACATCTACTTCATATAAAGATATGATGGCAGCTATGTCTCAGTATAGCTATTCTCCAGTGGTTGAAGGTGTAGAGTCATTAGACGGTGCTTTTAATGACTTCAACTTAACCTTAGAAGAAACAGTTGAACGCACAGATGAAATGTCTCAGAAAATTAGTGAAACTGCAACTTTTGTGTCTGAAACTAAAAAAGAAATCAGTGTATTGAATACCGCGCAAGAAGAGTTAGCTAAAGGTAATCGCTTATCTACGGATACAATAAAAAAGATGAACGATAAATACGAAGATTTTATCAAAGTTACAGGATTAAGTAAAGATGCGATCAAGAAATATGTAGCCGCAAAAAAAGAAGAGCGCATATCTGTTGTAAATGAAGAAATCAATAAAACTAAAACGACTATTGAAGAGACAAAAAAAAGAATCAAGGCTTATGAAATTGAAATGGCTGCATGGGAAAGTAGACGCAAAGTTGAGGCCTCTGCTAAAATTGATGAACTAAATGCTCAACTTGAAGCTGGTCTAATTAATGAACAACAAGCTGAGCAGATGTTTGGAGTTTATCGAAGAAACCAGTCTGGAGTAGATTCCAAAGGTAATGTGATCAATAATAATACTACTTCAGCATATGCAATGGAACGGGTCGCACTAAAAGATTTAATGGCTGATCTTAGTTTGCTGGAAAGTGCTAAAAACGATTTAACTATTGCGTCTAACGAATCCAGTAAGGCTACCAAAGATGCAACGAAGTCTAATGATAAATCAAAAGAGTCTTATACTGACAGCTATGAAATCTTAACCAAAACACAGAAAAAACTACTTGAACTTGCCGATGCAATCAAAAAGGTTCAAAGTGAACGCAACACAATGGTTAAGGGATCAAAGCAATACATAGACAGCCTCAAGGAAGAGAAAAAATTAGTTGAACAACAAATTGCGGCTCAAGAAAAGGCTCTTAAGAATCCATCCGAGTTGGTTTCAACTAAAGTTAAGACTACAACTACCACTACTCCTAGTGATACTTCTTCCTCTACATCTTCATCTACTTCATCGAACTCAGGAACAAAACTAGACAATTTATTGTCTAATGCATTGGGACTACAAGGTAAATTCACCTATAAACAAGTGAGTGGCAAATTTAAGGGTACATATGATCAATTTGTCAAAGGTGCAATCTCTGACTGTTCTCAATTTGTTCAGGAGATGTTTGATGAGTTCCTTGGTATTAACCTCCCCCGGACTGCTGCTGAACAAGCCAAACAAGGTGTTGCGGTACAAAAGGCAGACCTTAAAAAAGGTGACTTAGTATTCTTCAACACTACAGGCAAGGCTAACAGTCATGTCGGCATCTACACTGGAAATGGTAAGTTTATTCAGATGGGTAATAGTGGCTTAAAAGAACAAAGCTTAGATAGTAGCTATTGGGCTCCAAAATACCAAGGTGCAAAACGAGTTAATGGTGTTGGTGAATCCTCCTCTCCCTCTACTCCTGCTTCAACTTCTAACGCATCCAAAACTAAGACTACAAGCTCTGATGGAAAAACTGTCACAGAGACAACTAAAGCGACCCAGAAAGAACTTGATGATGCTGTTCGTGATACTAAGGCAGATATATTATCTGGTAAATCACAAGCATATCAACTTGGTTTAGATATTGTTGATGCCGTTATTGCTGGAACTGACAATCAAATTGCCAAACTGCAAGCTAAACGTGATTTATCGAGTAATAAACAAAGTCGATTTACACAGGATAGCGCAGAGTGGCGAAAAGAGGAAATGTCTCAGAGCAGTCTATTGCAACAAGAACAGAAACTAATTGAACAGCAAAACAAAGATATTCGTCAACAATTGATGGAGCAGAAAATCACTCAAGGTGAATACGATGCCAAGATTGCTGAGAATAGTGCTAAGTGGTGGGACTATCAGTCTCAAATTGATGAGAAGCGTAAAAATGTGTTTGATAGTCAATTGTCAGCTTATGATAAACAAATTAAGACTGATGATGATTCCTTAGTGATATCTGAAGCTAAGTTAAAATTGATGACTGAAGGAACTGTTGAATACACCAAAGAACTACAAAACCAGATTCCTGTACTTGAACATAAAAGTGCTGTATTGACTAAAGAGATTGAATATACAAAGTCATTGATTGCCAATAACAAGAACAATGCTGTTATGACTGCTTATTACAATGAGCGCTTACAAGAGCTCAATTTGTCACTGTTAGATTCTAATTCTGCTCTTGCCGATGTAAATAAGACGCTCAAGGATATGCGGGAATCTGCTGCCGACAATATTATTGAAGAATATAAAAAAGTCATTGAACAACAACGTGATTTGGCATTGGATGCGCTTGATCAAGAGATTAAAAAAGAGAATGAACGTCATGAGGAACGCACAAAGAACATTGATGATGAGCAAAAACAATTTGAAAATTATATTAATGCTCGACTCAAAGCATTTGACCGTGAAAATGCATCTACTGATTATACAGAAGAACTTACGAAGAAAATGGATGAGCGTCAAAAGATTCAGGACAGAATTAATGTTCTCTCTGCTGATAATTCAATGGCTGGCAAAGCGAAGCGAAAAGAATTAGAAGATCAACTCGTTACTATTGATGAAGAAATTCGTAAATATCAACGTGATCGAGATCGTGAATTGGTCAAGCAGGGATTGCAAGATCAACTCGATGATCACAAAAACTACAACGATAAAATCAAAGACGGGGAAGATAAACTTCATGATGACACGCTTGATAAGTTAGATGAAGAAAAGAAGAAAACTGAGCGTAAATACAAAGACATCTTAGAAAATCAGAAATACTTCTATGATCTCAAACAGGGCTTAATGAGTAATGATGCAACAATAGTAACGGCAACTCTAGGCATAATTGGACGAGAATATGATAAGCTGTTTGCCACAATTAAAGATCATACATTCGAAACGTCTCAAGCAATGCAGAATATGGTCTATAACTTCCAAAAATCAATGGAGAGTTTGAATAAATATTCTAGCGGTGATTACTCTGCACCAGATTCAGGATCTTCCAGTGGCTCTAATGGAGGAACTACTGGCTCAACTGGAACCATTAAGGGGACAACTGCTGCCCGTGTGGCTTGGACAGAGTATTTGAGCAATAAACAGTCTGCTGAGTCGATTAAGGCTGAAATGTCTAAACTTGATAAAGCGTCTAGCCAATATAAGAATCTTACTCAACAGTTTGATTCACTCAAGTCCAAAAACGATCAACTTCGTTCAGTTTATGGGTTTCCTGATGGTAGTTTTAAGGATTTAGTGACACAAAAGATATTCTCTGCTGAAACTGGTGGTATGACCCCTGCTGGTATAGGCAAGGAAGGTAAATTCCTACTGGCACATGAGAAAGAATTAGTCTTGAACAAAACGGACACATCAAATGTATTGAAAATTGTAGATGTTGTTCGTGGGATTACAGATAAGATTAAAAACGGATTGGACTTTTCTGGTCTATTCTCGAAAGCAACACCTACTTCTTCAACAAATGATAACCGCATTCAAATAGAGAAGGTTGAGATACATGCAACTGACAAAGATACTGGCACGAGCATACTCAGTAAACTCGGAGACGCAGTAAACAAACAAATGAGAACTAGAATGATTTAAGGAGAGGGGTAACACCCTCTTCTTTTTATTTATCAGAAAGGAATGTGTATGTTAGGAGAAATTGACCGTAATAGGAAACCTATTAAACCACAATACTTTCTGGCTAAACCTAATCGTGAGATTATCAGTAAATTAAGCGAAATCTTCAACGACAACATGAATGTTAAATTGAATGATGTGAGCGAATTATCATTTTCCCTCCCCTACTTTATTGATAAGCATCACAAGTTGAAGCCGAATAAGAATGTGGAGTTAATCAAGGAACGATATTTAATCAAAGTTGTTACTGGGGTGAACATTGAGTGGTTTATCGTAAATGATATTAGTGATAATCTGGATGATTCGGACATTATGAACGTAAAGTGTTACTCGTTAGTACGGGAATTATCTGATAAGTTGATTAAGAGTTATGAAGTTGTGTCATATGGAGCAGATAAAGTAATTCAAGATATGCTTCGCATGGGAAATACAATTTGGAATATAGATTATATTGACGCAGACTTTAAGGCTAGTTACAGATCATTTGAATTCCCCTCTTCTACTGTTCTCGAAGCTATTTACTCCATTGCTGAAGTTTACAATGCTATAGTTACATTTGACACGGACACTCGCACTTTAAGTATGACCAAACCAGAGCTAACGGGAATCAATATGGGTCTAACTGTTTCATATGGCAAACTGATGAAGAGTATGGGTCGAAATAGAAGCTCAGAAGAAATGGTTACACGTCTCTCCGCTTCTGGTAAAGATGGACTTGGCATTCAAAAGGTAAATCCAACTGGTCAGAATTACATTGAAAACTATGGGTATTGGATTTATCCCTTTAAGCGAGATGCCAATAAAACAGTGATTTCATCAAGTCATTGGATGTCGGATTCACTGTGCCATGCGCTGTTGGATTACGAGGCGTTAGTTGAAAGTAAGACTGGATTGTTTAAACAATATCTTGAGGAATTAGAAGGCTATGAGACACAGTTAAATCAACTTAAAATTGATTTGAATAAGCTACAGCAAGATGAAAAAGTTGTACAGGAAGTAACACTGGCTCAACAATTTGGAGATAAGATGTTCTTTGAGAAGTATAGTCATAGTGGAAGCACATCGAGAACATTCAAGTTGAATAAGGGTTATAACTATGCAGCTATGATTAAGGTGGACTCCTCTTCTGGTGTAACTGTTGCATTGAATGGATCTGTTAAACCTGTGACTTCAGGCAGATGGACAATGTTAGGCAAGTTAAATAACCTTGAGACTACAACAATTACCGTTAATGGATCATCCACCGGTGTGTTCATGCAAGTTGCAACGATTTCAATTGAAGAGTATCAGATGGCTGGTAATGATGTAGCTATAGTTGAGCGATACAGTTTAGATAATAAGGAAAATCAGATCAACCTGAAACAAATCGAAGTTAGTAACAAGTTAAATCAAATTACAGATGTGCAGAATCGAACTAAGGCGTTGCAAGTATTGTTGGATTCTGAGAATAACTTTACCAGTGAACAACTGTATGAATTGAATCCTTATATGATCAATAAAGATTTTAGCGATGATGTGTACATAGATGAGCAAGATTTATATGATGCAGCAATGGAAAAGTTCAAGGAGTTGCAAGTTCCTCAATTAGCGGTAGAGATTGATATAGTCAACTTTCTGGAGATTATTGAGGAGCAAAGGAATTGGAAAAAGTTAAACCTTGGTGACTTCGTTAATGTAAAATATGAACCATTGGGCATTGAGTTAACAGCGAGGATAAGTGAGATTAGTTATGACTTTGGTGGATCGAGTATTAAGTTAACGTTGAGTAATGCTAAAAATGTTAACGATGAGAGTACAAGATTAGAGAAATACTTAAAAGACACTAAAAATACCAATGTAGTTGTTAGTAATGGAAGACCTGATTGGACTAAAGCTGTAGTTGATACTTCTGAGATGAGCAGATTGTTCGATAACTTTTGGAATAAGATTACCAATGAAATTAATATGGCGAGCAACGAATTTGTAGAACTTTCCCGAACTGGGCTTACAATATATGACCCCGATGATCCCCTCAGATTCCTGAGAGGTACACACGGAACTTTAGCACTGACACGCAGTGGTGGACTAAAGTATGAGACAGCAATTTCCGCTGATGGCGTTATCGCTGAGATGGTGCTAGGGAAAATTATTTTAGGCTCTAGAGTGGTCATTCAAGATGACTCAGGTGTATTTACAATCGAAGGCTCAAAACTTATGATTGATGATCGATGTGGTCGCCCTGTTCTACGTTTGGGGTTAACATCAGAACAACCTGATGTATTCGGACTGCATGTAAATCGATATGCTTCAAACAATTGTAATGATAGAACAATTACAAACATATCTGGTATGGATAATTCTAGAGGGTTCTACATCGATAAAATACGTAATGGAGTAACCTCTAATGTATTAGGATTGTCTTTAGATGGCAACTTCCGCTTGCGTGTAGGTGATGACAATGAAGTAATTGTCATTAACGAATTCGGACTAGGTATTGGATCTGAAATTTGGCAAAATTCTCCATTTCGTGTAAATTACCTCGGAGAATGTTGGCTCGAATCGTTGTGGGCTGAAAACGCATATATCACTAATTCCAAGTTCGAGAATGGTGAACTAAATGGCAACAAACTCACCCTTCGTGACGGTGGAAATTTGATGAAATTGTGGCCCCGCGAAGGATTCTGGGCGGGCTCAGAGGCTGAAGGTGCAGACGATCCAATGTTAGCACCAATGTGGATAAAGATGGATGGTACAGCAATCTTTAAGAAGCTTGTCGTTACAGACAAAAACAACACTCTCCTCATTGATTCCGAAAAGAAATACATCGACTTTGGCGGTTTTGATGCAATAGGTATAGGTGCTCTAGACGCTGAACTTATTGCTGCCAACATGCTTACTGCTCAAGATGGGATCATATCCAATCTCACTGCTGGCAAGCTCTCCACTCTTACTAATGCTGCAATTCAAGGTTGGTCAGACTATGTACGTATTGAGGGTAATTCGGTTAAATGGATTACTGGTAGGGTTACTGGTGCAGGATCACAAAAACAACTTTCAGATGGACGTAAACTCTATTGGACTACATCAGAACAAATGGGATTAATGACAGTTGAAGAAACTGCATGGCCTGTTATGGTCTATAATATGGAAGAGAAGATTAAGCGTGAAACGACCTTTGAGGGATCTGGTGATGCAGCTCAACCTGTCGAGAAAATTGGTACAGGTGATGGCGGTGCTGATGATCGAGCTAAAATGGTCAACACCAAATACAATGGCGGCTATAAACAGGAGTATAAAGCTTCAAATACAGCAAGATTAAGAAGTATTGATCTGCGCGATGACGGTATATCCCTTAAAAGTGAGGGCGGGGAAGTAAATATTACGATGGACTCGTTTAATGTTCTTGCTGCAAAAACAGTAAAAATCGGCACTGAGTCCGGATCTTACATTGAAATTACTCAAAACGGTGACATAAACATCAATTCAACAAGAAATGTGAAAATTAATGGTACTCGTATTGATCTGAACTAAACTTTTCCAATTAAGTTGCCGATGAATATAGTATAATCTATCTAGGTAAATAGGATAATTCTACTATAAAACTTCGGAGGTACATAACAAATGAAAAAAATACTATCTAAACTGCCAACATTCATGCTTGGGGCAATTGTAGGTGTAGCAGTAACTGCTGGATCTGCTGTCGGAGCTGCAACTTATCTGAAAGCAACGCAGTCCAATGTAAAGTTAATAGTTGACGGGTCTCAAGCAAAACTATCTGAAAGTCCTCTCAATGTTAATGGGAAACTTTATCTCCCTGTTAGAGACACGGCAAATGCCATGGGCTACTCAGTTGAATCTGTAACTAGTTCTCAAGTGTCACTAAAAGAATCGCAAAAAAACTCTAGCACAACTACATCACCTACGAATAACACATCTACCGCTCCGAGCAACCCAACAACAAGTACAAATACAATAGCAAGTAAAAAGGTGAAGAATTTGAAGGAAACTTATAGCACAGAAGGCAAATTGGATGCTGAAAAAATTCGTACAGCACTAAACAATGGCACATTAGACGTGAATGCCCAAGACAGTGAGTCGCTCAACTCTCTTCTTCATTATGTAATTGCAGAAAACAATTACGAAGCATTTAAAGCAATTAATAGAAATTCTTTAAATCCAGATCTGCAAAACAAGGATGGTAATACCTCCCTCCATCTCGCGATTCAAACTGAAAACATTTTTTACTTTGGGGAACTTAAGAAAATGAAAGCTGACCCAAATATTAAAAACTCCTCGGGCAAACTTGCGATTGATTTAGCCGACCCCAAATCAACAACTTATGATTCATTGAAAATCTATATGTTTTAATGCCATCCAACTAAGAAGCACCTAGAGATAGGTGCTTTATTTGATTTCATTTTTATTATAGTCATATTTCATTATATCTTGAATATCAAAAACAACTCCCAATTCTCTTTCGATTGCAATGTCATTTAGTGTCGTCAGTATTCTGTCGATTGTCTCAAAACTCACTTGCTTAGCTCTATTATGTTTAAGTTCGGTAAGTGTGTTTGGTCTGATTTTAGAACGTACCGCAAGTTGATTATATGAAACACCTAAACGGCTTAACACTTTATCTATATCGATTTTAACCATTTCATTTCTCCTTAATACACAAAGATAATACATATTTATTATAAATTATATTGCAATAAACTACAACACTCAATTGACTTTATCTATATATAGATGTATTATCTATCTATAAACAGATAAAGGAGATGAGTTAGTTTTGCGTAAAAGAATTCAGTGTATTGAAATAAATGAAGATTTCAATATCTATTACATTAGAGATATTGTTGGTAGAGTCTGGTATACGACAGGACACGATGAAGCAGACGCATATGACGCAATTTCCCATGGCGAAGGAATTCTTACGTTTATCTATTATAATCCAACAACAATTAATAGAAAACCACATTCTTACGACTTCAAGAATCTTGTACTGGATATGTTGGAGCAGATGGATTTGCAAGAAACAACTGAATATGAACTCGTCATTGGTTGGGATAACGCGGATGCATTTAGATTTATGAAGATGTCCACTTTAATGGCTTGCGACATTCTTCTTGATATCAATAAATACATAAAGGGGTCGGTAAAATGAGCATTGTGGAAAGTTATGAGCAAAAACTTGTCGAGTTCAATGGAAGTGAACTTCTAGGAGTGAAAACTGATGATGGTAAAGTCTATGTGGGTGTTCGATGGGTATGTGAGGGAATTGGTCTTACAGAAGATCAAATGAAGAATGAACGCAAAAGAATAAAGAACGATGTTGTACTTAACAAAGGGGGGTTAAATTTAACCCTCCCTACCAATGGGGGAATTCAAGATATTTTAACGATTGATGTAGAGTATCTCCCGCTCTGGCTTGCAAAAATAAGTATAACACCCACCATGAAAGATAACAGTCCAGAGGTGGTTGATAAACTTATTGAGTATCAACTTAAAGCCAAAGATGCTCTCGCTCAGGCATTTATCCATAATCCTGCGAATCAATACTTGATGCTATCTGAAGAGGATCGGGCTATTGCTTACTTTACTCAAATGAAAGAAAAGAAACTCCTAGAAGTAAAAATTGAGGAATATAAGCCACTCATTACTTTTGCTGAGACAGCTTTGAAATCCAGCGACAATATACTTGTTCGCGAATTAAGTAAGATTGTTCAAGATGAGGGTATTAACATTGGAGAAAAGAAACTCTATCAAAAACTTCGTGACTGGAAGTTGATTTTAAGCAGTCAACGTGAACCATCACAGTATGCAATGAATTTAAACTTGTTTGTGGTGGAAGAAAATACAGTAAACACACCCTATGGAGTAAAGTTGAGTACAACAATCAAAGTGACTCCTAAAGGTCAAGTGTATATCATTGAGAAGTTAAAAAAAGAACACTCTAAACAACTTGTAGCGAATTGATATGCTTTAGTTGAAGTATACAGCACCTAAAGAAAAGAGGGCTAAATTGCCCTCTCTACTCACTTTTCTTTTCATCTAAAAGCATATCTTCTTGTGTTACTGTAATTTCACTTCCATCATCAAACGTATACACATATTGAATGCCAACCTTTTTGATGTTTTCTTTCCACCGATCCTCTTCTTCTCGCTCTCTTCTTTTCCTATCTATCTTGGATAAGAAGAAAGCAGAAACCATATGTATTACAACAAATAATATTGACCACGCCATTATGCTTAATATTAATCCATCAAACATACCTTTATTGTACACAATTCTTCCATACTGTATCACCAACATAAACAACCATGCTGAAAAGTTGTACAATAATGAGGCTCTTACGAGTACTTTTTCTTCGGTAGCTGAATAGCCAACTATCGCACCCAGTATAGCGGTTACGCATAAGCTAAGCATCATACCAAAACTAGCCTTCTCAGTTGTGTAAAAGTTACCTTTATGCTCGACAGGTTGACTAATATCAGAGAATAGCACAAATGAAAGAATGGTCAAAGCCAATATTCCGACCCTAATAATTACTCTATCTATTCGAATTTATCCTTCCTCCCTCCTTTTTCTTATACAGGGGCTATAATCTTTATCGGGTTATTCAAACTCCAATTGTATAGTGATATTCCCATGAAAGCATACTTTTACCTAGTAAAAGTTCGTTTAACTCCTCTTATTGCACTTCGTATAGGTAAATTATAGTTGGTAAAAGTGTCGCATCTACATTGTATATGTTATATGAAATATGCTATATTGAATGGAAGCTAGTACTTTATTCAGCTTTCGCAAGTTAAGAATTTCCACTGTTCTGTTGGGCGATGTGTATATTCTGATTTTCAGGGTATATACTTTAACAACTAAGAATTTCGTGGAGGTGTGTAATATGTGTGAGGAGGAAAATAAGATGTCTACAATTCAAAAGGACAAAAAGGTAACAAATAAAAATTCGGCTGGTATTAGTGTGGGCTTTCTTAAAACCGCTAAAAGATTGCCAAGTAAAAATGGCAAAGTCACTTTAGATCGTAATAATCCAGACCATAAGGCTTGGGCTGAAGGATATGAGAATGACTGATGCTAATTATACCAAAAGACATTTACAATATTTATAGAGAATTTGTTGATATTCCAACCGAAGGTAAGCATAGACCCAATCTGGTTGTCCATATAGACGATGACGATATCTATTGCTTGCCTATTACTAGTTCTTCTCCTAATGATCCCCCGAAACATCTAAATGACCTTTGGAAATTGCACATCGATAAATGGCAAAGCGTCCCCCTGTCAAATGAATCATGGGTAATTATTAATCAGTTAAAAGTTATAAGTAAAAGTAGCGTAACTAGAGACGATTATTTAGGTGTTCTCCATGAAGATGACTGGAATAACGTTGTTCTAAAATCTGAGGAATTTGAGTACTATGACTCAAAAGAACAAAGAAGAAAGCAAAAAAGATCTCAAAATTCATCAAAAAGAAAAAATGCGATAAGAAATAAAACTTAAAATACCGATTTTACATAGAAATTAGCTACCAAAAAGCCTTATAAATAGGGCTTTTTTATTTGTCCAAATTTTATATTGGAGGTGATTTGGATTACAATACGTGACTCCCTCTACTTTTCTTTTGCTGGTGAAACATCTGTTAAGCATGGGCTCATCAACGTCAATATAAACAGTGGCATGCAAGAAGAGATATTCTTTCCTTCTAGAGAAATAGTTGAGGAAAAAGTTAAAGGTAACGACAAACCATATTTTATGAGGACTGAAACTGAGCCACTAAAGTTTTCGGTCTCTTTTGCATTTGAAGAAACTTGGAACACAGCAAAAATCCGAGAAGTTGCCCAGTGGTTGACTCAGCATGATTATTATCAAGAACTGTATTTTACTAATGATCTTGCAATAGGCGCTGAACGCATTTTCTATGCCATGGTTGTCGATGATTCTACACTCGTACACAATTGTCTTAAGCAAGGATATATCAACTTGACCTTTCGCTGCGATTCTCCCTACTCATACTCTCCTATCATGACTTCTCGTGTTTACAAGTGGAATTACACTCCAATGGAGATCAAGAAGAATACATACTCAACTGGAACACATCAATCAACAATAACTAATCCACAAGGAAATTTAATACTTAATCCAGCAAGGCCAAAATGGTCTGATTTTGAGGCTGGTACTAAATGGTCAGATATTTAAAGAAAGGAGAATCAAATGTCTACTGAATCAAATAAACTTAAGCTCAAGATACCCTCCTTTACAGATGAAATTGAAAATACCATCAGAGAACTTGGCGATAATTTCAATCTACTTGATCTCATATCAGATGATTATGTATCTGCTACCCCTACTAATGGAGATTACATAAGAACTAGGCGTTTATACAATAGCGCTCCAGTATACGAAGGTTACGTTGGTTGGGTAAATGTACGAACAGGTAAAGCAGCTCCATTTTGGCAAAGACTTAAGAGCTATACTGTTGGCGATTACATTATACCTAGAGTTGATAATGGTCATGTCTTTATTTGTGTCCAGTCAGGAACATCAGGTTACACGGAACCTGTCTTCCCTGTGTCTACTGATGCACAATTTAACGATACTCGATTAGCAAGTACATGGGCAGCGACTACACAATATAAGCTCAATGACATAGTGTTACCCACAGTTGATAATGGTCGATTTTACATATGTATTCAAGCAGGAGAATCTGGAAACACAGAACCACCTTGGCAAACCGTTGATGGTGCTACCACTTATGATAAGAATGCTTCATGGGCTACTTATAGAGTAACGAGGTGGAAAGAAGCTGGAAGTGCAGCATTATTCTATCCATTTGGTAAGATTGGTTAGGTGATGATATGACTACATGGCAATCAATTATCAATCTTAAAGGTAACTATACTTCTGAACCTATACCAATCCCAATTAGCGCAGATGGTGTGTTGAGTAAAGTGTCATGGGAATCAGTTGAGTCAATTGGCTCTAAAATTGTTGTTCAAACTCGCTTTACTCGTGACAATCTCAACTGGTCAGAGTGGCAGAATTGTATCAATGGCGCTCATATCCCAGATGTTGTTGAGGATGTGGGATTCTATAATGTCAGTATCATGTTTCGGATTTTGTTCATGAGAAATACTTACGATGAAATACCTGAATTTAGGGACATAACTTTTTACTTTGAACCAATCTTATTGTTTGACAATAAGGGAGATAAAAGTTGTTCCCCTGAAATATGGATAACCAAACAAGGTAACGGTGATTTCAGTATAATCAACACTTCTCACAACAATGAAGAGTTTAAGTTTAAAAGTCTCATTCATGGTGAAACAGTGTTTGTTGACAATGAGAATCAGGACATTGAAACATCTTTAGCGGTCACGTATCGTTATAAAGATTTCAATAACAACTATCTGTCGTTCCCTGTTGGCAAGAACATACTAAGGGTAACTGGTGATGCAGATATTAAATTCAGATATCAATTCACACTATTACAATAGGAGGCTATATGACCGGAGTAGCATATAAAGGATCAACACTTCAAGAATCAAATAAAAGTGGTCACGTGTCATATGTTGAGAGATATCAGAGTGGAACTGAATGTTCATCTTGGGATCAATTCGGCAACTGTACGGGTTATAGTCCTGTTTATAGTACGACAACTCACACAACTGGTGCAAAGATTACAGGTACAGTCAATTCAACATCTACTGTTTATGTCAACGGACAACCAATAGCTTCGGTATCATCACCCACACAAGAACAATGGGTAGCAGACCCATCTCCCTCCCCTAAGCTTGGCGGTTCAATTATTTCAATTAGTCCCGGTACATCTGGTTCAGGATCGGGTCAGGTTTCAACAGGAAGCTCAACTGTTTTTGTGGGTGGTAAAGCAGTATCGAGTATCACCAAAAACGTGACAACGCATCTAAGCACGACAACACCAATTACCTCTGGCAGCAGCAATGTATTCGTCAACTAAGGAGGTGAACAATTGCCGGATTTAAGTACATATCTACAATATAATGACCCCGTAACAATTATCTCCCGTAGCGGTACTCCACAAGATCCATTCATTGATCGTGCCGACTCTCTTCCTGTTATCAATGGAATCCTAACTCTTCTTGAACTACCCTCTTCTACTGATAAAGTTAACATTGCTGGATTCGTTGAAATTGATCAAGATGTCTTTGAGAATCGACCATATCTTAATGAACATGAATTTCTAGTTCACTATGGCATGGGTGTAATTCAGTTCCATCAGTCTCAAGAAGGAACCGCACATCTATGCAGGTACAAAGGTAGAGGATTAATTATGTATCCTGCATCACGTATCTATGCAATGGTGAGTCGTAATCCAGACGTGGTGGTTACATTGCAGGATTATATTGATCAAATCCAAGCGAAGATTAATGAGAATCAAATTGCATTGGGTAAGATCGAAGATGCCATTAGACAGTCTCAAGCCCAGACAGAACTATCAAAGTTGGCTACCGATAAGGCTAATTTAGCTGCTGAAGATGCAACACAGTCAGCAATTAAAGCAAAGGATGCCTACAATACTACCCGTCTCGTTTACAAAGAACCTGTTCAGGACTTAGCAGAATTGAGATTAAAATATCCATTGCCTGAAATTGGTTGGACAGCTCAAACATATAAAGATGGCAAACGATATCGATATGACGGTAATAACTGGATTGAAATTGATGTATTTGGGTCAAACCTTCAACCTGTTAATGAGTTTAAGGATGGATTGATGAGTGTTGCAGAACATCTCAAGCTCAAAGATATGCCATTGGAATTGCAAGACAGAGTAATTGTATTATGTAAAGATTCATATGTATTTCAGGAACCCATAGGAATTTTAGCACCCTTCCCTTTCAACGGTGAGCTAGTTGATGTTAAGGGTTTTTGTGGTGTCGCTGGAGAAACGGAAACAGAAATCGAGATTGAAAGAACACGTAATTTTAATACATGGCTAAATGTGATGAGTTCGAATTTAAAATTCAACCCACAGAGTCACTACGATAACAGAACGGCAGTCATACAAACAAAGCAAGTTCAAGCAGGAGATATTTTTAGAATTAACATTAAGAAGTCTGGATTAAACCTTCAGAATCTTACAGTTCACTTAACAATTAGAACCTAAAACACATTACAAAGGAGTTTTATCATATGGCTCAACCAATAGTAAGCTGGAGAAATTCGACTCACACACAGGAAATTACAGGTCCTTTTGATTACGGAGTAATTGACGCAGATGACAAGAGTCCCATTTATATTTTTAATGTTTGGAATAATTACAACGGAGCAACAGATGTCTCCAAGATGGAAGATTGCACAATCACTACTCGTGATATGAGTGGTGGTACAGGAGATACGGTAGGTAATGAAGTCGAAGTAGTTAAGAATAACTGGTTCCACGTACAAGTAGACTCTCTTGGTGAAACAGATATTGATGAGGAAAGCTCTCGTGTAGGTAAAGACTTTTCTAAGCCCATTGGTACAACAGGAACAACAAAGAAAGATCATTCTGGAGCAAATTACACTACGCCTATTAAACCGGGAGTTAAAGAAATTCTTGGAGTGAATAACAATGGTAACCCTGTTGACGCAGCGGGTAACTATGTAACTCTGTCTATTCAATGCGAAGTACCCCTAAATGCCAGCTCGGGACGACAACTGTTCAAGAAGAGAATCTCTTATCGTTTTGTATAATATTTCCAGTTAATAATGTAACCATTAGGGCAGAGCTATCTCTGTCCTTTTTTTAATTTCTAAAGGAGGTTTAATTTTGATTCTAGGAAACAGACAATTCACTCGTTCACCTGTTCCTCAAAAATTTATGTGGGTAGCGGATTACTATGATGGCACAAATCTAGTTGAATACGATTTTCAGACAAAAAAGTCTAATGATTTCTACAGTATTGACAGAGAAAAACTAATCAGTTTTGGAATTATTGGTCAAGGCTCACAGTTGTTTTATAACGTTGCCAATGGTGTGTTCAATATCAATCAAGATCGATTTTCAATCTCTTATATTGCCGAAGATGAAGAGTTCCCACTAACAGGTAGAGCGTATTTATATAATGATCACATTCAATTTAAGAATGGTTCATCTGATGCAAATTTAAATACACGAGCAAAAGAGGGGAAATTTAAGAATAGCATCGACTGCTTTAACTTTGGCTACAAAAAATCAATGAATCTAAATGATGTAAATATAAATTATCAATGCGTATTCTCTCTTCCCGATGTTGAAATTCCTTATTTTCAAATTAAGATCACTTCTGATAAAGATTTGAACGGTCGACTGATTATTCGAAAAAATGGTCTAATTGTTGATGAAATTATTGCCCCACTAAAAGCAAATCATTCAGGCAATATCAACTGGGAGTTGAGATAATTGTCTACAAAAGAAATTGGATTACCTATAGATCTGACACTTGGAGTACATAATGGCACTGAAATCAAAGAAGGAAAACTTCAACTTAAAGAAATTGCCATCGACTCTACTGGCAAATCTATATATGCTGCTAAGGGGACATGGGAGTCTTCAGTTATATCGATTGGTGATAAAGTAACTGCCTTTCAACGAGTGGTCAAAACTATGGTTGGCATTGGTTCAAATGTGGATTACAAGATTTTCACTAAGTCATCCACGGACAATATTACATGGTCAGAATATACAGAGATTACATATCTCGATGGAAAAATTAACAGTCCAGTTGGTTTATATGCTCGAATTAAAATTGAACTATCCTCTGCTTTGGTTCCAGCATTACTCACAGTGGATGAGTTTACTGATGGAAAATACAATACAGATTATGTTTCATCATCTGACGGGTCACTGAGATTGAAACGAAATATAACTCTCTCCCCTACTGTATCAACGCATGAAGATGGATTTCTTTATCGCACAAAGTTTGGGAGAAGCAAATTAAGCAAGATTAATGGAATAACGTTTCAATGATTGAGGTGATATCGTGGCTAATTATTCGCTAATTCAAGATTCAGTGAACTATAAAACATTTAAGAATAACACTTGGATTAATTTATCAACGACATTGCCTCTTAAAAGTGTATTTATTTCAGATGGCATAGTTGATCTCAGTGTATTAAATCGTAGCAGTAAAGTTATTGTGCAGAATATGACCAACACTGGTGCGCTTGGTTCAGGCAAAGTTTTTAAATCAACGGTAAATTTAAAGAAATATATTGAGATCACTAATTTGTCTGTAAAATAATGATTTCAATTAGAAAGGAGATGGACAGATGCTTAGTTTAATCCCCATTATGACATCCAATACAGCTCCATTAGGTGTAGCAAGTGCAAGCAGTGTCAGCAGTGCAAGTTATTCAGCGTTCTATGCATTTGTTCCCGACAATGGAAACTGGCTTTCTTCAACAACTACAGGCTGGATTCGCTATCAGTTTCCCACCGCTACTGCAATTAACAAATATAGTTTAATGCATTGGACTGCCGCTCTAAATGGAATGCCAAAGAGCTGGACATTCGAAGGCTCCAATGATGGAACGAATTGGAACATTCTAGACACAAGAACCAATCAAGACAATTGGCAGACTAAAGAGGAAAGAGTATACTCATTTTCAAATGTCACTCAATACCTTAACTACCGAGTGAACTGTTCCCTTAATAACGGTGGAGCAAATCTGTCAATAGGCTATCTTGCTATGAATTATCAAGCGCCACCAGTCAGTAAAATCTTACTTTCATCCTTTAATGGGGTTTACTCATTAAAGGATTCTTCTGCCTATAAGTTAAACACAGACAGTGAGAAAAACTTCATTAGTTATGGCGCAGACTCAACTTCAAGTTTCAATGGCTACTTAACAAAAATGAAAGACATAAAAAACACAAGCACTGCTCTTGGTTCAAGCAAAACCTACGAGCACTCAATTGATATGTCAAAACTCCGAGTGGATAAAATTGTATTAGGCTAAATTTATGAGGAGCACATCTATATGGTGTGTGCTATTTGTTTTGAAAGGAGATGGTTGAATGATAGATGTTTTTAATGTAACACTTAACCCTAGTGATATGGGTCCCAGTAATACCTTAAGTAATGGCAACTTAACGGTTGTTAGTACTGCTGGTAATACTTCAGTCAGAGCAACACATGGTAGATCGTCTAAAAAATGGTACTTTGAGACGAAAATTGACAGTGGTAGTAACAGTATTGGAATTGGGATATCTAATAAAAACATGCCTGTTAACTCAAATATACTATCAAATATGAATCAAAGATTATATTATTGCGCCAATGGTAATAAATATCCAGATGCAGTCCTATACAGTGAGGCATCAGCCATTGGAGATGTAGTGGGGGTACTAATTGATTTAGACAATGGTGCTCTGGAGTTTCGAAGAAACAACAAAAGTTTGGGCATAAGCAATACTGACATAAAAACATTGGGGGAAATATACCCTTTCGTTCTAAGTGGAATTGCAACCTCCAAATCAGTAACATTTAATTTCGGAGCAACACCATTTAAATATCCTTTACCAATTGGATATAATTCCTACGATGGTAAACAGCTTAATTCCAGTAAATTCTTGATTGTATCAGGAGATAAGTATTACTCTGTTCCTTACGTTCCAAAAGAAACTGCTGTCCCAATACAGACTGCTCCTTCAACAAAAGTTTTTTCAAGTCCTTTATTTCAAAACTCTGTATATTTTGCTTATCGGGCTTTCGATGGAATAGACAGTGTTACTCCTTTTTTGGGTGCAGGAACAAATGGATTTTTAGGATATGAATTTGATGAACCAATTATAATTCGCGGCTATGCCATTAAAAGCTATGTTGCAAGCAACTCAGATCTAAGAACGGCAGTGCCAAAAGATTGGACTTTTGAAGGTTCTAATGATGGAGCCAATTGGACTGTGTTGGACGCAAGAGTAAATCAAATCTGGTCAATTCCTGCGACAGAAGAAAAAGAGTTTGCAATTAATCCATCAAATCAAAAGTCATTCAAATTTTACAGGATAAATTGGACGACTAACAATGGATATGCTAATTATACCGCTATAAATGAATTAAAGATGTATAAGTCAAGCAAACTGATTGAATGCACCTCGATAACAGATCGTATATTTGGGAGCTATGGAATGAATAAAAATGATTCGATAGATTTAAATGATGAACTGATATCTCGTCAGATCATTGAAACAAACTATAGCCCTCTTGGTTCAGGAAAAGTCTTCAGGCAAAAGATCGACACAACTAAGATACCAATTAAGAAAGCATCAATCACATAACTATGTAAAATGATTGTTTGATTTAAATTTAGAAAGGTGATGATTTGTTGGCGATATTGAATGTTACCCTTAATCCGAATGACATGGGTGCTGGTCATGTGTTGTCTAATAACAACCTTACAGACACAAGTACATCAACAACTGCCATTCGAGCTACTCATGGAAGATCATCAGGTAAATGGTATTGGGAAGTAAAATTGGACAGCGGCAACAATGAGGTACACGTTGGAGTATCAAATGCAACATTTGGGCTAAGTGACCCTGTAACAAATAATAATATTAGGACTTATTATGCCTACAATGGCTCAAAATTCCCCGAGAACGGTTCATACGGATCATCTACCTCATCTGGTGGGACAATTGGAATAGCTTTAAATCTAGATCAAGGAACACTTGAATTTTATCGCAATGGTGTGAGCATGGGAGTTTCACACACAGACATTAAAAATCTGGGCATAGTTTATCCGATTTATAGGCCGGGAGGTACGGCTTCGAAGAGAGTGGTGTTTAACTTTGGATCAACTCCTTTTACATACTCTATTCCCAACGGATATAGCGCCTATAATAATGTCATAGCTCAGAAAGCATTTATTTTCAACAACCCCGTCTACAAATATTATTCAGTTTCTAGTTGGATTACCCTCTCTTCTTCTAGCCCCACCGAGCAGGACTATTTAAACTATGGTATGGACGACATCTCCATCATACCTGAATCCGCATGGTCACAACTCACTGGCGAAATAGAACTATGTTACTACACGGATGATCCAACAAAAACAGAAGCATTCTTCAATATTGAAACCAATCCTTTCACCCTAGCCGAAGAATGGGAAGATAAAGAGATCAAAATCATCGAATACACTGATGACCCCAACCAAACTGAATCAACGATTACAATCGAAACCGAACCATTTACCCTCTACGATGAGTTGGGTGATAGTGTAGACGTTCTATACTACACGGACGATCCATCCAAAACATCAGCGGAACTAAATATCACGGCTAACTACTCCCCATTGGATGAACTTGAGGGAGATTTTGACGTGGTTACGTGGAGTGACAATAGTAATCCAAAAGCTGCATCTGCCTCTTCTATTCCCTCTCCTCAATCAATTATCCAAACAGATGATTATAATATGTATGGAGATCTACTTTCGATTGTAGATAAACTCAACTCAACAAACGGAACATTACGATATGCTGTCTCATTTAACGAGGGCAGTACATGGGAAGTGTGTAAATTTGGTAAGTGGAGAACAATTGATATCTCAAGTCAATTAACATTTAAGAAAAATGGAATGAGTCATTATGATATTTCACTGATTTACTCAACAGCATTGAAGGATAAAGGCAACAAGATTAGATTTGCTTATTATATCGAGGACAATGTACATAATTCAGACCCCGGGATCGGCATTGATAGCATGAAGTTAAATATCAACTCAGCTACGGAAACAATCAAAATGGACAATGTTGCTTTCTATGTATTGAACACTAATGCAACAATCCAACTTTCTCTGACAGGTAGTAAGTTAACAGGTATCTTAGATGATAGCGACAAAGGTAGAGTCCAATATCGAATTCTACTTAATGATAACCCTTATTATCCATCTGATGGCAGCTTCACACGCCTAGCGCCCTCTCCTCAAGATATTGATCTTAACATTTCTGATCGTGACGTAATATTTAATCAGCCGAATGTCCTTAAGGTAGAATTTCAAGATTATTGGGGCGAGACTGACTATTGGGAAACAACATTTGTAGGAACATATTCAGGGCTAATGTTTATGGATGAATCGGGTGAGTATCTATCCGATACATTTGGTGGAATTCTTAAGCAATTAGATTTTGGAGTTATTATTGCTGGACAAACCACATTGACTCAGAAGGTAAGAATCAAGAATCAGTTAGGTTATGTGATTGATAATGTCTATTTGGCAATGGATAAGAAGTATGAACGTGATGGTGTCGTGGTTGAGCTGTCCAGACAAGCTAATCCATTCCTTCCTATTGATTATCTAACTTATGGACTTACACAACCAGACGAAACGATTGATTTTTATGTTCGTATTGCTACAGACATGAGAGCACAGCCAAATCCTAATGGACTTTTTGAGTTAGTAGTTAACGCTGATCGTGTGTAAATCTCAATACAATGAGATGAGGAGTGACATTTTTGTACTATGACCATGATACGGAGGGGATTATATATGTAAAGAGTCCCTCCAACCGTTTTACAAGTAAGTATGTATTATATGCTCAAGATGAGACAAATTTAGAGTCTGAACTGGTTATAGCAACTAGACAAGAATCAACGTTAGAGTCAATCATTTCTATTAAGTCATCTATAAGAAACAAAGACATCTCAAGCGGTCTAGATGTTATGTATCGTGCTTATGGCGATCTAGAATCTACAATTGAAGCTATAATGTTCACCGAACTAGAAAGTTCGATTAATGTCAGACCACATAATAGAGCACAAGGTAGATTTGAATTAATCGAAGCTCCTCGAACTAACATTGAATTAAAACCAATTGGAGATGCTACAACACGTAGTCGTATTGATTTACAAACAATTAACTATGGCGATACTCAACGTATGATGATTGGTCATGATAATGTTGAGGAGTTTGAATCATTTGTTAAGTTTAGTGATTTAAAAGTTGCTATACCAGATCTATTGTATCTTGAGGATGCAAACCTAAGGTTGTATTACACGGGAACAATTAAATCTGGAGCCAATATTGAAATTTATCAACCGAGCACACTATGGCGTGAATATGGTATTACATACGCTAATAAACCAAGCGCTACAGAATTGCTTGCCTACCAGTACACCATAAATACAGTTGAGAAATATATTGAAATTAATGTATTGGATGTACTTAAGCGTTGGCAAGATGGAACTCTGATAAACTATGGATTAAACATTAAATCAAGCGATAATACTCCTATCTACTTCAATACTCGTGAATCTTCAAAGCCTCCACTCTTACAGGTTAGGTATATTACTTCAGCCGTACAATCTCATGGTCGATCTGAAATTGATTCTGCCTTGTTTGTCTACAAAAAAGGAAATAAAGATTTAAGCTCGTCATTAACCATTAAAAGTGATCGTGGATGGAATTATCTTGAATCATCTTTGTATGTTCATAGATATGAAGACCCAATGTTTAAAGAGTTTGACAGTTCGATTGGGGTTAGTCGCCCCGATGTTAACTCTTCTCTGACTGTTGCAATACGTACTTACAATGATTTGAATTCTTATATATCTATCATAGAGGATGGAATTACGGAGTCAGACAGTTCATTGACTATTTCTACACCAGATCTTTTGTCATCGATAACTGTTGACCCTAAGATGAGTTTGGCGAGCGAGATTTCAATTGCAAACAGATCTTATGTAGATTTAACTGGGAGTATAGTTGTTTCAAGCCCAGACTTACCCTCTTACTTAGATGTCTCAGATTATAACCGAATAAGGTTAGACTTTGATGCTGAAGTATCAATTAGAAATGAAATCTACGATGACTTCGATTCTTTTGTGGGGATATCTAATCCAGATTTAAATAGCGGATTAAATGTACGTGAAATAGATCAATATGACGTAGAAGCCTTCATAAATGTTACTGAACGTCATTATCAAGATGCCTTTATAAATGTGAGTCGTCCTGATCTACTGGGTGAGTTGTATATTCGTGGCGTGTACTATGAAGATTTAGACTCATATATAAACGTAAAAGCGAATCATGATACTGAAGGTTCCGTATCGTTATCTAGACCTAATCTTAGTGGATATTTTAATGTAAGGGCTATCGAACATTCAGATTTAGAATCGTATGTAAATATTAGAGCAGCCTTGGATTATGATAGCTCCCTTGCAATTTCAAGGCCAGATATAAATTCAAGTATTCAAGTCAGAGCTATTTCAAATAAAGATTTGGACTCATATATAAATGTAAAAGCAAATCTAGACTATGATAGTTCTATTGGAATTTCAAGACCCGATTTATCTTCAGCATTGTACATTCGTGCAATCGAAAATTGTGATTTAGGTTCCTATATTAACGTTCCAGCGGTAGAAGATTATGAAGCATCTGTGGGAATATCAAGACCAGATCTACACTCTGTTCTCACTGTTAAGTACATTTCAGATCAAGATAGTTATATTTACATTAAAGAGCGTGAATATCTTGACAGTGTTATTGATATTAGACAGATTAATGATTTAGAGTCTACCATCATGATTAAACAAATCAAAGAAGTCGAGTCCAGTATGTCAATATCTAGACCCGATCTCACAGGATTCCTATATCCAAGAGTTGGTGGCTTGCATGATACTGATGCTATTGTTAGCATTCGCAAACGTGACGTAAGCGACATGAATTCATCTATTCTAATTAGAGGTATCTCTTCAGGTGCTTATTATTACATACTTTAAATTTCAAGACTCTCCATTTTGGGGAGTCTTATTTCAATTGAGAGAAGGAAAACAATGTGTCAGACAAATTTTTAAACTTTATTGTGGGGGTGGTTGGTGCAATAGTAGGTTATGCATTTGGTGGTTGGAATGAAGCTCTTGCTTTACTTGTAATCTTTACGGTTTTAGATTGGATTACTGGATTGGCTGCATCTGCGTATGAAGGCTATAAGAATCCAACTCGTGACGATAAGGGATTAAATTCGCGTAAGGGCTTCTTTGGAATCCTAAAGAAAGTACTAATGTTTACGGTTATTGCAGTTTTGTTCCGTATAGATACTTTGCTGGGATTGAACGGTACATTAAGTTTGGCTGTGGGCGCTACATACTTCTACTTAATGAATGAATTCATTAGCCTTTTAGAAAATTACGGACGATTAGATCTTCCTTTACCCGAGCAGGTGAAAAAAGCAGTTTCAATTTTAAAAGAAAAAAGTGGTCATGAAGATAAAACAAAGGAGTGATTGAATGATTCAAAAAGGAAATTTTCTACTACTTGATATTGATGAGTTTCGCCCATGGTTGCAAAAGCAAACTATAACTAGGAATATCAATAGACTTCAAGTACATCACACAGCTTCACCGAATTATACAACCAGACAAGTAATCAATGGAGTGGCTAAACAAGATATCTGGAAGTGCTTAGAGGGAATGCGAACATATCATTTGTCTCAAGGCTGGTCAGGAACAGGTCAGAATATTACGATTGCTGAGAATGGTCAGATAGCTATAAGCCTAGATAGAGATTTAAATAAGGCTCCTGCTGGAATTGCTGGCTCAAATACTGGTGCAATTTGTGTAGAGATTGTCGGTAATTTTGATAAGGGTGGAGATAAGATGACTGACACTCAAAAGAAATCCACCATCCATCTGTATGCCTGTCTCGCTGATAAATTAAACTTGAAAGTAAATACCGATACAATTGTATATCACGCATGGTATAAAGCAAAAACAGGTGAAAGATTGAAAGATTTTGTTCCGGGTGTGTCTAGTAAGACGTGTCCGGGAACAAACTTTTGGGGTGATGGCAACAGTATTGCCGCAGCTAATAGAAACTTTCTACCTCAAATAAAAGCTGAATTAGATCGTTTAAGAAACAATATCCCAAATGCCACTCCAGTTCCAATTACAAAACCAAAGGATGATGAACCTATGACCGAAGCTGAAAAATTACAAGTCGCTACTCTTGAGAAAACAATTCAACAACAAGCAGACTGGATTAAAGCAGAGAAATTAAAAGCCAATATGGAATGTCCAACATGGGCACAAGAAGCCTACAAATATTATAAGGATTACATCTCTGACACCACAGGTAGTTATGACTTCTGGAGACAACTCGTGATTAATTACCGCAAAGACAATAACATCAAAGTAAGTAAGTAATTATACATAAAGGAGATAAGATACATGGACAATTTATATGTAATTGCAATCATCCTTGCTGCTGTTGTAGGAGGGTTATTTGTTATTCCCTTTGCTAAGAAAAATGGATGGATTACGAAGTATAAAACAGATGGCATGAAACAAATGTTATTAGTAACTCGTCTTGTACTTGATGTGATCAAGACAGATAAATTAGATAAGACAAAGGCCACATTTGCGTTAGATATTGCAGATAGGGTTGTAGATTATGTAAATGAGCACATGGATGACAATGTTGATAAAAGGGCAATTTCATTAAGAATTATCGAAGATTTGCTTGCAAAAAACGCTGTCATACCAACGGATTCTGAACGTCAGTTAATTGAGATTATAATTGATGAGGCATTGAAGCGAGTAAAATAGTGCAAATATTAAATTAAACACAAAATAGCCCCTCTTGAGATATTATTCTCTTGAGGGGCTATTTTTTTCTTTTTCTGATACTCCTAAATTTTGTTCTTCCCATTCTTGAAGTTTCCTGATTCTTGAATCTCTAAGTTTCTCTCTATTTCTGTCTCCTCTACATCTAGAACATCTCGTTCCATTTCTAAAGTCCTTGATTCTAGTTTTACTCGGAAAGCCACAAGAACAAATATAGTTAAATGTTTTCAGTGCACCTCTATACTCACCAACCAATTGACACCCTTCCAAATCAAGCTCTCTCCGTATCTCTTCCGTGTCTTTTCTAACTCTATCTTCAAAACACTTCTTACATCTTTTTCCTGAAGACCATGAATTCCAAGACACTTCCCAATCATGATTATTGGGACAAATTACGTTCAGTTTTGTTATATTGTTTTTGTACTTTTCTACATCATCATCAAAGGTATATCCTTCATTGGTCAATTCAGTTTTAAACTTAATATCCATTTCACTGCAATGCACATCTCTACTTTTACCTTTGAAGTTTGGATTATCATTAGCCATGTTTTCATGATGACACTTGATACATCTTGCGCCTCTTTTAAAATTAGGCCACTGTACCCTGTAGGAATGATTTCTGGGACACTCTACATCATAGTAACCTCTGAACCCTTCCCATTGCTTAGAGAGCAATTTGTATCCCTCTGATTCGATAATTGACTTCATTTCTTGATACTTTATAAGTGCCTTTTCTGCATTTAGTTTATTCAT